GTAGGTATTTTCTCCCCACTGGTACGCTTTGCGCCGCCTGAATCAGTCGCGGAATAGTAGTCATGGCCTTCTCGGTCATCCTCTCGTACTCATTGATGTCGAGACTGAACGCCTTGTAATGGTGACACACAGGCGTCTTCATGACCTGGGGCTTGTAGCCCTTCTGGTTTGCCTTCACCGTCATGACAAAGCTGTGGCCGATCTGCGGTAGGTCTTCCGGCCACGGGCCAACGTCCTTGAAACATTCCTTCGTCATCAGGAGACACCACTCCTGAACGAAGTCCACTCGCTGGTTGGCGAGATAGTATGTCATCTGCTCCAGGCCGACGAACCCACTCTTGGACGACTCACTCACGTTGATCATGAGGTCGAGCCATGCCGGGTTGAGAACGACCACATCGCAGTGCATGAAGACGAGGTACTTCGATCCCTTGTCCGCCGCCTGTGCGCCCTTGTTACAGGCCGCAGAGAAGTACATGTTGGTGGGGTTGCGGATGAGCTTCACGTCATCCTTGATGTCATCGAGGTAGTCCTGCGAGTCCTTCCCCGAGTTGTTGTCAACGACGATCAGTTCGTAGTTGTTGTTGTAGCTGCACGTCGCGATGGACTGCAAGCAGATGTTGAGATACTCGGGGCGATCCTTGTGAACCACCACGATGCTGACTTGCTCGTCGGAACCGTCGTGAAGGTTCAGGACGATCTCAGGTCTGTCGCCTTCCAAGGGGTTAAATGGCGGGGTTTTCTGCGTCAACTTTCTCCTTAGTCCTAGTCAAATAGGAAATCACACGTTCAAGGTTTTCCAAGTTGTCGCCGAGAATCCCAAGTCCTCGGTTACACTCGCAACACAGCAGACCTCTGACTTCGCCAGTCTGATGGTCATGATCGACATGGAAATGGCTACTGTGTCTGTTGCCGCCCGGCTCAGTTGTACGACAGATCGCACACCGGCCCTCTTGGTTTTCAAGCAACTTCTCGTATTGCTCATGCGTGATACCGTAGTTTCGCTTCAATCTTTCACACCGGACCACATGGGGATAGTCAGGCTTGCTACGATATTTCTTCTTGTACTCCTTGACCTTGTTTTTGTTGGCAGCACGCCATCTCGCAGATCGAAGAGCATCAGGAGACGGCACGTTCTTTTCATTAGCCAAGAGCCTCCTTAGATGCCTTCAACTTCGATTTCGATGATGTGGGTCTGGCATAGACAATCCATGACCTGACCTTGTGGCTGAATGCCCATGTTCAACCCAGGCTGTGGTTGTGGGCCGGTGCGGATGGTTTCTCGCCACGTCATCTGACGTGTCCTCAACCACTCCTCTAATACAGTGCGATCCGTAGCAGCTTTGTCAGCCCGGACGATGGTATTCCGCCCGTCGATCTCGTTCGCGACCGTCAACGCAACGTATGCCTTCATTCTTCTCCTAGTACATGAGGTGACCCAGCAGGCTCTTCAGCCTGTCTGGGTCTTCGATCACCCGGTTGTTCTCGTCTACGACGTAGACCCACTGTGGCCCCGTCTCGGTGCGGATCAGCCTTTCCCCGTTGTTGAAGCGGCGAATGGTGTCCCGGTCGATCTCGGCGTTCATCTCACGAACCATCTCGTCGTGAAGTTGCTGCCGGATGTCATTTGTTTCCTGTGCTTCCAAATCCACCTTCACCCCGGTCGGTCGGGTCAAGCTCGCTCACACGGTTCCAGGCAATGCGGTAGGTCGGCTGAATGCAGACCTGGGCCACACGGTCGCCATCCTCGATGACGAACGGGTCGTCCGAGGAATTATAGAGGAGTACGGTGACCGGGCCTCTGTAGTCGGAATCAATGGTCCCGATGCCGTTGGTGACCATGATGCCACTCTTGTCGGCGTGACCGCTCCTGCCGCGAACCTGAAGCTCCCATCCCGGCGGTAGCTGGATGGAGAAGCCCAGTGGGACTTTCACCCTTGTCTTCGGCTGGAGGAGAATCCGTTTGGCTCCCATATCCTCGGGGAGAAAGGCGAAAGCGTCGGCACAGGCCGCGCCTTCAGTTTTGTATTTGGGAATGTAGCGATCATCGACGGCAACGATCTTCACTTCGGTGGTGCGGAGCAGATGCGTCATTACTCGAATGCCTCCGGGGGCAAGCTGGCGGAAAAGACCACCGGCTTTGCTTTGACCTTGGGTGGTTGTGGTTTCGGCTTGGGTGGGGGCGGTGGCTCTTGCTTCTTCCTCCGCTCCTCTTCTTGTTTCCGCTTTTCCTCTTCTTCCTTGGAAGAGTCGGCGAGGATGTCAACGCCGTTGACGTTGATGTTGACGGAAACAGGAACCATGCCATCCAGTGATTCTACCGGAGTTTCAAGAAGATCGGAAGGCGTGTCTTCATAGTCAATCTCGTCCAGATTGATCTTCTTCGCGGTGATGACGGGGAGGGGTTCAACCTTCGGCTTCACGCCCGGTGCAAGGTATTGACCCTGCGGACGCGGCCCTTCGCGGTCTGGTGCTGCCGACGCCGGCTCGACGGTATACGTCTTCCGCATGCTCCGCTGCGCCGTGGTGACGATCTGCTCGAAATTGTCCGCAAACCGTTGCAGGGCGGCGTGCGGATAACGGCTGGCCTGCTTCTTGAGGATGTTCTTCAACTCGGGGTCAAAGTCCTGAATCTCGATGTAATCGAGAATCTGTTTGAGGTTGGTGGGGCGGAAGTTGACGGAGAGTCGTAGCTTCTTCTCTCGTTCGCTGACTCCCCGTGGGGACTTGTCGTTGATCTGACTCAGATCGGTGACGGCGAACATCGCCCTTTCGGCTGATCCTGCTGGCATTATTGCTCCTGTGCTGGCGGCTTGGCCAACCCCGAGAGCATGCGAATCTGGTCCCAGGTCTTGGGATCGACCGCGTCCGCCACCAGGGGACCGCCTTTAATGGTGTGGCTTCTGTCCTTCACGAACGCCTTGACTGCCTTCACGACATCTTCGCGGATGTCGTGGTCGCGACGGTTGATGACGAAAACCTCGTCAGTCTGTGGGTCGTAGAGGGTCGGGACGGTCATAGTTGGGGAACCGCCGTCCTCAATATCTATCACCACGCCAACAGGCATCAACATCCGACACTCAACTACTTTCGACATACAGCCTCCTAGATACCAGAGTATGAACTTCAAAAGCTTCTTCACCATCATGGAGTATCTGGACGGCGGCTCGCCCGTCGCCCTGCCCAGCAGTTGGACCGGCAGCGAACAGCCTGACAACATGATGAGTCAGCCTGTGTTCTTGCCCAGCCTGGACCTCGGCCTACCGGCGGTGACCAAGGTTGGCAAAATCGCTATCCTCATCAAAGACAAGAACCCGATCATGATGCAGCTTGAGGACGGAACCCAGTTATTCTTCTCTTACGACCAGTTCAAACGGATCACCGGCAGCCCGGCTCTTGGCCGCACCGCCACGGTCGTCTTCCAGAGAAACATCACCGACCGAAGCAAGATGCCATCGCAGATCTCAACCTGCTCCGTCACTTGACCCGCTCGGCGTAATCCTTGACCTTCGGCCCAGGATTGGCCTCTTCCATAGCCCTCAGCTTCTCCAGCAGTTCCTTGTACTCAATGTCGATCTTGGTCGGCACTTCCAACTTGACGTTGGCCAGGATGTCGCCAACCTTCCTTGATGTCAGATCCGGCATACCCCGGCCCTTGAGTCTGAACCTTGTGCCGTTCTGCGTCCCAGGCGGAACCTTGACGCTCATCATGGTGTTGTCCAGGGTCGGGATCAGGATCTCGCCGCCGACAACCAGTGTCGAGTAGTTGACCGGAACTTCCATCACCAGATCACAACCCTCACGCTTGAAGAACTCATGCGGCTTCGTCAGGACGACAACGAACAGGTCGCCCGGCGGATCGCCCTCGGACCCGTCTTCGCCGGCCCCGCGAATGCGTACCTGCATCCCGTGGTCAATGCCGGCGGGAATCTTCACGTCCAGCTTGCAGTCCTTGAGGACGCCGTAGCCGCTGCCGGCGCATTCGTTACAGCGAACGGCATCGGTGCGTCCCATGCCTTGGCAGGCCGGGCAGGGTCCAGTGAAAACGAACGGTGGGTTCTCTGACTGTGCAACTTGACCGCTGCCCAGGCAGCGGGAACATGGTTTGTACGAGGACGCACCACAGCCTCGGCAAGTTTTGCAGATCTTGCGTTTGGTGTAGGTGATGGTCTGGACGGACTCTTTCAGGAGTTGATTGAGTTCCAATTCCAGGCGTACCTGAACGTGTCGGCCTCTGGTGTCGCCACCGAAGAACGTGTTGAATACAGACGAGCGGTAGAACGGTTCTGGCTTCGGCGGCGGGGGAGCGGCACGTTGGCCCTGTGGGAAACCGTTAAGGTCGTAGAAGGCCCGCTTCTCGGGGTCGCCGAGAGTCTCGTAAGCCGTCTGCATCTCCTTGAACTTTTCGACAGCTTCCTGATCACCCGGATTCCTGTCCGGGTGATATTGCATTGCCAGCTTACGATACCGCTTGTTGACTTCGTCCTGAGTGGCGGTCTTTGGGAGGTCGAAAATGGCATAAAAGTCCATTCAACCTCGCTTAGTAGCTCTCCTCCAACACGGCCTTCATGGTGTACGGCTCCAGCAAGACCCATTCGTGGTCGTTGCCCTCGATGAAGTTGGGGACTGGCGTGCCGTTGCCGCTGATCAGGACGCGGTCGCCTTCCTTGAAGCACCAGTCCGTCTGCTTGACGCTCGGCCCGATCTTGCGGACCCAGCCATGCCGCGCCTCATCCTTGGCGAACTTCTTGGACGGGTTGGTCACCAACGCACTTGTCTGGGGGTGCTGCTCGTCGTAGGTCAAAAGCTCGACCAAGACTTGGCTGCCCACCGGGCTGACGCCGACGACCTTCTTCGTCACTGTCTCGCCGTTGGGCAGAATGATGCCGGGGTTGTGGTCGCCGGTCAGTGAGATCAGTGGCGACGGGCCACGATGGGTGTTCTTATTCGACATGTCTCATCCTTTTCTTTCAGATTCGTTGTTCCGCAACGCTCGCCTGTGCGATGAGGACATCATCAAACAGTTCCCGTTGCTGCTGTTGTTGCGGGGTCTTCACCCCGAACGGTCCAGTGTGCGGCGTCTTCACGGGAAAACGACCGCCGTTAAGAGAGTTACCCCCTATTAACAACGGAACCGTGTGTTTTTGGGTGACATTCTTGACGAATGCCCCAACAACGCTGTCCTCGGCGTCGGCATAGGATGCGACCGCCGTCTTGAACAGTTCGCGGGCGTACTGCTCAAGCTCCTTGTCCGTCAGTGTGATTTTCATTCTTGACCTCTGTGATCAGCACTGGTCCCTGTTCGAGTATGGGTCGCTTGAAGACCAGTTGGTGTTTGGCAGAGTATGTAGGCTTGTCGGCAGCAGTCAGTTCCCATCCCTGGCTGCCAAGTTCACCCAGCGTCTTCTCAAGGTCGGTGCGTTCCACCTGCATGACCTTGTATTCCCATTTGGTGTACATGATGCTCCTTCATTACATCATAGTGCAAACGAAAACACCTTCCCTCGAAGAAGGAAGGTGTATTTCGAGCGTAACACATCTGTCTACTTCAGCCCCTGTATAGCCAGAGAACATTGAAACCATCCAGCTAACACCCTTGAGACACCGATGGTGTCGTGAAACCACTCCCCCGAGAAGCGGTCTTCGTTTGGTAAACTGGAAAGTATCTCTGCCTCCAGATACTCCCCAGCGTTGCCGCGCAGGCATGGAAGAATGAGCAGTCTGGAGTTTGGTCGATACGCGCCGTCTAGGTCCGAGAACATCTTGTATAGCTCTGGCAGATGGCGTTTACGACGGTACTCTGGACTGCTGGACGTACCAACCTTGACAAGATCACAGCTATCGACCCAGTCATCCCTTCTGCCCTGGCTATGCCTCAACACAGCCTCGACGTATCGGTTCGCCTGCTCACTTTCTTCCTCGATCTCTTCCCTGCCCTTGTATGTATAGGCGTAGACATACGAATGGGCTTCGGGATGCCATGCAGCCCTCATACGACCGCCAAGCCAAGTCAGAAACCTGGGTCCGGTCGCCCATTTGGGAGCAGGAACATCAGTCATTAGTTTCTTGGCCCACGCCTCTGTAGGCATAGTCGCCAACGCCTCTCGATACTCGCATACATTGTCCACGTTGCGAATAATCAGCTTGTCTTTGTCTCGGCCACATCCCTTTGTCCACTGCATTGCAAGTCCTCCGAAACCCAACACAGATGCGATTCATCTACAACCACCAATCCTGCATGAACCAGAACATGGCAGTTCTTACACAATACCGCACACTTGTTGATCTCTTTCACAATGCGGGCATACGACCAAGACTCCATCTTAGAAACCTCGATTACCTTGTCGGCAGGATCGAGATGATGGAAATCAAGTTGCCCTCCGACAAACTCACCACGCCATCTACACTCTGCGTTTTGACACCCATAGTGCAGTGCCACACCATTGATGAAAGCGACCCTTTCTCGACGCCGAGCAGCCTGCCGTGCAATCACTTTTTCCCGACTGCGTTTGTACAACTTCGCACCAAGGATAGCCCGCCTTGCTTTAACCTCGGGAAGATTGCAGTATCGCCGCTTGTTGTCTCGAATTTCCTCTGCATGTAAACGACGATACTCTTTCCGCTGTTCTCGAATTCGGTCCTTGTTCTTTTCGCGGTAGCTCTTCTGATACTCTTTGTCGTGCATTTGCACCTCCGAAACATTCTAGTGTTTCGGAGGTGCAAATTACTTGAGTCCTTGTGGAAAACTGACTTCACCGTAATTGCTGGTCCAAGCAACGCGATGACTGGTGGTGTCAAACGTGCCAGCGGCTGATGCCCCACCGTAGCCGGACGCCTTGACCCCTCCAAATGCGACGTGCGACTCCGCGCCGATGCACCCGTTGTTCCAGTAGGCCATGCCGTACTCACACTCTTCTCGACACTGCCGCGCCTTGCGGGCGTCGTTCGTGATGACGCCCAGCGACAGGCCATAGGGCGTGTCATTGAAGATCGAGATCGCCTCTTCGACATCATCGAACGGGACGATGGCGACGTGAGGACCGAAGACCTCGTCGTGCAAATAGACGGCATCACTCCACGGCATGGCGTAGACATGAGGAGAGATGTAGTTGCCGAAGTTATTGTTCGCGTTCGGCTCGCCCTTGAACTCGCCCCTCAGCAGAACGTGTTCCTTGGAAACCATCTCGTTGTATCGCAAGACGCGATACATTTGCATGTCGGTGATGATCGGGCCGTAGAAGGGTGCTGGGTCCGCGAACGGACTGCCCCAGGTGATCTTCTTCGCGGCCTCAGTGAACGCCTCGCAGAACGGCTTGTAAAGCTTCCGTTCAACGAGGATTCTGCCTGCCGATACACACCGCTGCCCCGTGGTTTTGAACGCGCTGGGGATGCAGGCACTGACGGCGAAGTCGATGTCTGCATCCCCAAACACGATCACGGCAGACTTGCTCCCAGTCTCCAGCGAGCAAGTCTTGCCCCACGTTTCCGCACAGATACGGCGGATGTACTGGCCTACATCTCTTGAGCCGGTGAAGCAGATGTGGTTCACATCAGCCTTCACCAACGCGGCCCCGGTCGCGCCTTCACCTTGGACGAGGTTGAGGACACCGTCAGGCAGACCAGCTTCTGTGTACATCTTGCACACATACTCAGCGATCATGGGCGTATGTTCGCTGGGTTTCCACACCACCGTGTTCCCTTCGAGAAGGGCCGGTGCGGCACACCAGAAACCCCCGATAGCCATCGGGAAGTTCCAAGGACTAATGACGGCGACAACACCCTTCGGCTTGCGAATAATGGCGATGTCGCGGTCAGGTATTTCAGATGGCAGCCACCTGCCGCAGTCGGCGCGGCCTTGGGCTACCGTGTATTCCATCATGTGCAGGCTTTCGTTCACCTCGGCAATCGACTCATTGAGGTGCTTGCCCGTCTCGTTGCTGATGATGCCGGCGAACTCTCTCGCCTTGGCATGAAGTAGTGGCAGGGTTTTTGCCAGGATCTCGGCACGCCTGACACGGCCTATGGCCTGCCAGGATTTCTGAGTGCGTTTGGCGGCGTCCAAGGCGAGACGCACCTCATCGATGCCGCCGTCGCAATAGACGGACTGGACATCCCCTGTGCAGGGGTCGATCTTTTTGCCAGTCTCTTCGCTTTCCACCCACTTGCCGTTGATGAAGTGCTTGAGCATCGTAATCTCCGGTTACATGCTGAAGGACGACCCGCACCCGCAGGTGGTCTTCACAGCAGGATTCGTGAACTTGAACCCTCGCTTGTCGAGTTGTTCAAGGAAGTCAACAGTGGTTCCGTCAAGATACATTGCCGACCGCTTGTCGATCACAAACTTGACGCCTTCCTTCTCAACAAGAAGGTCGGTCTTCTCGTTGTAGTTCTCGTCAAGATGAAAGCGGTACTGGAAGCCCGAGCAACCGCCTCCCTGGACGGCGAGGCGAGCGTAGATGCTTTCGGGGCTGAAGTTTTGCTGTTCGATGATGACACACAATTCCTTCAACGCCACTTCAGTGACATTCAGGTCCATGTTTTAACTCCAGACAGACAGGCAATAACACTTACCGTCCCGCTCGCCCATCACGACAGCGGAGAATGCGCCGGCGGCGAGCAACATCTTATCGAGAGCAAATCGGGCCTCGTTCTGATCGTCGTAGGTCACAACGATTCCACTCTCGGTTCGGAACGTGTAATGACCATCACGGATCGGAGGGTAATCAATCCCAGGAACCATGACAGCGTAGTGGTCGAACAGCGGCTTCCCATCGAAGCCAGCATAGTTCTCGCACAGATGAACGATTTCTCTCACATCAGGCGGCAGCGGCTCCATCTCACTGATCGGATAAACGCGGGGGCTGTAAGGCCACGACAGATCGGACTCTTCTGGGCGGGAGAAGAAATCCCAGGACAAATTTTTGAACTGCTTGGGATCGACCACCACCTTGTAACTTCTCTCTGGCGGGAAATCAGCCAGCACGAAGGGCGGGACCAAACTGTATCCGTGCCACTTGGCCAGAATCACACACGCCGCATTGAAAGTCAGTCGGTTGAATCCCATGTAGGAATCCACAACCTGTGCCTGAAACGAATCGATGGTCTTCATGACCTCGGTGTGCAATGCGGTACAGCCCAGTGACGCGAAACGATTTGCACGACGCTTGGCAACTGCAATCTCTGCCGCATAGGCGTCCTCGTAACGTATGAGCGAATCAAACGAAGACGGTTGAGTGTTCCACAGTTCTTCTCCCTTGCGGGAGATCGTGGTCATGTCGATGACCTGTGGCTTCTTCAACTTCCTGTGTTCATCTCTTCGCTTGGCGTCAGCCAGACAGCGGATAAACAACTTGGTGTTGATTTCCTTGGACGAATCAGGAAGCAGGTTGAGACGGTTAAGCGACAACAGCAGATCTTCGCGACCGTTACTTACAGCCAGGGCCGCAAGGCCCACAATCGAAGAAAACGTTCCGACCGAATGTTGCTCGAACAGCTTGTCCTGAAGGCACGGCTCCAGATCTGGATGGCCGATGTCCATTTGCTCCAACAGACGGTACAAGGCCAAACCGTTGGCCCCGAAAATCTCTTCGGCGTGATCGTCCGACAGATTGTGAACAAAGTCCGCGCACCAGCCGATGCGGTTACTCACCGGCATGAGTTTGGGACCATTGTCTCCGAGACGGCTTTTGACCGTCTCGTTGACCGCCTTTGCATTCGGGAGCATAGATTGTTACTGCTTGGGAGCGACACGGCAGTTCAGCCTGTTGCCGTCGAGACGCGGTTCGGACTCAACCGTCACCTTGTCGCCGAGGGCGGCGATGAACTTCTTGACCACGTCGAAGCCCATCTCCTTGTGGTTCAGTTGACGCTTCTGGAATTTGACGGAGATCTGCACTCGCTTGCCATCTTCCAGAAACTCCTTGGCGTGCTTGACCTTGACCTCAAGATCGTGGTCGCCGATAGATGGCGTGAGCCTGATCTCCTTGAGCGACTGTGTGCCTTCACGCTGCTTGCGTTCTTGGTCCTTCTGCTTGATCTTTTCTTCGTACTTGAACTTGCCGTAGTCCATGATCGAGCAGACGGGCGGATTGCCCTGCGGGGCGATCTCGACCAGATCGAGGCCGGCTTCGTCGGCGAGACGCTGTGCCTCGAAGGTCTTCATGATGCCCAACTGCTTGCCATCCTGAACGACGCGAACTTCCGGTACACGGATGTTGCCGTTCAGACGATGCCGGCCCTTCTCCTGGGGACGCTCGTCACGACGCTGCCACGGGCGATTGCCCTGGTAGCTGCTGCTACCGCCTCCTCCCTGATAAGGTCTGTAACCCTGTGGCCTCTGACCACCCTGCTGAGGAGCCGGGCGTGCGTTACCCTGAGATTGGGACTGGTTGTTGTGCATCACTTCCTTCCATTCAAATTGCCGGCGTCGGCATTCTCAGCCGCCACACGGCTACCCTTGAAACCCTCCGTTGCACGCTTGAGGGACCAAGACATATCCTTCGGATCAACTACGACGTTGATCACCGTAAGTTTCTTGCTCTGGAGCGCGGCTTGGACTGCCACTTCCAGTTCGTCCTCGGTCGTAACCTTGAAGCCAGTCCCGCCCATGACATCCACGATCTTGTGGTATTCCCACGCCGGGATGTCATTGAAAGGTCCGTCCATGATCAGACGTTCGGTTCCGTACCCGCCGTTGTTCAACACGAACACGATGGGGTTCAGACCTTGCTTGACGATCACGCCCAGTTCCTGGCAGGACATCTGGAACGCGCCGTCACCCACCAACACGATGGGTCTGACGTTGGGTTTCGCCAGTCCAACGCCGAGTGCGGCGGGGATCGCGAAACCCATGCTGGTGTACTGTGCGGGGCAGATGAAACTGCCGCCGTTGGTGTTGATGTTCAACGCACCGAAAAGACTCTCACCGATGTCGGCACACACGACGGTATTCTCGGACAGGATCGTCTCGACCTTGTCGAAGAAGCGTTGCACGGTGATCTTGACGCCGGCCCCGGCCTTGTATTCCGGCTTCTCGGGCATCTTCAGCTTCGGTACTTCGTGCTTCAGCGTCGTGTTCTTGAACAACTCCGTGCAGAACTCCGTGAAGCTGACCCCGCGATAAGAGTGGTTGCAGATACTCAGACCTTCGGCGGTGACGAAAATCGTCTTGTCGTTCTTGAAGGGCGGCTTCTGGAAGCCGAGCGTGATGTCCGTGAGCATCTCACCCAGGATGACCACGCAGTCGCTGTGGTCGATGTACTCCTTGACGACCGGCTCGGTGCAAGCACCGCCGTAGACGCCCAGGAAATTGTCGTGCCGCTCATCGACCACCGACTTGCCAAGAGGCGTCGTTGCGATGGGCAAGCCGTTCTTTTCCGCGAAGCGGATCAACTGCTTGCCAAGGCCGAACCGCTGGATCTGCACGCCGGCCAACAGCACCGGACGTACTGCGGCGCGGAGCATCTCGGCTGCCTCGTTCAAGGCTTCGACCATTGCATCCGGGTTCGACAACGGGGCGTTCGGAGTGCCTTGCTGGTACACGTCGTACTTGAGCCGCATTTCCGCCACGTCCCTCGGGATCTCGATATACACCGGCTGACGATGCCAGTACATCTTCTCCATAGCCTCATCGATCTTATACCCGGCTCTGACGGGGTCGTCAAGGACAACCGCTTCACACGTCAACTGCTTGAAGATCTTCTGCTGCATGTCGAAACCGCGAACCATGTGATGCAGCTTGAAGTCTTCGTGACGTTCCGTCATCCCCGGCGAACCCGCCAGGACGATGACGGGGGACCGCTCGGCGTAAGCTCCCGCGATGGCGTTACAGAGCTTGAGCGTGCCGACGTTGTACGTCGTAAGGACGCAGCCGATGCCGTGGATTCTGGCGTAGGCGTCGGCAGCAAAACCTGCGGTCGCCTCGTCCGCGCACACCACCAGCTTGATCTTGCTCTCGGAAATCCTCTTGCACATGCCGAGGCAGAAATCGCCGGGTACGGCGAAGACATGCTTGATGCCCGCGTTTTCGAGACGTTCGATTTGGAATTCGGCTGTACTCGGCATCTCTCCTCCTTAAAGTTCCGCTGTTGGCGAGTCCTCGACCCTGATCAAGTAACCCTCGCCGCTGACCGGGAATCGCCTAACCCATTCTACCCCTTCACCCAGCTTGCAACCGTATTGGGAGGGAGTCATCGTCGCGGTATAGGTCGAGTCGGTCGTATCCTCTGGTTCTGTTTCTTCGGTCTTCAGGGCCAAGAGCTTGAACTCGGCCCAATAGCACCCCGGCAGACAGGTGTCGGACGGCTGCCACTCGTAAACGAGGAAGCTGTCCGTAAGAACGTCCTTCTGAGTTGTTCCATCGAGTTGAACGATGTCCTGAAGGACAAGCTCCGATAGGGCCGGGTTGCTGAAAGCCTTCATCACCCGGACGCCGTTCCCCTTCTTCCAGTTGCTGACGGTCGTGCCGTTCACTCCCCGCTGGACGAAGACGAGGAAGTTGTCCTCATCGAAACCGATCACCTTCATGTGTTCGGGACTTCTAGCACGGTCAAGAATCAGTATATCACCGACCATGACTTGGTCAAAGCCGATCTTGTCGGCAAAAGACAAAGAAGTTGAAGTGGTTGTTATCGCAGTCTTCAGCTTCGCCTTGGCCCACATGCTGAACTCAACGACGAGATTCGCCAAGTCCATCGGGCCGTCACAATCCTCGATGCCCACCTTGAAAGGAGGCTTCGTGTCATGGCGACGAATAGTGAAGTCAGGGCAGCGGCCCGGAGGGCATCCGCCGCTGTCCGGGCAGTTGTTGTTTGGTACGGTGGGGAAAGCGGTCCCCGTGTTGTTGCTGCATCCCATGCCGTTATATAGCCGCTCCCTGCTCCAAAGACCTCACCATGTCCCGAACCCGATAAACCGGGTTGCCGGCATATTCAATGAACAGTGGACCGTGTCCACCGTTGTGACCATCAGGGCCATTTTGTAAAATGACTAGCCGGCGAAGTCCGCAACGTTCCAGAAACTTCACGATCACGTCATCGGGCATGCGGGTGGTGAAGACGGACGCCTGATGCAGGGCCGTGCCGAACTTCGCGACAGCATCCAGTTCGGCGGATTCTCCAAACCCGACGCTATACAGGTTGTTGTCCGCGACAACACACCCGGCGCGACACCCTCTCCCCTGAGACGCCGCCAATGTAGCGATAGCCAGGGGAAGATCGTCACAACGATTTGACTGGCGGGTAATGCTCATTGGGATCGATCATCTGGAGGTAGTTGAAGGTGTGATCTTTCGGATCATACGAATCAATGAAGTGTTTCAAGTCTCGCCGCTGGGAGTCCTCCAAGAACTGTGTCAGGACCGGCACAGACAATGGGACGCGGATCGTCCAGTGGTTCGAGCGAGAACTGACGTAGGCTGCGGCGTTGACCGCGCCGAGCAAGAGGAAGTCAACACATGGGAGGAAGTACGAGTCGTGCTTGGAATCGTAGACGTGACCGGCGAGCGGCACACCCTTCTTGCACGGTACTTTGTTGAGATAGTTCTTTGTGGGATCAGAGTGAGTGGCAGCGACCATGACGAAGGTATGTCCGCGTCGATCAACGACGATTTCAATGTCGTCTGCTTGCTTCTGATTCAGCGTACTTTCGTCCATTGGCCCTAGCTTTCGGTGTCAGTGTCATCCTCCTCTTCATCGTCATCCATTTCGTCGTCATCCGTGTCGTTTTCCCGGTCTTCGGGCTTCTCGTCCTTCTGCTTCGGCTTCTGATCTTGTGTGCGCGATTTCGGCTTGTCCGTAGACTTCTCGTCTTCCGGCTTCGCCTTGTGTTTATCGCGGATGTCCTTCAGCTTCCGCAGCGACTTCTCTAAATTATCAGCCGCTTGAACCCACTGGTCAAGCCCCGCATCGAAGTGAGGTGCAGGGCTTACGCTTTTTTTGACGGGCCACCCTTCTTGTGCTTCTTCTTCTTCTTCTTTCGGCCCTCTTTGAGGTTGCCGTCGTCATCGAGCAAGTCTTTGACGATGTGGGGCCAAGGAGTCGAGTGGGAGAAGGGCGATGCCGACAGTTTGCGGTACGGCCCCTTCATCAAGCGAGTCTGGGGGCTGGATTCGTTTTGCTGTTTGCGCCAGTCTTTGAAGGTCAGTAGTGCCATAGTAACTATGTATCATCCCGCTTCCCAAGATACGCAGGTGATTCCGGGTCTTGATGAGGACACCGGCCATGCGTCCTCTTCCCCCATTGACAGTTCATGCACAAAATCTGCAAGTCATCCGGGTATTGATTGGCGATGATCCATGTGTAGAAATTGCTACCATTTCCGTGTACCTTGCGGCGATCCACACCGTCGTTGTTGATGTGGTCGATTGACAAGAACGACTCTTCGGCCTCTCCACAACACACGCAAACACGCCCGTAATGCTCGTAAACGATCCTCTTGTTACGTCGGTAGCGTTCCTTGGCTTTGTCGATGCACAACTGGCATTGAGTGCATTCCTCAATGTAAGGGAGCTTGCCGCATGTGCGGCACAGCCCAGCCTGAAGCCGCCGACCTTTTGTTTCCTTGTTGTATTGTCGAACCTTGTCGGGATTCCGCTTCTTGAATCTGGCAGCAGCGGCCCGCCCTTTCTCTTGTTTGTTCATGCCACTATTTAGAATCGTGGCATGAATTTTTAGGGGGACGACCGCGTCTTCTGATGCGGTACTTCCCGCTTTCGAGCTTGGCAACCGTCTCAGTGTCAAAGGCTTTCTTGGCGACAGCGTGAGCCTCTTCCAGGGCCGCAAGCTTCTTGTTGAGCTTGCGAAGCCAAAGAGGCTGCACTCTCAATCCAGTGTGATCGGTGAAGTTTTTGGAAGATCTGAAGAGAAGGCAGTAGCGGACGAACTGTCGCTGGATCTTTGTGTCGAAATACTTGAGCAGGTATTCCTTGTCGCGCGGCACGGCCTGCTCGAAGAAGTCGCCCGAGATGAAGAGTAGGTCCATCTCGGGCGACCACTCTTGATCATGCGTAGACGACATTCGCCCCCAGACAGAATTCGAGATAGAGAACCAGCATGCCGTTGCTCAGTTCCTGCGGCACGCCGCAGCGAGACATTTCGTGCAGCACGCCGATGAGGGTCTTGATGTCCGGGCTGACGCCGCCGGCAGCGACGTACTCTTCATCTTCCACCGTCAAGTCCTGCTCCAGTGCCTCGTAGGCGATGTCGATGGCCTGATCGAGGGTGCAGTCGAGGACGAGATTCACCCGCTTCTTGGTTGTCAGCAGGTGTTGCGGAATTGGTCCGCCGCAGTAGTAGGGCTTGTCGGCGAAGAAGTTCTTGATCACGCCCTTGGCGAACTCGATGATCTCGTCTTTGGTAAGCCCGGAGGTTTTCTCTTGACGTTCTTCTTCCTCGGTGTCGAACGTTCGCATGGCAAGTGCGCCCATAGTGTCCCTCCGTCATGGTTTTATGGTTTATCATAACCCTGCTCGATGTTCTTCATCACAGGGTATCCCCCACAGTTGTCGCCGAGCGGTAGGTTCGACTTGAGCGGATCTTGCCCCTTCCGTTTGCATTCCTTGATGAAGTCGGCCACTTCCACGTCGATGTCGTTCTTCCGCGATGTCAACTTCAAGCAGTGCCACTTCGAGTAATCGTTCTCGTCCTGGGTCAGGAATCGACAACGACGAGTGTCCCCGCTGTAAAGCAGACATACGTCTTGAAGCTGTTTTCTACTAAGCATGCGCTCGCTCCGCAACTATGCACCCTGCCAGGATACCAAATGAAGCCAGGGTGTCAAGGCCATTTTTTCACGCCGCCGGACGGACACGAACCTCCCGGCCTATCTCGTCAATCATGATTCCGTAGCAATGATCGATCTCATGCTGGAAAACAGCAGTGTAGAGCGGATCATCTACCTCGAAATCCACATCCTTGAACACAACTCCCTCTCCCACAAGCATTTCCGTCCCAATCACCCGGACGATCCTGTGTCTGGAAACAAGAAAAGCTCGACCTGGGAGCGAGAGGCATCCTTCGCAACTTGTAAACTGCTCTTCGCCGACAGCTTCGTATCTGGCGTTGATGAAGTAGCGGAAAGACCCATCTTGGTTTCTAGTCACGAACATCCTGTCAGGCAGCCCGATCTGAACGGCACACAGGCCGATCCCCTTCTCACGAACACAGACGTTCTCCAGGGTGTTGAACTTCCTGTAAACGGCGATAGGGTCAGTATAGGCCACTTCGTTAGTGACCCGTGGTATTTCGGGAACGGGAACGATCTTACTCATCCGTGGATTCCGCCTTGATTTCATTGCTTGGCGTCGTCAACGCCGACACCACAGCGGGAATGCGATTGGTAAGCCACTGGAACAGGGCTTTGGGATCGCTCCGCAGTTGGGCAGGGACTTTCAGAACGACAGGCGTCACGTCGTCGTCCTCGCAAACGTACTTGTCTACGAGGTCGCGGATCAGCTTGCTGACCGACTTGTAGCCCTTCTTCTCTTTGACCCGCTTCAGCTTCTGCTGCATCTCCAAGGGCATGCTGTAGCTGACGATGTCCTGTTTCTTACTCAACGTCCCTCTCTTTCCGGGGTGGTTTTGACTTGCCCTTCCGTTCGAGGAAGCTTTCACGCATCTTCCCCTTCAGAATGGCGATCATGGATTCTCGCTTCTTGCGACGACGCTTCTGTCCTTTGCTTTCGTAGGTTTCATGCTTCTTGTATTCCTTCAGCACGCCAGACTGGGCCACTGCCCGCTTGAATGCCGTGAAGAGGAATTTGAAGTTCCGGTCCCGCTCATCGCGGGATGGGTTGTGCGAAATTGGCTTCGCAACGACCTTTACGTTCGCAACCATATAAACTCAGTCCTTAATGGGTTTGAGGAGTCTTGTTCCCAGTTTTCGCCGCTTGATTTTCCTCACGGAGTCGTAGGGCGTGATCTGGTATGTTTCTGTCGTTGTTGGCCATCTGTCCCTGTCAAGGTTGGGCAAGAACTCGTTCAATCTCATTGTAACGTGGCTGAAGTAGGCAGGTTCCCAATAAGCCGGGGGCATTTGGCAAATTGAGGAGAACGAGTAGATGTACTCCCGAGGCACTCCGCGCCCGCACAAGTCATCGACTTCGTACTCATGAGTGCTGAAATACCTACTACGTTCGTCACAACAAAGGTAAGGCGTCCTGGCCGCAATCGCAAACCTAGACGTGCCGTTGAATACATCCAAGACACAACCGCAGAGCCTGATGGCTGCCAACAACTTGGACAGGTCTGACTCAGCCAGATGAATGGCTTCGTCATGAGTGTCCTGACTTAGATCGTAGGTCTGAAATGACCTGACAACAACAGGTACGAACCCCTTGGCATGCAAATACTTGACCAACTGGACCCAAAACTCCCTCGGGGCCGGCGTGGTCGCAACCCGACCCAACTTCCATGTTTCCAGGGTTAGCGTTGGAAACAACACTACCTTGAACCCAGCTTTGTTGGCAACTTCACGACTGAAGTCCTTGCCCAAAACCGCATGTGAAGACACCTGTGGGAGCCACACCTTGACATGCTTGAACTTGTCCCAGAAGGCTTGTTGAATGCCGTTGTTGTGGTACTCGTTGAAGACCTCTGGCTTGGCAACATCACGAAAGGACTCCAGCGTGTTTGTCAAACCAACAGCATAAGGCTCGGACTTGTTGCCAAACCCATTCGAGCCGACCCAGAGCTTCTTGCAAAGCTCGTTGTCGCCGGGCGACCAATACTCATCGACATAGGGGAAGAGTGTGCGGTAGCCCGGCCAAGACATGAGGATGAAGTATTTCGATCCCTTGACCTCCTCACGATAACGCCGCATCAACATGCTACTGGCGATGAACGTGTGCCTGAGATCGCCGAACAATGGCATCACACACACTTCACTGAACTCACCTGGGATCTTGCGGTCTTCGTAAGACTGGCGAATGTACCCATTACGCTGGGCGGCGATGTCCAGATACTCTTTGACTTCGAGATGACTCACTGATCCTCCGTGTTGCTCCACACATTGCAGTGCCTGATTTTCTGTGCTACCGTGGCAACATTCTCTACCGGGCCGATCACATCATTGAAGTTTCCTTCGCCGATCTCTCGCACCCCCTGTTCGATGGCCGACAACCCACCTTCGATGTTCTCCTCGAAACACCTGAAGTGAGAGTAGACCATCTTCTTGTGCCGTGGACTCTGAGTCACCAGGGAAAGACGCAGACCTTCTTGACCTGGGGCCAAAATCTGGTCTGGTGTCTCTACAAGCAAGTAAGGAACACCCATCATTGCCGCAAACCGCGTCGAAGCCGTCCACAACTGGACCGTGAGCTTGCACTGCGAGATGATGGCGAGTGTCAGTTCCAAATCTCTGGCAGCGGGATGCTGTGAAAAATCAAGAACATGCGGCAGCGGGCATGGCAGCGAACTCTGTTTCTCTCCAAGCCAGATCACGTTGTAGCCCATGTCTTCGAGCCGACGAATCAATCTGGCGTAGAACTCTGGTGACAGATTCCTTCCATAAGAGACTCGCCGTCTAGCAAAAACACCAACCATGTTCGGCTTGATGAAGTCCTTGACCTTCTCCATCGCCTCACGACCCGGCCTGGGAACAGGCGTCATGAACGGCCTGAACTCTGGAATGCGTGAGAACATGCTGCCGATGTAATTCTTCCCCCTGCATGTCGGGCAACATGTCACCTTGTTGGGGTCGCCCCAGTACACCCTACAGTTGAGGCAGAAGTATCCCACACACAAGTTGCCCAAGACTGCCGCCGGCACGAAGACCCCGTGCTTAGGCAACTCCCGCTCGATCTTGTCCATCGTCTTGGAACCATGCTTGAAGGCACGATTGTACTCCCGCAGCCACTGAAGAGACTCATCCAGTTCCCAGAATTCATCGACTAGGTGTCGATAGAGGTACTCCCTGCCGTACCAACTCACCGCAATCTTGTAAAAGCCGGGGGAGCTATCGAACAAGAACGGCAGACAGTAGTTGACAGCAATGGACTCACAGCCGAACTCACTGAACACAGAGACGATCAACCTCTTGTTCGGATCGGTCGGTCGCTTCTTCTTGTTGAACTTGTAGACGCGGAAACGCGCCTCCGGTGGGGTGTTTTCTTTCCCCATGTAGAGTCCGTTGCCATCCACATAGTTGATGTGGGGAACGAAATGGCCTAGCTGCGGGTACGGCATCAAGCTCCCTTAACTCGGGTCATCTTCGCCGCCCTGCCGCACTTTGGACAGCGAAACTGCCGTGCCTTGCCGCACGTCGGACAGTTGTTGGGGATTTCGTGCAGGTGCTTCAGTTCCGGCGAAGTACCACCGTTGACCTCGGCCCAACGGCACTTCTGGCATCGAATGGTAAACTTGACTACCTTCGGAACGTAAGAAGCTTCATGGATGGTTGGAGCGGCTGCCTGCGGGGTGGTTGTATCTCCCACCCGATTCTCGGTTGTGGTCATGGACCTCCTAAATGGTTCCCTGGAAATATAATAGCGTCGTGATGCCAGGAGCATCACGACGCTATGTACACGTTCGGGACCGGAGGTTATTAGTCCTTCTTCAGAAGGATTGCTGTAACAATGGCCCCCAGGATGACACCGCCCCCCAGGTTCTTGTCGATCAGGCCGGCAAGAAGGGCAAAGACCAGCACACAGATCAGCTTGAGCATTATCTGCTCCGGGCAATCTTGGTGATACGACGGGTTTCCTTGGTGCGGATGAACTCCCACATCTTGGTGCGGGTATCCTCTTCTTCGTCTTCCTCGATAGCCACGCCGCCGACGCCGTAGCGGTACGCGCCCTTGCCGAGCTTGCCGCCGCCTGCGCCACACTTCATGCCGAGATCCTTGCAGAGTTGCGGCACACTCACGCTGGGGTTGGTACTACGGACGCTGCCCTCGATACGGTCGCCGTCAACGACAGCGAAAGCGATGGCAGTCTCCACACTGGCCCAGGTAGACATCTCGTCGGCCACGTCCGCGATCAGATCGCGTTGCTTGCTGGAGATGAAACCCAGGCCGACCACGCCCACACCGTCGTTGACGACTGCTGTGGTTGCGGCTTGGGCCTTGGCGTCGATCCAGCTTTTCGGACGCTTGTAGTTGACGATCTTCTTCAGAGCGTCCGGGTCGCGGAACGGGAACAGCTTCCAGTACGCCTCGAACTCGTACTCCGTTGTATCGTCGGAGAGCAGGTTCTCGGTGTCGGTAGCGATGCCGACCATCATGGCGGTCGCGATCTTGCTGTCCCGGTCATTGCCGGAAACGAAGGTTAGGCCGCGATGCTTGATCATCTGGTAGATCGTGGCACAGCAGGAGCCGGCCTTCATATTGATGAAGAGGCCACGGAAGCCACCGTTCGGTGTTTCCTTGTGGTGGTCGAAGACGAGGTCAAAATCGACGTTGTGCTTGCCCACGGCGGCGTGCGAGGGGACCGTGTCCACCAGCAAACGCATGCCGTAGTTGGCGTTGTTGAAGTCTTCGAGACTCTTCAGTTCAGGGTCGAGCAGGTTCACCACTGCCACATTTTGAGGGTGGCTGATGTTCCCGTCGTAGAAGCAGTCCACTTCGATCTCGAAGGCTTTGCGAAGGAACCACGCCAGACCCATCATCGAACCAAGGGCGTCCGGGTCGGGGGTCGGGTGTGCGAAGATGGCTGCTCGGTTTGTAGGAGCCACAAGCCGCTCCTGACACAGTTTGAATGCCTTTTCCAGGCACGTCAACTTCCGATTGTCAGGCTCGGCTTTACTACAGTCTTCCTCGGCCACAGCAGCGGCCTGTTTGTCGCCAGGAGCTTCCAAAACCGCCCCGGTCTTTTCTGTCTTACTCATCGTTTCCTCTAAGAAACGGCTTCCCGTGCATCCTTGACAGGTACTGCTGACTTCCCTTGTCGGCAAGCCGCGTCGAACTCCTCCATCGCCTCCAGCCACAACCCGTACTTCCGGGCATTGGCCGCACAGACGTAGAGATCAATAGGCATCACACGCCAGATCGGATCGCCGTTGGCGTCCAGTTTCAAATCGGTCGTGTATTCTACCCGACCCCACTGGTCCTTGACTACCTTCTTTTTCTTGTTCTCCACCACCGTCACCGGCTGGTACTCAGGAGCCAGCCGGGTCAGATGTAGATCAATATAGGCTTCCCGCTGGTGATCGTTAAGTACCGAATGCCACAAGTCGGAACACGCAACGATATAAAAGTCCAGTGGGTCACGCATGTGCAGCTTGTCAAGATCGCGTACCTTGACGAGCTTGCCGAGATTCATCTTGTTCTTTACAAAGGGTTTAGAGTCATCGAAGCTGACCGATACCTTCAAATCGCCAAGACGGTCGGCGTGATGCTGCTGGAACACCTTGTCAAGCAACTGGTTGACAGAATCTGGTGCTATCCAGGGTTTGATCCCCATTTTTAGTCCTTCGGTTCGCCTACCCAGCCGCCGTGGAGCGAATCGCTCAGTTCATCGAGGCGGTCACGGAGCTTACGCAACTCGGACTCAAGCTTCTGAACTTGACGGTCGGGTTTCCCTTCTCCTATCATAGTGGCCAGCTTGTTTTCGAGTTGGTGCAACTTCACCTTCATGTCTTCCAGTTCGGCAATCTCCTTGCCACCCATCGCCCAGTTCTGGGTGACGTGCGGTTCCTGATCCTTGCCGGCACTGTAGTAGTAGATGGGGTTCGGGCTGCGAAGCTGGGCCTTTGCGATCTTTCCCAGTTCGGCGTTGCTCGGATCGGAATTGTTCTTGGCTTCCTTCAGAGGCCGCGTCTCGGGAAGAGGCTTCCGCTCAGGCAGACGCTGCTTCTTCCGTTCCTTCTTGTCAGACGGCTTCTCGACCGGCTTCTTCTGTTCCTGAAGCACCTCGGGCGATCCAATGTCTGGAGCATCCCCTGCATTGTTGGAACGCTGATAGACCTGATTCCAATACGCTGTTTCGGCGTCTTCTGGCGGCATGTCGGCATCAGCCCCGGCATACTGCATGCCGAAGAAGCTGCCGGGGTTAGTCGGAGCCGGCGGCTTCGGGGCGTTATCAAACGTACCGTCAGACTGGGCCTTATCCCACATGTCTACCCAATCATCGAACCCTGCTGCTTGTTTCTTCTGAGTCATGTTCATCCTTTTTAGCCTGTGGCGGCACTCCCATTATCTACACAGTTCAGGACAGTAATCGCTGGATCTGTTTCGTAGACTTGCCCCGGAACTGGTCGCACCACCCCGTTTTCTTGCCGTTGTATGTGGTGTGTCCGCCAAAGAACCGCTCGACGGCTCGTCTGGTGCTTGCGACATACACGTTTCGGTAAAGAGCTTTGTCGAAGTCGCCTTGGTAGCGAACGCTCGCCCGCAGGAGGATGGAGAAGAAACTGCGGCGCATCGGACATTGGGTCCAGAAGTCGGAAGGAATGATGTAGCTGATCGTCTTACGTTGGGTCGGACCAACTTCAGACGTGGGTGCGTTGAGCAACTCTTCAGCTATCGAGATGAAGGTACGAATTCGAGGGTAGTGACCGGATTTATGGGCGAAGAGGATAGTCTCGGTTCTCTTGGTAAAGTCCTCCTGAAACAGTTCACGACAATCCCACCACGAATGCGAGATCAACGTTCCGTCAGGTTTACTGTCCGCCGTCGAGAACTGTCCCGGCTTCGGCCTGTGGGTCGTCAAGACCCTCCTCACCGCCGCTCCTTGCTGCGTCATGCCCGTATGTAAGCAGAGCTTCCTCATTCTCTGGAGGATTCTCTGCATCTGCTACTCGCACAGCGTCTGCCAGGATCGCCCTCTCCTCGGTAGAGACTTCCTCAGCGGTCAAGACACGCTTCTGCATCTTCAGCCGGTTGTCTTTGGCGTCAAGAAACTCATCGAGGTTCGCCAGGGTCACACAACTCCAATGAGGATCATCGAGCGGGATGTATTCCTTCTGGGTGTAGAAGAACGCCTCACAAACGAACTTGTAAGGCTTGTGGGCCACTGTGTCCGGGGCTTCACCTGAAAGCAAGTCCTTGGCCATCTGCAACGGCACGGCCCAGGAATCACGCTCAGTGGCACACCCAATCTTCCGCATGAGCTTGACGACCGTCTCTGGCGTCTCATGCAGACAAAGAATGTCGATGAGATCGCGTTTCAAGCCGCCGTCAACCAGTTCTGCTGAAGCCGCATAACGTGCCATGACCTGACCACGTTGCGGCTGATTGGTTCTCACATCATGGAAGTATTGGTTGAAGTTACTTTGGTCAATTACAAGCTCACTCATTCTCTGCCTCTCCGGTTAGTTCTGCCATCTTCTTCTCGAAGTCGTCGTCCGTCATGACTTCTTCTTCGGCCTTGGTAAGCAACTGCACCTGGGGTACGCCCTTGGCCTTCCAGGGTTCATCCCTTGGCGGGGACCACAGTGAATAGCTCTTGAAGCCGCCGGACGGTGGACGGACGACCAGACTAACCAAGTTACCTTTCTTGAGATCTGCCTTCCAACGTTCCCATTCAATTTTCCAGACGTTGATGTAGCCTCGCCGTCCGACAGCATCCTGTAATAGAAGAGAGTGATACGTCGTCTTCTTTGCCTTGGACTGCCGACTCTGTACGTCCACAAGCTCGCCATCCAACTGAATGGCAGACTTGCCTTGTGCAGCCAGGGTTTCGGCCACATCGTAGGTGTTCGGCTTCTCCGGGTTGAAGTCCGGGCTACGCTCCATCTCAGTTTCCCACTCGAAACCCAGGTACTCCAACTCACTGTTGCGGCGCGAACGCAGCACAGCGACATGCTTGGGGTTCAGGGTTTCGTTGGCCGGATTGAACGTCGCCAGCGACACCGGGTTCGTTTGTTCTTCGACGTTGCGTTCTTCGTACTGCTTGATGCTCCTGGCACGCATCTGAAATTCCTTCTTCAGTTGCTTGTAGGCGTTGAACTTCTTCTTCTTGGTGATCGTGCGGGTCGCCATCACCGGCACAGTCTTCTTGACGATGACTTCTTCCAAGTCATCCGCCTCAAGCTGGTCGATGTCGAACAGTGTGGTATCGAAGTTGGGGTCTTTCGGACGGTAAGTCGTCTCCTCAACCTCCTGCGTTTCACCCGTCTCGTACTCTTCCTCAACCTGAACTTCGATCTCCTGATCCACGTCAAGCTTGCCTCGGGTCTTCATCAGTTCCACGAACTGCTCCGTCCAGGCCATCCACTTGTGGAAACGCTCAGGGACCAACGCCTTCAACTTGGCGTCATAGTTCTCCATACTCTTGGTGAAACGCTGATGCCGCTGCTTGTGCTTGGTCGCCGTCTCCTTGTAGTATTCGACAAACTTGGCCAACGTGATCGGATCGGCTTCCTTGAAAAGCCGCAACCCAATCAATGCCCGCAAGACCGTAGCATCGGTCCCAAAACGATTCATGAAGTCTTCGATGCCCTTGAAATCGGCATCTCCACGGGCTTCCACGATCCGCTTGGCAGCATTTGCGCCAATGCCTCGGATGTTGCCGAAACCCATGTAAATCTCGTCATTCTCCGGGCAGATACCAAACGTTTCGGCACTGCGGTTCAAATCAATCCTGTTGACTGTGATGCCAGCCTTGTTGGCCTGCCGGCGGTACAGGTTGAGAACATCAGTGTCTTCTTCGACAGCCAGCGTACCGGCCCAGAACTCCAGTGGGTAGTTCGCCTTCTGGTACAGCAGACGCGACGAAACGTAGCTGTACGCACAGCTATGTGAGCGGTTGAAACCGTATTCCGCGAAGCTCTCGATAGCTCCCCAAAGAGCGTTGGCTTCGTTCTCCGACAGGCCCAGGTTCTTCTGGAAGCCCTTGAGAGATAGTTCCTTGTACTTGGCGAAACCCTTGATCTTCTTCTTGGCGATGGCCTTGACCACCGCGTAGGTGTCCTTCAGCGGAACGCCGCCCGCATGGTGAAGCACCTGCATAACTTGCTCTTGAAAACACATGACCCCGTAGGTGTAGCCGAGGTACGGTTCGAGCAGCGGATGAACGGTGTACTTCTCTCGCCCGTGTTTGCGTTCGATGTAAGTTTCGTGCATCCCCATGTTGAGGGGACCGGGCCGGTAGATGGCCGAGTACGCAACGATGTCGCGGAAGTTGGTAACGCCGCCATCGCGGGCCAACTTGCGGATGCCGTCCGAGTCGAACTGGAAGACGCCCAGAAGGTCGCCGCCATTGGCGAGGTTGAGGGCTTTCTCATCGCAGCGGTACGAACCGTCGCTCCAGTCCCAGTCCGGTGTCTCTGGCCGGGCGCACACGCCGACCAAACCATGCCGCTTCTTGATGAGCCGGTTGATCAGGGCAATGCGTTCAAGGTCGGCGATGACGAGCATGTCGAACTTGATCAAGCCGACCGGACCCAAGTCCTGGCCGTGCAGACCCTCTACCCACGCACTGGAGATTGAACCGTCCTTCGCGTTCTTGACCAGTGGCACAAGATCGTCAATGCGGCTGTCGGCGATGATGAGGCCACCAGCATGCTTGCCCATGCCGCGATTGCGGTGAAGCATCTTCTTGACGGCCTTGGCGACATGAGGATACTTCTCGCTGTACGCCTTCAATTCCGGGTACAACTCCATCGCCTTGTCGAACGTGAGGGCTTTGCCTTCGTCGTCCTTCAGCTTGAGTTGGGTGGTGATCGCCTGGATTTCGTGATGGTTTTCCCCATAGGTTTTGGCGCAATCAAGGAACGCCATCTTGATGCCGAACGTGGCGTAGTTGCCGATGTTGCAGACATAGTCCGCACCGAATTCCTTGACGGCCCACACATTCTTGAGGTAGTCCCGAACAGTCTTCAAGTAGTCAACGTCGATGTCCGGGTATTCCCCGTAGATGCACTCGGGGTCTTCATCAATCTTGAAGTCGTCGCAGAGGCCGAGCAGCCAGCAGATCAGAAGGTTGCGTTCGTTGTAGGGGAACTTGACACGACGAGCGTGGAGATCGAGGAAATAGGCCGCTTCGTCCTGGGCCTTGACTTCCGCGATCTCCCACTTCAGACGACTCTGATAGGCGGGGTCGTCGTTGATCCCGAGATTGAGGAGTTGAGAACGGCACATCTCCCGCAGTTGTTGAAGCTCTGTCATCATGTCCTCTCCGAAGCGGGTGACGGCTCCGCATCAATCAGCTTTGGGGCAATAACCGTCATCGTCGTCGCCGCACTGCATGAATCCCATACGACCGCCGCCTTCTGCGTCGGCACTGCGAATTTGGTCTTTCATCGACCGGAGGGTTTTGATTGCATCATCGTAATCGTCACCAAGAATGACGGTAGCGATGAAGAGTTCCTTCAAGTGCGCGATGCTGAAGTCCTTCGTATCCTTCACCCATCGCTCAAGGTCGATCCCCAGGCTCTTCGCCTTCTTGAGGATGTACTCATTCTTCTTCTTGTCGGTGGTCAAACTCTCGGTCTTTGCCCTGTCATTGTCGCAGATGAGATGCTTGAGGTAGATCATCCGCGACTCCGCATTAGGATGACCGATTTTGATCCTCTTGTCAAACCGACTTGGCCGATTGACGATACGCGCCCCCAGAAGCTCCGGGTAGTTCGTTGTAGCCAAGAAGACGATCTTGTCAATCCTGTCAACGCCGTCAAGGATGTTCAAGACTTCCGACTCGGAGTAACTATCGATGATGGCGTCAATGTCCTCCATGAGAATGACGGCTGGCGTTCCCGGCTCGATCTCACGGAAGATTCGCATGCCCTCGATGAACAGCTTCGGGTGTGTGAACTTGATCACGATACCCTTGCGTTCCTCGATCACGTCCTTCATGACGAACTTGATGCAAGACGACTTGCCACTGCCGGCTGGCCCCCACATCAGGATGCCACGCTTGTGGACAAGGTTGTATTCCGAAAAGAGATGATCGCGGTCCCAGAACTTCTGGATCTCGGTCAGCACCTTGTCGGCATTGGCTTGCGGAAACCGCACCAAGCCTTCGATGTTGATGGGGATCTTCTCGAAATAGAGGCCGATGTTGGGGCTACTCTTGATCTCGTAAGTCGCTGGAGTGAGACGCTTGCACGTCTTCGAGGCGGGAACGAATCGCTTGTTGTCCCCGGTGGTCCACTGGGTACTGCCGCGTAGTCGCCCATCACCATGACCGTCGCCTTCTTCAGCACAGTCTGCGATAGGATTGCAGCCCCCACGCACCTTGGCCGGGCGTCCATCATCGCTCCTTGGAGCCGAAGGACGAGCAAGGATTTCATTCAATTCGTCGTTATCGTTGCTGGTTTCCGTTGACATAGTACCTCCTGATGGAAGTATAGCAACGAAAACCGGCCAAGTCAGTTTCGGCCCCCAAATCTACCCGATTTTGGAAAAGTTGTAAAGCCCGGCCCGTATTTCGGACGATAGACGTTTTTGTGCCGTTATCTGGGTACAGGAGGCAACAATGATCTACGACGACCCCGAAGACGACCTGGGCAACGATCTTTCGCCCGAAGAGCGAGCCGTGACGCGACGTGAGCCATTCAACTACGACGAAGGCCACGACATGGATCTGCTCGAATGCGAGTGGATGGCCGAGCTAAAGCAAATTGACGAAGACATCGCCGAGGAAGAAGCCGAGGAACGTCAACGACGCTCCGACGCCGCCAGGAGGGGATGGGCGCGACGGCGGGCCAAGAAAGTCCGTCGCAAAAAGCGGAAGAAAGACCTCCGCAGCATCGATGACCCCTGGATGGGGTAAAACAAAAACACCCCGCTGGTTTCCCAGCGGGGTGTTTAGTGGAGATGCGGGGAATCGAACCCCGGTCCATACTACGGTCAGTAAAAGCCTCGTTCACATGCTTAGACGGTCCTGACTCTCCTCCCCTCACCCCCAGGTCCGACAGCCCAGGTGAAGGCCAGTCCCAGATGATTCCGACCGAGTGTCACAGGACAACCCACTCAGCCGATCCAGATGATGTTGCGGACCTACGAGTTATCTGAAGTCCCTCGTAGACCCGTCGCAGTTAGGCTGCGAGACGGAGCGCGGGGCGGTCACCCACCATGCGCAGACCACTGGTGTTGCCAGTTAGGTTTTTGACCGATTTTTAACGTGGCCCTTCGATCAACCACGGCATGCGACTCGTACCTTGCGTACCATGTCGAAACCTGTACATCCCCATTCAGTCTTTCCGCATGTCTGCCGTCATGGCCGACCACAAATCAGCCCACTTCTTGTCGCTGTCGTCGCGGAACTTCGCCAGAGACAACTTCTCTGACTTCTTGTTCCACTTCTTACCAGTATAGATCTTCTCCTTGGCTTTGTCAAGCTCCTCCCCAGGAAAAGCGTCTTCCAACGCCTTACAGGTGTTGTGGTGCTTGACGTGCTTGGACAAGCGGGACTTTAGGTCGTCCCGTCCTTCGCGGACCAGATACTCACGGAAAGAAATCATAGTTGGAGGTATATACCTCGGTCAAGCAAGTTTTCAGTTCAGGAGCGTCATGAAGAAAACGAAATTCTCTGAATGGGTTGCCAGCCGTCACCCAGAATTCCAGCAACTGGACGAAGTCTGGCCGTTTACCAGTGCAGGCGAAGACAAACTACGAACCGTAGTTGGACGCGACCGCCGCGCCATGCGTGCCAACCCCACCCCCAGAGCCATCTCCTCCGACAGGAACATCCAGGGAATTGCAACTGAGTTCATGGCAGCAGTCAGTGACGCCGTAAAATCCGAACAGGCCGACGCCCACACAGTCCAGGCGGCAGCCGAGAAAACAGCCAGACAGTACCCGTATCTCTCGCCCCGCAAGGCGGGTGAACTCTTTCTGACATGTGCATTGCGTTCTGGGTCAATGGGTCTTCAGACCGTTGCCAACATTCTGTTCAGCATGACAGAAGCCGGCTCGGCGATGAGAACAGATGACCCAACCCTTCGAGGAACCCGCGATTTACGTCGAGCCACACTCGAAAGGGAAGTGTCCAAAAAGGACCGAACTCGTATCAACGAGTTGATGCAAGGTTTCCTAAATAATCTGGTCGGCCCTGGCTCTGGTACGACCGCCACGCCAGCCGAATAACCGGAGGAACATGAGCAAGACATTTCACTCGTTTCAGGAATACATGACCGACCGTGGCAAGGTTCTATCCAAGCCGCCGGTCGAAGCAACGCCCGACTACAAAGGCCCGAAGCCGAAGTCGCCCGCCAAAGGTGCGACCAAGGGTAAAGGCTGGGAGGTTCCCAACGTCGGCAAGAAGGGTACGCCCGCAGCCTACAAGAGCGGCACTGACAAGGCTCCCAAGAAGGCCGAAAAGGGCGGCTTCGCCGACATGGGCGACAAAGCTCTGGTCTACGAACCGGGCGACGGCTGGTACGGCGGCAAGGACGGCGTCAGCAAGTCCGAGCAAGGCGTCCCAGGCGGATCGAAGTCAAAAACGTGGCCGAACACCGGCTCAAAGACAGAAGCATTCCTGGCAAAAACAGAAGGCATGTCCACATCGCAGTTCGCAAAGCACGTCAAGAAGGGCTTGAACGAACACTGCGGTTGTGAAAACAAGAAGGCTCCACACGTTGTAGCCTACTCGGTCGGAGCGTTCCACCCAGACCCAATCCAGGCGATTCGCTACGTCACCTACCTCGCCAACGAGAACGTGAACCTCCGTCACGCTCTCGTCCGTGAGGCGAAGCGTGCCGGATGTGCGGCCACCCTGCTCGGCGAACTTCTGCAACTGCCGGAATCCTACACCGCTCTCGCCAAGCTGATTGACAGCGAACAAGGCGAAGCATTCAGCCGGCGGCTGGAAAAGGCCATCCGCGAAAACCGCGAAGAGCTTCGGAAGAAGGCCAAGCTCCACGAAGAAGTCGATGAACCGGCTCACAAAGATGACATGGATCTTGACGACCTTGACACGGACGAAACCGAAGAAGACAACGACAGTGATCTGGATCTCGGAGACGGAGACGAAGACCCCGACAAGGAAGGCGACGATCTCGATCTGGACGGCGGCAAGGACGACAAGGGCGGCTTGGATCTGGACGACGACAAGGGCGGCGAAGACGAAGCAGGCGGCTTAGATCTGGACGGCGGCGAAGGCGGCGGCATGGATCTGGGCGGCAAAGACGACAAGGGCGCGGTCAGCGACTTGGATCTTGGCAACGATGAAGAAGGCCCACCAGAAGATCCGCACGCTGGCAACACACATCCTGGCGACGATGACGATGAAGGCGAAGACGCCCCGCCGCCGGATGACGATGAAGGAAAGATCGACTTCGACGGCGATGATGACGACGACGAAGACGACCTCGACCTTGACAGCGACGACGACGAAGACGACGACCTCGATGACGAGGACGACGACACGCCCAAGAAGATGCCTTGGGAAGAAGACGACTAACCACTTGGGGCTGCTTAGGCAGCCCCTTCTTCTTGCGCGGGCAGTGGGTCGATACTGAAACGTAGTTTGATCTGGCGACCGCCACGGCTGTCGCTCAGGAAACGGTCGAACAGCAGATCTTCCTCGACCGGATCAACATCGGTAATGCCGAGCAGATAACATGTCAACGCACCCACGGCAGAACCACGTCCCGGCCCCACAGCTTCGTAGCCACTGCCAAGCTTCAGATCTTCTCGATAGTACCGCCGAGCCTCATCCACCATCTTCTTCTGAATGAGGAAGTAACTGGCGAACCCCTTGCGACAGATCAATTCATACTCGATAGCGGCGCGGCGTTTGTATTCGACCCCAACGATGTGACGTTCGCGAAAGCCCCTGTTGATGTACTCCTGAAGTTGAAGTTCGGCGTCGGGCAGTTTCGGAAGCTTGTTGCGTCGATCCAGTTTGACGCCTTTGCACATCTCGCAGATCTTGACCGTATTCAGCTTCGCCTGCTCGTAGATCTCGGGCGGAATGGTGTCACGGTAGTTCGCAACGTAGAAGTCGTTCAGTTGCTCTTCGGATTTCTGCGACAGTTGCTTGTCTTGCAACTCGAAGAGATCTTGGATACCTTCTTCGGTCATCGCCTTCTGGATGTCGAGAACGGTTTTGCCGGTCTGTTGCATCAGCATCAGTTGCTGAAACTCGGAATCCTCGGGCAGGCAGTAGTGACAGTCGTTGGTGAGGATGATGGGAAGGCCGTACTTATCGGCTGCCCAGAGAATGAAGCGGTCGTAGGGCTTTTGCTTCTTGAAGTCGAGCATCATGATTTCGAGGTAGAACTTGTCCCCGAACATCGCCATGTATCGCTCGACAACCTGGGCGGCTGCATCCCGCTTCTCTTCCCAGGTTTCGCCGCCGTACTCGAATGCCTTGCCGATCTCAGAGTTGTAGCAACAGGAAGTGAAAATCAACCCTTCCTTATGCTTCATCAACTGCTCATAGTTGACGCGGGGTTTGCCGTAGAACCCGTACAGGTACGCCCAGGTCGTGAGTCGGATGAGGTTTTTGTAGCCGGTCGAGTTGTAGGCGATGGCGAGAAGGTGCGCACCCCGGACGCGGAATCCCTTCTTCTCTTCTTCGTTGAGGGTGTTGACAAACTTGTCGCGACTCGCCGCATCCGGGGTCGCTTCGGTGTGGTAGCGGTTGATGTACAACTCGCAGGCGAAGATCGGCGAGAGGGCGTTCTTGTCTTTGAGTTCGTCGCAAACCTTCTCGCAAGCAGCGATTTGGCGCGGAACCGCACCCATCATGCCGTGGTCGCTGATACAGAGGAAGCGGCCTTTTCCCTTCCAGTTTTCCGAATACTCCTCGACCATCCCGAACCCGTCGAGAAGGGAGAAGTCGGTGTGGAGGTGCAAATGCTCGAAGCCGACAATTTTGGGAGTCACGGATGTAGCCCTCTCGCCTGTTGACCGGCCTGACTATAACCATTTTGCTCCCACACGTCAACCGAACAACGCGGCCCACGTCTGCATGACAGATGGGTACTTCTTCGACCCGATGACATCGTCCGCAAAGCCGTTTTCGACAGCTTCAGGGGCCAGGATGTTGATCTCGCCCTTGTCCTTCATCCATTGGTCTATCTTATGACGGACCTGTTCAAACGTCATCCCCTTGTGCAAAGGGGCGTTCTTGCACCGCTGGGTAAAAATATCCAGCATGATGCTGTGGTTCTGCATGTTCCTGGCGGCGAGCGTGGCTGCCGTTCTTGTTTCCAGGGCCGCATCGACACTGCCGGTGTGCGCCATGAACTCGCAGTTGGGCATCAAGAGCCGCGTTTTAGCGGCCTGCAAGATGATGCCCGACATGGAAGAGGCTTGTGCGTAAGCAATGATGGTGATGTCACAGGGGGACAGCTTGATGGCGTCGTAGATGGCCATGCCGTCGTTCCACTCGCCGCCAATGACGTGCATGTGGATCAGGATGTGGCCGACATCGTCTCTCTCAAGCACACTGAGGTTCTTGAGAAACGTTGTGGCCATGCGGTATTCAATGCCCGGCTCGTCTTCACCGGCAGGCGTACTGTGCAACCAGATTTCTCTGGTTGCAGTACAAATGCTGTCACGGTGAATTTGTGCAAGTACGTCATTGACATCAGGAAGAGCCGGTTTAGCCGGTTTAGTCGTTCGCTTTCGGGTCATCGTAGTCCTTGGTCGAAGGCCCAGACATCATGTCCCACATAACTGCATCGGGAGTATGCTCCCGACAGTATGTAGCAGCCCCTTCCTTGTCCTGGCCAAAGACTTTCATTTCGACACCGGGGATCTCTGCTACCCACACTTCAACAATGTCCTTCTCACTTTTCTTCATGCTTCCTCCGGGTCATCGAGCAGTTTTGCTGCCGTGAACGAGTAGGTGGTGCTTTCCTTGTCGTTCTGCACGACATCAAGGACCACACCGAACTCCATCAAGACAAACCGCAGTTGGTCCATGACCTCCTGCGGCGTCTCGTTATTGAAGATCGTCAGATTCATCACTCGCCCTTCTCGTACTTCTCACGGCTCTTGACGGTGACTCCCTTCTCCGCTTCGCTGCCGTGACAGTGATAAACGATTTCACTTCCATCCTTGTTCTTGGTCGCAACCAGTACGTCGTTGCCCCAGAGTGCGCGGAGCGAAGTCATCGTTTCCCGCAGGTAGGGGTCGTACAGCGTGCCGCTGGCACTGAAGTCCTGCAACAACAACTGGCCACGGCCACGGTGGTTCGGCTCGACCAACCTGATGTCGGGAAGTCCACGGTTGGTGAACCTCTTCATCAGCATGGCTTTGATCTTCGGGTAGTCGATGGTTTCCAGCTTGGTATCACCATTCGGATAGTGCTTCCAAGTGAAGAACTCCATCTTGCGGCAGAAGTCTTCGGTGAAGAACTCGGCGATCAACATTGGATCGTCGTAGTTCTTGCAGACCTCGAAGACCTTCTGCTTGCCAAGCATGGCCTTCGTGTCCCACTCCTTACGCTTCTTCATATCCTTGCAGTCTTCCCACTCCTGGCCGAACTGCCCACGGTCCCATCGCTCCTCAATGTCAAGCAACAGGCTGAAGCCCAGCTTGTACGGATTGAGCGAGTAATGGCCACCGAGTACACCCATCTTGTGGTCGGCGTACTCCACGATGCCAGCGGACTTGTCCTTCTGGCCCAGGCTGACATAGCCCATCTTGGCCATGATGTTGTAGTCCACCCAGCTTGCGAAGCCTTCGTTGATCATCTTCGTCTTGCCCTGCGGCGAGAAGTACAGAGCCTCCTCGTAGAGCATGCTGAAGATGTCGGCCTGCCACGGCTTGAACGGGGCGTTGTCGCGAAGGAACCCCATGATGTCCTTGATCGACCCATCAAACAGGCCCAGATCTTCGGCGGCTTCCTTACGGTCGATCCGCTTCTTCTCCCTGTCCTTCCACTCCCGTGGGTTGATCCAGTCTTCCATGTGACGACGCTTGTCGTCCACCTTGAGCCGACGCGGCTGGCGGTACTTGCGAGTATCACGGATGACCACGTCGCGGGCGACCTTCTCGTCCCAGGCCGAGGACGGATCGATCAACGTGTCGATGCGAAGAATGTGATCGATGAACTCGGTGACCTTTTCCTTGCCCCACCGCGTCATGTACTCCCTGATCCGGTTGCCGTGATTGGCAAGCTCATTGATCATGTTGTAATCGCGGGCGAACCTCTGCGTCGGCTCAAAGAACACGTTGTTCTTGAAGAAGTGGCAGTGGCCGAGGGCGTGCGCGATCACCGTGATGTTGTCCACCAGGGTGTTGCTGTGGAGACAGTACAGGTAGCACGGATTCGAGTTGATGACCATCTCGTAGATCTTGTGCATGCCGTACTCATACCCACGCTGGAGTTCCTCATACTCCATGCCCCACTGCCAGTGAGGATAACGAACGGGGAATCCGCCGTAGGCAGCGATTTCGCTGACTTCGTCGTAGGTTAGCAACTGGACCACCGTTGGGTAGTAGTCCAAACCAAACTCAGTGCAGACCCTGAAGATGGTGGGGATAAGCTCTTTCAGTTCCTTGGGCATGGGAGCGCCAGGAACCGTGTTATCGCCCATCAGCAGGGGCATGCCCGTCATGAACTTCTGGGACATTGTCAGTCTCCGTATGGCCCGCTGTTAATCGTCAGAGGCCATTTTAGCCTGCTGCTTACCGAGCAAGTCTTTGATGGCGTTCATGATCTGCTCGTCCCGTTCCTCGTCCGTAAGACTTGGGAGGTCGTAGATCATCATTGGGGTGTCACTATCAGTCTCGATCATGGGACCAATGTTAGTGGTCCTGATCAGGTCAGAACTCAGCGTACCTTCCTTGATGGCTGTGTCGAGAGCTTCCTTCACTGTCCCTTCGTAGGTGTAAGACATGACCTGAGTCACACCCACGAAGTTGACGTTCATTGGGCCGAAGCTTTCTTCGAGCCGCTTGATAACTTTGGCGTTGTCGTCAGGCCAGTTCTCGCCGTCCGTGAAGTAGAACACATACACGTTCCACTTGCCCGGCGGGAACCTGTTCTCGAACTGCTCCGCAATCAAGTTGAAGGCCGAGGACACAGTCGTGCCGCCGCCCTCACGCAGACGGAAGAACGTGTCTTCGTCCACTTCGCGGGCGGCGTTGTCGTGCCAGACCCACATGCGTTCGACCCGCTTGTAGAAGCGGCGAATCCACACGTCGATCCACCACGCCATGTCACTGACGATCTCGCACTTCTCGATGTCCATCGATCCCGAGCCGTCACGGGCGAAGATGATGGCCGCGTTGGACGACGGAACCTTGACCTCTCGGAACTGCCGGTAACGCTTGTCGCTGTTGATCGGCAGAATCAGCTTCACCGGGTCAGTGAACCCAGGAATACTGTGTAGCTTGTTGATCTCGCCGGTAGACGCCATCCGCTTCAACGCCTGGAGCATGGTGCGTCGGGTGTGACGCAGGCTCTCCGGGCCGACGAGCGAGATGTTCGTGTACTTGATCTCGATGTCTTCAAAGGTCTGGTTGGGCTTGGGCTTCAGGTTCGGCAGTTCGAGTTCATCTTCCATGAACTTGAGAACGTCGTCCAAGTTCAGGGTAATCATGATGCCTTCATGCTCATCACCCTGACCACCGCCCTGGCCCTGTCCCGGCTGCGGGTCTTGGTCGATGATGTCCCCTGGCTTGCCCTGGCCGCGACCGATGCCTTCCTCGTTGTCACCGAAGACAATGTGAGGCACGTCGATCTGCGGAATCGAGATAACGATCTTGCCGTTCCGTCCCCGGTGTCGGGTGAACTTGCCCGACTTGATGAATTTCTTCAAGGCTTTGCGGATGCGGCCTGAAACCACATCGCGGAAATCCTTGTGGTCTTCTTGAATTCTGCGTGGCACTGGTTGCTCCTTTAGATGCCGGCTCCCAGGTGCTTCTGAGACTCAGCGGCCTTCTTCTCGGCGAAATACTCTGCGGCTTCTTCGGCATCCGAACCAACTGGGTCGCCGTCTGGTTCCCAGAAGAACTGCCAACCATCCACGGTCCTCAGCGAGTAATGCGTTCCGCAACCAACACACATGGTCGCACCGTAGTATTTTGGGTCACGGGCGTAAGTCTCGCACAACGCCCTGCCCATCCGAGTCTCGACACCGCATTTCTTGTGGACATAGCTGTAACGAACAGGCCGGACAAACCCCTTGGCTCGTTCTTCTTCGGAAAGAACCCAATACGCTTCGTGTTGACCTGTCTTGGGATTGATGGGGGCCGGTGCGCCGGCAGTCTCATAGCCAGGACGCGGCGGCTGACCATCTGTTGTCGTACTGAGCTTCAGCTTGTCCTGATCCATGATCGCCTCTGTTCGGCTCCTGCCGGCTCACACGTCTAAGGTGTGTTCTGGCGGTGGAACCTTGAATCTGACTGTGATGGTGTCTTCGTCACTATCCACCTGATCGATGAGACAGGAGAAGAAAAAGTCCATGAGATCGTTGTTGAGCTTGGCAGCAACATCTCCGTATGTGCCATCATCCGCCCAAGCGTCTATGAACAATTCGTTGAGTTTTTCGAGCATGTCCCTGTTCTGTTTTCGCCCCAGCCAGGGATTACACGAAGCTGGTGCTGTTGCTGGCACTGGTTTTCTCCTAGTCCGAGTAGAAAAGGTGCGTCCTGGGCGGACGCACCAATTCCCCTTAGACGGTTAATCCTTCTCGGCGAGATCACCACGGGCGAAGATGCTGCCGACGTAGTCAAGCACGTCGCTGGCCGACTGCTCGTTGTACCCGTACTGCTTGATGAGTCGGGTCTTGATGGCGTCGATCTTCTCTTGCAGGTCTGGCTGGACCACGGTCGCACCGCTGACGTTCAGGGCCGACAGCTTGATGTGATCCTTGGTGTCCTCGTACAGCTTGGCCTCAAGAGCCTTCTTGAGCAGCGGGTTGCTGTCCCAGCGGAACTCTTGCTTCTTGTGGGCCAAGTCACCGATGAAGGCCGCGATCATGCGACGGAAGTCATCAGCACCCTGCTCGGGGATCTTGATGCGAGACTCGATGTTCCGCATCAGCCGCTCATCCGGCGGCTCGTCGCGGCCCGTGATCTTGTTGCGGACCTTGGCCTTGCTCATGTAGGCCATGACGTTGTCGATGTAGTTGGCGCACAGGCGGACGATTGCGTCTTCGTCGCCGACCAAGGCCCGCTGGACTTCGGCCTTGAGGATTTCGTCCAGCTTCTTGATCGCCAGTTCCACACACGTCAGGTAACGTGCGATGTGGTCCTTGTTGGTGATCAGGCTGTGGTTGTTCAACCCTTCCTTGATCTCGTTCAAGACCATGAAGAAGTTGATGTAGTCGTGCCGAGCCGACAGGCAGTTCGAGATCTTGTCCTGAACGTACCGTGCCGAGACGCCGGTGGTCATGCCCTCGCCGACGTGCTTCATCATGTGTTCTTTGACCGAATCCTCGGTCCAGCCCGGCAGCAGCTTGCCGTCGTACAGTTCGGCCTTCTGGATCAGGTCGATCTTGCCGTCCTTGTCGTCCTGCAACCGGGTCAACACGGCCCAGAGAGCCGCGATCTCCAGCGTGTGCGGAGCGACGTGCTGACGGACCTTGCCGGGACCGTAGTCCTGCTCCAGAACCTTGAGTTCCTGGCTCCACCGCACAATGTACGGCACGTCGATCTTGACCGTGCGGTCGCGAAGAGCTTCCATGAACTGGTTGTTCTTGAGCTTGTCGAAGTCAGCTTGGTTGGTGTGGCCGACGATCATTTCGTCCACGCCGATCTGGCTGAACTTCTTCGGCTTGATGTTCTGTTCCTGGGACGCTCCGAGGAGGTCATAGAGGAACGCCGTCTCCAGCTTGAGCATTTCGATGAACTCGACCACGCCCCGGTTTCCGACGCAAAACTCGCCGTCGAAGTTGAAGGCGCGGGCGTCAGAGTCCGATCCGAAGTGCGGGATCTTGGCGAAGTTGATGTCGCCCGTCAGTTCGGTCGAGTCTTGGTTCTTCTCGTCCTTCGGCTGGAAGGTTGCGATGCCGACTCGGTCGGCTTCCGAGTGAACCTTGCGGATCACGACGATGTGGTTCTCGACCACCTTCTTCCAGTCGCCCTCGTACTTCTTCAGAAGCTCGTTCATGAACTTCTTGCAACGCGGGTTCAGTTCGCCCTTGGTCTGGAGGGTGTACTGCGTTGCCTTCTGATCTTCCGGCACGCTGTCAAGCAGCGTGATATTGAGTTCGTTGATCAACTGACGCCGCAGATCAAGCGGGATGAGCTTGAGCGGGTCTTCGTTCATCGGGCATTCGTCTTCGGTGTGCGTGTAGATGCCGTCCGAACCAGTCGGCAGGTTCACCCACTTGTAGGTGTACCACGCACCTTCATCGGTGCGGCTGTACCGCTCCAAGCCCTTCTTGAGCAAACGGAGGATGGTGGACTTGGCCGAGCCTACCGGCCCGTGCAGAAGCAGAATACGCTTCTCAGTGCCGTAGCAGCCGGCAGCACCCTTGATGAACTTGACGAACTCGTCCAGCGTGTCTTCGAGGTCGAAGATCGGAATCTCGTCGTCATCGAAGAAGTTGTAGTGGGTGAGGGTCTTGCGATACCGCTCGTAGGTGTAGGAACCCTTCGACATGATCATGTCGAAGATTCGCTGGTAAGCGGAACGGGCGATGCGTGGGTTTTTCTGGACCCGGTCCAGATACTCCGCGAAGGTCATTTCCTCGTTGAGCTTCTGGAACTGCCGGCGGTCATATCGTCCGGCAACGCGGTCCAACAAGGACAGGCTCTTGTTGCTCGTAGAAACTTCGTTCATGTTGTCTCCTTCTCGCCGGCACGACCATCGTGGGTTGGACGGAGTTGTTTTCGTTAGTCTTCATAGTCATCGTGTCCTGAAGAAGGGGGTGTCTTTTCTCGTCTTTGGATTGAAGGCCACCTTCAATTCATACTAGACCGAAGGTAGCCCCTGATGCAAGTCGTTTCCCCAAAATTATTCAACCTCCCCGAAGAACTGGCCGCTGCTGATGTCATCAATCGAGTTGTAAGGAGCCGGACCTTGTGCCGCCTCGGCTGCCTCCCTGATTCCGCGATCCTTTTCGATCTTGCTCCAAAACCTGTGATCGTGACTGTCCTTGTTCGGGATCGGCGCACAGCAACTCATCAGTCTCGTCTTCTTGTCGGAACCACATTTGGGGCAGACAGTGTCTGGGTAAACATCAGTCTCGTCCCACTTTGTCAGGTCGCTGTACCTTTCTTGGCACTTCTTGCACTCGAACTCATACATCGGCATTGCTCGCTCCTCGCTCTTGATTGTAGTGCGGTGAAAACATGGTCGTCGTCTTCACTCGTCTTCGGTTAGTTTTGTCATCATCCTGTACGTTACGGTTAGCTCGGCCAATCGTTGCTTCAGTGGCTTCATACGCCACTGCACGCCCTCGCTCACGAAGGCTTTTGCTTTCTCTAGCAGTTGGTGTCTCAGGGCAACGTGGGTCAAACGAAGCTCTTCCTCCTTGTAGCTGCTCTCTTCTTCGATCATGGCTTCCAACTGCTCGTCGGGAATATCCGGCTCCTCAAAGTAGCCGAACTCCGGTTCGTCGTTCTTCATTTGTCCTCACTGATTAAGCCCCAGGCTGGATGCAAGCATCGTGGCACGCTGCCATTCTTCAAACACCGCCAGTTCCATTTGCGTTTCATTGCCCGTCCTAAATCGATTGACGTAGGTCAGGAAACAAACGCTCTTATCTATCCAGTCCTTCGGGACAAACCCTCCCACCCCGCCGGCCACATTTACCAGTGGCGTATACCCGTCGTACTTGGCATCCTCGCACAAAACATTGCTGATCTCACATTCTTTGTCACGCCTCAAACAAGCCGTGCCTGTGCGGTTCACCAAACTCCTCGACAACATGTCGTCGTTCCAAGGCTCGACAGCCACACACTCGGAAGTCACAACCAACATTCCAGGCTCGGCCTCGATCAGCGGCGCGGCTAAAACATCTGGACGACGCACCACATTCAGCAGCAGTCGATAGGCCCAGTCGTAGAAAAAGCCCTTACGCCCAAAGACCGCAAGTTCGATCTTGGCGTCGGGCAGGAAATGACGCATGCTGGAATAGCATGCGAAAGACATCCAATGGTGGTATGGCGTCGGGTATGTGCAAATCATGACCCGCAAGCCTTCTCCGGTGTAAATCATCACCGTAAAGGAGATAGCGGTCAGTCTTTCTTCAAACGAATACGAATCGTCTTGCCGACGATTTCACGACGAATGTCGCCCGATAGATTGGGCGGTTCGAGTCTGGGAGCCTCTTCGCGTTTGGCTGGAGGTTGCTGCGGGATAGGAATTGGGACAGGAGCTTTGTGGCGGCGGCACTTGTGGCAGGGTTTTGTCATCTTGGTTTTCCAACGACTCCGGTTCTCTTGGTCTTGTAACCGAGTCGCCCCGCGTTGAATTTCCAGACAACAGGCAAGCCAAGATCGGCAGGATTGACAGCCTTGAATAGAACACCAAGACGGCCAGGGGTACGCGAAGTATCCTTCTTACGGTTCTTGCCGATACCGTAGAGCGTGACTCGCTTGCTCTGTTCGTCAAGCGCCATGAACTCTGCGAAGGTCATCATGCCCACTTTTCCTCTCCGTCTATCCAGTAGTGAAGCACCCACCTGCCCGTCGTGGACATGTACTTCCGGTCGATCTTGATCACTCCTGCGTGGCACTTGCGATGACAGTTGCTGCAAATGACGAGGATGTTGTGGTCGTTGTATTTACCGCCCTGCTCGCCAGGAATAATCCGGTGAGCATCGAGAAGGTCGTAATTGTCCTCGCCGCAGAAGTAGCATTTCTTCTCAAAGAGCTTCTTGATCTGTTGGCGTGAATACCGCTTCTTGGTCATTTTCATAACTCCGACCACTACAGTATGGGTATGTAGGCGACTCAGTCGCCCAACACCCAATCAAAGGAGCAAAGATGAAGACACTAGGAATCCTAGTCCTGGGCGTAGTCCTGGGTCTGGTCGGCATGGGGGCGGCTGTAAAGTATTGCCCTGACGTTCAGAAGGCACTCGGCGTTCACGCCGCACATGCGGTCAAGTGCGACTGCAAGAATTGCGATTGTAAGGACTGCAAGTGCGACAACTGTGCTTGCAAGTCATGCCCCGGCAAGAAGGCTTGCACCTGCAACCCTTGCACCTGCGTCGGCGGCTGCAAGTGCGAGAAGTGTTCCTGTCAGGCATGCCCAGGCAAGCAGAACCAAGACCCGAAGAAGGAGTGCGGCACGAAGAAGGGCTGCTGCGAGAACCACAAGTGAGAGATCAGTTGGATCTCGTTTTCGCAATCAAGCTGGTGGTCGAAAGCCCGGCCAACATCGGGGCGATGATGACCTCGGCCAAATCATGGCCGACCACTTCCTCGGCCCGATAGTCCCCACCCTTGACGATGATGTCTGGCCTGACGTACTTGATCAGGTCCAACGGAGTGTCGGCGTCAAACGGAACGACACAATCAACACACTTCATGGCCGACAGCACACGGATGCGGTCGGCCAGTTTGTTTACCGGCCTGCTGTCGCCCTTCAAACGTCTCACGCTCTCGTCCGAATTGATCCCCACCACCAACAAATCACCCTGATCCTTGGCAAATTCCAGGGTCTGAATGTGTCCGGCGTGTAACAAGTCGAAACAGCCATTTGTAAAGACGACTTGACTACCACCCTTCCGTGCGAGCAATTCCGCAGGCTTCAACGGCCTGTTGTGCTTACTCTGAACGTACACGGCTCCCGCCTCATACGCGATAATTGCAGCCTCGTAAGTGGACATACCGTGTGCCACAGCCATCGCCAGGAACGCAATAAAGCAATCCCCGGCCCCAATCACACTATTCACCTCGTCCTTCCGACTCGGGCGATACTCGAAGAAACCAGCCGGGGTAATGCCCACGACGCCCTCGGACCCCTGAGTGATGACCACGTCCCGACAGCCAACAATCTTCTTCAGCTTCTCTGCCTGTCGTTTCCAATCTTTCTCGCCGGTGAGTGCGGCTGCCTCGACGCTGTTCGGCTTGAGGATGGTGCAGCCTTCCCAGCGAGTTAGATCGTGCTTGGGATCAACGATGGTAAGGCGGTCTTTGAGGAACCGCTTGTACCAAGGCTTGTCGAAAATGCCCTTGTTGTAGTCACTGAAGACTGTGACCTCAGTCCTCTGAAGCTCAAAGTCATCGAACATCCACAGCGAGGTCTGACCGTAACATGGTTCCTCGACATCCCAGCGTGCCACAGGGAAATCCCCCTGGTAGAAGCGTTTCTTGACCGGGATGACTAACCCGCAGTCCAGGGGGCTGTGGTTTGTGATCTTCTTCAGAGGCATGAGCGGCATGACATCATGAGTGATGCCGGTCAGGAAGACATGTGTGTTGAACTTAGAGAATTGAAGAGCCACATTTGCCGCACCACCTGGGACGCGGGTACATCGGTCAGATTGTGACCGCATGACTGGGATAGGGAATTCTGGGGAAATTCGACTCACCGAAACATCATAATACTCGTCCAACATCACGTCGCCGACGACTGAGATCTGGCATGTATGACTGAGGTCTTTACGAATGAAAGCCTCGATGAGAGAGCGTGCTTTTTCTTCCATATAGACACAGGAGTGTCAACTACCAAAAAGATTAGCCGAGCAGGCTTTAGGCCCACCCGGCTAACCCTAGTTGCCCTGCATGCGACAACTTGACAAGGAGAACCAACGACGAACACAACTGACCTTTTTTGAGTCAGTTATGTCGCCTGCCGTCAAGACGACTCGACGGTTGGCGTGCAGGGTTTTCCGTCCCGCACACCCTTATTATAGCAACCCGCCAAGAAGACAAAACAGAATCTGCTGAATACATACAAGTGCTATTACCCGAAGGCGGTCACGCCGCATTTCAAGAAAAATCCCATGACAGGAGGAGAACCCATGATCAAGAGAATAGCCGCAGGCTTGATGGCAGGCTTGGTTGCCTTGGCACTCATGGGCGCAACTGTGTCGGCCCAAGAGGGTCCGCCAACACCGCCAGCACCAATCGCGTCGGCCAACAAGGCTACCGGGATTGAATTGACGCCGGACCAAGTTGTCGCCCCTGATGAAGGCTTCGTCAACATCACAGCTACCTGCAAGGGATCAGTCAAATGGCTGGTCATCAGCAGTGTAAAAGTCAAATACGTTTCCAACGACTCAACCAACTCAATCATCGTCTCTGTTCCAACTCAGCCCGGCACGGTCGTAACTGTGTTTGCGGTCGGGTTGGTTGACGGCAAGATGACCGAGTTCGTGAGAACTTCAATTCAAGTTGGTGGTAACGGGCCTACCCCGCCTGGACCACAGCCGCCCGGACCTAACCCGCCGGCCCCGGTTGCTGGGAAGTTCCACCTTACGTTCGTGGTGGACATGAACAATGCCACTCCAGAACTGGCAGCGTTGCTCAACAGTGCGACCCTCCGAAAGACGGTCAGCGACAAGGGTGGGTTCATGAGGATCTACGACAAGTCGTCGCCTGTTGTTACGGCAAAGAAACTCGACGGGCTGGTCACGAAGAATGGCGGTGGTCCGACCATGATTCTCCAGTCCCAGGCCGGTGCGGTGCTTAACCCCACCGAACTTCTGGTCCCGAGGACGGACGCAGATGTCATCGCAATCCTGAACAAGTATGTGAGGTGAACATGAGGCATCCAATCGGCCCACTTTCAATCAGCAGACTGCCGGCGATCAAATTCGACGGCGAATACCGCGTTCTCGGCTGCATTCCGTCTGACAACAACCACGACTTCGCCAACTTCGGCGATCAGTTGTTCGGTCAGGCACAGCACGATTTGCGGGAGATCGACCTTGCGGTCGTTTACAAAAACCGAATCCTCAACCAGGGCAGCACGTCTTCGTGTGTGGGCCAGGGTTGTGCATCAGGTATGGAGTTGGTGTGGAAACAACTGGGCAACCCAGCCCAAGAGTTCACGCCGTACTTCACCTACGGCCTGATCAACGGCGGGCGGGATGCCGGCGCGATGATCTCCAACGGCCTGATGGCTCTGAAGCGTTATGGTGCATGCCCCAACGGAATGTTGGGACAGGGAGTGATGTACCAGAGCCAGTTCACGCAGCAGATGTACGACGCCGCCATGCGGTTCCGACTGTCGTTGGCGTTCAAGTGCAACAGCTTCGATGAAATCTGTCAGGCCATCAACCTCGGCTTCTGCTGCCCACTGGGCATCATGGTCGGGGACAACTTCTCGAATGTCGATTCCGAGGGCGTCTGCCCGCTCCGCACCAGTGGCGGCGGCGGTCACTGCATCCTGGGCGTCGGCCTCAAGAAGCACCCACGCTACGGATGGCTGATCAAGATCCAAAACTCTTGGGGCGAAAGATTCGGCATCAAGGGACACGCATACCTTCGTCGGGAACACTTCAGCCAGATGCACCCTGACGCATTCGCAATCCAAGCGGCGTTCGATGACCCGCAGGACAAAAACACCGAGGACGATGTCCCCGTTGTGACTGGTTGAACACTTACTTAGAAAAAGGTGATAGACATGTCTAACCAAGAAGTTCGCGCGATGTCGGTCGAACAGATCGACATCCTGAAGGCTTCCGCCCAAGACTTCGGTTTTGATAGCGGTGCTGTGGCCGACATTCTGGAGAAGTTCGGCCCGGATGTCCTTGCCCTGCTGGTAGAACTCGCTCGTAGCGGGTTCACCATCCAGTGGATCATGGACACATTCAACAAATTCGGCCCGACCGTGCTTCAGTTCCTTCAGGATCTGTTCACACGGAACATGGCAATCGCCGAGGTTCCACTGTCAGTTGACGGCTCGCCTCAGACCGGCGTCGTGATCGACGGCCAGATCGTGGAAGGGTTGGACTCCAACCTGATCACGACCTTGCTGGAGAAGTTCCTGCCGCTGATCCTTGAGAAGTACGGCCCGCAACTGATCGAGTACCTCATCAAGATGGTTCTCGACGCAATCAAGCCGAAAGCCGGCGAAGTGATGTCGGCCCAGGCAAAGCTTGACGCAAGCATCATCTCAACGCTGCTCGAAAAGCTGCTCCCGGTCATTCTGGAAAAGTATGGCCCGCAACTTATCGAAGCACTGATCCAGGCCATCCTGAACGCGATCAAGCCGAAGGCAACTGATCCGGTGGTTCACACCGGCGTTGTCGTCGCCTGATACGACTGGCATAGGTGGGGGACTTGCGTCCCCCACCGCAATCCGAAAGAAAACGAATGAAGAAACTGTTTTGTGGCATCATGCTACTGGCCCTTGGCCTTACCGCTCTTCTGTCTGTACAGGCACAGCAACCTGATGGTCCGCCGCCTGTTGTCGAGGAGAAGCTATGGACGCCAGAAAGCTCTGTGTTCTTCGCCCTGGCAGACTTGAAGACTCTGCCGGTCGAACAACAGCCATACATTCGCTATCTTTCGCTGCACAACATCCCGGCTGCCAAACGTGACGAGTACGCAAAAATTGTATCGTTCGTGGTGAACTCGCTTGGGACAAGGCGAAAGATCTACATCCCTGTGTTTGTCGGAGCCAGTGAGAAAACTGTGATCCGCATCAACATCAAGGACTATGACTGGAATCCAGAATCCTGGGAGAAACTGGCCCGCGAAGGAAGCGGCCCTCGACCATTCCCAGAACCTTACTTCCACACACTGATCGTGGACAAGGCCGAGGTCAAGTTCAAGACGATCACCCAGAAGAAAACAGTAACGAAACAGGTCGAAAAGCTCGTACAGGTAGGCGTCTACCAGAACACAGGACAACCGTATTACGAGAAGCGGCTGGTCAAAGAGGACGTTGAGATCGAGGAACAGATTCAAGTTCCCATCGAGCAGAATATCAAGAAGGAGAAGCTGGTATCGCCGCCCTGGATCAACGCCGACGTAATGGCGGACTTCATCAAGCTGACTCAGTCGGAAGCCCCGATTGTTAGAGCGGATTGGTTCATCACTTACGCAACCCTGGCTCCAGCGTACTACAACTTCCTGAACCTCGGAAACAAGGTAGAGGACTTTCAGAAGCTGGTGTTCACGGACCTAGCCTTGGCTGAGAAAGCTCGCAGCCAGGACCGTGCCGTCATCGTGATGTCTGGTATATCCAGAAACAACCGAAGAGTACAGCGTAGCCCGACCTTCACCGGCGGCTACTACTGGGAAACCTTCGACGTACTGAACAGCATCAAGGGCAACAAGGCGTTGCTCAACCTGCTGGACAACAAGCACGACGCATCAGAATACATCGGTACTTTGCCGAATGGACTTCAGGCTTACTTCCTGGCAGACGGCAACGGAGGGAGACAAGATGAGGCTCCTATTAACATTGTGTTGGACAACTCTGCGGTGGATCGCGTCGTGAGAAGTGCTAGATCCTGCATCGTGTGTCACAGCGAAGGAATCAAAACCATTGACGACGAAGTCAGGGCTTTGAACAAGTGGAACCCGAACCACGACAGCATTCAGTTGCTAATAACCAAGGAGCAGGACGCTTACAAGGTGCAAGACTTGTTCGGATCGGATCTGGAACGTCAAGTTACGAAGGACATGCAGATCTATCAGGACGCCGTGGCGTTGACAAACGGCATGAAAACCCAGGCTCTCTCGAAGAGCTATGGCCTCATCTACGACAACTACCTCGAACACCTGATGAACAAGGAAGACGTGGCAAGGGAGTTCGCCCTGAACTTCAAGGATCTGGACGGGCTGTTGAAATTGTCCAACGACCCGATCCTACTTGGCCTGCTCAGGGAGCCGATCAGGCCACTAAGACGTGACCAGTTTGAGGAATCGTACCAAGGGTTTATGCTGATCGTCGTTGCATCGAAGCTACGGCCCGGCGAAGTCCCAAGGATCGTGGTTCCTGAAAAACTACCACTGAGGAAGTAAATACTCTCAACAAGGAGAACCCCCATGAAAACGAAGATCGCTTTTCTCTGTGCATTCCTGCTGGCGTTTGCAGCGTCACCAGTGTTTGCTCAGTCGTGTGGACGTGGCGTAGTCGTCCGAGGCAATCCTGTGTGCCACACTCCGGTCGTGGTTCACAAGCCTGCTGTGGTTACGCCAGTCGCTGAAGTTATTACCCCCATCGCAGTGCCTGTGGCCCTCCCGGTCATCGTGCCTGCCTTCACATACCAGTACGTTCCGCCTGTCGCTGTGGCCCCAGGCGTACCAGTCTACCCAGGCGCACCTGCTCCCGGTTATGGATCGCCATACCCGGTTCAGCCAGGAGGCATGCCTGCCGGCCCCAGCTATGCACCGCCGGTTCAGTACAACGGTCCCTACCAGCAACCAGTTGCACAGCCTCAGCCGGTTATGCCCGGTGCTGATAACGGCAACGCCAAGCTGAAGGAACTTGCCAAGCTGCTCTTGGAAGAAATGCGGCGTCAGGACGCCATTGATAATGGCGGCACAGACGACGGACCTCCAATGGCAATCTACCCTGGCGCACAGGCTCCTGTGACGCCGCCGGTCACACCGCCCGTGGGTGGACCAACAAACCCGCCCGTTGGAAACCTTGGTGGTCGCCCCAACCCGCAATCGCCCTTCGCACAGCCGGCTATTAACGCCCTGGCGAAGAACTGCATGAACTGTCACACCGGGCCTGGGTCCAAGGGCGAGGTCGTGATCTTCAGTCAGTTGAATCAGTTGAACCCGGACGCCCCGTTCAGGTCAATGCTCAGTGAGATCAAGGGAGGCCGGATGCCCCCGCGTCAGTCTAACTTCGCCCTGACCCAGCAAGAGTACCAAGTCATTACGGCTTGGCTTGAGGGCCGCTAAATAGTGAGTCAGCGGCATACATACTCTTGAGGTCAACTCTGAACTCGAACTCACAAGGAGAGCTAACATGAACAAGTTTTTCGCCTCGATGGCCCTGGTGGTGGCGCTGATCTGCGGATCGGCAACTGCTGCCCAAGCACACGGAACAGTGGCTGTCCGTGTGGGTAATGGCCACAACGTAGTCGCCGTCCGCAACGTCGGCTTCGGTCACAACAACGTGGTCGCCGTCCGCAACGTCGGCTTCCACAACAACGTGGTCGCTGTTCGCAGCTTCAACCACGGCTACAACAACTTCGGCTTCGGCTTCGGCAACTACGGTGTCGGCTTCGGTGGCTACGGCTACAACGCCTTCGCTGCTGTTCCGTATGCCTACCCGGTCGCTGTCCCGGTCGCCTACGCACCGCCCGTCGCGGTCGCTGTTCCGACCATCGCAGCCCCGATTCCTTACAGCTACCCGGTCGCAGCACCTGTCGCAGCACCCTGCCCGGTCGCAGCACCTGTCTACGCAGCCCCGGTTTGCCCGGTTGGTGTGGTTGCCACCCCGACCTACGGTGTCGGCTTCGGTAACTACGGTGTCGGCTTCGGTAACTACGGTGTCGGCTTCGGTAACTACGGTGTCGGCTTCGGTAACTACGGTGTCGGCTTCGGCCACAACAACGTGGTTGCCGTCCGCAACGTCGGCTTCGGCCACAACAACGTGGTTGCCGTCCGCAACGGTGTCTTTGGCAACAGAGTCGTCGTCGGTAACAACGCGGTCGTTGTCCGCAACGGCCTCTTCGGCAACAGAGTCGTCATCCGCCGCTAATACCGGCCCTGAAAAAGGAAACCCCGCGTCAGTCATCTGACGCGGGGTTTTTTGTTGCACATCTCGGACAGAAATCCCACAGTGATCCATTAGGCACTGGGACATCGATCTTCCAGCCCCTCTTCATAGCCGTCTCTTTGGCTTCCTCGGGACTGCAAAACTGACCTCCATACTGCGGGTCAATAAACTGGTTGTTGCAGTTGCAACACACAAGGTAGAAGGACTGACGAATCGTCATTCCGCTGTCACCTTGAGGTTGATGCCGTCCACGCTGGTACAGTACCACTGTCCCTGGTGTCGCTCGTAGTAGACCTTGGCCAACCCAGTCAACGTCGCCTTCTTAGGCGCGGGCGGGTCGTTGGCCTTTGGTGCATTCGGGCCTTCCTTCGGCGGCGGTGGGAACTTGACAACGGCGTTGACATCAACCGTCACAACGACAGTATCCGGGTCCAACTGCTTCTTCCCGACCGTCTTCACCGTCAAAGCCTGATCGGGATTGAAACCCCAGATCTGGCCCTGTGGGAGGCCCACAGACTTGCCGAGCAAGTCCGTGGTCACTTGGTCAGAAGTCGGGCTGTATTCGTTGGCAACGAACGCCAACGGGGAAAAACTGCGGTACGTCAGGAACGCGACGGACAGCAGCGTAAGGCAAGACACGGCAAGTACAAACTTGCCAACTCTATCGCTCATGAAACCTCCTAGAAGCCTGATTCGAGGGTCAGACCCAGGCGAATCAGCTTGGCTTTCCACTCTTCCTTTTCACGACTGTTGTCGCTGTCAATCATGACGCCCTTGCAGTCTTCGCCGAGCATCTTCTTGAGAGCGTCCACTTCCAGACGGGTCAGCAGAACGGCTTGCCGGCGGAAGTGATAGTCGTTCCAAGCCTCGACCGCGAACGGTACGAGAGGCTTAATCAATTCTAGCATCGCATCGGCGAAGACGCGGATTTCGTACTGAGCGTGGGCGTCACAGCGGAGGCCGAGGAAGTGGAAGAGGTTGTGGAGGTCAATCTTCCAGTACCATTCCGTGTACAGGTTGAGTGGCAAGACCATACGAGCCTGTTCGCGGCTCACGCCCTCTTTCGCGTACTGCTCGTAGGTCTGGTAGGCTTTGATGCAGATCTCGTCCAGATAGGCGAGAAAGTCCTTGGCCGTCTCCACGTCGATGGGATCTGTGCCGCCCTGCTTGTTCGTCTTGGATTGTGCGCGAATGCCGGCGGCATCCGGCTTGTAGAACTCGTCCTTCATGATCGAGTAGCGGCCCGAGATCTCGTTGACGTTGGCGGTGCGATGGCGTATCCACTGCCGTGCGACGAAGATGGGCATCTTGCAGTGGAACTTGAACTCGACCATCTCGAACGGCGTGGTGTGACCGTGACGCATCAGATAACGAATCAGACCTCTGTCTTCAGAGGTTTTCTTCGTGCCGTCGCCGTAGGACACCCGTGCCGCCTGCACAATGGCAGCGTCTGCCGTGAAGCCCACCGGGGCAAAACGCGGCATACAGTCAACGAGCGTGACGTGACCATAGTCAAGCAGCTTGTGGGTCCGGTTGGGGACCAGGGTCATCACGTCGTAGTGTTCGTGGACCTGTTCTTCCGACATTGCTCAAACTCCTGAATGTAGCGGCCCAGAAGGTATACGGCCATCCGGCGGATGCCGATCCTCATGTTGATGAATCGGTAGTATACCTCGTTCCGCTGGTATTCGGAAGACAGGAATGTCAGGATCTGGTCTTTCGCCTGTTGAGGGGAGAGCCTCTTCTCAGCGAAACGTGAAAAAAGACGCTCGACCTCATACTTCACGCCGCCCACCCGGCGACGTAGAAGCCAGGGGTTTTTCGGCAAAGGGAGGGAAGCGTCTTGGGATGGCTGGGGTGTCCCCCAGATGACGAGTGCGAATTGGTGCATGCCATATCATAGTCATGTCATGGCGTGTCGTGGAGCGTCGGCTTGTTGAATTTCATCATGATCTTGCCGTCACCGGCGAGGCCACACTTGCCGTTGTCTTTGGTGCAGCGAGTGCTTCTGCCGCCGTTCATGTCTCTGACCCAGCCGGCACGCTCTTTGTTGGCGTAAGTAGGGCCAGCACCATACGGATTGCCTGCGATGTCACTTGTGGTCGTGGAAACGCCGCCGCCAGAGGTGGTTGCCGTCTCCGCTGCCAGATCTGCCTCAAACTTCTGAAGCCACTCTTTGAATTTGATCATCTCATCCTTCTTTACATTGGACCTGGGGCTGGGCCTGGACCAGCCCCGGCTGCACCGCCGGCTGCGGCTGCGGCCCATCTATCGTACACGCCACTCGTCATGTCTTTTCGACGCATGTGGCGTTTGCCAACCCTGGCTAGAATTTCATCAGGATCAAGATCGCGTCCACTGCCGTCTGTTGCCTGCATCGAATAGCCGGCGTCAATCGGCTCGACCTTGCCACCACGCAACCCAGGTGTAATCTGGAGTGGCACATAATTGGCCTTCAGGTCCGGGTCTTGAAGATCCGTATTCACAGAAAGCTGCGGATCACTCTTCTTGATTTTGCGGTAGGTACTGGCCTTCGTTTTCTTTGGACCGCGCATGAAGTGGTACTCCTCGCCTCCGAGGCTGTCCATCGGTTGTCGGTCATCTGAGCGTTCCCTGGCCTCTTCCTTGTCCTTCTCGGTCTTCGCCTCGTATTTCTCAAGGAAGGTACGGAACCCTGCAAAGCTTACGGTTGCCATACCTCTATCTATCCAGCCAGTCGGTGATACTCATCAAGTCGTGGCTGAACAAACTTCTCCGCGATCTGCTTCCACTCTTCGTGAGTGAAGAAGTCGCTCTTGCTGTTGTTGCATCTGAAGCAGGCCAAGCACAGGTTCCCAAGGGAGTAGTCTCCTGAACTGTCCTTCCGATCCACAGTCAGCTTTCGCTTCTTCTTGTCGGGGTTGCCGGCCAACCGTTCCTCTGGGATGCCGCAGTAGCAGCACACCTTCGGGGCAGAATCGAACCAGTTGATGAACTCCTCTTTCGAGATAGTCAAGGCTTTCCTTCGCCTGCCGTTGTACCTGATCTGGCGATACTTGCGTTCTGCCGCCGTCAGCTTGGCCAGCAGCCTCTTGCGAGCGTCCGCCTGGAGCTTGCGGTGTAGATCACAGCGGGAGCCTTCACAGGGCTGGCCACAGTCTCGACAAGTCATTCATCCCCCTATTCTTACACGTTGCCCACCAGCATTCTTCAGTCCACCCTCTAAATAGAACGGAGGGAACAATATGCGTGAAGCGAATTTGAGACAGTCACCGGCTTTTTCTGATTTCCGCCATTTGATGGACATCTGGGACAACTATCTGGCCGAGGACGACGCCTCAAGCAAGATCAAGATGCTTCTCGACGGCCAGAACCTCATCATGTTCTTTACCAAGGACAAGGTCGTTTACGGCTGTCCCGAGGAGAGCCGGCTTACCTTCGCGCGAATCAAGCATCCCAACAAGGACGACGCTGATCTCGCCGAGGCCCGCTTCGCAGCCATCAACCTCTACGACGCTCTACTGGGTAAGGCTACCCAAGCCCTCTTCACCAAGAAGGACATGAAGAAGATCAAGATCATCAGCCAGGAAAAATGTGCATCCATGCTGGAGAAGCACCTGAAGAAGAACAGCAAGAAAATCAAGCCAGCCAACATCCACGACATGGATGCAGACCAAGAAGATGACCGCCGCCCGCTCCGCAGGGAGGACTGATGCCAAAGGAAGAAAAACGAGTCTACCAGTGCTTCGTCTGCGGCGAGCGTCTCGACACTTTCGATCTGTTCAAGGAACACATCACCAAGAACCACGAAGAAGGTCGTGAGTACGTCGTTTGTCCGCTGGCACGCTGCCAAGCTCCTGTCCGTGACATGAAAGCTCACTTCAAGGCCAAGCACCCATACGACAAACTGCCGAAAACTTGTGCGAGCCGCGCGATGGTTTGGAAAGACATCTCCACCAAGAAGGGGAAGATGAACACCAAGATGCCTCATTTCCGTGAAGGCTACATGATCAGTGAAAAGAACCAGCGAGAGATGCACTACCGCTCGGGCATGGAATGTGAGGTCTACGAACTGCTGGAACGGTGGGACGAGGTTCACAAATACGAAGAGGAACCTTTCCCGGTGAAGTATTCCTTCCTGGGAATATCACACGACTACTTCCCCGATCTGAGGATCACTTTCAAGGACGGCACGGTCGAGGTGTGGGAAGTGAAGCCCTCCAGCCAGACCCAGATCGGCAAGAACAAAGCCAAGTGGGAAGCCTGTCACCAATACTGTTTGGCCCGCCAGTGGCGTTTCATGGTTTTGACCGAGAAGGGAATGAACAAGCTGAGGGCGAAGATCCAGCAACAGCAGCGGTCTAAGCAGACCAGTCATCATCCACTGAACGAAGGGGCGGCAGCGGCTCCGGTAGCTTGTGACGAAGTCCCCCAGGAATGTCAAGAATCTCCCCACCTTTGATGAGTTGAACGTGGCCCTCTTCCACCAAGCGTTTCAAGCCTGGACTGAGAGGGATGTTCATGGTCTGGCCGGGCTTGATGGTGTGAGTCACTTTCATCCGCGCGTCACGCATGGAGTCGGTGATGATGCACACGTCATACTGGGAGATGTTCTTTACTTGTGCCATGAGACTATACTATCTTCATGAGAAAGAAAACCAAAACCACCGACCCAGTTACGCCGCCCGACGAGCCGATTCAACTGAACGCTGCTCAAGCGGAGCAAGTGTACGCCGCCGAAAAAGCAGTCGTTGACTTGAAGTGCAAGCTGGCCAATTTGACTATCCAGCAGCTTCAAACCGCTCAGGAAGTCGTCAACGCCGAACGTGCGTTGGTGGACAAGATCAGTGAATTCGCAAATCAATTCGGCATCACCCCTGACATTGCCAATCAGTGGAAATTCGACACCAAAAAGATGACCTTCGAGAAAGTGCGTTGATGTGGTACGTCCAAACATTCCGCGAAACCGGCGAGTTCCACGAAATCGGCGATAGGAAGTTTCCCAAGACGGAATCGCTATACGAGCCTGTTGGTGAAGATTTGGAATCGGCAATGGAGGTCTTCACAACACGCTACCCGTTCGACCAATTTGAAATCTTGGTCGTTTGGAATGAAGGCCAGCGTGGTTTTCATGCCACAAAACATGACAGCCTCTACAGTAATTGTGAGGCTGTGCTGGTCAATCAACGACAGTGAATGTCTTCATTGCCATGATGACATCCACTTCTTGAATCGTTTCCCAGCCGGTGTAGCCCTGATGCAGGATGCCAAGCTGAGGGTGTTTGCCGCGTAGCCATCTCTTGACTCGCTTGAAACAACCATTCTGGTAGAGGATGTGTTCGTCCAAGATCTCAATGTCCCCCAAATACCGCCTTTCCTTCGTCTTGAAGTGGGTGGTGGAACCCGCCATATTCAGTCCGACGTAGTGCATAACGCCTCCTCAGTCTCCGTGCTGCAAGCGGATAGAGTCCGAATCTTCGTGATGGGTCGAGAATTCGTAGATTTCGCTATCCTTGAGCGCCACCATTCGATGTCTGAGTCCGGTCGGGACGTGAAACGCATCGCCCGGCTTGAGAATCACTTCCTCGGCCCTGGAGATGTCGTCTTGATCGGAGTACAGCACCTTGATCGAACCCGAGTTCAAGAGCAGCACTTCATCCTTGATTGCGTGGTAGTGCCAACTGCAACACTTTCCTGCATTGAAACCCAGTAGCTTCCCGCAGTAGAGGTCGTTGTTCACGATCCACCGCTCGAAGCCCCAGCCCTTCGGCACAAAATGTTGTTCCCCTTGGGGAATGAAATGATTGGCCACAGACCCTCGCTTGTTGGACCCTCACTGGTATCTATGCCGCAGGAAGGGAATCAATTCGCGCTTCACTTTGGCTTCGAGGGCTTCAAGCGGCACGTCATTGCGGAAGAAGTAGTCGTAGTTTTCGACACCCTCGGGGATCGTTCCCGTCAGCGGGTTCTTCCGGCTGTGGTCGATTGGGCCATTCTGCTCCGTAGCGACCGCCCACTGGACAATCGGCAGAATCTGGGCCTCTGACAGGTTGGGATCGTTGTTCTCGAACCCAGGACGCCAGACAAGGATGTTGACCCCGCCCAGTTTCTTCGCAGCCCTCGCTTCATTGATATAGCGTCCGTCGCTCAGAATGAGATACTCGCCACGCAGAGCAAGATTGATCCAGACTTCGGCCTGGATGGTGCGGAAGCCGTCTCCGATGAACTGGAGGCTTTTGCGGACGGTCTGAAGGAAGCCGGGTGGCGGTGAAGGATCTCGCTTCCATTTCTCCACGAAGTCACGGTCCACGTCGAAAGCATGGCAGTAAATGTCCTTCACAGCCCCCGCGAAAGCTGACCGCTTCCAGACCGGACCATTCATTCCGTTTAGAATCTCATGGGTCATGTCGGCCAGGACATCCTTGCCGTTGGCGAGTTGACCAGAAAAGACTATGTGCTTCATGGCAGGCTCCTAAATAGAAGACGGGGCCGATGACGTTGACGATGACGTGATTATAACGAAAGAAGGGGTTGAAATGGAAGACGAAAACAAGAAGCAGAAGAAGCCGGTGGAACACATCTGCAACAACTGCTTGCTCTACAACCGCGACAAAGGTGAGTGCAAAGTTGCCGTCCTGATCGACGGCAACGAGTACCACATGCCGGTGTTCCCTGGCGACAAATGCCACATGGAACAACTGGGGATCGAAGTGAAACAGGTCCGCTGGTGGGTTGAGGGCGAAGACGGCAAACCTACAACTGGCAACGGTGTCGTGAAGATGGAATACCCAGCGGACTTCTTCGGGACCGAAAGGCGGTAATTTGGAAGCTCGCTGGTTCGGATACCAGGGCTACACCGGCCTCCTGGGAGAGATCAACCCACTCGACATTCCCGCCCAACTGGGGATCAACGGCGATCAGATTGCCGTTCCGGCCACGCAGGGGTGTCAGGGTCCGTATGCCTACGGAGTCCAGGGAACCGGCGGATTTGGTGCTGGCTGCTGCCCTTGCCCGTGCTGTCCGCCACCATGTTGTTCCTCAGTAACTGTTGATTTCACCTGCGGCAGCCAGGGCGTCCAGGGTTGTACCGACCCCATCACCAAGGAAACCAGTTACGCCGACTTTATCCTCAAAGAAGACGGTACAACTATCGTTGGCCAGGAAGCTGCCGTATCAATATCTGTCATGACGCTAGGCATCGTGCCGGCGAGCTACCAGCAAGGCGGCAGCAGCGATACTGGCACGCAGGGTGGCCAAGGGCCACAGGCCAGTGGCATTTGCTGCATCGAGTACCTCGGCGGATCTTTCAGAGCGGTCGGCAACGGTTATGTCAACTACACGGGAACACTGCCGCCGCCAACCGGCTCTTGCACAGTCTTCACCGTCAAGATCAATGGTCAGATCCCACCAGTCTACGTCACAGACGGCACTTCGCTCACCATCACGGTTGAAAGTGCCGACCCTGTCTGCTGTCCGTGTGCGCAAACCGGCACGTCCAACCCATGCGGATTGACCATGCGAATGGCAGCGATGATGAGAAACGACAAGATCGTTCTGGACCGCAAAGCTGTGGTCCAGAAGGTTGCCGCCGTTCGGAAACAGAAGCTTCAGCAAAAGATGCGGATGCTCAAGTCGTCGCCATCTTGATGTTGGCTTCCTCGATCACTTCGTCAACGAGCTTACGACTCATCTTCGTGATCCGCATCAGGTCTTCCGGCTTCGCCTCGACAAGCTCTTCGAGATTCTTGATGCCCGCCTTGTAGAGGTTGTTGGCGCGAACATGCCCAAGGTGAGGGATGCTGACCAGTTCGATCAGGTGCTGCGGCACGCCGTACCGAATACGCTTCTCCAGCGTCTCAAGGAAGGCCCGCTGGCCCCACTTGCTGCCCATGCTATCCAGAGCCTGAACGACGGCCAGAAGACGCGGCGAATCGTGTTGCATGCCACGCATGGCCCCGGCCATGATGTTGGTCGGCGAGCCGGTCAGCAAGCAGTTGTACATGAACGCGGCCTTCATCGCGCCGTCCGTCAGGTTCATCTTCTCCTGCTCTTCGGGCGGGACGGCGTTGCGGACACGTCGCTCAAAACCAGCAAGCTCTTCCTTCTCGGCGCGGCTGGCGAAGCCCATGCGGTTGCTGTCGATGTTCGCCAGTGCGATGGAAACGAACAGGTCATCGTTCTCCCGACCATGCTCGAAGAGCGACTTGAAGTTTCGCTTCAGGTGGCTCACGTCGAACGGGCTGAAGTAGAACATGCTGCTGATTACCCCAATGGATGTGGCTTTCAGCTTGCCGTCCTCTTCCACAATCGCGAAACACTCCTTGAGCAACTTGATGACGTTGTCCACGGCGGTGTCGTCCAGTTCCTTACTCTGGAAGTGGGCGAGCGTCCGCTCAAACCACGAACGCACGTCATCCTCGCAGGTGATGTTGCCGTGGTGGATCTCCGAGACGACGTGGAAAGCCAGCAGCTTGTAGTTGCCAGCATAGTTCTCCAGCAGTTGGCTGTCGATGCGTTGCTGGGCTGCCAGCCTCGCCTTCCACATGGACGCTTGCGACTCGGGAACGAGGATGTAGGCGTCACCGGCGGGGTCGAAGGCAGGACGGCCCGCACGACCGATCATCTGGAAAATGTCGTAGGTCGCTACCTCGCTCATCCCACGGTGGACACCGAGAACGATAACGCGGCGAGCGGGCATGTTCACACCCCAGGCCAGCGTAGACGTAGCCACGACGCATCGCAGAGCCGGATCGGTCTTGAACCGCTTCTCCAACGCAATTCGTTTCTCCTTGTCGAGATCCGCGTTGTGGAACTCGTTCTTGATCCCGGCGGCGGTCAAGTCTTTCGACATGCGTTCGCCGGTACGCTTCGTGTGCGTGAAGATGAGAAACTTGTCGTCGGGGTAGTATTTGACGATGTCGAGAGCCTTGTCGATCTTATTCTCTTCCTTCCGCTCGTAGGTCTTCTCGTCGTCGGCGTACTTCTCGAAATACTTGGTGAGCGGGCAGGGCCGGTAGTTGGAAACAAGAACGTAGGTGTTCCGCTTGGTGAGGTTGTAGCTGACCCACTCCGCGATCTCGTCCACATTCGGCATCGTGGCCGAAAGCATGATGACGCGGCACTTCGGGTTCATCGCGGTCAGCTTCATGAGGCCGACTTCAAGATGGTCGCCACGACCTGGGACGGTCAGAAGGTGACTTTCGTCAACGACGATGGTCCCGATGTTCTGGAGGAAAGTGTTGCCTTCCGACTTGTGGTTGCGGCAGCGGTGGTTGAGCATTTCCGATGTCATGATGATGACATTGGCGGCGGCAATTTCTTCCGCCCGCTCTTTGGTCAGCCGGTAGTCGCCGGTGCAGATGGCGACTTTCTTCTTGCTGAAGGGGTGCGTTGGGTCGGTCCAGTCATCCACCTTCTCCTGGGCCAAGGCGCGGAGAGGACAGAGGTACATGAAGGAACCGCCACGAACCTGTAGTTCGTGGTTGGCAAACATCTCGCCAACGATGGTCTTGCCGGCGGACGTTGCCGCCGCGATAACCGCGTTGCAGTCCTGATCGTAGAACTCGAAGATACGGCTCTGGACCGGATTGAATTTGGCGAACGGGAATGTTGCGTATGGGTATTTGGAAGTCTCGACCAGTTGTGGCTGGTCGCCGACTTTGATGAGCGGCGGCATGAATCACCTCAATGGCCGAAATAGGCGAAGAATCCCCTGCTGTCATGGCAGGGGTAATTCTCGCAAAGATCGGTCAAGTTGTCAACTGTGACGCCGACGAGACTCTCTTTCGATCTGCTTCTGAATGGCGTCAAGCATGTCGTAAAACTCCTCCGCGCCCTTCGCACTCGACAGATGACGGTCCATGTCATTCGAGCTTGAGAGGAGTGTGACAGCGTCGGCCAAGTCGCCGGTCAGGCGATGCTTGAGACGCATGTCGAGAAATCGAAGATGCTCGTCAGAAAGGCGACTTGCGTAGTCCTTCAAGAAGTTATCGCCCTTCTTGCCCTTCTTGCCCTTCTCTTCCTGGGGGCGTGTGTTCTCAGCCATACAATACCTCCGTCACAACGGAAGCCAGTGTCCTGTAACCGAAGGGGTCACATGAACAACGAATTTATCCCACCTGCGTGTCGGGCAATGCCGGCGTCAGGGAACATGGTTGATGTCGGGAAGCTTGAAGAGTTCCTCGTAGCTCACTGGGCCGGCTTCATCAATCCAACCAGACTCATGGCTTGGACGATGCAGCAGGTTCGCGCCAACCTCGACACCAACTTCATTGTTGTGTCCGACGCCGACTTTACCAATAGGGGCAACCAAATTACTCTTTCCCGCTGTCAACTTCAACGATCCGGGTTCCTGATCTGGATCGACTTCACCATCCCGTATGACACGCACGTCGCGGTCGGCACGGTGGAGGCCATCTTGACCTTTGAAGGGAGCCTGACAGTCGAAAAGGTGTCTGGCAACCTCTATTGTAAGCCCGTCACGTCAGATAACGTCTAACCGGCGCACCTCAAGGCCGGCGTTGTCGGTGAAACGATCCTCGAAGATCAGTTTGCTGGCGTCATCCTCGAACCGAAGGCCGAGGTTGTACGAATCGATTGTCGTTGCCCGGTTGCCATGCGAGGCGATAACCCAGCAGTAGTCGTCCTTCTTGACCAAATTTCCGTTTGTGCCTTCCTGATCGATGCCGATTTCAAGGACCATGCCGTCTGGCAAACGGAGGTCGATGTGACCGTGCTGAAGTAAGTGGGAGATCAGGAGTGACTGGATTTTCTGCTTGCTCATTTTGTACCTCGCTATGAGTAACCGTAGGTTTTGGCTACGAGGAGACGCCACGTTACGCGGCGACGAGGTATATACCCTTCATGCAGAGAAGACCGAAAAAGCTGCAAGGTTTCAGAGCCTTTGATTCGACCGGCGTGTCTAGTCTGGAAAGACCCTGGACGGAGGTTAAAACCATGAGCTTCAAGACCTTTCTGGAGAACGAGGAAGAGCGATTCGACAGCCTGTCTGTCGAAATTCCGCTCCCCGACGAGGTGCGCGTACTGGCACGCCTGTTCAAGGACGCCGGGGAAAGTCTGTTCGTCGTCGGTGGAGCCGTAAGGGACAAGCTGTACAAGGACTTCCATCTTCCTGGGACTTCGTACAAGCCCAAGGACGTGGATCTCTCCACCTCGGCACAGCCCGAGCGTGTTGTTGAGATTCTATCGTCTCGGGAGGCCAAAGAGGCAGGCGTCAGCGTATTCCCCAAGGGAATCTCGTTCGGCGTCATCTCGGCGATGCTGAACAAGCAGGAATTCGAGATCGCTACCTTCCGTGAGGACTGGTACGACCCGGATTCCGGCGACGGTCGGCGTCCCGACAAGGTTGCCTTCTCGACCCCGGCGAAGGACGCGAAGCGGCGTGACCTGACCATCAACGCCCTCTTCTACGACATCAACGCCCGCGAAGTCAGGGATTACAACCTTGACAGCGAGGGCCAGGGCATGGGCATTCAGGACATCAAGAACAAGGTTGTCCGCACTCCGGGCAACCCGCGCGACCGTTTCCGTGAGGACCGGCTGCGTATCCCTCGGCTGGTGCGGTTCTTCTGCCGCTTCAACGAGGGCGACATCCTGAAGGCTCTGGACGAGAAAACCCTGGAAGCGGTCTGGGAATTTCGCGCCCTGCCCGGTGTGTCGGGAGAACGTATCGCGATGGAATTCATGGCAGGACTGAAGCAGTCGCTGAAGCCGGCCATGTTCCTCCGCAACTACGAGTCGCTGGGACTGTTCCCGGCGACCTTCCCGAACCTGCATGTGGACGTGAAGGACTTCGCAAGCGTCAAAGACGTGCGGAACCCGAACGCGGTCATCGCCTGGATTCTCAAGTCCAACGGCGATCCGAAGAAGGTGAAGAACGCCCTGACCAAGCAGAAGTACCCCGGAACCGTCTTCGAGGTCGTGGAGTTCCTGCTGCACCTGTACGAGTTGAACCCCGACCGGCTGGCCAACATGCTGCGTCGGCGTGACCTGTACAAACAGGAGGCGGAACTGGAGCTTCAGAAGCAGAAGGCCGAGGCCATGCGAAAAGACGTAATGGACTTCGCACGGATCGCAGGCATGGAAGCCCGCATGGAGAAGTTCCTGGCTTACGAGCCGGTGGCGAAGTCGTCTGACTTCATGCACCTTGAGCCGGCCCAGCGTGGCAAGGCAATGTCCGCTGCCGAGCGGGACAACTACTTCCGCTACGGCGAACAGTAAAACGAAGGTGTCGCGACTCTCTTTAAGGGATGCGTGACACCTTCATTTACTACTTCCAGGCGAAGTTCCCAAACCACACCACCAAGAACCACGTCGTTCAAGTCCCCGAGCGTCCCAAGATGCTCGTTGAGGAAATCGTTGACCCGGACGGCACAAAACGTCCTGGGAAGACCCGCTGGCTGCCGCTCCGCGTCGAATACTTCTGGCCGGAAGAGATACCTAGCGAGTTCCCTGACATCTGCCCGATCCTCGTCAACTGTTACGAGATTGGCGCTGAAGTATTCAAGACCGCCAAAGACCCCGACGAGTTGATGAAGTCTGTGGCGTGTAAGTTAGGTGAGGGCATCCTTCAACGCTGGCACAAGCAGTCCGGCACTATGATTGAGGAGTGGACCCTCAAGGGACTATGGCCCCATACCGTGGACTTCGGCGAGCTTTGTTACTCGTCGCGGGCCGACGTGGAAATCAACATCGTCTGGCGGTTCATGGAAGCCACTTACGTCAATCACGAAAGGAAAGAATGTCCATCTTTGACCGAGAACGTCTTTACACCCAACAGCCTGACAACTACTGGCTGAAGAAATCCAAAGAAAAGAACAGAGGATTCCCCCAGGACGACGAATTCAGCATGATGCAGGGCGACTACGGTTGCGCCAACCTCGACATCTTCTACTCCAGCCAATTCGTTCAGGGCGAAACCCAGTACAACAATGGCCACGAAAAGTTCTCCTATTTCATCCTTGAACATACACCAGTTCTGGCCGGTACGCTAACTGGTACGATCCAGTTGGAAGACCCAGGAACCAAACCCATCCAGACTTTTACTGTCTCCTCAAGCGGCAAGTTTGAGTTTGGGGCCGTCAAGTTTGCCCTTGACGTTTCGGACGTGTTTGCCAAGACTGGTGAATTGAATCTGACGACTGGGGAACTAAGCCTCACCTTCAACAAGCCGCCGGGTCGTCACAGGATCGTGATCAGCTACGAGTATGACATGGAAGGCTGCAATTACGGTCAGTAATCACTGAGGCACGACAAACACTTCCATGCTGCCGTCTGGCTCAGGTTTGCTCGGCCCAGTGTAACCCTTGAATACACCGTGGGCGTGGCACACGTCAACTTCGCATTGGAACTGGCCTGTATCACGCACAAAATCATCGAACTGGGGCTGTGGGTGGATCATGACCCACACGCCCCATTTTCCTTCCCCGAGGTCGTACTTGGGGTCGGTAACGCGGCCAGCGATCATCATCATGTCGTTCGCGATAACGACGCGAACGCCCTTTCGGAATGGCGTTCTCATCGACGCATCATAAACAAACAGGGCATGGTTTGTCCATGCCCTGTTTGCGTTTCCGTTATTCTTCGCGAACCTCGATTTCGCGGCCCGCCAGCTTTGGAACCTCTTCCTTCTTGAGCTTCCAAGTAAGCCGCAGGATGCCGTCCTTCACAACCGCATCCGGGTCGCCTTCAACGTTCTCGGGTACGGTGAGCCACCGCTCGAAGTTGCTTCGCCGTAGTTCACGAACGTAATAGGTGGTTTCGTCCTTGTTCTGGTAGTCTTCAGCCATCTTCCCCGAAATCTTGAGGAGCTTCGCTCCGTCTCTCTCGGAGACTTCAACCCGAACATCCTGTTTGGTATGTCCGGGGACTGCGACCTCCACGACGTAAAGGCCGTCACTGACGTAGGAGTCCAGCTTCGGATAGCCGAATCGGCCACGCACGGAGGACATCCCCGACTCAGAGAAGAAGTCGTTGAAGATGCTGTCGAACGCTTGCTGAAAGGGATAGAAGAACTCGTCACGAAAGGGAACAAGAGACGAGTTGGGGTTGCGCCTACGCGCAAGGGCATTGGTCATATTGCCTCCTTTGGTTACCAATGACGTATCACTTGGTTACGGGCTGACTATCCAGTCATTCCCGTCAATATAAATAGACGAAGATGGACCCAAAAAGTTTCAAAAAAATGCCCCTCGGCTTCGGCATAACTACTGTCATGGGAACCTTCAAGGACTGGCTCAAAGCCGAAAAAGACGCGAAGACACCGGAGACGCCCGGCGAGTTCACGCCGGATCACGGCATCCGTCCAACCACCGAAGAACAGGTCAAGAAATTCAAGCACGCCGACCTGATTGTGCTGCCTGAGAAGATCGAAGGCACGAACTGCGGCAACTGCAAGTATGCCGCCGACAAGAGCGGCGGCATGATGTTCTGCAAGCACCCAGACCTTGAACTGGTTGTCACCGAGCGTATGTGCTGCAAATACTGGGATCACAAAGATGTGAAGCGAAACTGGAAAGTTGGCAAAGAGTACAAGCCCGGCGCGGGCGAGAAGCCAAAGAAGCCGAAGGAAGAATAAAAAACGGCGATGACCTCTGTCATCGCCGTTTCCAATTATCGGACACAAATCCGGTGATTACCCGCCGGTAGGCTTACAACAAGAGCTTGTACAGGCCGTAACCAGCCAAACTCAAAATACCCAGGACCGCGACCAAACATCCGCAGCCCCAGGCTTTTTCCTTCGGATGCCCGTCAATAATGAGCATCAGAAAGATTCCAAAAATCGCTCGAAGCGATTCCATCAACATCCGCCGATGTTGATGTTATAGTCCCCGTTGACCGGCGACAGAGTAGGCCCACTGATGATGCTTCCGCCGATCATCGAGTCTGCCATCAGGGTCGGCGATGTCGCGGTGATCGTGATACTGCCGGCCCCGACGATACCCTCTGGAGGCGGCGTGTTGATCGTGAAGCCGGTGTCGAGAAAGACCTCGTTGCACATCTTGTCCACCTTAGCAGACACCTGAATGTAGGCTTCCGCCGCGATGTCAGCGAACACGTCGATGATGTTGGGGATGTTGCCCCGATTCAGACCGTTCGGGGCGAACCACATCTCAGAATCAGCAGCCTGAGCCTCGACGTTCTTCAACGCCTTCTTCCTGAACTCAGCCTTCAGCTTCTCGATGAACTTCTCAGAGTTCTCGGGCTTCACCTCGATGCTGAAGACGCGACGGTCTTCCCCGATGGTGTGGTAGCTGATCTGCTCTGGCTGGAAATGAATCGGAGTTCCCTTCTGGAGGGTGTCACATGAGCCGCTGTAGTGGAACTGCTGATTGTTGTTCTGACCACTTAGCGTCATGCACCCCTGGAAACCCTGGCTCCCAATAGAAACCGAACTGCTGAACTGGGACGCAGGCACACCCAGGTAAGACGGGTTCTGCGACATGACTTGGATCTTCAGTTCTTCCAACTTCTGAAGCTTGGCCTGCTGCATCAGTTCCTTGGAGTTCAACTCCTTCCACTCACACAGCGATTCGCCAGTCTGCTTCTCGTACTCCCGCGCGAACTTGATGTCCTCGGAAGCCAGCTTCTTCGAGACTTCCTTCGGCATCTTCATGGCGTTGAACAGCTTGTTCTTGAAGTAAGCCACATCTTCGGTTTCGCCCAGATAGTCTTCGCCGGGACAGCCCTGCGGCCCTGGCTCTCCGACTGGACCAGTCGGACCCTTGGGTTCGCTTCTGCCAACTTGGTAGACGACCATCGCGTCTTCCATCAGTTGAAGGTGGTCGTACCTTTTGGCTTCCGCAGTCGGGCGAATCGGAACGCAGATGTCCTCATCTGTAGCTGGCTGATGCCAGCGTTCGTGGAGTAGATCATCTTGGCTGAGGCTCTCTTCGAGAGCCTCGGACGTGTACACACGGCGAGCCGGCGGCGTTCCAGGCTCCAGAAACTCGACCCGACCGTCTTTGATCTGGATCTTGTCGCGGGTGCAGCAGTTCACGAAGACAGTTGCATCGGGAACGGCCTTCTTGATGTTCTCTACCACCTTCTTGGATTCAGCGGCTCGTTCGCGGACGCTCTTGGTGGTTGTTGCCTTACGTTGTTCGGCTCTTTTGAGCCATTCGTTCTTGCTCATGTATCCTCCATTCGGGTACTTCATTCTAGTGGTGTCAACTGTGGACACGTTTGTACCCCAGTAAATTAGTGAAAGTTCACGCCACCGTTGGGCAAGACATCGTATTCTAGCCCTTCATACTGGTTCGATTCCATTTCCACCTTGTACGGCCCAGGCATGGGCTGATCTTCCTCATCCTTGGCTAAAGTCCAGACGTAGTGGCGACGGTTGTCAGTCCAGAAAGAAACGTAAGCCAAGTGCTTGTCACCAAGGAAAGCTTTTCCTATCTTGCAAACGAGTACGAACGGCAAAAATGGCGCGTTCTTGTTGATGATCTCAACCGACTCAAGGAAATACTCGCCGTAGTTTCCCTTGTTGTACTGGACGTAGATCTGGTAGCCGTCCACCATCATCTCACGCAGTTTGAGAGGAGCGATGTCCTCAGCTTCAGACTTGGGCGTCATCGGGTAGGTGTGAGGAATGAGCATCTCACCCATCCGACGCATCTGAGCTACCATTTTTTCGAGTGGTTCTTGTTTGTATACCAGCAGCATGTTAGCCTCCGCGTTATTTAGGCTGCCACACGGCATCAACGACCTTGTCATCCCAGATGCCGCCAAGCTGACTGTGTCTATTGTCATTGATCCGCTTCACGAACCAGTCACACGTTTCTTGAAGTTCCGGGCAAAGTTTGTCGCGTCTGTCAAACTTCAACAGCTTCAACACGTCCTCTGGGAACAACCACAAGTACCCCGAGTTGGGATCGTTCGGGTTGTAATCCTTTGGATATGGGATTTCAGACGCAAGCTCCACAAAATGAATGATCAGCTTGCACCAGTTTCTGAAGTAGTACGGATTCAGACACGCCTCTTCGTCGGCGATGCGGAATTCTATGGTCGGTCGCTTGCTTCGGCTGTAATGGAAGGCGTTTGCGGTGTAGTATTTGTACGCTCCCAGACGGTTGATGAGCATGGCCGGCGGCAACAACTGATCGGCGCGAAGCAAATCTGACATGCCGATTGGTTGACAGTAGCGGTTTTTCTTGCGACGGTCGGGCATTGCCAGAAGCATCGTATACTCGCACTTGACCCAGTGCGCCAACACCGAGGCAATCTGCTCGGTTCCCAGGTCTGCTACTTCGGTGTGAACGTGAAGCGAACACCGCCCGTCTGCTTTGACCAGACGACTGTCCCGTAAGGCTGCCACAACAGCGGCCCCCTGATCAATGCCACGCAAGCCCTTGCTAACGGGAGAACAAACTTCCATCCCGCAACTGCCATCCGGTTTGACGACCCAGAATGGGTTGAAGTCGGTTGCCTTCTGCCCGTTGATCCAGTTGTAAATCTCGCACCGCGTTTTGAGCGTCTGGGCCACAATGTTGGCCACAGCCTGGATTCCAGCCGGCAAAGCGCCTTCCTGGGCCGGATGACTCAGCCCGTCGAATGCGTTGACTTCAGCCTCTAGGCCAAACCTGCGACAATAATCGAATCTCACGTCATCTCCAGTTCACAGATACTACTGCATTCTACCCCGCCTGCGGAGACTAGAATGACAAAGGAAATCAATGGAGGCTTCATGCGTTGTCTTTTGGTCCGAACACCCGAAAAGAAAGAGTTCCTCACCGCCTGCAAGAACTACCCTCTTCTAATCGAGTACGCGAACACGTTTGGCGGCAGGCTTTACACGGTCGATACCGAAGTTCCTGTCCATCTGTTGGACATGAATGAATTAGCAACCAACCTGTGCGAGGGGGATGGCATCAGGGGTCAGGTCAAGTATGAGATCGTCAAAAAGCACTTGCCGGCCACTGAACGAGCCAGTAAACGTCGCGACGAACAAAAACTGGCAGGGCAGATCCGGGCCTTCATTCGAGAACAACTGATGAAGGGCAAGCCAGTATCTCTCATGACCATCAGACGACACTTCTCCAAACACGGATTACGGACATGCACGATCAGCAACCACTACGCATTCATACGCCGCCAGTTGAAGACCAAGGGGATGAACGTCCAGAGGGTGGGCCACGGGGTCTATCAACGCAAAGACTAAGAGAGGTCATCAAGACCTCGAAGTTCATAGTCTGGGACGATGTGCTGTCACCCAATGACTTTGGCAACCTGATGGCGTTCGTTTCCAAGGAAAGGTTCTTCAGTCCACACAAGGACTGCTGGGAGAGTGTCTGGAAATCCACAGACGGCGAGTGCATGCGGACCAAGGGATACTTCAGCGAGAATTTTCCGACCAAGACGCCTCTGGACAAGGTCTACGAGATCATGACCGAGGTCTGCCTGATGCACCCGGAACTGTGCGGCCTCAACCCGCGCGACTGGAACCGGATGACGCTGTCGTCTTATATCTACCCATGTGGAACACGGTTAAGTTGGCACGGCGACGGCGACGTATACACCGGAGCCTTGACCTACTATTGCCATCCACGCTGGAGTCCACACTGGGGCGGTGAGCTTCTGGTTGCAGAAACGCCCCGTGAGAGCCTGATCCCCACACTCGATTACGACGTGGCCCCAGGAGTGGACCACAGCCGAATCGACGCCTGGATCAACGCCTACGGCCTCGGCCACATGATCGTCCCAAAACCGAACCGCCTCGTCTTGATGAAATCGGGTACTTGCCACATGGTCAATCGAGTGGATTCCGCTGCTGGCGACAACCTGCGAATGAGTGTGGTCGGATTCACCCTGGTTTCACCACACGCAAAGGAGCAACGTGAGCATTCTCGACTGGTTGATCAACATATTCAAACCCAAGCCCAAGCCCAAGCCGCCTGAGCCACCGAAGCCGCCCACGCCCCCACCCGTGCCGCCGGTCAACAAACAGCAGGAGCTACTGAACGCCCACAACCAAGAACGGGCTTCGCGAAACATCTCGCCCCTGGCAATGAACGCGAAGCTGAACGCGGCGGCACAGAAGCACGCTAACTGGATGGCGGCAAACCGGAAGATGAGTCATGACGAGAACGGCGTTACGTTCGACAAGCGGCTGACGGCAGAAGGATACCACTTCTGGTCTGCCGGCGAAAACATTGCAATGGGTCAGCCGACAGTTCAGGCGGTGATGACGGCGTGGATGAACTCACCTGGGCATCGAGCCAACATTCTGAAGTCTCAATACAAAGAGGCTGGGTTTGGAGTGGCGTCGGCTGACGGTCGCCTCTACTGGTGTGTGGATTTTGGCGCACAGGTTGGCATGGAAGGCTTCTCGGCCCACGAACCAGGGATCTTCCTGTCTGGACCTCTTGGGCCAACAGATGAAACGCTTGCCATCGCTCACTTGACGTAGTCTTGATGTAAGACTCGCCGGTGAGTTTGTAGTAGGCGTTGTAGATGTCTCGAAGAGCTTGAATGACCGTCATCTCGGTCAGCGACCCGCGCAACTGTGCGAGAGTGTAGCTCGGTCACCCAAAGCCGGGCAACTCGATAGTCTGCTTGAGGCCGAGCCGGTAGCCGGCGTTCCAACCCCAAGTATTCGGCCCGGTCCACTCTCTGGACCGGGCCGCAATCGCTTCATACTCTCTTCGGCTGATCATGAAGCTCACCAACTGTTTCGACGTAAGGGCGATAGATTCGATTCTTGGTGGTGACCGACACGAAGCCCACCTCATCGCCGAGATGGTACATCGGCTCTACACGCAGCCGCATGCTGGAGTAGAAGCCACAGGAATGCCGATTCCTGCATGGCAGATCATCTACATCGCCCCAGTAAACCTGATGCTCATCCTCTTCGTCATACAACGAAGGATCTGCTGCCAACTCGGACAGCAGATCCGTCAGCGAGATTGCCTTGCTCATTTGCCCTCTTCATCTTCCAGAGCCTTCTCGATCTCCTCTTCGAGATCCATTTCGTCATCGTCTTCGGCAACCTTGGTTTCCGAGACGCCGTCTTCCTTGAGGTAGCGGACAGCTTCCATGAACGGAGCGAGGTACTCCTCAACCTGCTCCTTGCTGTCGGCGTCGATCAGTTGCGGACACTTGAGCAGAACGTCCAGCGGCACTTCGTTGGCGTCCAGCGTGGTCTGGAACTTGACTTCTTCGCCGTCCGGCTTCCAGGCGTCACAGACGCGATACCACTTGCCGTCAACCTGAATGCGGCCTGCGTCGAGCAGAGCGAGCATCAGGCCCGAGATCGGGTTGATGCCCTTCTCGAACGTCAGTTGAATACCTTCGACTTCCACGAAGGGCCGGTAGGTGCGGTTCTTGACGTTCTTGTACTTGACGTTCACGCCGACGCACTTCTTCTTCTTGCCGATGAGCGTGTACTCGATCTTCTTCTGCGTCTGCGGACGGAGCCGCAGCGAAGCGTAGAAGGGAAGCGAGTTGCCGCCGGCCCCGGACTGCTCTGGGTTGCCGTACATGACGCCGATCTTGTCGCGCGTCTGGTTGAGGATCACCACCGTGGCGTTGTTTTGTTCCATCACGGTGTTGAGCTTCTTCAGTTCCTGGCTGCACGCCTTGGCGTGTTCGCCGGGTTGCCGGTGGGCCTTCACGATCCGCTTGAAGTCGGCTTCGGTGTAGTTGTCCGGCAGCTTGATCTCACGCAGTTCGCGTTCGCACGGCGACGACGTGAGCGAGTCATAGATGATGACGATTGGAACGTTCTTGTCCCGCTTCCTGACGGCTTCGATCAGGGTGTACATCTTGTGGAAGCACTTTTCCAGGGTCGGCGGGGTGTAGCGAATCACCTTCTTCAGATCGAGGTGAGACGCCTTCTTCATGAACTCCTTGTTGATCGCGTTCTCCACGTCCAGCAGCACGGCCACGCCGCCCAGCCGCTGTGTCGCGAACAGGAGGTTGGACCCGATGAGGGACTTGGAAGAACTGGACGGGCCGTAGATCTCGGTGAGCCGTCCACCGGGAATGCCGCCGCCCATGAAGCGACCAGAGCAGGAATAGTTCAGGGAAAGGCTGCCAGTGTCGATGTAGTAGGTGACGTTCTCAAGATCGTCAACCACGTCGCCGCCCGTGTTGGCAGCAATGTCCGCACAGAGACTGGCGAGGGTGTCAGCGTCTTTCTTCTTCTTGGCCATGTTCCACCTTTGTGTGTATACGAAAAAAGACGGGTGATCATCACACGGATGATCACCCGTCTTGGGTGTCGTTCACGCTTTCTTTCTTTCGACGGTGGCAGGCAGTGGGTATCAGGTCTTGAACAAGACGGGTAAGACCATGCCACCGCAACAGACGGCCATCATCGCCATCCGACTGATTGACTGGCGGTACTGGACATCGAGTTCTGGGTCAGTAAGACGACGCCACTTGGGTCACAGCACCGCCAGAAATCATTCATTGTCGAGCTTGTCGAGTTCCGCCATGAACTCCGGGTCGGCGGCGAGATCGAGCGGTGCGCCCTTCTCCTTCTTGTCGGAGACGGGCTTCTCGGTCTTCTCCTGCTTGACCAGCGGCTTCTTGGCAGCCGGCGGGGCTTCGGTCACTGCCACGGTGGTGGAGGTGGACTTGCGGTCCATCTCCGCGAACTCGGACTCACCGCCGTTGCCGGCGGAACCGCCCTCGAACTGGCTGTAGTCGAAGTCGTCGTCTTCCGGCGGCAGAACGCCCAGGTGGACCTTCAGGGCGCGGTTCATCGTCGCTTCGTCGGCCAGCTTGCGGAGGCCAGCGAGGTTGTGGAGCTTGCCCATCCAGTCTTGGATCTCGTCGTCCGAGCCGAGCGGGCAGACATCCTCGAACGTGGACTGGTCGTAGCTGGCGTACTGCATGCCGCCCGAACCAGTGACCGTCTTCTTGACGTAGCGGAAGTCGCGGCCCGTGACCGGGTGCGAGATGTCGCCGAGCTTCTTGATGCCGGTCTGCGTGTCGCCGACCATAGCGGTCATGATCTTGGCGTGCAGTTCCTTGCCGCAGGAGAAGATGAGCGGGCCGGCGTTCTTCTCGACCTTCTTCGTGGTGGGGTTGAGGTACTCACGAACGATGACGTTGTAGTAGTACCGCTCGTAGGGACGCAGCTTGCGAGCCGCGTTCTGCATGTCTTCCTTCGCCTTGCCAGAGAGGCGGTCGCCCTTCTGCCAGAGGTGGTTGTAATACTTGCAGATGACGCAGTCCGGGCCGTCCTGGGGCGGCATCCAGACGGTCTTGCCGTCCGGCTTCTTGGTCAGGACACGGGTGCAGTGGAATTGACGCTTGTTGGAGCCGCTGTTGAGGGCGTGTATCCGCGTCTCTTGGAAGAAGCGGGTTCCCTTGATCTTGGGGAGGAAGCGAATGATGGCATAGCCATCCTTCTCCATGAAGAAGTAGTCGGCGTTGCCCTTCTTCTGGCGCGGGTCGGTGTTGGCCCGCTGTGCTTCGTTGGCGATCTCGTTGAGGTCCAATGCCTCGAATTCGATCTTGGCCATGACGGTAGTCCTTTCGTAGTGTGACGGTAGTGAGACGGTAGTGGAGACGGTAGTAGTCGGTTGGCCCCGTCAAACATGACAGGGCGTCACGTCTCCGTGACAACCACAATAATCGTCCAATACCCCTGACTTGTAAAGACCAAAAAGAAGGAGCGACCAGATTTTTCTGGTCGCTCCTGTTTTCTACTCTTGAAGGGGGTTTCAGCGCGAAACGATGACTGGTTCCTGACTCGGGGCTTTTGGCACGTCAGTTTCCACGACAGACAAGACCGGCGGCGGCTCCGTCTGGACTACAGACACAACCGGAGGTGCTTGAACGATATGACAGTGGCCCCCGCAACAAACGTGTGAAGGTTTGTCTTCCACAATAACGGCGTGGGGGATGTCATCGAGGTTGACGGGGGCGTTTTCTTCAACCGCTTCCCATCTCTCTTCCCATCCGTCGCTGAAGGGATTTTCCTTCAACTCAGCCTCCCAACGCCACGTCTCGTAGTTGAAGACCCATTCCTCTTCATCTGGCCAGTCGAGGGTCTTTTCACACGGCTTCGGTGGGATCTCACCTTTCCAGTACAGCTTTCTTAGCCAAGCAAACATTCTTCCTCCTACGGGATGATGATCTCGGGCGGTTTGTCTTTCAGCTTGTCCTGCTGCATCTTCTTCATCAGTTCGAGCTTCTCTTCCATTGTAACAGCCCCTTGAGTCTCAAGGATCTTGTTGGTCGATTCCCGAGCTTCCTTCTCGGCGAGGTACTGCTTCTCAAGCTCTTCGAGATAGGCGATGTTTGCCTTGAGGCGGGCAATGATGACTTGGTCACGCTGGGCGACTTCCTCTGGCGTCAACTTCTTGACCGCCTTGCCGGTGAGCTTTTCCAACATGTCGTTACGTTGCTCTTCCGTCAAAGTCGGGTCGCCGCGCCGCTCGAAGTATTCCTTCTCCAGAGCCGCTTCCTTCGCCTGCTCTTCCTTCTTGGCCTTGCGGATGGCCTCACGCCGACGCAACATCTTGGCGGCTACGGCCCGTTCGCGTTCCTTCCGCTTCTTGAACTTTTGCTTTTCACTTGCCATTCAATCACCTCAGTTTCGGCATGTTGTCTTCTCGGATGGCCCCGCCCCACTGGAGGACGCCACCATCTCGCTTGTCCGGGCTTTCGCTGAAGCCAAGTTCCCTGTCCATAAGCAACTGAGCGTCCGCCGGAACAAAATACTCGTCGGAAACCAACTGTTCGCGACCCAAGTCATCAATGGTCCGATAGGCCATCCCAACTTGATTGGCCTGAAGTTGCTCGGCAAACACAGGATACTTCTTGTCCACGGTGAACCTGAGTAATTTTAGCTTCGCCTTGACTGCCGCGTCGTCCGGCTTGTAGGACGGCTGGAACATGACCCACTTGATTGGTCTGAGAACACCACGATTGTGCGGGTGTCCACCGCCACTGGCAGGTGCGGGAACCATTTGCTGCCCGCCTTCGGGGACCAGGGCAACGGCAGTATTAGAGGGAGTTGTTGGGCCTTCTTGAATTTCCTGAGAGATGATCTCCGCACTTCCGTCCATGCGGTATTTCTTGTTCTTCAGGATTATGGACCCTTTGGATGCCTTGTAGGCGATCTTCTTCTTTGACACCTCGTACACATCAACATCTTTTACCCAGATGTCGCGACGTGCCAGTTGTGCCAGGATAGCGCCAGCACACCTGTCGAGCGTGACCTCTTCATACGGATCACCGATCCGCTTCTTCATGGTCTTCGTCTCGTCCCGATTGTACTCGCCATCGCTACCTTCGATCTCCTCGAAGTAGCTGAAAACGATTTCATATCCCATTTGTCTCATCCCCTTTCATTTCTGCACGATGGATACGCCGTATCTGGTGCTGATGAACTCGGGTGTCCGGTTCCTAGCCTTACAGAATCCATCCCATGCTCGTCTCGCAGGACGGTGACTCTCGACATAGTCGCATACGAGCCACCCACCCATCGCAATTCGTTCCCACACCGTTTCAAGGAGGAGCAGGTGGCGATCATAACTGACCTCGTCGTTAATGATCGCCAGATCCCACTCCTGAGCCTCCAGCAGAGCCGAAAACTCGTCATCCTCAACAGATCCGACGTGGGTATATAGCTCACCCTTGAAATGATCGCGGATGTTAGCCCTGGCCAGCCTAATCGAGTAATAGTCCGTCGCGTTCGACTCCTGTAAAGCCAAATACCGCTCGATGGAACCACAAGACCACGCCAATGCAGACCCGGTGAGGCCCAGACGCACTCCAATCTCGACCACGGATTTGGGTTTGATCAGCTTGCCGAGATGGTAATAGAAGGGAATGTAGTTGGGATCGGTATAGGCCGAGGCACGGCGGTCGTTCTCGTTGATGAGCCGGGCGGTGTTGAGAAGTACCCTGGCATTGAACGGCTTCGAGAGAAAGTCTTCGATCTGGGACTTGAGTTCGGCGGTGGTCATGCCTGTAAAAAAGTAAGGGGTGCAGCACTCTGCACCCCTTACTCGTCTTTTTCAGACTATTGGCATTCGGCCCCTGGATGGCAACGCGCCAACAAGGTCGTGACGGCCTAATTCCGGTGCGGCATCTGATCTCTCCCGCTTTCACGAACGGGGTGAACAGTTGGTAGCTCGCACGAAGACAGGTACTCTATCTATTCTCACACGTCCTCATCTTCGTATTCTTCGTCGTCATTTCCCGCAGGTTCATCGGCAAAGCAGCTAACAACCACATTTCCCTGGATGTGGAGCAACTCCATCCGGCTCAGACTGCCGAAAATGACCGTGGGGCCATCAATCTCCATCACGCCGACGACCCCAGTTTTCTTGTTCTCAAGCTGAACACTGCGGCCATTCCAACGGAGAATCTGGGTGTCGTCTTCGTGAAGCACGATCATGCGGCCTCTCCTTCGAGGTAGTAGGCAGGCAGGTGTTCGTGTATCGTCACGCCAGCCTTCTTGAAGAGCCAGCGACTACCCGTGCTGTAGTCGGCTCCCCAGTTAATGACGTAGACAGTCTTGATTCCAGAATTGATGATGAGCTTGGTGCATTCGTAGCACGGCACGCCGCACCAGCAAAACATCACGCAGTCCTTCAGATCCTGTCCTGAGTTCGTGATCGCGTTCGTTTCGGCATGGGCGCACGAACATAATTCAAGTCGCTGCCCTGACTTTGCACCGACCAGCTTTCTCGGACACGTCTTGCAGTTGGCGGCGGTTGCGACAAAGCCTTCGCACTCCAGCGTCTCGAAATTGATTGGATTGCTGTTCTGTCGGAAGTACGCCTTCTCGTCTTCGGTCAGTTGAGGATAGACGACATCACGCAGGTACTCCGCGTCGTCGCAGTGAGGCGTGTCCCTTGGCGGGCCGTTGTACCCGGTCCCCACGATCCTGTGGTGGGCTGGATTGACGATCACGACCCCGATGTGTCTTGAGTAGCACGGGTTGTTGTCCTCGCCGACCTGTTTGGCGAGTCGCATGTACTTCTTGACGTGGTGTTCCTTGATCTGCGTCATGACGTTCCTCGGCTTTCGTGTTGCCGCTGTAATGCCGCCAAACAGACAAGTCGAATTCGGCGGGCGTCATGTTCCGCTCCTTCGCAAATCGTAAGGCGTGAGCTTCTAGTTCACAGTATCTCTTGTTGGACGACGGCGTCGTCTTGGGGACTTTCTTAATCCCCTGATCCCGCAGAAACTTCAGGATGTGGGTGTCGAGCGGAATGTACTGTTGACCTTCCCGACTATGAAGCAAAAAGAAGCGGGATGTCTTCTTGCTGATCCCACATATCTCTTCAAGATCATCCACAGAACACGTCTTCAGGTCAAGACCTTTGTTGACAAGTTGGTGAAGACCCCGCCCCTTCATTGTATGGCAGCCGAACCGCCACTTCTTGAGCAGTTCCTGCATCTCAGCGAGACTGTACTTGGCTAGTTTCTTGAAGGGGAGCTTGCCTGGAAGCGATTTGAGCAGCTTGTCCAGCATCGACGCGGTACGGAGGGCGGGCTTGTTCGCTACCAATATGCTGAAGAGTGCATACTCCTCCAGGGCGTATTGGTCCCTGGAGAAGTTTGTGCAGTTGACTGGATCAACCATTTTCCTTGACCTTGAATCGGGGAAACAAGATAGGAACCTTCCCTTCTTGTACCCGATTCTGGTCAATAGTCAATGGCAGACTGGAAATGACGTACCCTTCAATCGTCTCAACACAGAGCTTGTCAAAGCCTGGGTCGCCGTCGTACTGAAGGGTGTCCCAGACGATCTTGCTGGTCTGGGGACAGACTGGCCCGAGCATGCCAGCCACCGCCTTGACGGCGCGGGCAGCGATGGCCAACGTCCCAGGAACATCCACCGCGTCCTCGGCCCACGGCTTCCGTTCATCCAGCATCTTGTTCGTCTGATCCACGATGTCCATGACAAGGACGAGGGCGTCCCGGTACTCGAACTTCCTCATGTGATCAGCCCACACGTTGACCGCACCGAGCGTCGGCGGGTTGAAGTTCTTGCCGCCCGGCGGCAACCCCTGTGTCGGAACGTAGGTAACGCCGGGAATGACACCGCCAAGCTTCGTCAGACCAAGACGGCAGACGCGGCTGAACAAGTTGCCGTACTTGTTGACGAGGTCCGCGTTGTAAGTCTCGGCGAAGATGCCGAACTCGTATTCGCCGTCGTCGGCGAAATTCGCGGCCTTCATGAACGTATAACGGTAGCCGTCCGAGCCGAACGCATCCACCAGCCCAGCCGGGCCGAGGTTCTCCCCCGACTTGCTGAACTTCGTCAAGCCCGTCGCCGTCTTCTTGCAGATGAACCCGTGCGAGAAGATCGTGTGCGGCAAAGCCAGGGCGTCCTTGTGAGTCTCCTCCATGACGTTGGCGTTGTACGCCATGATCATGGCAGGCAACAACGCACCGTGGAATCGGACGATGTCCTTGCCGATCACATGCACGTCCGCAGGCCAGTTGCCGTTTGCAAACGTCAGGTAATTCAACAAGGCGTCGAACCAGACGTACAGAACCTGGGACTGGTCCCACGGAACCTCGATACCCCACCCCTGGTTCTGGCGGCTGATCGAGATGTCCTTGAGATCGCTCTCGATGAACTTGACCATCTCCGTTTGGCGATGCTCCGGGTAGATCCTGATTTTCTTGTCGGCATACAGTTGGAGCAGTTTCTCCCTGAACAGATTCCAGGCGAAGAACCAGTTCCGCTCCTTGCGAGTCTGGAGTGGAATGCCTGGGTGTGTTTCGCATTCACCGTTGACAACCGACTGCTTGAACTCCTCGCACTCGGCGCAGTACAGCCCCTCGTAAAGCTTCGAGTAGATGTACCCATTGTCCATCACCCGCTGGGCGAACTTCTTGCAGAAGTCGTGATGAACGATCTCTGAGGTTTGGCAGAATCGACTGTACCCGATGTCCAGCCGTCGCCATGCGTGCTTGAAGTTCGCCGCCATGCCGTTGACGTAGCGACAGACTTCCTCGCCTTGCTTGTGAGCAGCACGGGCGACCTTCTGGGTGTTCTCGTCGTTCCCCATCAGGAAGTAGACCTTGCGGTCGAGCATCTCCTGAAAGCGAGCCTGCACATCGGCCCCGACCTTCTCGAAGGCGGTTCCGATGTGCGGCAGTGCATTGGGGTAGTCGATTGCCGTGGTGATGTAGAACGGCTTGGTCATCTTCACCCTCCATTCTGTTTTGCCTGTGCCTGCTGGAACAGGGCTTCCATTTCCGGGTCGTCTTCACGGGGCCAGCTTCGTTTCTTCTGAACGCCACTTCGCTGTTGAACCGGCTCGCTGATGGTTGGCCCTTGTTGCGGCTCTTCGGCTGAATGCGACATCTCATACGTCGTGGCACGCACCTCCATGTTGAGCTTGTCAAGCTCCTTGCGAAGGAAGTGGCCGCGATTGTGAGCGTCTTCCCGAGCGGCGTTCAAGGCTTTCAGGTGGTTCCAGACCGAGTCGCGGATGAACGTCGCTTCGTGGACGCCGGCCTTTGCCTTGACGACCTCGGGTTCAGACTTGGCGTAGAGTTCGCTGGTTTTCTCGCTCTTGCCAGACTCGCCGCCGACACCTTCACGGAACTCCCTGAACTTCTGGATGTACAGTCGCTCAAAAAGGGCTTCCGCCTTGGCGACGGCACGGTTGGCGTCGGCCAGCTTCTGGCCGTAGTAGTCACAGTATCCTGACACCAACTCGAAGAATTGGTTCAGGGTGGGGTCCGAGAACTTGAGGTTCGCGGGGTCAAGGACGATCTCGTTGCCGTCCAGGGTGAATGTTCGCTTCTCTCCGAATCCGGGCAGATCAGACATGGTTTACTCCTGTTCTTGTGGGTTTTCTTTGGGTGGTTGGCCGGCGGAATCCGTCTTCCCTTCACCCGGATCGTATGTACAAGTATCTGGCTCTATCTTGTCTGACTTGTTGGGGTCGTAAGGTTCCTGCTTCTTGCGTTTCGCACCGCCGCCCTTCGGGCTGAACTTCGATGAGTTGTCGATGTCTTGAGCCGCATTCGCGGCGTGAGCTTGCACACGCTTCGTGTGCGTGTCATTTCCGATACGACTGATTCGCATAGACGAATAGTCAAACTCCACGCAACACGCTTCCTGGCTTTTGCCAGAGCGGTGTTTGATGATGAAGACCCGGCCAACTTTCGCCACTTTCTCACACGTCAACTGGTTGATCGACCAGAAGCCGTCGAGCGGCTTGAACTGGTCGAACGAACCGCCGATGTTGGATTCGTCAATGTACTGATGCAGTTCCGTCAATTCGGCAGCGGTCTTGTTCGGCTGGACGGCGGTGAAGATGACCATGTTCTCCATGATCGCCATCGCCCGCAGGTCACGCATGATGCGGTACTTGGCTTCCCAGCCTGGGATATTCGGATCTTCCTTGAACTCACCGGCGTAGTCGATGATCAGAACGTCCGGCTTGAAGCCGTAGAGTTTCAGGTGGGCAACGTAGGCGCGAACGAAGTTGACATCGACCGTGCCGCCTGGGAACTGGCGGATGATGAGATTGTTGACTTCACCGCCCTGCTCCGTGGCAGTCTTGTTTCTGAAATCGATCTCCTGCTTGATCGTTTCCCGGTTGTCCCACAGGTAGTTCACATCGCTGCCGGTGAACTGGGCCGTAATACGCTTCGCCACTTCGAGATCGTCCATCTCCAACGAGATGTAACAGACCTTGTGGCCGAGCTTGGCGTTGTCAGTCGCGGCCTGGGCCAACAGCATGGACTTGCCGCGTCCAGGCAGACCAATCCAGGCATAAAGCTCGCCGCGTTTCGGCGTGCCGCCAGACAACCGCTCATTGATCCAGTCGATGCCGGTGGTGAACTTCTCGCCTGCTTCCTGCTGCTCCTTCATCTTGCGGAACATCTCGTCAATCGAAAGGAAATACTCGAAGCCGACATCCATGCCGCGTTGGACGAGCAACGACTCTCGCAGGATCTCATCGACCTCGGTCCACGTCTTTTCGTCTTCCGGCTTGTCGAGGATCATCTTCATGACCTTGTTGCAGGCCATGCGTGTGGACTGGGCGCGACTGAAGGTCGTCAGACGATCCAACAACACTTCGCGGGTGCTGAGGCCGGGAACGTAGTAGTCGTAGACACTCTCAACCTCGGCCATGAAGGCGAGTTTGACAGCATCATCACGCCCCTTCAATTTGTCTTGCACCGCCTGGAGCAAGATGAACTTCTCAGGGATTGACTTGTACTTCGCGAACAACTCGAAGAGGGCGTCACACGCCAAAACGTGTGCTTCATTGGTGAAGTACGACGACTTGATCAGGGACTGTGACTGGATGAGGAAGTAGGTGTCGGTGAGCAACAAGGACAGGAGCCGCCGTTGGAAGTTTTCGTCCCACCCGAAGCGGACGGGATTTTCCCCCTTGACGGAAGCGAGCAGGTTCTGGATGACTTGTTCTTCTTCCGGCATGAGGTTCGCCATTGTCATTCCTCTGGCTTGTGTGGTACTGGCGCATCCAGCAGAAACCGAATGTTCGCCTCGTACACCGCCTCGGCTATTGCACCCCCACTAAGGAACCAGCCGGTGACGCCGGCTTTGATCATGGGGATAACACATCGTAGGTTCGGCATCAGTCGGGGGTCGGATTTCACAACTTCCCAATCGTGCCACTGCGCTACTTCCGTCTCGCCCTTACGAGGCTTCAGCGTGACTGTGCTGTCAACGGGCAATGACACACAATACACCATACTGGTTTCGCTGACAATAGCACCCATCAACTTCACGTCAGGGTGTCCGCCACGCCGCTTGCGATGAATTGACTTGACCGTCAAGCCACTCTCTTCTTTCAGTTCACGCAGGGCCGTCTCAAGCTCCGACTCCCCCGGCTCTACCTTGCCGCCCAGGAGATTCAGGCATCCCTTTTGCCATGCGGGTCGGTCCTTCTGAACGAGCAGCACTTTGTCCGGGTATGACGGATCGTAGGCGTAGATGACGACGAACTTCTTCTTGACCTCTTCCATTACAGACTCCCCAGGTAATCGAACTCCGAGAGAGAAACCATGCCGACACGGAGCGGCTTTTCACGGGTGATCTTCTTGCCCATCGACCGCTGCTGGTTCCACACGATCTGCTTGCAGTATCGTGCGAACTTGGCGTCGATTTCAAGCGGACGGTCCTTCGACGGCCTCTGCTCGACCGGCACGACCTTCGCAAGAAGACGGTCGAGCATCTTTTCCTGGCGTGGGCCAAACTTCTGCCTGTTGGCCCCGTGACGGGTGCGATTGTTCCAAAGATCCTGAAGTCCGTCAAGGATCTTACGGCAGAAGTCGTCCTTGACGTGTTCCGCGCAGGCAGCGAGGCTTGCCTCGATGTAGACCTGACGCTTGGTGTAGGCTCCTGCCCTGAGCAACGAGAAGACGAGTTCTTGGTAGAAGTCTTCGAGGTCGTTCTGGTGATTGTTCTTCGTGTTCTTCCTTGAGAGTTGCCACGCCGCGTAGTAGCAGAGTTGTCCGAATGCCTTGTCCAACTGGTTGTATTCGTCTGGTGTTACTTTCCAAACATCAAGGATTGACTTCAACTTTCTCCTTCTGGGACCGTAGGGGAACCATGTGCAATTATAGGCGTCATCTCCTTGTCTGCGAGGCTACGTCCTGCTTTGCAAGACACCTTCAACTTCAGGCCCGGAGCCAAGCTTGACTCGGCTTGCAGGCACTCTTTCACCGCCATGTACACGTCGGTGACGTTCCTGGGGTTAGCCGACACAACGAAACCGTCGTGAATCGACATCAGGACAGGGGAGACATTAAGTGTGTGTAGAGCGACTAATCGCTCAAGGCAAATTGCCGTGGCCGGGGATTGGATGGCAGTGTTTCGGGCCTTGTGGTACGCATCTGAAAAGAAACGTTTACGCCCGAAGTGGTCACGGACGACGCCTTGTTTGGCGTCCTCTTGGAAGCGTTCGACATAACGGAAGGATTTCGCAAACTGCTCGTTGAGACGGTGGATGACAGTCTGAGCGAGCCGTTCCGGCAGCTTGCATTTCTCAGCAAGCCCCGATGCCGACATACCATAGATAGTCGGCAAGAAGAAACTTTTGGCGAACTTACGCGCATTTTGGTGCTGACCGCCGATGATCCTCTTGAACAAAGTCTCGTACACATCGGCATCGCCGGCCAGGATCTCGCCAAGGTCGTCATCCTCGGCCAGCCACTGCAACACCGCGACTTCCATGTTCTGGTAGTCGAAGTACATGAAGACATCATCAAGGTGACGCGGTCTGAGCTTTGAGCCAAGCTCATCGCCAATGGTCAAGGCATTGACGCCCCACTGGAACGCAGCCGTACAAGACATCCGCCCGTTCTCCTGGGCTTCAATCTCGTAGCACGGGTGTACACGGGCCTCACGCTCGATGTTCAAGACGCCTTCGCACTCGATGGACGGAATCACCGTCATGGCCAAAGGCTTCATCACCTTCTGCCAGATGGTCGTAGCCTGGGTCCAGTTGTCCTGCTTCGTTACCGAATTGACGCGGGTCTGAGCTTCATCAAACGTCGCTGGCTTTGCCAGCTTCACACCCGAGTAGTGTTCCAGCAACTTCAAATCGAAGTATTTCAGCTTGGGCAGATCGGCATTCTTGAGGTTCCTCTTGAACCATGAGAACATCGGCTTGAGATCCCACCCGATGACGATGCGACCCTCGGCCAGGATTGAATGCTTGAGTGCCGCGAAAATGAACGGCAGATTGTCAACCAAAGGGATCGTGAAGCGAGACTCGGGCGTGCAGACAGCAAGGTTCTTTTCCGACTTCGGGTCCGTAATGTCCCACACCGCCGGTTCAAGGTGAAGGTAGATCGCCTTCCCCTCTTTCGTCGCAGCATTCAACAGGAAACTGAGTTCGGTGTAGGTGCTATCCAATTTTCTCGCCTCATGATGTCCTCACCATCATAGGCGATTCCAGGCCACTTCACCAGTCCGCACTCAAGGGGAGATAGGAATAGATACGGGTGTGTGAGGGGAGTGAAGGGGAGTGTACACCTGTTCGGGTTTTTCCCTTCTAATCTTATTCTGCGCATACCGGGTGGCTGTCTCTAAGGGAGTTGACTTTGCAAGTAAAAAATGGAGTGGGAATTGAACCCACTCCTACTGCAAAGGCATACCTTGGAGATTACCCAGGATGGGTACTCTGAGCATGCGTACCTGTTTTTTGTGCTACTGGAACGTTTCTGACCAAACCGTCGCTTATGCGTTCAAGCATTACCCGTCTGTTAGACTTCGCGGCTCGACGGATCACGAAGAAAGTGAGCCTAAAGTGACGAGACGACAGTACAAGCCCCCCGACAGCTTTTTTAGGGGGTGGTCAGCCGCTGACCTCGTAACACTTGTGAGGATAGGATTGGCCCCGGTGGTCCGATCCATGCCGGCGCAGGACGCCGACACCTTTTCTTTGGCTAAGTAGAGCGAAGCCCCTCACAGGTTTCAGCCGCACGGCTTGACATGCACCTACAACAGCGGGTACTAGCCACGGTAGGCACAAGGCATCTTTAGGCGGATGCACTCCGAGTCGAAGTAGTTGGGTAGTAGTCGGTAGTAGTCGGTAGTGTCGGTAGTGGTAGTGTAGTCCCCATGTTTTACGTCGTCAATTCCAAATGACGTGTACACTACTGTACACTTTTGCATCTAGTCATGAAGGCGCGTAACATGGACGGGAACCCTGTCTTCGTCTTGAAGGAGAAGACGGGTTTGTGGTATAATACGTCATGGCTGCTCTCCTGGCAAGAGCGCTTTTTGAAAGAAGGGAACTAGACATGCAAACCGAATCCGAGTACATTGCCTCTCTTGAGGTTATGTCGGACTCCGAACTGGCGAATTCGCTAGAGGCGGGTGCGCGTCTACATAAGCTGAAGGTGACCGGGAAGGCCAAAGGCGAGGTGCGACGTGGACGATCTATTCAGCATCCCTCTTCAGTTCGAGATGACAGAAGAGGAAACTCAGGCGTACCAGCTTTCGCTGCTATGGCAGAAGCTGACTGTTGAGTATTTTCCAGACATGAGGCTCGGGCCGGGCAACACGCTCAGAAGGACAGGCGATCCAAGGAAATCAGCACTATTCAAGGCCATGATCAGAATGATTCGGCGGACCAGAGGTATCGTTGCCCTGGCCGATTTGAAGTTCTGGATGAGGGCGCAACTGTACGTCTGCAAGAAGAACGATGAGGAGTGCTACGTCACCCCGAACATGTGTGTCGGCCCGGCAGCCGAACGTCGTTGGGGACTCTACCAGAAGTGGATCAAGGCAGCCCGCGAACGTCGGGCTGGCAATGCTGATCCACAAGAAGAAAAAGTCTCGATGGAGATGGTTCGTTCCGATCTGAAAACCAGTCTGGCCTTCCTCAAGAAGTACGGCGAAGACATCACCCCTCAATTTCTTGAGAAGCGGTTCACGTCAGGCGAGATTGACAAGTGGCTCAAGTTCGGGTTCATCCGGCCCTACTTTGTCGCACTATCTCCCACCCTTCAGAGGTTGGGGGCAAAGGTGACGGTACTCTCGGGCGTGACAAAGCCGGAAGTGATCGAAGAGTACAGGAACTTGTTTCCGAAAGATCAGTAAATCACAAAAGACTGGATGACGGCCTCGGTGATCTCTTCCATCGGCTGGGTCGGCATGAAATACTCGTCCCACTCAGATGGCATCAGTTTCCATCTGTGACCTTTCTTGGGGGACTGAACCTCACCACCCCACGACCGTAGCACCCCACGCTGGGGGTAATACTTGACATGGATGTCAAATTGTTCAAGGAAGCTCTGCCCCGGCGTGTCGCCACCAGCCCCGTGACCACGGTACTGGAAGTAGATCTGATAGTGGTGTTCATCATGTTTGCGGATGCCGGCGTAGTGCATCACCGAGGGATGATTCCTCCTGGCAGCCGCCGCGATCTTCAAAGCGAGTGTTTCGGTATTCTTGAAGTCGTTCTTGGGTGCGTCATGTTCTGCGCCGTCAATCCGCTCGATGGCTTCATGGTATTCGTAAGCGAGGCCAGTTTCGGCGATGTCGCCACGATCCTTGACATCTATCTGATCGACCAACGGAATCACTTTCTTCAACGTCCACACCTTTGTACCTTCGAGGTCGATGGCCAACTTGCGGATGTTGATGCGGATACTTCCTGCCGGCGTCATGGTTGCCAGCAAAGCTCCAGGGCGTTCGTGATCGCCATAGCCCACCACGTCATTCCATAACCGTTGCGGCTGTTTGTTGTTGACCGGACCCATCTTCACAAGCTCAGACATGAGCTTGGATGGCGACAGGTTGCCGCCGGGCTTGTCGTAGTTCTCGGCGCGGCGCATACGACGGATCTCAGCCGGAATGTTTTGTTCCGGGTCGATTCCGTACAAGTCTTCAGGGGACTTTGCCAACCATTCTCGGAATGTCGTGGTTCTCATCGTCTTATTTAGCGGCCCAGGACCATATAATACAGGCATGAAGACGTTTCGCGATTACTGCATACTGCGGGAGGCTGACGAGAGCAAGCACCTCCGTACAGTTCTTATTTCCAACATGGGTCTTGACGATACCATCAACGACAAGACCGGCGAGGACATCCCGCTCGAACAACTCGATCTCGACAACGTGTCGAAGACCTTGATGTCTTCCGCTCTCTGGAAGAAACTCTCTCCCAAAGTCCAGAAAAACGCCCAGGCACTCTTCAACGAACCGCAGAACAAGCGGCTTGGTGAACTGCTCGATGTGCTGACCGCCGAGCCTGTCAACATCGGCAAGGTCATGGGCAAGGATGATGACTCATCGGCTCAGAAGCCCGCTCCTGGCACGCCGCCTCCATCTCCGACTCCAACGCCTACCGCTCCGTAGAATGAAGTAACCCGTCGTGCGAGGTTGGTACTTGTTGCCGACCTGTAGCACAAGTAACACTTCATCTTGGGGATCGTGTATGGACTCTCTGAAGAACATCGGACTTGAAATGGTTCGTGTAACCGAGGCTGCCGCTATTTCGGCATCTCGGTGGGTTGGATCTGGCGACAAGATTGCCGCAGACACAGCGGCAGTCGATGCCATGCGAAAGCGTCTCGATTCTCTCAACATTCGCGCCGAGATCAAGATCGGCGAAGGCAAGAAAGACAAGTCAGCCGGCCTCTTTCAGGGTGAGTTCGTGGGGTCTGGTCCCGACCTTCTCTACGACATCGCCGTGGACCCAATCGAGGGAACGACACCTACTGCCGAGGGCGGACCTGAAGCCCTGAGTGTTATGGCTTTCTCTGGCCACAACACTATGTTCACGACCGAAGCCCACTACATGCTCAAGCTGGCGTGTGGTCCCAGGCTCGCCAAAGCCGGTCTATCTCTGGAACACCCGCTAGATTACAATCTGAAGCTCGCTGCCGACTGGCTCAACAAGCCATTAAACCAGTTGACGGTGTGCATGTTGAAGCGTCCCCGTCATGATGTCTTCGTCGCCGTGGCTCGCAAGCTGGGTGTTCGTCTCAAGCTGATTCAGGACTGTGACGTGTCAGCCGGTATCGCTGCATGTCTGCCTGACTCTGGCATCGACATTCAGTACGGTATCGGTGGCGCACCCGAGGCCGTCATCACGGCGGCTGCAATCAAGTGCATGGGAGGCCACTTCCAAGGACAGGTCTGGCCGAACGATTGTCCAGACTGGGGCGAGCCTATCCTGGGAATTGAAGATCTGGTTGCTGGGCCTTGCTGCTTCGTGGGGACCGGCATCACGAATGGCTCGATGCTCAAGGGCGTGCGGTGGGACGGTCGCGGGCCGATCACCCACAGTGTCTTCATGCGGTCAAACAGCGGCACTGTCCGCTTCATCGAATCCTGGCACGGGAACTAACCATGACTGAATGGGATGTCAAAGAGATCATCCGCAAAGAGCGTGAGGCAAATAGCCCCGGTTGCCTTGGTGCAATCATGACGTTACTTATTTTCGGCCTGTTGATCTTCATGATCAGGACTGCCGGTGAGGACTACAAGGACTTGAAGGAACGAGTCAAACAGCTTGAGGCCCAGGTCGAAAAGAAGGACAAGTGAACTCGACCCTCATCGCCGGTAAGTTGTTGGCCGTACAGCCTTTGCCGTCTCCCAAGGGGCTGATCTTCTACCACAAGTTCAAGTACGGCGAGCGAAAACAAGACGAACCTCTTTACAAGAAGCCGCGTCTTGTCTATCGTGACGTAGATGCGCCGTGGTGGAGTCTCGAATGGGAATCAATGGAGGATACTTCATGTTGACGCACGGTTTCGACATGGAACTGTTCATGTGCGGTCAGGGGCAGGCTCTGGATCTCTACGTCATGCGTGGCATCCCCGGCACGGGGAAGAGCCACCGCGCCCAGCGTCTGTCCGAGCGGCTTCGCAACGCCCCGATCTTCTCGGCGGATCACTTCTACGGTGAGGGTGAGGAGTACCGGAAGAACTGGACGCCTCAGAAGGCTCACCTGGGCCACCGCGACTGCGAGGCCAAAGTGTTGGCCTGCATGAAGGAACCGTGGAAGGACAAGACGTTCCCGAAGTCCATCATCGTGGACAACACGAACATCTCGCTTCAGGGCTTCCGCATCTACCTCGACTACGCCCTGGATCACGGCTACGCGGTCCACTTCGTCTACCCGGATTCTCCGTGGTGGAAGGAAACGGTTTTGCCGTTCCTCCTGGCCAAGAAGCAGGAGAATATGGAGCAGGACCGCGTCAAGGCGGGCGAGATCGCCAAGATGCTGTGCGAAAAGACCGTCCACGGCGTACCCGAGCAGACCATCTCGGACATGCTCATGCGGTTCCAGTGGGTCAGCTATGACGACTACTTCGATGCCACGCAGCAGCGTGTGCTTGCACTGGAGAGGGAACTCGAAGAGATGAAAGGGCGGGCAAGGAAGCTCGAAAAAAACTACCTATGAGCTACGCATTCGAGCGGTGGATGAAAGAATCCGTGCCTCCCGGCAAGAAGGAATACACTTTCAGCCGGGACGCATTGGAGATCCTCTTGAAGATGGCCTGGAACGCCGGCATCAAAGAGAAGAAAGAAGTGGATCGCGCGAACGCCGAGGAAGAAGAGTTCGAGAGAAAGCACGGCCCACGATACATCTGATCATTATATTCTGGTCTGCAAGAAATCGATGAACTTCTTCTTGTCGATTCCGGCGTGCTTCATTGTCGCTACAGTATTGATTGCCAGCACCTCAATTTTCTCGTCTTCCGTCTCTAACTTGTCTAGCTTCAGGTACTTAGCGATGAACCGTGATCGCCGCCGGTTCTCGTCTGCGTCGATTATCCGCATGTCCCCCAAATCGTAGTGGCCGTCATTGATTCGATCTGGGGAGGGCGTCTGGTCGGGGTTGAAGTACAGGAAGGCACGCACTCTGGGCATTGCCCAGATCATGAATTCGCTGCGGCTGCATCTGATCTCCACGTCCGCGTAGGTGGGCCGATTTTTCACCCGGCTCTTCATGCCTCTCCACATTCTCGCACACCACTCCTCGACCGTCCTTTTCATGACCTTCCCCCAAATTCAGCTTTTTCGATTTGCCTTGGTCAGCGCAGTCCATTATACTGTCAATCAGCAATGAAGGTGATTGACATGTAGTGTTTTCATTGTCATCTGCCCACCCTTCAAGTCTTCTAATCAGGAGATCACATGAAGAACTCGATCAGCATCGCCCATTCCAGCCTTCTGCGTGATGAGGTGCTGGAGCAGGAACTGCTGAGGCTCGGCCTCACCGAATGTGCCAAGGACATCGACCCGCCCTCCGGTCAGTGGAACTTCGTGAAGCTCAAGCGGTCAAGAATCGACCGCTCTGCCAGTCTGAAGAATCAGGCGCGGCTGGAACAGCCGTTGATTCAGGACTGGCTCGACACGATGGAGAAGGACTTGCAGAAGGGAAAGAAGTTCCCTGCAATCGTCGTAACCAACCACCGCTACGAGTTGAGCAAGGACGCCGAGTTTGTGAACGCCTACGTCGTGAATTTCCCTTCCGACACGATGAGGCGTCACTTCACCAAGACCGCCAACGACAAGAATGGCGAACGCAACATGCCTGCGGTGAAGCTCAACCACGCCGCAACGGAAGTCGAAACGTTCGGCATGTCCGTGGACCACGCCGCCAAGCTGTTCGGGGTTTCCCGCAGTCAGCTTCGTGACGTGATTGACGAACGCACCTTCCAGCAGTGTTTCGGCACGCTTCCCAAGGCCGGCACGCTGCATGAGACGGTGAAGAAGGCTCTGGGCGAAGCGAAACGACAGGTCACCCTGATCGTGGCCGAGGAGATGACCAAGGCCGCAATCGCTTCTCCGGGTGTCACCGCGAATCAGATCAAGGCGTTCAGTGATGCGTACCGGGCCTGCAAGACCCCGGACGAGCAACGCGCCTTGCTCGCTGACATCCCCAACCGCTTCGTGGCCATTCACAAGCAGAAAACCAACGGCGGTGATCTGCCTCTCAAGAGTGGCCGGAACGTCCTCTCCAAGACCGAGCTTCTCAACCGAGTGGACAAGCTGATCGCCATCCTCCGCATGCCAAACAGCAACACCGCCCAGACCCTCACTCCCGAGGAGGTTACTCGGGTGAGTGTTCTCCACAAGGAACTCGGCGAATTGCTCGGCAAGTGCCAGGGCAAAAAGCCGGTCGTCGGATAACCAATTCGCACCAACCGACACGGAAACTGCCCGTGTCGGTTGGTGCAATTTCGGAGGATCACAACATGCTCGATACATCAGATCTCAAGCGAATGGCTGAGGCTATTCTTCTTGACAAGAAAAACTGGTTGAACGAGGAAGGCTGGGTTTCAAGGCGTGTGTTTTACATGCTTTTCCTACCTATGGTGGACGACATCGTCGCTTGTCGCGCCAGAGAGCAAGAACTCAGTCGATCCAAGAACCCGAAAAAGTCCGAACCACTGTCTATCAAGATTGATCGTGGCCGACGCCGTATCGCGCGTCTGATCGAGAGCTACATGTGCAAGGAGTTCGATCCTGCCAAGATCAACATCAGGCTCAGGCGACAGAACATTAGGAAGAACATCAAGTACACCTACCAAGGTAAGTCTCTTACTGTGACGGGGTGGAGCAAGGTCGTGAAGATCAAGGCTAACACCATTCACAAGCGACTAAGCCAGGGGTGGACATTCGAGAAGGCCATCACGACTCCTCTTGATGAGGACAAGTGTGTCATGAAGAATGCCAGCCCAGGTGTCATCAAGATGGCTGGCATCTACCTCGACACTGAGAAATACTTTCCTACCGTTTGGACAAGTCAGGCCAGTGTGCAAGAGGGCATCCGCAAGATCGAAAGCACGGACAATCTGCTCACGATCTCGACACAGAGACAGCAGTGGGAGAGATCTTATTCGGCAAAGAAAAACAACGCTCAGGTGAGGCCGACATGCTCGCAGGAGAAAAGTCTGCGGCGGGCGTTGCGTGTCCTCTATAAGGCCGCTCTCAAGCGATGCTTGATGAAGGGCTTGGTTGAGGTGCAGGGAAACATGGTTCGGAAGGTCATTTCAGCCAGTGGCCAGCTTGAACCAGACAATGCCGATCATGGCAAGACCGGCGGCAACGTATGCCTGCCAGTTGAAGCCCTCCCCCTTGAAAATCAAGGGCAGAGCATAGTAAGCTGCGATCATTAGTACGTCCCACACCAAGGAGAAGAACATGATCTCCTTGGTGGCGTCTCCGTCTTTACCCAGATGGCGAGAACCTACAACCCACAACCAGCCGCACAGCATGGTCAAGATCACGAAGCTCGGCAAGTACATCCAACTGTCGCGGACTGTTTTGGTGTACGAGCAGTACGCGCCGGCACAGAAGAATGCGAACGCCGGGATCATCAAAAGCCAGACTGGGTTCATAGGTCGAAGTCCTTGAACTCGATTTCGTGGCCCTGCTGCTTGAGGGTGCGGATACGCTTCTTGCTGTGCTTGAGCAGGTACTCGTTGTTGTAGAAGATGAAGTCGTAATACTGGAGCATCGTCTTGTCCTTGGCGGTACGAAGACCACGACCCATCCTCTGGATGATCTGGTGTTCGGCCTGTCCGCCCGCCGCATTGATGAGCGAGTGGATGAAGACGTTGATGCCGGTGTTGAAGATGCCCTGTGTCGCAATCGCGATGCAGTTCTCGTTGACCTGAAGCTGCCTCACGACCTCTTTGCGAGTCGTGTCGTTGTCCTGGCCGCGAACCCACAGGGAGCCAGGAATCAAGTTGTTGAGGGCGTCCCCGTGTGCGATGCGTTCCACAAGGATCAAGGTGCGACCCTTCTGGGACAGGGCCAGCTTCTTGACCATGTGGTGGAAGTCGAAGTTCTCAGCGATGCCGAAAGTGACGGCGTCCTGATACAGTTCGTATTCGAGGTTCGGCTCACGCACCGGGAAGAAGGTGCAGTGACTCTTCGAGAGCCGGCCACGCTTCTGCAAGCCCTTGGTGGTCAGCCTGCCGCCATCTTCCTTCGCCGCTTCAATCAGAAGCTCCGGGCCGAAGAAACCCTTCACCATGTACTTCTGGACCTTGTCCGTCTCGCCGTACTTGAACGGCGTGGCCGACATGGCGACACGGAAGCACGCACCCTTCATCGCCTTGTAGACGTTCTTTGGCTGCGTGGACATCATGTCGTGAATCTCGTCCACCAGCAGCACCTTGAAGTGCGGCAGCAGGTTCTTGATCTTCTCCAGCGACTGTACGGTTGCTACGGTGATGACGTTCGGCTTGATCGCACCGCCCCAGCACGTTCCGACGTTGGGTACGCCACGGCTGACAAGCTCGTCGTAGTTTTGTTGGGCAAGGCCGCGTCGATTCTGGAGAACGAGGGTGGGCGTGCCGGGCTTGATGGCTCGCACCATACAGACCATAACCAGGGTCTTGCCGGCAGATGTAGGCGCGAAAATGATGCCGCGACGATACTTCATCGCAGCCTCGGTGAGTTGGCACTGGTAGTCTTCGAGAGTAATCAGATCCTGGCCGGGTTGTTGCCACTGCTGGAGGAAGTTGGCCGGGATCTCTTCGTAGGCGAAGGTTATGTCACTTCGCTTGTCGATGAACTCGTATTCCTCTTCGGATCGCTTCAGGGCAAGCATGACTTCAGGCAGAAGCCCGGTCATGAACTTTCCCGACTCAATGGTGAAGAAGTTGATGAACCCATCCCAGCGGTTGGCCTTGTAGGCGGCACTGTGGAAGTAGTTTCGTTCACGGTGTCTGAGTGCGTGGTAGAGCTTCGACTTCAGATGGAGGTTGTCCGTCTGAAGAAAAGAGAAGTCGTTGAATACCGTGAGTCTACTTGCCATTTCCGCCCGTCTTCACTGGTTTTCGGGGCTTCGTCACGGGCCGCACCTTCGGTTTGATGGGCTTGAAGTCTTTGCACTTACAGTGTTGCAGGGCTTCATCAAGTGAGGCCCACACACATCTGATTTTTTCCATACCCTATGTATTGTCAAACCGTGGGAGATCGACCGGCCACTTCGCTTTCGCCTTCTTGTATTTTACCGTTTTTCCTGCCTCGATCCAGTCGAAACGGTAGTCTTCTCCATCCCTTTCTCCATAAAGAACGGCGACTTGAAGGTACTTACCGGCCAGCTTGACAAGCTCACGGCGAGAGATGTTTTTGATGAGAAGGTGTTTTTCCTGATGCCCCATGTACGCGCCGTCCCGCTCGACATACTTCAGTCGCATGCCGTCGATCTCGGACTTCAACATGTCCTGGGCCGTCTTGTTATCCTTCGGCTTGGCTTTCTTCCCGTGCGGGTTGTACGCCGAGATCACTCCCACACTGAACGGGATCACTTTTTCTGACATAGACCTCCAAACGGGGAACCCCACCGTCGATGACGATGTATGTAGGGGGCTTCTCCGTCCAACATCCGGTGTTGCAATAAGTGATGGTCTTTCCGTTGACTTTCACCGGCGTGATCTCGGCACAGTGGGTATGACCACACACCACGCCGTCACAACCGTTCTTCAAGGCGTCCTCCACCGCTTCTTCCCGAATCAACACGGTGTTACGGAGGTAGTGCTTGCTGCTCTTCTTGGCCATGCGGGCGACGTAGTGGCTGCGGTCCATCTTCTGGAACAGCCAATAGAAGAAGTCGCCGATTGCTGTTAGGATCGGACGGTCGTTGATGAACTTGTCGTACTTGTGACCGTGCAAGATGTAGAAGTTCTTGCCGCCGCTCTCAAGAATGCAGTCCTCGTACACCCGCACACCCAGGAAGTGAGAAACGATCTCGGCGGGGCCGTCGTGGTTGCCAGCCAGCCAGATGATTTCGATCTTGTCGGCGAGCCGGCGGATGTGCGACAGAACCTTCCAGTGGTGTTTCCTGAGCCGGCGCAGGTCGATGGAGTCGAAGATGTCGCCTACGATGATGAGCTTCTTTGTGACATCGGGGTCGATGTCCTTTAGGAGATGGCACAAGTCATCTGCTTGACAGACATCGCTCCCAAGGTGAATATCGCTGATGAGTATGTTTTCCAATGTGACCTCCTTTGTCTCAGTATTTAGACCGCGACAAAGGAGGCGGGCTGTAAGTTCACAGAAGCTTCACAGAGTCTCTGGGTTGAGAGCCTCTTCTATTTCTCGAACGAAGTCATTGAAGCTGTCATTTTGCTGGGATCGAATCTGGTCGAGTACCTCAATGGCCTTGAGGCGTTCCTCTTCTTCTTGTTTCAGGGCGACTGTCATCTCGACCTGGGATCGGTGGTACAGTTCGCACCCCTGAGTTTGGCCAGATGGGTACTGTCCCGGCATCAACTTGTAGCCCATCTCTTTCCACTTGGTTTTCGTTCGCATGTCGGCGAGTGTGGCCTCGTTGAAGTCCGCGAACTTACGCAGGGAAGACATGGCCATTGCCTTGGCCTCGACCTTCGCGCGTCTTTTGTCCTTCGCTTCTTCTGCCGCTTGGATTTTGGCTGCGACCTCTGGGGTTTCGAGGTATTTTTTGATCGTCTCTATCAACGCGGTGTGTCCGTCGATGTTCTCTGCGAACCATTGCAGATACTGAATATCCACACGGTCGATGGGCTGTCCTTTGTAGCAGCCAAAGGGCATTTCTGGCATTCGTTTGACGAGCTTGCCAGCCTGGAGGTACAGGTCGAGGATGTACTCGGGGTAGGAGTTGACGGAACCGTAATCGACATCCTTGACGGGAACAGGCGTCTTGCCGTCCGCCTTGGACATCTTGGTCAAGATCCTTCCGTGCGAACATGCGGAAGTGACATCGATGTCGATGCCCTTCAACTTCGCGTATTCCAGAACGGTGTAGTATTTCTCACTCATGAATCACCATCTCTTGCTAGGACAGAGCCAGATGAGGCCGTTCTTGGCGCGGCTGGCCGCTGTGTAAGCCCATCGAGCATGATCCCACTTCTTGCAGACCTGTTCATACACGATTACGTTGTCCCATTCTGACCCCTGGCTTTTGTGCGCGGTGATGCAGTAGCCGAAGTCGAACAGATTGATCTGGTAGTCCACATCAGTCAACGTGGACTCGGAGTCAAACTGCTTGGGCCAGAATGGCAGATCCCACTTTCGTTCGCCGTCGTCAAGGTCGATAGTGATCTTGCGACGTTTCAAGTCCACCTGATACACCGTGGCGTGCATGCCGTTGAAGACCTGATCCTGTTTGTTGTTTCTCAGGCAGATGATGCGGTCGCCCTCTTCCACCGTTTCGCCTCGACCATGTAGCCGGCGGATGTTGTTGTTCACGCCCTTGCGTGTCGAGTTGAAGGCGCAGATGATTTGATCCGTGTTGGTGATGATGTCGTCCGTCGCGTCCGATGCGTCCGCAACTTGAACCTTGCCGCTGGTGTGGAAGCGGCGAACATCGCCGCCCTTGCGGATGTGTTCGGCAAAGTGTGCAATCTCACCGGCGTTCCTGTGGATCTTCTCCAGGGTGTACATTGGGTCTTTCATCACGTTCACGTCGGACCCGACCGGCTCCAACTGTCCGTGGTCGCCAATGAACACGATGGGCAGACCGTAGTCGAGCATCACGTTGTATTCGTCTCGACCGACCATCGATGCTTCATCGACAAGGAAGCCGTCGCAACCGAGCATGCTTTTCGGCTTCGGGTAGAAGAACGTTTTGCCGTCCTCGTCCTTCTGTGGGAAGTAGATGGTGCTGTGGATCGTAGCTGCTGACTCCATGCCTTTACTACGCATCACGGACGCTGCCTTGCCGGTGAAGGCACAGGTTGCGAAGTTCGGGAAGAAGGCGTGTAGCGTCGTCGTGATCGTGGTTTTGCCCGTACCGGCGTAGCCGCCCAAGGTCTGAACTTGTTCGTTGCCGGTCTTGACGCCCTTGACGATCTTGCGAACAACGTCTTTCTGTTCATCGGTCAGTGTGATCGCCATATTTCCTCCGGTAGCCTCAGTTGGGGTAACAAGGTCTTCTCGTCACCCCAGTCTGTCAGAACCTCACAGCCGGTTCGGGTAACAAGAACAGTGTGTTCAAACTGTGCTGACAACTTGCCGTCAGCCGTGTAAGCCGACCAGCCGTCCGCCGCATCCACCACCGCTTCTGCGACACCGGCGTTGATCATAGGTTCGATGGTGAACGTCATTCCAGGCGTCATTATTGGCCCCGCAGACCCCACCAGCGAGTCATACACCACATTTGGCGGTTCATGGAAGGCGATTCCTACTCCGTGGCCGCAGAACTGGTGTACCACCGAACAACGGTATTGGTCGGCGGTCAACCTGACGGCCCTGGAAATCGCTCCTAGCGGCTTCCCAGGCTGAACGGCCCGTATGCCCGCCCAGAGGCAGGCGCGGGCCGCAGCGACGATCCTGTGCGATTCTGAGGTGGGTTGTCCAACGACCCAGGTGTAGCAGGTGTCTCCGTAGTAGCCGTTGACGATGGTGGTCACATCAATCTTGACAACATCACCCCATTCGAGGACTCTTTTGTTGGGAACCCCGTGACAGATCACGTTGTTGACCGACACGCATGCCGAGGCGGGATAGCCCTTGTAATTTAGGGTCGCCGGGACGGCATTCATCCGACGCATGGCTATGTCAATCAAGGTATTGAGTTCACAGGTCCGCATTCCGGGCAGGACATAGTCTTTGATGCCTTTCAACACGTTGACGGCAACTTGACAGCTTCGGCGTATGCCGTCAATCTGCTCGGGGGTTTTCAGGATGATCTTGTCCATCGGTCTATTTTCTCACTTTTAGGGCTTGATGTCATCCCCGTTTTCGAGTGCTTCTTTCTCTACATACCTGCATGCTCGAATTTACCCAGTGGCTCACACTGAAGCCTTTCGATGAAGACTTGATGGACGCCAAGGTCAATCTCGGTCGCGCCCTGGTACAGTCCACCAGTCGCGAATCATCCGGCATGGACATTCTACCTCACATCAACAACTTCAAGGACGCCCTTCAACGGTGTTCAAACAAAGCGAGCCAGAGCGACGATGACGCCCTGGCCCATGATCTTGTCTCTATCTTCAACTCACTCAGCGGCGAGGCCGACGAAGCCGTATCTGAATCCGATCCGAGTTTACGTCGCTACATGCTGTCTGGCTTGTTGCGACGAATTGATTCCGAGATCGGCGGCAAGGTTCCGAAGCCGACCCAGGATTCGGCTCTCGGCGACATGGACGGACGGTTCCGTCGTCATGTGCTGGAATCAACGCGATCCGTGAGGATGTAGACCATCCCGTCTTTGAGCGTCATGCCGCCGAAGTACATCATGTCGAGCTTGAGGTTCAGGACTCGCATGACGAGTTTGGCGCACACGTCGGCGTCATCGCCACATGGCATTGGCCCGAGACGATAAACGTCAGAGCATTCGCTCTCTACCAGACCCTGGAATGTATCGGGAGATTTCTTGCAGATGTTGAGGATGGCCGGGATGGATACCCGGTTGAACTGCGGCGTGTGATCGTACTTTTCGTTGGCCCGGCGTTGCGTGTCCAGGCAGAGGGCCATGTTGAAACGATCAGGACAGTCCTGAAGTAGTCCGGTTGATTCCCAGGAATCGAGGATGTCTTCAACATCGTGTAGCGACATAGCATAGATCCTACGAGGATGCTTCGGCTTCCCTTGCCTTCCGTTCCTTCTCGTAGAACTTGTCCAGTGCCATGAGGAAGGCCGGTGCTGGGTCGGCGAAGTGCGACTTGGAATCGATCAGCTTGATGGCCTCTCTTCGGGTGATGCCTTGTTCACGCATCAACAGAGCAGCGGTTACGAATACACTGCGGGACATGCCCGCTTGGCAATGGATGAACGTCTTCAGGTTGGCAGTCCGGTAGTCACGCAGAACCGTCAACGCTCGCTCAAGCCATTCTTCGCCGGGGTCCGGCCCGTCGATGATCGGCATGTGGGTGTATTGCAGGTTCTCGGTCTTGTAGAACGCGGCCCGCGAATCAACGTTCAGCACTGCTTCGATGTAATCTGGCAGGTGACGATGATGGCTGCCCTGGTATAGTCCGGGGCTGACCTCGAAGATTTCAGGCATCGTATCCCTTCGGCGAACAGTCTACCGCTTCCGGCAGGATTGACAAGATCAAATCCTGCCGGAAGCAGCGATGACTTCACTGGTCAGAGTTGTTCGCAGGAGGCGGGACTTGACCTTCCCGTGCCGGCACTTCGGCCCGGCGGATCGGGATGTTCTTGTCAGCCTCGAATCCGAGACGGATCTGCTTGTTTTTGATCTCGACCACCTCGATGGTGATCCTCTCGTCAATGATGATCTTCTCACCCTTCTTGCGGCTCAAAACGAGCATGGTAGTTCCTCCAGTTTTTGGCTTCTGCCGGTTCCGTACTCGGGCGGCTCACCTGAATTGTAGCGGCTACAACGGAGGACGTGTGGCCTCCATGACTTAATTTGAGGCTATCACGTCATCGAGGGTGATGCAACGTCATTTCTTTCCGCTTTCTTACCTCTTTGCTTGGTTTGAAGGTAGAAGACGTATGTGGCACGGTCGCCGGGATTGATGGCCGGCTGAGTCTCCCGGTAGACGAGCATGAGCTTCGTTTCCGGGTTTTCGTAAGCGATGAATTCCTTTAGCCTTGCGATTGTAGACGCAATGAATTCCTTGCTGCCAGTGACGCGGATTCCGTCCTTCTGGTAGGTCGAGCCTTTGTGGTCGTAGGGGATAGGCGTCATCATCAGCGGGGTGTCGGGTCTGGTCTTCTTCCAGAACTCCATTACTTCCGCCTTGGTCGCCTTCCACTTCTTCTGCTTTGGCGCATCAGGGTTGACGTTGGCTGGCTTTTCGCCCTGCCATTCTTTCCAAGAGATCATGCAACTATCTATGCAAAAAGAGCGGCGATTGCTCGCCGCTCTTTCGTTGTTACCAGTCGCCCTTGGCCTTTGGCAGCTTTTCTCTGGCTTTTGCCAGATGCTCGTTCAGGTTGAACGTGCCGTAGTGCTGGTAGTCCTTGGGACGCTTCTTTTTCTTCTTGGGCTTGGCCGACTCGGTCAGCGGCTTCTTTGTTTCCTCTTCCAATTCGGCGACAGCGTGTTCCCACGCACCTGTCATGGCGGCGTTGGCGTTCTGGAGTTGACGCTTCGCTTCCATCTCGGCATGTTTCATGTCGATCATGATGTCTTCGTAGTAGTCGAGCAGATCCTCGTACTCCTGCTTCTGGGTATCCATTTCCAGTTGCTTCTGCTTCAATTCGGCGTCGAGGGTGTTGACACGCTGGATGAGCTTGTCAACGCTGTCCATGTCTTTCAGACCCTTGAGCTTCGCCAACGGAGCCAGATCCTTCTTCAGCTTCTTGATGCGGGTGTTCGCTTCGGTCGTGATCTTGGTGATGTGTGCCTGCTGTTCATCGGTCAAGTGTCTCAGACCGGAGAATTGGGTTTCCACATCGTCAATGCTGACGCCGAGTGCGGTGAGCATGCCGTCCATCTTCTGGTCCATGATGTCGGCCTGCTCCTTGACCTTGATGGCCATCTTGCGGAGCATCTTGATCATGGCCGGCAGCGACAATGCCTTCCCCGGCACTTCTGCGGCATCATCGTCGCCCTCGCCTTCTTCGTTCAAGACCACGGCAATACCGTTGCCGAGGACGACCATCTCGTTGAGTAGATCTGCGAAGTCTTTCATACTGTCCCCCTCTTCGCGGCAATGTTGCGTCTCGCCCGCTCACGTTCAACCGCAGGACCAGTCCGTTGCGATGCGGCGAGATCATCCACAGCCTTGTCTGTCGCACCGGCGTCAGGAGCCGCGAAGGTCGAAACCCTCTTGCCCTTTCTCGAACCAGCAATGTCTGCACCACTGAGCTTGCTGACCTTGCCAGTGCTTGTGGTAGCTGTTTCACGGTCCCCGGCGGCTGCGGCGCGGTCAAACTTATCCACAGCACCTGCTTCCGCCTCTTTACCGAGGCCGGCTGCTGCCGTAGCATCAGCCCTGGTTGTCTTCTTGCCAGAGTAGACCATGCCTGGGTTGGCGGCGGCGAATGCTTCGAGTTGCTTGGCGGCGTTCTCAGACTGGTCAACAATGACCTTCTTTACGCCCTTCCAGAGCTTTGCGAATTCCTTGAGTTGTGCGGCGATGCCTGTCTTGTTGTCAGTGAGGGCGTCGAGTTCTCCCGCTCCCTTCACCTTGGCCTTGGCAGAGGCAGAAAATGCTCCTCCACCAACGCCAATTTCATCAGCCTCCGGGTCGTCTTCTGCCGGAACTGGTGCTGGCTTGGCTTCGAGAAGCATCTTCAGGGCTGCCCCGAAGTCTTTACGACCGAAATCTGTCATGTTCACCTCTTGGGTTATCTATGAGGGATGGTCAAATCTTTCCCGCAGCCCGTGCGGCTTCAAGCGGCTTTCTCAAGTGACGACCCTCTACCGCGACTCCTTCGAGTCCCAGTAGCTTCAGGATCTTCTCTTTGTCTGGAGCCGGCAGACCGTTCCACCAAGTATTTAGTGCTTCAGATCTTTGGATTGCCGGAATCTTTTGCAAAGCATCCCATGCACCGCCTGGGTCTGGCGGCAATGTCACGTCTGCGGATTCGCCACCGCCGGATCGAGTAGCCATAGCTCGATCCACTTCTGCTGCATGGTCAAGCGTGGCCGCAACACCAGAGAAGTGTGCGTTCATTTTTTCCAGCATCCGCTGAATAGCTGCTTTGTCCGTACCAGCCTTTCCAAGCTCGTTCAGCATGGTTTGGAGTTGTGCTTGAATAGCCTGGGTTTGTTTGGCGACGTATTCTTCGACTTGCTGGCGTGTGTAGGTTTCTTGATCAGGGTTCCAGAAAGCCCTCCAGGCTGCGCCCAGGCGGCGGAAGAAGCCTTCATTCAAGGTCTGTGGCAGGAACTGAAAAGTGTCTTCTATCGTGTGGCCGGACACGACCATGTTCCGGGCGATCTGCTCCAGCAGTCGCTCGTCGCCGGCCTGTCTGATGTACTGTTGAAATGAAAGCACCCGCTCACCTTCCTTTGCGGTATATAGGAAGACGAGCGGGTGTTTGAAGTAGAGGGCAAGGGAGTTAAGTCGAGCGGGTGGGAGTCGAACCCACTTCTCGGGTTTATCAGACCCTAAGCAGTTTATAAGGCTGCGTGCTGGCCGTCAGCTACCGCTCGATAAGCAAACTGTCCAGTGCATTCCTCGTAGTGTAGCTTCCGGTGACAGTTGCTGCAAAGCACATCGCACTTGGCGATTTCTTCGAGTATCCGTTCGATACTCCAGGCTCTCCGTATCAGGAGGCCGATTCCGTCTTCTTTTATAGTCGGGTCGCGATGGTGAAAGTCAAGCGTGGCGACGTGAGATTCGCCGCACTTAACGCACTTCAGAGTTGATTTGTATTCGGAAAACCATTGCAGCTTCTTCTTGCGGTTGTCTTTGTTGCGAGCTTTTTGGACTTCCTTGTGCTTCGCAAACCATGCTCGCTGGTACTCTCGGTTCTTCTCGGGGGATTTTGATGGCATGTCCTATCTATGCGGCTCATCTACCTTCTTCGCAGTATAAGTCCGCCTGCTGGACCGCCAGCTAACCCTCCGCATGGCTATCTAGTAGCATAGCACAGTTGTTGTCGCGGCACAAAGTCAACTTTCCCGATGGGTGTGTCTCTGGAAAACCGTGATCTCGGGACGCAGAACCATTCGATACCCTCCCTTCACAGCCATCGTCTCAAATTCCTTCCAAAACCAAAAATCTCCAGCCTGTTTGGCCCAAGGAGTCGTTTCGACTGTATTCTTTATTCGCAGTGGCACTCGCTTGAAATCCCATGAGCAAGCACAGTTACAAGAGTTGCCAGCTATGCTGCCCATTTTTTCCGGCCATACCGGGGACTGGTCGAAGAACGGACGCGGCGCGTCACAGTGTTTGGGCAAAATGTTGTTTGGCAACTTGAAATGGCCATGCGTCAGTACCATCACGACGTTCGGGTCTGTGTTGTAGCTATCGGCGTGGAATTCCAGATGGCGTGGAAACCAAATGTCGTCATCGTCCAAATTGGCGATGTGTGTAAGGTCAAGCTCGTTCGCCAAGTCTAGTGAGAAGTTGAAGGCAGTCATGCCGCCGCACGACCAGAGGTTATAGCCGGTGTGAATCTCTCTTTCTGGAGAGCGCGGCAGGTTCACGGCTACGATTTTGTCCTTGGGTGCGAGACGTGACAGTTGAACGAACTCGCTGTGAGGCTCGTAGTGATCGCCAATCAGAAGGATCTTCCAGTGTGGATAGGTTTGCCGCCGAACGCAGTCGATAGCTTCCTCGACATATTCCTTCATCGGCTTCAGTTTGTTTGGGTTGTTGAACGTCAGAATCTTGACGCCAAAACAAACGTTCTTCATCTAACCTCCACGGTCACATTGGGTGAAATCGACATTCCGTATCCGTGTCTGTGACAATGTTGTTCTATCGATGTCCACATGTCGGCATCACCGTATTGACCTTCCCACGCTATGTCTATCAGGTTTCGTCTGTATCTCAACGGAACCCTCTTCATGTCCCAGGCAACCGATGACGCAGCAACATTGCACGCCAGCGTTGTGATTCTTGGTCTTCTTTCTTCGTCTGGTTTGAATGCCGGCAAGATACCAGTGTACTTGAAGTTGCTCATCGTACACACAAAGGCTGGAGATGGGAATTTGACGAACTCATCCCGTAATGCTTCCAAGTGATATGGGGTCCACAGATCGTCATCGTCAAGACGCGCGGTGTAGCGTATGCCGGTAGACTCCATCAGGTCGAGACAGAAATTGATGGCTTTGTTGCCGCCAATGCGTGCTAGATGGTTTGGGTTCTTGAAAATCTCTCTTTCTGGAGTGTGGCCTTTCAAGTTGTAGGCCACCAGCTTTTCGCGCGGAATGATTTTTGTGTATTGACGAAACTCTTCCTCGGGTTCGTAATGGTCGCCGACGAGATAGACACGCCAATGCGGATACCGCTGTTCTACAACGGATCTCAGCGTTTCGGAAACAAGTTCTTTGATGGGCCGGTACTTTTTCCGGTTACATGTGATGATCTCGATTCCGAAGAAGATCTCTTTCTTTTTCCTGATGAGTTTCATGTAAGTTCCGCTTGGATTTTGAGAACTGGCCTCATTGAAATGAGAGACAAGACCTCTTCCTTGGAGTTGTTCATGATCGCGTCGATGGACGAAAGATACGGCACAAATCCTTCCCCAAGCTGGCGTCGTGGTTTCTCCTCGTATTTGAAAAAGAGCATTCTCATGCCCGCTTTTTCAAACAGGTCCGGCTCGATGTAATTACTGGACCCATAGCCCGTCAGGTAAATCCTGGCATTTGTTGCGTGGCAGATGTCGATAAGTCTCTGTGTTTTGCCACTGTCTGAGACAGCAAGCTCTGAGGAAAGCGTCAGCTTGGTTTTCAACCCGAGATAATCACAGGTCGTTCTCACCGAGTGAACAGCCAACTCCGAAATGGTGTCGAACTTTTTGTATATTGTTCTCACCAAATCGAAGCCCTCCTTGAAATTTGTGGCCCTGCTGTAAGCATGCCGGATGGTTTCAAGATGCTGATTCATCCAGTCTGTGCTGTAGGAGATATTCGTCTGGCTAATCAAGTCGCGGTGACTGCATACAGGCACAGTTAGCCACTTCTCTTTGCCGTCAACTTTGAGTTTGTTTCTGTTGACGAACCAACGAAAGAACTGCACGTCATCATATAAGACGAACGTGTCGGACATCCTGATCATGGACAGATAGCCGAGCCAGGGCAAGAAGGCCGGTTGCAAGACGGTTGTAATCATGTCTCCACCGCGATCCCAATGCCGGTTTTGCCAAACCCATTACCGTTGTAGAAAAGGTAATTCTTGGCGTGGTGGGAATAGAGGATGCCGTAAGCAGTCATGATGCTGTCCCACTCGTTCTCCGAGGGGGCCATATCGACATTTTCACTCTTCCAGTTGGTAATGCCGTTTTGCGACCGGAACAGGACTGGCCGGTAAGCTGCTTCTTTGTTGGTCCTGAATCCGTCTATCCCACGGACGGACAACATCAACTCAAAATCGCCGTTGACGTACCTGACGCTTGGTCTGGCGATCAGGTCTTGGAATACCAAGATCGGCTCTGGACGACAATTCCAGTGAATGCCGTCGTTTGACTCGGCGTATTTCAGTTTGGTGTAGGCACATTCAACAGCCCCGTTGACATTTCGCCACGGGTCGCCACTGACATACCACATACGCCACCAATCATTGGCAACTTTTGTGACAAAGGGCATGTAAACCGAGAGCGGATCATAGATCGACCGGGACAAGATCGGTCCTTCGGAGTATCTGGTCCAGTCCATCATGTTCTTGCTAACTGCCACGCCGATTGATGTTTGATGTGGCACGGCAACTTGCAACGACCAGCCGAGGTAGTACAACAAATATCTGTCGTTGTCCTTGACCACACAGCCCGACATCACGCCAGCGTCATCGTGGCAGCCGGGGTTGCCTGGGACCAAAAGCGGGCCGGGCGGCTCTTGAACAACCTCCATTCTGTCCATGTCGAAATCGAGGTAAGTTGGGTGGGCGCAGTTGTGGCTGTCCCTTGTGGTAAAAAACAAGCGGCACAGGCCGTTGTCCAAACGATAAGGGAAGGGAGCCTGGGCGTGTGTTTTCCGCCACTCAAAGCTGCCGTCGTTGACGTAGATGTTTTTGATTCGCTTGAATTTCAAAGTACCACCTTGCTGCTGGGTTTGTCAGCCAGTGTTGCACGCTGGCCGAAGTAGACCTCGCCCGATGCTGTGTTCTTGGTCATCAATGCACCAGCACCGATGATGTTCTCGTCGGCGATGGAGATGTTGTCTCTGATAGTTGAGTTCACACCGAAGAAACAGTGGTCGCCAATCGTGACGCTGCCAGAAATGACGACATGGGACGCGATGAAGTTGTTGTTGCCAATCTTGGTGTGATGCCCGATATGGTTGCCAGACCAGATGATGTTGTTGTCTCCAATCTCAACGAAGGGCTGGATGTTGTTGTCTTCCATGATGAAGTTGTGTTCGCCGATCTTGGCGTACTTCGAGATTTTGGCGTGAGGGCTGATGAAGGATGCTGGTTTGTATCCTTTGGCCTTGGCTTGCTGAAGCTTCGCTTCTCGCACTCGATTAAGGCTCTGGAAAGCAACCGAGACGTAGATCATGTGGTTTTTCGGCGAGAAGTGTTTTTCGACTTCCTCGAAGGGGACCACTGGAAGGTCAATCTGAGGGTGTCGCGGCCCCGTCATGTAGCCGCTGTCAACCGTGAAGCCCACGACCCTGTAGACCGAAAACTCCGAGAAGTAGGCCCACGCCACAGCAGCAGTTTGGTTGTTTCCGAACAAGACAAGATTCATGACTATAATCCTCCAGGGGAGGTTCAATGATCAACGTTTTCGGTTCTTCGACCGGCATCGGCGAATATCTGCGGGTCGGCGAGAGCCTCCAGAAAAACTGGATGGGGGCCGGGCCGGTCGTCCAGCAATTTGAGAAGGAATTCGCGGCAGCCAGAAGGCTCAACGATCTCGTCATGGTGTCGAGCGGAAGCTCTGCTTTGCACCTTGCAGTCCACCTGCTTGACCTTCCGCCTGGGTCCGATGTCATTATACCTTCATTCACCTGGGTTGCGTGTTCGCAGGCCGTCGCCTTGTGTGGTCATCGCCCCGTCTTCTGTGACGTTGACTACGGCACGCAGAACGTCACCTGTGAAACAGTCAAAGCTGTCTTTACAAAGAAGACCAAGGCTGTTATGGTAGTCCATTATGCAGGTAGGCCGGTGGACATTGATCCAATCATGGCCCTTGGCGAGCCTGTCATCGAGGATGCGGCCCATGCCGTCGTGTCCGACTTCCCTGATGGGAAAGCGTGCGGCTCGAAGGGTGCGGTTGGCATTTTCAGCTACGACGCCGTCAAGAACCTTGCATGTCCAGAAGGCGGCGGATTGACCGGGTCGAAAGAGATCTGTCAGCGGGCAAGAGATCTTCGGTACTGTGGCGTCGGCAAAAGTGGCTTCGCCTCGACAGGAGAAGCACGCTGGTGGGAACCACCCGTACACGGCATTTTCCCGAAGGTTCTTTGCAACGACGTGTGCGCCGGCATCGCCCTGGAGCAGTTGAGACGGCTCCCAGAACTTCAGGCGAGACGCAATCAGATCTGGAACTACTACCAGCAACATCTGTTTTTCGTTTCACTGCCTGATTTACTGGCATCACATTCACGCTTCACCTATTTCATTAGGTGTAAGCATCGTGACAAGCTCGCCCACCATTTGAAGAACAATGGCGTGTATTCAACGCTTCGGTATGCGCCGCTTCACCACCTGCCGATCTACGGACAGCAAGACGTGGTGTTGCCAAACACGGAGCGACTGGCAGAAGAGGGACTCAACATCCCGCTTCACCCCGGCATGACGCTAGAAGACGCGAAAAAGGTGGTAGACCTCATTCACGCCTTCTATTCTTGATCCAAGATGGTTCGCGCCTTACTGGAGGCGACCATGTTTTTAGCACTTTTTCTGTCCTTGGCCCTGGCACAGGATGCCGATCCAATCAAGGATGCTCCTGAAATCACGGCAGAACAGGAGAAGCTCATCAAGTTGATGGGCGACGATGATTTTCGTACCCGAGAAAAAGCTACAGCAGCCCTCGCCAAGATGGACTACGCCGGCCTCAAGGCAATGCGTAAAGCGGCAAATAGCGGCGATCCTGAGATCGCTGCCCGTGGCGGACGCATTCTCGGCAGTTACTACTCGGTGTTGAACAGCAAGAAAGAGATCCCTGGAATCCAGGGCTTGTACGAAATGAAGTCGTTCAAGCTCAAAAGCGGCAAGACGATGGAGATCAAGGAATCGGACGCCAACGACTACTACACGGCGGCGGGCGGTGACTCGACCAAAATGGACGAGAACATGGACGCGAACAATTTCAAGACCCGTGACGCTACGGGATTGCTGATCAAGACGCTCCGCAACAAGGGCTTCACCAAGGAAGAGGTCCAAGAAGTCTTGGACAAAATCACCGAGGAAGGCAACGGTAACGAGATGGGCAACCCTGGTTACAAGAAGTTTCGTGAGATGCAGGGGCTGCCGGAATACGATCCGTGGGGGCCATGCTTAGGGTTCGGTCTGAACCCCTTGCCCGCACTCCGAAACTTATTCCGTCGCTGATCAACCGATCCTCTCAAACCGACCCAGGAAAATGATCGAGTGAAGCGGGTACGGCAATAAGTCTTTCACGACGGTGAAGTGACGTACATGACCATCCCGGCCAAGGACAACCCAGTGGGGAATCCTTGTGCCGGGACGGTATGTTCGGATGATTGTTCCGCCGGTCCAGATCCAAATCAGGACGGCACAGATTAAGCAGTTCCCAGGAATCATGACGCAACTCTGTTAGAAGCCCTTGATGTCAAGTGCTTCAATTTTAGCGGCTGCGTCAAAGTCGATGCGGGAAATGGCCTTGTCGATCTCGGCCTGAATTTCCTTCTCTATTCTCTTACGCTCATCCTCGGGAAGTTTTTCACTCGATTTCCGAAATTCTTGACGAACCTTCCGCACCGCGACTTTGGCGTCCTCGCCAAGTTCACGGACTCGCTTTTGGTTGCGTTGAATGTCTTCGGTTGTCGGCCTGGGGATGCTGACGATCACTTCATGCTTTGCGGTGTAGCCCGAAAGCCCGGCCTCTTTGACGGCCTGGAGTGTCGCCCCGACGATGGTCGGGTCGTAGAGTGAGATGGCGATGACATTGCCGCGTTCGCAGGCCCAGCCGAGTTGCCGGATGGGGACTTTCTGCCCGTGGTACGGGACGCGAAGCGTGTCGATCAGCCCTGAGTTGACGGTGTGTCCGTGGATGCACCGGAGTTGCGAGTGAAAGAAGTCGAGACACTTCTCGATCTTCTCTTGAATCAGTCTCTCATCTGGGGTTTCCTTTCTTGGTTGAAGTCGCCTCTAAGATAGTGCGACGTGACCATTATATACGGGCATGGCTGACATCTCAACCGTGGCGATCTTCCGGCAGAATAAGGGGGCTATAGAAGTCCTCATCGGGACTCGCCATGACGACTCTTTGGTACTGCCCGGTGGCAGACTCGACAAGGGTGAATCCCCTCATGCGGCAGCCGTGCGCGAAGTGCGAGAGGAAACTGGCATCCATGTCCAGAAATTGACCAAACTCCACACGACCGAAGACGGCAAGAAGACAATCCATTCGTTCTGCGTCAAGGTGGATGCCGACGTGAAGCTAAAGCCGGACGACGACATTGCCAAACTACGCTGGTACAAGATCACCCAGGTTCCGGCTCTCGAACGCGGCCATAACGTCATTGTTTCCGAGGGTGTTCGCAAACTGTTTGGTAATCACCTGTCTGGAACTTTCAGCGACTTCCTCAAGAAAAAGGACAGCGGCCTTCTGATCGTCTTCGAGGGATTGGACGGGGCCGGAAAAACGTCACAGATCGACATGTTGTGCAAGTGGCTTGCAGAACTCGGCATCGACTATGTTCACTCAAAGTGGCGTAGTTCGCCGCTGCTCGAAAAGCCGATTGACAAGGCGAAGGATGCCAGGGAATTGACTCCCAAGTTGTTCAATCTTTTGCATGCCGCCGACATGATCCACCGTTACGAAACGGAAATCAAACCAGCCCTGGAGTCCGGCAAGGTTGTCGTTTGTGACCGTTACTGGTACACCAGCATGGCCCGTGACGCTGCTCACGGCATCAAGCCACTATTCGTCCGAGAGATGTACAGCGACCTCCGCGAACCGGACATCCTGTTCTACATTTCGGTTGGTACGGAGTTGGCATGTCAGCGAGCCGGCGATTCCAAGGGTCTGAAGCACTACTCGTCCGGCATGGACGTAACTGGCGCGGAATCCAAGGAAGAAAGCTGTCCGATTTACATGGGCATGCAGAAGAAGGTTTACGACCGTGAGTTGCGTAAGGTTCCGTCGTTTGTGAAGATCGATTCAACCCGATCTATTGAGAGGGTCTTCAGCGACATCAAGAGCAAGGTCGCATCAGCCCTTCTTGTTTCCCAGCGGTAAGCCAAGCTTTTTCTTGATCTCGCCCAAGGCGCGATACAGTTCGTAGTCCTGATTCTCGGCAATCTCAGTCCGGTATTCCTTCACGTTGACGAAGCGATTTTTGCCGACCGTGGATACGAGTTCGCCTTCCTCGCTCGGCGTCTTGCCTGGGAAGTTCAATCCCAGGATACGCATCTTGTTGATCATCTCGGCGGTTGTCGGCCACAGGTTATCGACCAACACCCAGTTGGTGTTGTCGAGTTCGTACTTACGTTCGAGATCACCCGGAGCCAGAAGGCGGGTTGAGTGCAGTTCACTCTCGGGCAAAAGATCGGTGAGCTTCAGGGCTTTGACTACTCTGCGGACTTCACCAATCTCTCCATGACTGAGGATGTGAATGGAAGCGAACTTCTTGCACTCTTCGAGGAATTCGCGTAGGCCGGGACGCGGGAAAACGTGAACCTTCTGCCCCTTCCATTGGATGGAAGTCACGCCAGGGTGTGGATCGATGCCGGGGCGAAGCAAAGGTGCGTAGTTGGCATTGCCGGGGCAGTCTTTGAGCCAGCCGACTTCAATCGTGGCGACGAGCGTCTCGTTCATGTCGAAGAAGACATGAAGTCCTTTGCTCTTATGCCATGACTCTTCTTCGGTCAGTAGCCAGGATCTGAATGCAAGCCCGTTGTTCATGCCGTTATATAGGCATGAATCAGGCGGCTTTGGGTTTACCGCCGAAACGGTTTCTGTTGTGATATGGCTTTTTGGATTGGTTGGCGATCTTCCTGCCGTCGTCGCCGGCCTTTTCTTCGGCCTTGCCTTCTTCGGGCTTCTTGTCGGCCTTGGCCTTCAGATCGACGTACTCCTTGGCGTGGACCGGGAGCAGTTCTTCAAACCGCTCAGGTGCAAGGTTGGGAACCTTGCCGACCACGGCGCGGAACTTGTTCCGCTGTTCGTTGACGGCTCCGTGCATGGCCGAGAGCTTGGTCTTGAAGTCAGAGTTTTTGGACCGGAGGGCGATCAAGTCCGCAGTTTCCTTGCCGTACTCTTCGAGAATGGAAACCCACTCATCCGAAGAGACGCCCGCGTTGAACTTGTCTGCCCACTCGACTGCTTTCATGTGTTCCTCTTGGCTGTGCCGCATTCATTATAGTGCGGTCAAAAGAAAAAGGGCGTCCTAATTGGACGCCCCTACGTTAGGCTTCGATGATGTGGTACTGGGTGAGACGGTGACGCTTCCAACTGCGGTGGTTCCAGTCGCGGCGAGGGATGTCATCCCAGGCGTTGGGAAGCTTGAGACGGCGACCCCGGATCTTGATCTTCATGCCGAAGTCGTTGACGACCCACTGGCCGTCCTGATTGGCACGCCGCTCCTGAGTGGTGCGGATGTTGCGAAGACACATACTTGCTCCTTTCGGCAGCCGAAATGGCTAACCTAAAAGGGCGTTTGCAAGTAGGTCATACTGCTCCTCCTTAGTCGTCAAGGCATGCCGCGATGACTGCGGCCCAGTTGTCGTCATACTCATGAGTTGTCCAGCTACCGCTGGTCAAGTCTCTGAGTTTGTTACGCACCTGCATGCCTTCACGAAAGTGAACTGGGTGAGGGATGTTACCTTCCATCCACACGGCGGTTCCGAAAGAGTCGCCGTGTTTGTCGCGAAGATCACGGAAGAACTTCAGCCCGGCTTCGCCGAGCCATTGTTTCATGTCCTTGATCAGTGTGCTTGTGATTTCCATATTGCATTCTAAGTGACCAAGGAGGGAGTCGAACCCTCAACCCTTTCGGGACTGGCTTCTAAGACCAGCGCGTATACCGTTTCGCCACATGGCCATCACAAATCCCCGAAGATTGAAGACCCGCCCATATCAACGACGGTGTCATACTTCAGGTTCAGTTCGTCCTCGATGGACTTGGCACGCCGGTAGTCTTGATCGACTTTAGCCTGCCACCACTGATCGGTCAACTGCTGGATTCTTTCATCCCGCAGTTCTCTTCCAAACTCACTTCTCTTTCCAACCCAATCTTGAAATCTCATCGTCTCTCCTGTGAAAAGGGTGTACTGATACACGCCTTAACCCAGGATTTTTAGTAGCCCCGGCGGGAGTCGAACCCGCATGCCTATTGGCGTTCCCTTTTAAGAGGAGTGTGTCTACCTGTTCCACCACAGGGCCGTAATCAATCTCCGTCGTACATCAAACCGCATCTCACAGCCTCAATCCTTGCACGGTGTAATTGGTCAGCCTTTTCCATGTCATCCATCCACTTTCGTGCCTGGGCCTGTTGTTCGACCATCTCGGGGTCGGGGATCTCAGGCTCGTTCTCCTGAACGTATTTTAGGGCGGCTACGCCGGCTTGTTCGTCGGCCTCGAAGCATGCCAGCAGTACATTGATCTGGATCTTGTCGGGGTCCAGGCTGGACATAATTCTGACGCTTTCATCGAACTGTTTCTTCCAGTCCATGAACTCGACGCCGTTGCTCATACAAACCCGCTGACGCTTGTACTCCTCGAACCAGATCTTGAATCGGTCGTTGCGTTCTTCGAGGTCAGCGTCGAACACCTTCTTCTGAATCTCGTCGGCTCTGTGTTCCAGGGTCGCCCAGTATTTGAGTTCTTCGTTGGTCGGTCGGTCGGCGATTGCTTTCCGGTATTTCTCTTGCGAGGTCATAGAACCCTTCTGTACTGGTTGTAGTTCTTCATGACCCAGGCAACCGTTTTGTCGAAATCTCCTGTGAAGGGATCTCTCCCTCCTTTGCGGCTACGGACAGTCCAGTCCCCGCCGTCATTGGTGAGCAAGACCATTCTGCTCGCCGGCACATCCTTGCCCCAGACTACCACTTGATCTTCCTCGTCACTGTAGTGGTAAACCGGGATGCCGGATGCTTGAAACATCACAGCGTTCTGTCCATACTTACCGCTTCGTGCTGCCTGTCGGGCGTGTCGCCCATCGGCAGTGAAGGCGAAGTTGTACCCGCCGTACTGCTTCTCGTATTTGCTTTGGTGAACTGTGAGGGCTAATTTGTCGATGTCACCTTGGCCCTGTGTCAACCCTTCGTCAGCCACGCTCTCGGCGTCATCGCTGAAGTGGATTAGCCAAGTTGTCGGCGGCAGATAGCCCTTGCGTCCTCTTTGTGATTGCAGGTCCATCAGCGAGTGTGTTGGCACGTCGCCTGGGTTGTGTTGGTTCATGTAGGCCAGGAAGTCTTCTTGTTCATCACGGGACATGCCCTTGCCGATTCGGTCGGCCATCGTGTAGAACTCTTCCTCGCCTTCTTCCATCGCAGTCCTGAACTTGCCTGGGTCGATACCCAGACGCTTCATGATTGCTTTGCCGCCGCGCCAACTCAGTAGATCCCAGCCGTGGCCCGCAATGTCCATCGACGGGTTTTTGAGGTGCGACCGCAGGGCCATGAGTTCCAGGGACTCGATCCATTGCTTGAAGTTCATGACCCTATCTAGTAGTGCGGATGGTGGGACTCGAACCCACACGCCACTAAAGGCCCGGCCTTCTGAGGACCGGAAGTCTACCAATTCCATCACATCCGCGTATCTGTCAGGCTCAACCCGTAGAACGTGTCGATGCCTTCATGAACCGTACCCTGATCATCCGTGATTGTGGCCGAGTTCTTCAAGCCGGCAGCCTTGAACGCTTCCAGGGCTGATTTTTCAGACCTGAACCGCATCTTCGCGGTACAACAGCCGCAGTCGCACAGTGCGTACACGGCGATTGTGCCTTTGTTCCTGCGTCTCTCTTCCTTCTTCTTCTGTTTTTCAGTCTTCGCATTCTTCATAGTGCGGTTGGTGGGAGTCGAACCCACACGGCCTTGCGGCCACAAGCCCCTCAAGCTTGCGCGTCTACCAGTTCCGCCACAACCGCAGTCACTCTGGCTCGCAGTAAAGCGACCAGTTCGTTATCCATGTACTCGAATCGATCCTTGATGTTCAGGCACACGATCCGTTTGCCGTTGAGATGTCTTCCGTACATCTCGGTGAGTCTCACCTTATGGTAAGACTCCATCACGAAGATCAGGTTCGCCCATTCGAGGTGTTCTGGGGTCACTTGTTCTTCGGCGTCCTTGGCCGTCCCTGCCGACGCGACTTCTATGCCTTTGACTCCCGAGAAAATTGTCTCGGCTGTCGGGCTTCGTTTCTTGTTTCGCGAACAGACAAAAAGGATGTTCACTGAAACCTCAGCCAAGCGTTCGGCATGTTGACTCTGGCTTCCGTGTACAGTTTGCCGTCCCTGATGATTCTACACGGGAAGAGGACTATCGAACTCTCTTCGGGGTTGTCTTTGTCCGGCTCTTCCACTTCGCCGTAAGTCCCCTTCCACCAGCCGTGAATTGCTTCGACTATGGTTCCAGGGGGAATCATCAACAACTCCTCTGCAAGTCCCTTATGATCGCTTTGCAAGTGTACGGGTTTACGGCCTTGTGTCTGGGGATCACTGTTACTGTAGTGCCGAACTGGCGATCTTTGACCTTGTCGTGGCTGTGGCCCGGCTCGATGTAGCAGCGGTCGGTTTCAGCCTTGCGGTCGAGTGTTTTGGCGTTACAGTCTCCTGGCCATCTCAGGTCGGCGGTCTTCTCATCCAAGAACTGGTCAAAAGTCATCATCTTCGTCCTCCCAGTCCTCGTCTTCATCCTCGAAGTCTTCGTCCGATTCGTCTTCTCCGTAGTTGTTGCCCGAGGGGTCGAACTGTCCCTCAAACGCGCCGTTGTATGCTTCAACTCCTGGGTTCTTCTTGTGCCAACTGTCGCGGAGGTCTTTACCTTCCGGCGTCGTCACTCCCCAACCGATGCTGGCTGCGGGGTGGGCCATTTGCATTAGGTCAACGAGCTTCTTGCCATAGCCCTTGCCGCGTACTTTCGATTCCACCCACCAGATCTCGTTGTTGCCGTCTTCTGGGTTGTGGCGGTAGTCGATGTAGCCGTAAGGGGTCGTGATCTTCCAGCCGTCGCCCTGCGACCGCTCGATCTTTGCTTCGGGCGGGAGCGGATTCGGTTCGGGCTGTTCAGTTGCTTCTAGCCAGTGTCGGAAGTCCATGCACTATCTAGCACACTTGGCTTTCATAGTGTCTTGTGATCTCGTCTGGGTAGAGAACGAATTCTCTGCCGTTCTCACTGACCAGTTCTAGCCATCCTTGCTCGATCTCGTAGCCAATGACTTTGAGGATCATTCCTCCGATGTCGTCCGCGCCATCTGTGACATCCTCGTCAACAACGACGAGAACGCCGATGGGGAAGTCACGTTTCATCTTTGCTAGGTCTGCCCACGGGTTGATCATAGTTCCTCCTAATTACATGTTATGTAGTGGAGGTTGCGGGCATCTGTTTTGAGTGACGGGGACTGGAGTCGAACCAGTACCTCTCCTTTTTCAGAGGAATGTAATCCCAACGGATCATCCCTTTCGGGCAACAAGTTGCTGAGATCGCTTTTAGCGCTCTACCGTTAAGCTACCCCGTCAAATTAGACCGGCAAAAATGTCAGAGACGTAGTGGCAAGCCAATATCCACCTCGTCTTGCGACGGTAGGAATCGAACCTACATCTACTTGCGTAGAACACTTTTCGAGAGTGTAATCCCTGTCGTCATCCGGTCAGTCCCACCCCTGAGAATCGAACTCAGACCCCGATGTTTTCAGCATCATGTGCAGACCACTACACCAGAGTGGGTCAATCAGAACTTCTTGGCCAGGAACATCCACGCCAACGCGCCTGCCAGGAAGATGAATCCCATGACAAGCCATCCGGCGAACTGGCTGTTCGCCTGGATCTTCCCGCATTCAGGACACGCATCACCTTTGAAGGGTTCGTGCCGCTTGATCTCACAGCGTTGAATCACGCTCATAACTTGCCTTTGTATGGTGTCCCGTGCAGGGTTCGCACCTGCCCTGTCTCCCTCCAGAGGAGCCGTGCTGAGTCCCAAGGTACACTGCGGGGGAGGTTCGCGACCCTCCTGTGCTGGCAGTTTACAAGTGACTGCGACAGACGCTATCCGTCGCCTTTTTACACCAACGGAACATAGTGAGTGCTGTTGGAGTCGAACCAACTCAGCCGAACAGGAACCGCAATCGGCAACCATGAAAAGCCGCCCGGTGTGTCCAGCATCTCCAGAGTCGCACTCAAGTGGGCGTGGTAGGAATCGAACCTGACACAGTCTGGCATAGGCCGCAATCGGATACTATAAAGCCGCCCGGCATACCAGCCATCTCCGTTAGTCACACCCGTAAGTAACAGTTCTGTTTCGGTCCCTGTGTGGAACCATTGCCGCGATCTGCTTGACACCCGGTTGTTGACGTGGCGTGGGAATGTAAACTCCCTTCTCGCCCGTTGTCGGGTCGTTCAGCGTTTGTGCCTCGTTCTTTTGAAGGAGTTGAAGAATCTGGTCGAACGTGTAACCTTCAAATGGCTTCACGTCGTACCTTGATTCGACACACTCGATGACCCTTAACATGTCATCCTGCACACTTCAACCTGAACATGACGCTTTGGAGGCGTCGGATTGTGGTACTTCCAGACGCAGATCCCGATGGTCAACGCGACCAGCAGGAGTATTGCGAGGCAGCCGCAGCCACCGATCTCGAAGTCCTCGTCTGTCATAGCGGAAGGTGTCGGAGTCGAACCGACAACACGGTTTCCCGTGTAATGGTTTTCAAGACCATCGGACTTGCCAATGTACCAAACCTTCCGGGTCGTTATCCGACCTTGCTGCCTGCCGCGATCAGCTTCTGCGGCTGCAACAGGGCCAGTTCCTCGCCGTTGCTGGCTGCCAGCAACATGCCCTGGCTCTCGATCCCACGCAGCTTGCGCGGTTCCAAGTTCGCCACGACGATCACTTGTGTGCCGATGAGCGTCTCGGGCGAGTAGTGCTTCTTGATGCCGGCCACGATCTGCCGGCCTGCCTCGGTCCCATCGTCCAGCTTGAGCAGGACGAGCTTGTCGGCCCCTTCGACGGCTGACGCCTCCTTGATGGTGCAGACCCGAAGGTCCAGCTTGGCGAAGTCGTCGTACTTGATCAGATCCATTTCATTCTCGCTTTCGTGCTAGGTGATGACCAGGGAGTCGAACCCGACTTACGGCTTTGGCATCTGCCACCGAATCACCATCCGGGGGCCATCAAGCGGAGCAGACAGGAGTCGAACCTGCAACACCCTTTCGGGTGTATTCGCTTTCCAAGCGAACTGACTTGCCAATGTGCAAACTGCTCCATTCACTTCAGCGGCTTCTTGCCACGCTTAACCCAGGCTGTTCTACACTGCGGATGGAAGATCGCGGGCAGATGCCCATCGAAGACTTCCGGGTCGAGGACGAACTTCCTTCCCGGTGTCATTCTACCACCACAGAAGCGGCAAGACCTGTTCTGGTGCTTGCTGCCTTTCTTGATCTCGTACTCGACCATAAGCGGAAGAGACAGGAGTCGAACCTGCACTGCCCTTTCAGGCAGACTCGTTTTCGAGACGAGCGGACTTGCCAATGTACCAACTCTTCCAAGCGGATAGGACAGGAGTCGAACCTGCACCACCCCTTTCAGGGTGGAACTCTTTAGCAAAGAGTCTGACTTGCCAATGTGCAAACCTATCCGTGCAAACTACATATCCTTCATGGACACATTCGACCAGTTCCTCACCGAAACTTCAAGCAGCGACGTTGAGTGCGTTGAGTCTTTCGTCAACTGCATTCGCGGCCTCGCCGAGAAGTACAACCGTACCACGTTGCTATCTGTCTGGTCAAAAGTCAGCAACGGCAAGGGCGACGATCTCGTCAAGGAGATCATCAGGAATCCTTCCAAGTCTTCTTCCGACCTTCGCAAGCTCGTTCAGAAGAAGTAGTGGACAGCCCCGGTTTCGATCCGGGCTATGAGGCTTTTCAGACCTCCGCTTTCACCAGATTAGCTTGCTGTCCATAAGGCCGATCAAAATTGCAGGAGATAACCCCAGGTTTTACCCCAGGACACCGGAATCGCACCGGCACAAGGGAGCTTTGAAACCCCCCGAGTCGCTGTTGCTCATGTAATCCCCTACTGCATACCGGCCAGTGCCTACCCCCGGTTACGCTCCGGGCTATGATGCTCTTCAGGCATCCGCTTTCACTAGATTAGCTTGGTAGGCATTCAGTGGGTCTGTGAGGAATCGAACCCCCTATCTCGAAAGCGTCTGGTTTACAGCCAGACTGGCTTCCCACAGCACTAGCAGACCCAAGTGGGTGAGGTGGGGATCGAACCCACCGTGCGTAAACGCGCCAGATTTACAGTCTGGTGTCCCACCATTGGAACATCTCACCCGTTGGCGACCGGCTTGGGAATCGAACCCGCACCAATCCGTTGGGCATCCAGGCCCGGTCGAGTGTATCGGAGAGGAGTCGAACCTCTAAAGCTCGAAAGCACCTGGGTTACAGCCAGGGGGGCTTGCCAATGCCCAACCGATACAAGCAGTGCGGATGGTGGGACTCGAACCCACACGCCACTAAAGGCCCAAGGCTCTCAACCTTGGAAGTCTACCAGTTCCATCACATCCGCATTTAGGTCGGCAAAAAGTCGCAAGACTTCATGGGTTTCCCCTGACTGCCGTGTCTGCTGTTTCACCACACCACCCTTGCGAGCAGCGTCGGGACTTGCACCCGAACGGCCTTTCGGCCAGCAGTTTTGCAATGTAGTCCTACTGTCATCCGACCAGTGCCGAGAGAGGGAGTCGAACCCTCACGCTCTTTCGAGCGGCAGATTTTGAGTCTGCTGCGTCTACCAGTTCCGCCATCTCGGCATATCACCCAAGTAACATCAGTCCGAAACCACACGACAGTGCGATCAGGACGATGAGGAACATTAACCACGGCGTATGGGTGTCGCCGTTGGAGAACTCTTGTTGGTACATGACTAGATCTCCATATCAAGCATCAGGTTCGCGGTCTTTTCGAGAAGTTTCATTCCAACGTGCATCACTGCTCCGTTGTCGAATTCCACGATGACGAGTGACTTGTGGATATTGTACCCGATCACTCTTCCAACCGCATCGGCAGCCCAAATCAACTCGAAGTATTCTTCGATTGGTTTCAGCCGCAGGATGACTTCTGTTCCCATAGGGAAAGCGTCCTTCATCCTCTTGTACTCGTACCAAACGTTCATGTTCATGCCAGTCCTTTGGATCGTCAAGATCAGGGTTGTAGTGCGGGGGTAGCACCCCCGTCTATCTAGCCCGGACCTTGACGACCCTGGACCGTTTTGTTGTCTCACCCAGTTGTCAAAGAACAGACTCGACAGAGTCGAGCTTGTCAGTGCGGGAGGTGGGACTCGAACCCACACGGCCTTGCGGCCACAAGCTTCTGAGGCTTGCGCGTCTACCAGTTCCGCCACTCCCGCAATCACTTCTTGAACCGCCGCCGGCCAACTCGCCGCCGACACAGTTCACACTTCTTCCATGCCCAGACGTGATTGCAATCGCAGTCACACCAGAACATGCCGGGCTTCGGCTGCATCTTCTTGTCGCGGTTCGTCATCCATGACTTCGTCTCTTCGTCCGTGACCTTCTTCAATTTTCCCCCTCTTCATTGAGCGGGACCGGCCACGGCTTCAAGCCCTTCGTTACGTCCTCCATGTACAGCTTGCATTCCAGCAAGCCCCAAGCAGTCACTTCCCTGATTCGCTTTACAACCGTCACCAACGCCTTCGGATCACCCGCCAGCGTCTTCTTGATGAAGTCGTCCATTCCTGGGATTCGGCGTACATGCCACTGGTACTGGTCCAGTTCCCTGATGATGTCGTCAGCATGTGCCATGCTGATGTGGAACTTCAAGCACAACTTGTAGTTGGCCTCGTCCCGCTTGCCCTCGTTCACCAAGATCCTGATCGACCTCTTGAACCACATCGAAGCACCCCCATGAAAACAAAAAGACCCGCGTCTTCAGTCTGATGACGCGGGTCTTCGGGTTTCAGTCGTGTGGTGTTTTTGTTCACCCACTCATGTCCGTAGAACCAGCGTCTCGTCCCAGATAAAGGGACGACAACGACAAGCTAAACAGACTGAGTGAGAAAACGTGCATGGTCGTGTTGTCTAATTCTGTGTTGGTGAAAATTCCGCAGCCTCTGCCGCGTTACCTTATATAGTACGCCGATTTCTTTTCTCGTCAAGTGGCCTCACCGTTTTTCCGAAAAAAAGTCGGCGGGCCTCGTCGGCGTCCTCTTCTATGACGCTGGCCGGGTCAGGAATGTTCGCGCGGATTCCGATTTTTCTTCGCTACATAAGGGCATGAAGTCCTTTGGCCAATACCTGAACCTGATGAAGCTGATGGAAGACGCCGCGCCGCCCGGTGGAGCAGCACCACCTCCCGGTGGTCCACCTGCTGGTGGCCCGCCGCCCGGTGGTCCACCTATGGGTGGTCCTCCTATGGGTGGCCCGCCGCCCGGTGGCGGCATGGGCGGTCCCCCTGGTGCGCCAGGAGGGGCAGGCGGTCAAGGACCGCAGAAACTCAAGTCCACCAACGTCTGGGACGTACTCGAAAAGTACCTCAGCGGAGCGGGCGGACAGAACAAACAGGGATAGCCTCAGAAGGGTTCGACTTGACATCGAACCCTTCTTTCTTTAAGACGGTATGATGAAGGGGGATCTTCAAGTCCATCTTTCATCTATTTGTCGGAGGTAGTCCCAATGTCAAAAGTCCTGCTCGTCAGCGACATTCACGTTTCTGTCGCGGATGTCGCTACAATACGTCATGGAAAAGACGTGTCACACCTGCCAGCAGATTTTGCTGCTGGACCAGTTCAACAAAAACAAGAAGGCCAAAGACGGCAAGGATTCTTCCTGTCGTCAGTGCCGATTAGCCTACCGATTGGCTTGGCGGAAGAAGCACCGAGATCGCGACCAAGAGAGCATGCGACGGTGGAAAGCCAAGAATCCAGAAAAGTACGAAGAGAGTTGGCGTGCGCACAACAGGCGTCGGCGTCTTCGCGTTTTGCAGGCTGTTGATGCCGCTCTTCGATGTGTGCGATGCGGCTGTGATCGAATCGAGTTGCTGGAGATCAACCACAAAAACGGCGGCGGATTGAAAGAAGTCGGTCGAAAGAGTCAAGTCTTCTACCAGAAGATTTTGACCGGCGAGCGTAGCATCGAGGACTTGGAAATCCTCTGCAAGGTGTGCAACATCTGGCACTATGCGGAACTCAAGTTCGGGCCTCTGCCGTACAAAGTCACTTGGGAGAAGGAAGATGTCGAAGATTCTGCTGTTCTCAGATGTTCACGTTCACCCGCACAAGAAGAAAGCCGACCGCCTCAAGGATTGTCTTGAATGCCTGGACTGGGTGTTTCAGGTTGCGCGGAAGAACAACATTGACGAGATCCTCTTTGGTGGCGATCTCCTTCACGACCGCAGCAAGATCGACGTGTTGACGTACACGAAGGTCTACGAGGTGCTGCGTAAGAACTGCACCGGCAAGGTGAAGTTCTATCTTTTGCTCGGCAACCACGACCTGTGGTACAACGACTGCACATCGGTCAGCAGCGTCACCCCCTTCCAGTCTCTCCCCGGCGTCTTCATCATCGACGGCATCGAACGCCGCACTGTCGGCGGCGTGAAGTGGGATTTCATTCCATTCACGCACGACCCCATCACCGCCCTGGAAACCCTCGGCGAATACGACGAGCCGGCGAAATACTGCCTGGGCCACCTGTCCATCGATGGTGCGAAGCTGAACTCTGCTGGAACCATTTCTGACGTGGTGATCGAACACGACGGCGAGATGGTCCCTGTGTCGGCGAAGTTGTTTGACCGCTACGAATACACCTTCCTGGGCCACTACCACTCGTCGCAGATCCTGAACGGCAAGGTCGAGTACATCGGCAGCCCGCTTCAGTTGAGCTTCGGCGAGGCGTTTCAGGACAAGCACGTCATCATCCTCGATTGCGAGACTGGCGACAAGGAGTACGTCGAAAACGACTTCAGCCCCAAACACTACTACTTGCGAGCCGACCAGCTTGACAAGTACGACTTGAAGGGGGCGTTCGTCACGTTAATTTGTGACGACATGTCGGCGGTGGATGTGGCAAAGCTCCGAAGAGAGCTTTTGTCTGCCAAGGGTGCTGCCACGGTCAATGTCCGTCAACTGCACAGGAAGGTTGAAGAGGACACTCATGTAATACAGGACGCCCTCGCCATCCTTCAGTCGGAAGACAAGATGCTAGAACGGTACATCAAAGAGGCCGGTTGCGAGGGTCTGGCCGAGCCGCGATTGCTTGATTTCGGCAAGAAGATCATCGAACACGAAGAGGCAGCTTGAACAAAAATTACATCGTCGGAGCCTTCACCAAGGACACTTGGATCGCTCATGGAAAACGCTGGCTAGAATCAGTCAGCCAACACAAAGGCAAGGCGGACATTCTCGTCCTGTCTACAGTCCCTCTCGATGGCGAGGGGGTAAAATTCATCCTGTACGAAGGCAATGTGTTGGCACAACTGGCGAAATTGGACGGGGTTTTCCTGTACGCGGCCCCGCATGTTCGTTTTCAGTCGGACCCCGCCGCCGTATTCGAGGCGGCAGCGGAAAAGTTCGCGGTGATTGAGCGTGGCGGCATGGCTCGGGGCCAACAGCCGTTTTCAGGCAAATCGCCAGTGTACGAGGATTTCTGGGCTGCGCCGGCTGACTTGATCGACATGCTTCATCGTGTCGCGGAAATGTCATTCGGACTTGGCCTGAAGCCGCCGTACTTTGAGTTGAACCTCGTCAGCTACTTCACCGAGTTCTTCCCCTGGTTTCGTTCCGCTCTGTCATCCGTCGAATTCATGCCCGTTTACGACGCCCATCAGACGGATGACTACTATGCAGACCCCAGGAGCTTGAAGCGGTTGACTGCCGTTGGTCTTGATAAACCAGAATCGAAGAAGGTGGGGGTTTTAGGCTCTATCGTCAAACCGGGAAAACCCTTGTTGACAACGAAGCCTGAAAAGAAGACTATGTCTACCGAACCTTCATCGGCGATTAAAGGCTAGGGCTTGGCATGAAGAAACATGTTTTCAAATACGTCAAGGCGAAGAACTTTCTTTGCTTTGGCGATGAAGGGCTTGAGATCAACTTCGAGAACCTCGGCAACATTGTGTTGATCCGGGGCCGAAACCTTGACGTGTCCGCGTCCGGGGACGAAGAGGCAGCCGCTGCGAAGGAATCAAGCAACGGGGCTGGCAAGAGTTCTGTTCCAGAACTCATCGTCTACGGTCTGTTCGGCAAGACGATCAAGCGTCCGAAGAAGATCGGTCACGGCGACGTGATCCACAACAAGACCGGCAAGAAACTCTACGTCGAGGTTCGATGGGACGACTATCGCGTTGTTCGCACACGCAAGCCAGACTCGTTGCGACTCTGGCGTAGTGCAGAGGGCAACTGGAACGACGCTACCGAACTCACCCTCGGCGGCATGCCGGCCACGCAGAAAGCCATCGAAGACATCGTTGGCATGTCTTACGAGACGTTCGTCAACGTCGTCGTCTTCACCGACGACAACAGCAATGCCTTCCTCGAATGCGACACACCAGCCAAGCGGTGTATCGTTGAGAACCTGCTGTCGCTCGACAAGTATCGGGAATACTCCGAGAACGCGAAGGCAATGTCCAAGGCCAACAAGGACAAGCTCAAACTGCTGTCGCGCGAATACGAGTTGCTCATCCACGACCGCGACACCATGACCGTCCGGGTCGCCGAAATCCAACGCCAGACCAAGGATTGGCGGGTGAAGAAGCTGAGTGAAATCAAAACTCTCTCAGACTTCATCGGCAAGACCAAGGAAGACATAGCTTCCTCCGACGCCGGCAAAGCGGCCCTGGCGTATCAGGAAGCCCAGGAAGCCCTTCCCGCAGCGGAAGAGAAGCTGCAAGAGAAGGAAGCCAGGGTCACCAAGATCGCCGCCATCATCGACGCTGGTACGGAACAGTACCACCAGATTCTTCAGGACGAAGGGACGCTGGCTCTGGCCTTCAAGCAAGCCGTTCAGGTGATGCAGTCGAACCAGAATGATGCCGGCCATCAGCGGATGGAGTTGAAGGATCTTCGCGAACGCGCCGGCTCGAAATGCCCGACTTGCTACGGAACTGTTGACGAGGCGAATTGCACACACGTCACCGACGAGCTTGAGAAGTCCATCGCCGAGCTTGAGGCTGCCGCCCTGGAAGCCAAAACCAAGGCAGAGGACTTCAAGAGCAAGCATGAGGCCAAGACGAAGCAAGTGCATCTGATGCGGGCAAAGCTCAGTGAAGCCAAGAACAAACTCGACACGGCACAGGAGGAAGTCAACGAGTTGAAGCGGGAAGTCCGCCGTCTTGCGGCGGTTCCCAAGCCCGACATCGACAAGAAGATCGCATTGCTCCAACAGAAGATCGAGCAGGCCCAGCAACAGATCCTTCAACGCAAGGAAGAACTGGAAGGCGTCAGTCCTTACGAACAGATTCTCGCTGACGCCACACAGGATCTGACCGACAAGAAGGAAGCCTGTGAAACCAAGGAAAAGGAAATCAAGCAGTGTGAGGACGATCAGCCATACCTCGACTACTGGATCAAGGCTTTCGGCGACAACGGCATCCGTCGCTACGTTGTCTCGGGCATCGTACCCGCGCTCAACTCCAGGGTCGCGTACTGGTTGCAGTATCTGATTGACAACAAGTTGACACTGACTTTCAACGACCAGTTGGAAGATCGCATTGAACGCAACCCGCCAGACGGGACTGCGTTCCTCTATCACGTCCTGTCGAACGGACAGCGGCGTCGGCTCAATTTGTCTGTCTCTCAGGCATTTGCCCACATCCAGACCCTAAATACAGGGTCCAGCCCGTCAGTGGTGTTCCTTGACGAGGTCACGACCAACATCGACCCCATCGGTGTGCAGGGGATCTACAACATGATCTGTGAGATGTCGAAGGACAAACAAGTTTTCGTCACGACCCACGATCATGATCTACTGTCCCTTCTCAGTGGTTGTGACACGATCTGGCTGGAAATGAAAGACGGAACGTCTAGCCTCGCTGAGGCTTAACACAAGTGTTCGCTCAAGCTGCCTCGGCTGAGTGACATAATAACCCCAAAAATTGACCGCCCCCTCTTAGATACCGTCCCTCGAAATCTAAGAGCATGAAGGAGACTGGTATCATGTCGTTGAAGGCACTGCAAGACTACACCTACTGGAGCAAATACGCACGGCATAACAAGGCCGCGAAACGCCGCGAAACATGGTTTGAAGCGGTATCCCGCGTCGAGGAAATGCACCTCAGACGCTACCCCCAAATCGCCAAGGAAATCAAGTGGGCGTTCGACCAAGTTCGCCCCAAGCGAGTTCTCGGTTCACAACGCGCGTTGCAGTTCGGCGGCGAGCCGATTGAGAAGAAGAACGCTCGCCTCTATAACTGCACTGCATCCTACTGCGACCGCGTTCGCTTCTTCCAAGAAGCGTTCTGGCTGCTTTTGTGCGGCTGCGGCTGTGGCTTCTCTGTGCAGAAGCACCACGTCGCCAAGATACCTGATTTCCACGCCGACCTGAGCTTCCCGAAGGGCAAGCTGGTATTCCAGATCCCCGACACCATCGAAGGCTGGCCCGACGCTCTAGGCATCCTGCTGGCGACGTACATGCCGCACCCGGACTTCCCCGAGTGGGCCGGGGCCGAAGTCGTTTTCGACTTCAGTCTGATCCGCAAGAAGGGCAGCGTCCTGGCATCCGGTGTCGGTAAGGCTCCTGGCCCAGACCCCCTACGCGAATCGCTGCAACTGATTCGCGGCCTGCTGAACAAGCTCGTTGGCGAGGGCCGCAAGCGTCTTCGTCCCATCGACGCCTATGACATCGTCATGCACGCCAGTGATGCAGTTCTTTCCGGCGGCGTGCGTCGGTCAGCGACTCTCTGCATGTTTTCGTTCGATGACATGGAGATGATCAAGTCCAAGACCGGCAACTGGATGGCCGAGAACCCGCAGCGTGGTCGCAGCAATAACTCGGCTGTGCTGGTGCGTAACAAGGTCAAGTGGGAAGATTTCCATGCGCTGATCTCGTCCGTCCGCCAGTTCGGTGAACCCGGTTTCATCTGGGTGGAAGACGAAGAAGCTCTGTACAACCCGTGTGTCGAAATCGGCCTGTACGGCTACGACGAGTTCGGCAACAGCGGCTGGCACTTCTGCAACCTGTGTGAGATTAACGGCAAGAAGCTGAAGACGAAGGCCGACTTCGAGATCGCCGCCCGTGCCGCAGCCATCATTGGCACATGCCAAGCAGGCTACACGGACTTCGAGTACCTCGGCCCCGTCAGCAAGCGAATCGTGGACAAGGAAGCCCTTCTCGGTGTGTCTATCACCGGCATGATGGACCATCCCGAGATTGCTTTCGATCCCGAGCTTCAGCGTGAGATGGCTCGTCTGATCATCAAGGTCAATGCCGACATCGCACCACGCATCGGTGTGAACCCCACCGCCCGTGCGACCTGCGTGAAGCCGTCTGGAACGGCTTCTTGCGTCCTGGGGACCGCCAGTGGCGTCCACCCCCACCACGCCAAGCGTTACCTTCGTCGCGCACAGGGCAACAAGCTGGAGCCAGTGCTTCAGTTCTTCAAGACCGTCAACCCACAGGCCGTCGAGCAGAGCGTCTGGAAGGCTACCGACGAGATCGTGACCTTCTGTGTCGAGGTCGAAGACGGGGCAAAGACCAAGAACAACATGAAGGCGTGCGAACTGCTGGACTACGTCAAGTTGACGCAGCAGAATTGGGTTGCGGCGGGCAGGGTCAAGGACCGCTGCACGAAGCCGTGGCTCATGCACAACGTCAGCAACACGATCACGGTCGAAGACGACGAGTGGGATACCGTTGCGCGGTACATCTACGACAACCGCCAGTATTTCGCAGGCATCAGTCTGTTGTCGCACACCGGCGATCTGGACTTCCCGCAGGCTCCCATGTGCATCGTCCACACGCACACCGAGATCGCGAAGATGTACGGCCCCGGCAGCCTGTTCCTCGACGGCATGATCGAGAAGGCCAAACTGTCGTTCAACACGCTGCATGACGCCTGCTCTTCGCTTCTGGGCTTTGGCAAGCCGTTGACGGAGCCGGTCCCGCCAGCGAGCGACGACCACCTTTACATCGAGGATCGACACATCGCTATGGATGTGTACGAGTCGCTGCTGAAGAGCTACAGACACCAGATCGACTGGATTGAGAACGCCAAGACGCTGGCCAACGATTACTTCGATGGCGATGTCAAGCAGTTGACCTACGCCATGAAGGAAGTCGAGAACTGGCGGACGTGGTGCGAGCTTTCCCGCACCTACAAGGACGTGGACTACACCGCGATGGTCGAGGAGGAAGACACGACGAAGCCCATGCAAGAATGGGCGTGTTCAGGAGGAAGCTGCACCTTGATTTGATGACAAATACCTCCTCTGGTGGTCGCGCTATAATGTCAACAACCAGAGGAGGTATATGCTTCGTCAAGACTTCACAGGTAAGACGGTCGGGTTCTGGAAGGTTCTCCGACGTGTGCGGGTAGAGGGTCGTCGTGACACTTACTGGGAGTGTGAGTGTCGCTGCGGTAACAAGAAAGCCGTCCTTTCAACCCATCTGGTCCAGGGCAACTCAAAGAGTTGTGGTTGCCATCGTCGGAAGGGACGACGCCACAAACAGTGGCGTGGTTACGGCGACATCAGCGGCAACTATTGGGATGCGATCAAACGCGGGGCTGCTGGTGGCAAGGGACGGCGAATTCCGGTTGAGTTTGACATCACGATGAAATACGCATGGAAGCGGTTCCTTCAACAAGACAGGAAGTGCGCCCTTACTGGCCTGCCACTCACGATCAACTACAGTCGCCTGACTGGAGATCCGCACACCGCCTCGCTTGACAGAATCGACTCGTCAAAGGGGTATGTTCGCGGGAACATTCAGTGGATTCACAAGGATGTCAACATGATGAAGCGGATCTATGATCAGGGGTACTTCATCGAGATGTGCCGGCTGGTCGCGGAGAGATTTAATGCTGATTGACCTGACCGGCATGAGATTCGGCAAATTGGTTGTCCTGAAGAGGGCCGAAAATCTGATCTCTGGCGGGCAAGCACGTCCCCGATGGGAGTGTCAATGTGATTGTGGCAACATAACAATCACTTGGGGTCAATCTTTACGAAACGGCGTTACAAAAAGTTGTGGCTGCGGTCAGCACCCCGGCCCGAGTCCAACCGTGCATCCAGGGGAAAGATATGGCAAACTTGTAGTCTTGGCTCAAGACGGTTACAACAAACATGGACAACGAAAATACCTGATGAGGTGTGACTGCGGCAATGAATTTTCTACTTGTGGCAACTCTCTGCGTCAGGGTCATACCAAGACATGTGGAAAGTGCTACAAGCCTGCTGCCGTGTTGATTGATCTGACAGGCAAGCAACTTGGCAGCCTCAAGATCGTCGGTAGAAGTGCGACAAGCAAATGGGGGGAGGCGACCTGGGACTGTGTTTGTGAATGCGGCTTGAATTGTACATTTGCCTCTCGCAGTATCAGGAGGATGTTGCGGCCAAATTGCGGAAAGCCTTTTACGGACGATGGAACGATTCGCTGTCAAGCAGCATATTTGCGTCGGCATGGAGTAAGAGGTACTTCTGATAACCCTGGTGGTTTGGTTGTCGATCTCACAGGACAGAGGTTCGGCAAACTGGTGGTGTTGGAAAAAACATCTCATTGGATGAAGGGCCAAAGTTATGGCTGGTCGTGTTTGTGTGACTGTGGCAACAAATGTGTTGTCGCGGCTCATAAACTCAGGTTCCAGGGGGTCCAAGACTGCGGATGTGAGAAGGCCAATTTTTCCTCGGCTCTTACAGAATGGGAGAGGAACATCTTTTATGGCACTTTGTTGGGCGATGGCGGCTTGAGGCGATCCCCAAATTACGCCAGTCTTAGAATCAACCATTGCGAAGCTCAGAAGGATTATGTGTTTTGGCTCTACGAGCAACTCAAACGGTTTGTTGACACTCCTCCTTGCTGGCACTCTAATCGTGACGGGTACGGCGGGCCGCAGTGGAGGTTCAATACGACTGGGTTTGAAAGCATGCGTTCTGCGTATGACACCATTTACTGCGGCGCAGAAGGTCGGAAGACAGTTGGCATGAATTGGCTCGATGAAATCGACCATCCTGTGGGGTTGGCGGTCTGGTACATGGATGATGGGTCTTGTGCTTCTGACACCTATTCTTGCAACATCGCGACTCATTCGTTCTCTAAACAGGAGAACGAGTTGCTGGTTGAGTGGCTTGCATACGAATGGGGGATCAAGGATGTCAAAGTTCGGCACGGAACCAAACTCAACAAGAACACTGGAAGAGAGGCAGAGTATTGGTGGTTGGGGCTAAACAAAGACGCCCGAGATGACTTTTTCGATTTGATCAAGTCGTTTGTCCTCCCTTGTATGCAATACAAACTCACCAAGCAGTTTCGCGGCTTGTCAACTCATCTGAAGTAGCGGTCTTTACTGAAACTTCGTATGATGAAGAGGGTAAACCCGACCTGAAAGGGTCGGGTTTTTCATGGGTTGACAAGCAACTTTCGTATATAAGGGTGTGGCAATGTCAAGCAAGTACATCATCGTCGTGGGTGGCGTTTATTCTGGTTCTGGCAAGGGTGTTAGCACCGCCAGTTTGGGCCTCCTTTTGAAGATGAGGGACTTGAAGGTATTGCCGGTCAAGTTCGACCCCTACCTCAACGTCAATGCCGGCATTCTCTCGCCCCGTGAACACGGGGAAGTGTTCCTTTGCGACGACGGCAGCGAAACGGATCTCGACCTGGGAACCTACGAACGCATCATGGGCGTCGAAGTCTCCAGCAAGAACATCCTCACCAGCGGCCAAGTCTATGAGGAGCTTCTTGCCGAGCAAAAGGAAGGGAAGTACCTGGGCCAGACCGTTCAACTCATCCCACATGTCACCGACAAGATTCAGGACCGGCTCAGGATGCTCGGCGAGGGCCAGGATTGCGTCATTGTCGAGATCGGCGGCACGGTGGGCGACATCGAGAGCGGCCCGTTCTTGAAGGCCGTGCGGCAGTTCAAGCACGACAACTTCGATGACGTGATGATCGTTCACGTCGCGCCGATCCTGTGGGTTCCCACGATTCGGGAGTTCAAAACCAAGCCGCTCCAGCAGTCCATCGAGATGCTCCAGAGCTTCGGCCTGACGCCTGACATCTTGCTTTGCCGCTGCCCCGGCGACCGCGATCTGCCGCCGAAGATTCTGGACAAGATCGGTCACCTCACGGGGGTACGCCGGAAGGCGATCTTCGCCGCGCCCGACGTGAAGACTCTGTACCACGTCGCGATGGAGTTCTACAGCCGCGACGTGGATGATTTGATCATTGATCGTTTCCGTTTTGGGCGGAACGGCATCAACATCAAGAAACACAAGGAAGTCTGCGAGAAGATGGTCGCGCCTGATCTGCCGGAAGTGCATGTCGGAGTGTTGGCCAAGTACATCGAGAATTGTGATGAGGCATACCTGTCATTGAAGGAAGCTCTCGTTCACTCGGCTGCCGCAATCAACGCCCGCGTCAACATCCATTGGATCTCTGCGGAGGACGTAGAGAACTGCAAACGTGGCCTGGGGAAGTTTTTCGAGGATCTCCATGCGTTAATCGTTCCGGGCGGCTTTGACTGCCGTGGGGTTGAGGGTAAGATTCGCGGGGCCAAGTGGGCGAGGGAACACAAGTTGCCGTTCCTCGGCATCTGCCTGGGTCTGCAATGTGCCGTAATCGAGTTCGCCCGCAGCGTCTTAACGCTGGACGCAAACTCTATTGAGTTTGACGCCAAGACGCCTAACCCGGTCGTCCACTTCGTCGCCGGCCAGGAGGAACTGACCGACAAGTCGGCCAACATGAGGCTGGGAGCCTACGACTGCGAGCTTGTGAAGGACTCGTTGGCTTACGATCTGTACCGGAAAAAGCTGATTAGCGAGCGACATCGACACCGTTATGAAGTGAATCCGGCCTACCTAGAAGGGATGGCTGCGAAGGGCTTCAAGGTCAGCGGCAAGAATCCGCAGTCGGGGCTGGTAGAAGTGATGGAACTGGATCGGACGGTCCACCCCTACTACATCGGTACGCAGGCCCACCCGGAGTTCCGCAGCCGTCTGATGTCGCCGGCCCCGCTGTTCCTGGGCCTTATGGAGGCTGGCCTGAAGCGACTTCAGGCTGTGACATCCGGGGACGTGGTCGTGAAAGATGAATTACAATGAAGTACCGAATGGAGGAACGTGGCTGTACCAAATTGGGATGAGTTCGGGTTCAAAGACTTCATCTTGCTGGAAAACCGGGTCTACCTGGGCGGCAAGATGGGCGACATTCTAACCGCTCTGCAAGAACTGCGCGACGATGCCAAGAGCATGGGCAGCCGCAGTCTCGTCCGCTACGCCGAAAAGATCGTCAATCAAATCCGCCGAGTCCTGCACACACACTGGCCGAAAGACGAACTCAAGTTCCTCAAGCCGCTCCAGAAGATTGGCGTGGCTATGATGAAGGCAATCGAGGAACGCGAAGGCTTGGAAGAAGTCATCTCGGGAGCCTCCAGCGAGCTAGAGAAGGTGCTTGGCAAGATGGGTGTGCCGATCAACAAGATTGGGGCCAACACGTCGGACGATCCAGACACTTCTGACAAGGCAACCAGCGACAAGGAAAAGAATCCTCCAGAAGACAAGCCGCCGGAAACCCCGCCTGCGCCGGGTGGGGCTGCACCAGCAGCCGATCCGAACCCCCTCGATCCAAACGCGGGAGCGCCACCGACGCCAGGGGCCGGCACTGGCCAGCCGCCGCCGCCAACTCCTATGGGCATGTGAGGTGAAACTTGTGCGGGATTGCCGGATACATCGGGGTTTCAAAGAACCCCGCCTTGACATTCAAACTTGCAGGAAGACTTTTCGAGCGACTTGAGTCCCGTGGCATTGACGCATCAGGGTTTTATGGCTCTGAAGGGGACACGATCCATTACCACAAACAGCCTGTTCGGTCGGCCTTGTACGTCCGCCAGGAGCCGTGGAAATCGCTTGGCGAGAAGAACTGTCAGATGCTCATCATGCACGCCCGTGGCGCAAGCCAGGGCATGGGACCGCCCGAGGACAACAAGAACAACCACCCTTTCTTGAATCAAGAACAAACCCTCGCCCTGATCCACAACGGCAGGGTGACGGACGCCGAGTACGCGGCCCTGCGAAGGAAGTATGAGGTCGAGTCGGGCTGTGATTCGGAAATCCTGATGCGGATCATCGTGGGGGCCGACGCCGCCAAAGCTGCCGCGAAGTTCCCCGGCGAGCCGGCGGACGTGGCCGCGCGACTGATGGGTCTGAAGGACATTTTCTCATTCATCAACGTCGGCCACATGGCTGCCGCCGTCGCCGAGAACATCCCCGAGGAGAAGCGGCTGTGGCTCTTTCGCAATGAACATCGGCCCATCTGGGTTGCCGACACACGGGAAAGCCTGGGCCAGATCTGGTTCTGCTCGACGCCGGAAATCTGGACGGCGGGGGTCAACTCGCTCCACGAACTGCGGCGTATGCCGGGCTTCGCCCGGCACAAGCTTTACGATCTGACGCCCAAGGAAGTGTGGATGTTCGGTTTGAAGGGCGAGGACATTCGTTACCGGCGGTTTTCTGTCAATCAGCAGCAGCCCGTGCCGTGGCAGCATGACGGCCAGCGGGTCAAGATTCTGCGTGGCCCGGACGTGAAGCCGCTGGGCAAGAACTCGGAGATGGCCAACGTCATGACCATGCTGCGGGAAACGCTGGATGAGATCGACAAGGAGTACGCTCAGATTGAGAGCGAAAACTCGCTGACGCCGCAAGGTTACAATGAAGTGGTTACACTACTTCACAACATCAATCAAGATTTGCAAGGAGTGCGGAGAGATTTGGAGCGATAATGAACCCTGACGACATCAATGACGACGGCCTGGATGTCGATGACATCTTTGACGAGTCCAAGAAGAAAAAGAAGAAGGTTGACGGCGGCAAGAAGGGCAAGCGGGCCGAGCGGGAACTCGTCAAGCTGTTTGTCGCGCGATTCGGCGAGGGCTTCAGCCGTTCGCTAGGCTCGGGCAATCGCTGGGGCCAAGTCAAGAACCTGCCCAAGCACGCCAAAGACACACTCACTGGCGATCTATGCTGTCCGAAGGGTTTCAAATGGGTTCTGGAGAGCAAGAACGGCTACGACGACATCGACCTGAATCTGTGCATGCTGAAGGACTCAGGGCAGCTTAACGGCTTCCTTGAGCAGGCCAGTAAGGACGGCAGACGACCGGGGGTCAACCGCAAGCCGATGTTGCTCTGGAAGAAGACTCGCCGGCCCTGGCTCGCCTTCGTTCACAGCGAGGAACTTGAAGGGCATGCGTTCAAGTACAAGTTCGTCTACGGCAAATGGACTGCTGTCGCCCTGGAGCGTCTACTTGAGCTTGACGACACCTTCTTTTTTGACGATGATGCACTGTCCGCTGTAGCAAAGGATGAAGGGAAGATTGACGGGTAAAAAGGAGAGTGTTTTCCATCGTCAATTTCTCCCGCTTTCGCCCACCGGAGGTCATACCATGACCCGTTTCCTGTGCATCGCTCTGCTGCTCGTTCCTGGCGTCCTCATGGGCCAGGAAGCCCGAACCAAAACCCAGATCGTCCTGATCGACGGCTCCGTCCTGAACGCCGACATCTCCGGTGTCGTCTTCGACGTGAAAACGAAGTACGGTGTCCTCAAAATTCCTGGCTCGGAGTTGGCAATCGCCAACCTGGGATACAACCTCACGGAAGACGAGGCCAAACGGGTCAAGGAGGCGTTCAACGGCCTCGATTCCCCCAAGTACAAGGACCGTGAAAGTGCGCAATACTACCTCGGGCAGATCGGCGACCGTGCTTTCCTTCTAATGCCGACAGAGGCTGAAGTCAGTGGGAAGCTGGAAGTGAAGCGGCGGATCGAGACGTGGTGGAAGGAAGCACAGCCCAGCAAGGACAAGCTCTTCGACTATTTTGAGAGCGAGGATGGCCGCGTCAAGGGCCGGATCATCAACAAGACCATCAAGGTCAAGCAGGGCATTCTCGGCGAACTCGACATCGAGGTCGCCAACATCAAGACGATTGCCAACCTGATCACGACGCACACGACCGTCGTGACCGACGAAGAATGGAAGCTGGTCGTGACCCTTCCATCGGGGTCGAAACTGCGTGTGACGGCCAGCGGCACGGTCGATTTGTGGCCGCAGACACCGGGCCAGTACAAAGCCACGCCGAAGGGGTCGCCACAGGCTGGCAGGGGCAGCAGCTTCATGGCCGGCGCATTGATCGGCAAGATCGACCAAAACGGCCCGCCTTTTCTCATCGGCGAAGAGAAGACGATTGACCAGCCCGGTCAGTTGTATCTCAAGATTGTCGAGAATCCCTGGAATGGGAAGTCCGAGGGAACCTACAACGTCAAAATCGACAGGAGGTAATGGTGAAGAGACTTCTTCTCGACCTTGTTATCTTCGCGGTCGTTGTCGTCTTGTGCGTGTCCGTTGGTGGACAAAGTCTCGGCGATGTCCTCCATGAAGCAGTTTGGTTCTACGGCATCCTTTTCTGCGTCGGCATCCTTTTGTGTGTTTACATTGGATGGTCGTTGATCAGGGCCATGAACCCCAAGTCGCCCAAGAAAGATAGCGATGCTGATAAGCGTTGATTTTGACGGCACGATCTGCAAGCACAAGTTCCCAGAGATCGGCGAGCTTCTGGACGGCGCAGCGGAGACGCTGCGTGATCTGGGAGCCGCCGGTCACATCCTGATCCTGAACACCTGCCGGGAGGATGAAAGTCGCCGTGCTTACCTCACTGAAGCTGTAGACTTCATGAGGAAGCACGGCGTCGAGTTTGCCTCGGTGAATGAAAACAGACCAGAGGACGAGTTCCGCGACAAACCCGGTAGGAAGGTCTATGCCGCCGTCTACATTGATGACCGTAATTTCGGAGGCTTCCCTGGCTGGGCCGCAGTCAGGGAAGCTTTCGATCTGCCGCCGCTAAACGCACCAGCGTGACCAGGGCTGCGTTGCGGCTTTCCTGCCGGTCTGCTGCCAGCTTATCGAGAACCCGCAGGGCGTCAAGACGCTCTTGTTCTTCGTTGTCCACCGGGAGCCGGCCTTCGTTCTGGACGAAGTCGAGAACGTGGTGGAAGTTGGCGGCGTTGCAGTGTGCCAACCGCGTCCCCTTGTCCCATCGCGGGGCGCAGTGCTTCTCCAACCACTTCTCGATCATCAGGTGATCGACCACCTGTGACGTGCCTTCCACGACCATGATCTGCACGCCGTTGATCTTCCACCAGAACAGGCTGATGCAGACGGGCCGATTGTCGAGCGTGCCGATCTGTTGCGACACGCCGGGGTTCATCTGCTCGAACCTGAACTTGTTGAAGTGCGGGTTCTTGTACATGGCCTCGTCAGAGAACTTCTCCCACAACATGAACATTTCGTCATGCGTGGCGTCCACGACGAACCGTGTTTCTCGCAACCGTTTTTTGAATTCTGCGTCGTTCATGGCGTCCCTTTACTTCTTGGTGGTGATGTAGGTGCTGGTCAGGTGGGAAACGTCGCCCACGAAGGCGTGCTTCCGCACCATCACGGCCTTGATCGGAATCCACTTCCGCTCGGATTGTTTGGGGCCACACGCCTGATTGCGCCAGTGGGCCTTGCGGCGGTGCGGCTTCGGCGAGCGGTGCGTGCCGCCCTGGTGTTCGGGACGTGTGTCGATTTCCACGATCTCGTCGTGGAACTCCACCACCTGATTGAAGCAGACCAGTTGCAGGCTGCTCATCAGTTGTTGCCGGGCATTTGCGGCCCGCCGCTGCTTGGCCGGCTTCGCGCTCTTCAGCTTGGCGATCTCCTTCAGCCGCGCTGCTTCTTCCGGCTCCAGCGGCCCCTTGATGTGCGTGCCGATGAAGGTCATCCACATGCCGAAGTTGATGGCAAGCCGCTGCACCGTTTCAGCCACGTCGAAGTCGGCGTCAACGTAAGCTGTTGGGTCCACGGTGTCTGCCGACACCGGGCGTCGGCGGCGGTTGCTGATGATGGCGTCTTCCAGCGTTTCGTACTCGGCCCGGTTGGGGGTCAAGTGGGTGACGACGTTGTCCACGCTGAAGAATGCGGATACCGTGATGATCTTGTTCGGTTCGTGCTGGCAGAAGACGTGCGTCGGCACGACGTTGGTCTTGAACATCGTCTTCAGCCGGTTCTGGTACTCGATGGGCAGTTCGAGGATGTACACCGGGTAGGGTTGCAGGTAGTCGCTGAACGGGTAGTCGCAGGACATCTCGCTCTCGTCGCTGGCGAGATCCAGGCACTGCTGCGTCGTGGCGCGGAAGAGCTTGGGGCCGTCCGCCAGAGCCTTACTCATGCTGTACATGAGGAAGGTGCTGACGACGTTGTGACTGAGCCACTGGAGAATCCGTTGTGTCTCCTCCCAGAAGTCCTTCGGATAACGTTTGAATTCGTCGTGCGTGACGTACATCTTCTCGGGCCGACGCATCCACTCCTGGGCGGGCTGCGTGGCCTGCAAGTCGCCGAGGACGCTGATCTTCTCGCCGAGGGTTCTGAGGCCCACGGTCGCCTGCGTCTCACCCGGCTTCAGGAAGACAAGTTCCTTGGGCCGACCCCAGACCTGTCGGCGGTCGGGGATGTCGCCGTACTCGATCCAATTACGTCGCCCCAGCCAGTGGAGAGACGGGATCATCTTCTGCGGAATGAATCGACTGAAGTCCATCTTGGAACTCCACTGCGGGTTACTTGATCATGGCTTTGCACTGCCGGATGTATTGCAGAGTCCTCTGCTTCTCATCCTCGGCCATTTCCAGGGTCGGCGAAAGGACGTAGACGAAGTGCGTGGCGTCCAACGCCCGCGCCAGTGTGTCCACGTCAGTGGGCGTTAGGTCGAAGTCAGCGAGGTTGCTGCCGTTCGGCCCCATGCGGAACATCAGGCCGCTGCTGTGGTCAAGCAGTGGTTTGCCCACCGATTCCTCTTTGCTGAGGATGACTGCGACCGCCGCGTTGAGCATCTTAACGGCGAGCAGGCAGACTTTGCATTGGTGTTCGTTAAACTGAATCTTCACGGCTTCCTCCCAAAGTTGCCGAAGATGCTGTCGAACAGCGACGGCTCGCTTCGGCCTTGTGCCAGTCCCTTTTCGTGGGCTTGGCGCAGAAGGGTCTTGAAGACCTCAGTGTTGATGGTGACAGTGGCCTTGGGATCTGCCAGAAGCGGCTTCTTCTCTACCATCTTCAACCAGAGTTCCTCAAAGCTCATTTGTCTGTCTCCTCCAGAGAGACACCGAAGGCGGCAATGTCGGCCTTCAGTTGCTCGGTGATCTCTTCGGGGTGAACGCAAAACCGTTTGCGTCCGATGATGGTCGGGTGTTTCTCCCGCATCATCTTCAAGAATCCCTCGAAGTCTGTGTTCTCGCTGTAGTGGAATTCAAACAGTTTCATGGTGAAGCCTCCTGACCGTGCCTGACGTTGTTGTCAGGCACGGTCAGTATAGGCAATTACTCGAAATCCGTGAGTTTGAAGACGTTGCATTCCTCTGGACAGTAGGACGGGCAGAGTCCCTTGACCGTCATACCACCGTCAAGGAACCAGTACCACCGCTCGGGCATCTGCGGCGTGACCCGGTTGCCGTACCCGTCAGTCATGACGAAGACTGCGTCAGGGTACTTGCCGTCGCCATCCTTGCCGTGGATGGCACGCTGGATGGCACGCTGGATGTCGGCCTCGATGATCGAGAACGACGTTCCCCCGCCACCGTACATCTTCTTGCCTACGATGTCGGTCGGAACCACGGTCGTATCGAAGCAGAACAGTTCGACGTTGAACCGATCCGCCGGGATCGACATGGCAGCGGTGAAGAACCGATCCTTCAAGTGCCAGCACGACCCGGATGTGTCGAGGTAGAACCGCACGTTGATCTTGTGCTTGTCCTTGACCTCTTCTTCCTTCTCCATGTTGGAGGGGATGAACATGTCTTTCGGCAAGAACACCAGACGGCGGTTGAGCAACGCCCACTGCTCAATGTCGGCATCGGTTTCTCGCATCTTCTTGCGAACCCACCGCTTGATGACGGTTTCCCACTTCTGCTTCCGTTTGACCTTCGTCACTTGTGCGACGTGCCACATGCCGCCGGTTTCCGTGCCGGCACGCTGGGTCGGTGTGGTCTGGAAGTGCTTGTCGATCTCTGGCTTGATCGTTTCCTTCTCGGCATCGGCCAGACCTTCGTCCAGACGGTCGATGACCTCGTCCCAGGCGTTCTTGTCGTCGCCGGTGACATCGTGGTCGTCCAGGGTTTGCAAACCCTCGCCGTCGCCTTCTTCGTCGCCCTGCCCTTGTCCTTCGCCCTTCATGCCCTGGCACGGTTGCCCCTCGCCTTGCTTGCCCTTGCCGCATTTGGGCATGCCGTGCTTATCCAGCATGTTCAGGTAATACTCGAAGCAGTCGTCATCGGCGATGGGCTTGCCCTTCTCAGTCTTGATCTTGCCGTCAGGCCGCGCGAAGACGGTGTCCACCCAGCACAGCTTTTGCCAGTTGCTGATGCGAGTGCGGTCGAAGCCGAAGCAACGAACCAGCATGTGGTTCACGACAACATCCAGGGCGATGTTGCACGCATTCCGATCCTTGGTGTCTTTCATGCGGACACCGTGATTCAGGATGACGTGCAGTGCTTCGTGACAGATCACGAATAGACGTTCGTAGGGCGTACACTTCTTCCAGAAGTGCGGGTTGAAAACGAACTGCACGAAGTCGCCGCCTTTGTTGAAGGCGACGGCAGCGGTGTCGATCTGCGGCGTGAAGACGGGCTTGCCCATCTCCCACAGCTTGTAGAAGACGCCGTGGTGCATTTCCAGTTCGCGGAGAATGTCGTACCACTCGTCGTTGGTCAGCTTGAACTGTGGCGGCGGAACCGGGATCACGTCGGGTGGAACTGGGACTGCGGGTTCCGTCTTGGCGGACGGAACGACCGGCACGTCAGCGATGTTCGGGAGTTTCGGGAAGAGCGTGTCTGCCATGTGAGTCTCCTGGGAAGGGCGTTCCGAGACGTACACGCTGGGCGGCATGTACGTCTCTGAAACCTTGCTTACGCCTTGGCCGGGGTGAACAGCTTGGTGGCCAAGTTTGCACCCTTCAACTTGTCGAGGAGGTTCTTGATCTTGCTACCGTAGGTAGCCGCGATCTCGGTCCACGACATGTTCTTGCCGATAGCCAGTTGGGCGATGGTGTGGTTGGTCATGTTGATGACCAACGGCATCTTGTTTTCCCCGGTGTCAGACGTAAGAGTCGTCTGCCACGCCCGCTGCATCAGTCCGTTGAGCAGTTCCAGGGTTGCGACTGCCTCATCCCCCGTCATCTTCTCGGGAATGTGGGCAACCAGTTCGTTGTACAGCTTCGTCCGTTGGTCGGTCTTGTCAACCGGCAGCGGCTTCAACTCCGCGATCTTGTTGCTCCAGTTGCGAACCTTGTCAGCACCCTTGACGAAGTGCGGGGGAGCAGGTTGTTCGTTCTTGCCTGGGCCGAACCCCGTCGCCAGTACGGTCGTGTCCGTCAGGGCGCGACGGATGACCTTGACCAGAGGCTTGTTCTGGTTGGCGAGCAGAATGTCCCGCATCGCCTCTTGGAAGATGGGATGCTGGTTGAACGAACTGGTGATGTACCGTCGCGCCCGCTCGTTCTCGGACAGCAAGAGACTGATCTTTTCCTTGTTGAGCAGAGGGATGAAGAACTCCATCATCGCCTCGCTCTCGGTCACCACCTTCATGGCGGGTGCGTAGTTGTTCTCGTTGCTGAGGAACAGCTTCGCAGCAGCGGTGTCCTTGTCCTTGAACATTGCCTCGATCCGCTCGGAGATCGGGCCGGTGTTCAAGTTCTGCATCAGCTTGACCACGCAGGAGGAGAACGGGAGAACGTCCCGCATGTCGCCCTTGACCTCCCACATGTTCAGGGCGTATTCCAGCCGGCGCGGACTGACCAACTTCTGCTCGTCGGTGGACAGGTCGGTCCACCACTGGATCGCCGTGCGACCGACACGCTCGCCGTACCGCTGGATGAACCATCCCTCGTTGGGCTTGTACGGGACGCGAACACTGACCACGAAACGATCCATCTGTGCGGGATCGATCTCTTCCACGTCGTAGTTGTTCTGCTCGTCGTCGGCGGGGTTGATCGCCGTCCAGACCGTGGACAGGTTCGGGAACTTCTTCCCGTTGATGCTCTTGAACTGGAGCAATTCCATGACCGCGTTCCGCACCTTCTTCGGGGAACGGTTGTACTCGTCCACGAAGATGGCGCGAACCTGATCGCGGGCAAACGCTTCGGGTCGTACCAGTTCGAGGAACGTCATGCCTTCCTGGCGACCGAGGGCATGCGTCATGACACGCTTTGCCATCTCGACAGGCAGGTGCATGTGACCCTTGACGTACTCCAAGGCCACGTCTTCGCCGACGTTGACGAGTTCGCGGATGACCTCGATCCACTCGGGGATCTTGTTGACGGTCTTTTCCTTCGGCACACCCACGAAATCGACCCAAGGGTCGAGGGTCGAACCGGAGAAGTACAGGTAGGTGTCGCCTTGCTTCAGGCCGGCACGCTCAAAGCATGCCTTGACCATCGCTGTCTTGCCGACACCATGCTGGCCGACGAAGCAGACGTTGAATCCATGCTTGAGCCAGAAGTCGAGTTTCTCGTCACGCATCGCAGTTTCCCTTGAAAGTGGTTGTGGGACTGTCTCCCACCGTCACACGCCCGTCTTTTCTCTGTCTCTGAAACCTTGCAACCATTCTACCCGAAGGATGGCGGACCTCACCAGCCCGCCATCCTGTTCTTGTTTCACGAATCGTCTTCCGGGGCCGTCTTCGGCGGGACGTGATAGTTGCCGTCACCGTCTACATCCCACTCGAAGATGTCATCCTGGGACTCGTACAGCTTGGCACACGGCGTTCCGTTGACGACGTGACCGATGGCCGCGACGGTCTTCTTGTAGGTCGAGATCGGGTTGTTGACCTTCTGCTCTCGCAGACGCTGGAGATAGAAGAACAGGGTCTTCGCCGGGTCGTTGTCGCCTGTCCAGTTGGCCTCCCGCAGACGGTCGCAGAAGCCTTCCAGCTTCTCCGGGCCGAACCACAGATACGCCTTGCCCAGAGCCGCCTGAACGTCGGCCCGCGCCGAGGGCAGGTACTTGCTGATCCACTCGATGACGTTCGAGTAGTTGTTGGCGAAGACGGCGATCTCGGCCTCGCTGAACTTGAAGCGGGGCTTGATGCCACGCATCATAGCCTTGACCATGCCGGCGGTGCGGTTGGCGAGTGTAACCTTGCACACCATCGCCAGCTTCTCGTTGACGTTTCGCTTCGCACCGCTGTCGGTGACGAACTTCGCCTCGTCCAGCACGTTGAAGACGATCCACATCGGGACTGACTTCTTCGACTCAACAACGCCTTCCGCGCGGTGCTGACCGTCGAACATGTTGCCGGACAGGTTGATGCCGATCCCTTCGTGAGAGGGAACCCAGTTTTCCTTCTCCATGTCACGCTTGTACGCCGCCGTCAACCAGGGCTTCATGTTCCGGTTGTCGGGGTTGTACCGAAGCAACTCCTCGGCCATCTCCGGGGAGAGCATCACGAACTCACCGTACTGGTACGGCTTGCGAACGTAGTGGAACCAGGGCTTCCGCATCTCATCCTTGAGAGCGGCATCCTCGTAGTATGCCGCATTCGCGATGGCGTCGGCGATGATCTGTTCGCGGGTTCGCTTGGCCCGCGTTGCCGGGTCATCGACATCGATCCTGGCTGCCGGGATTGAAGGATCGGGTGGAATGGTTGGAGAGGGGAGTTCGATCACCTGCTCCTCACGCAATCGACCCATGTGCTGGATCTTGTGGTACAACTCGCCGATGCTGGTGCGAGCCACGGATCGGCCTGAGCCGGTGGGCTTAACCTCGCTTCTGGTAGTGCTTTCCGTCGTTTGCTTGGCCATCGATTGGCTCCGTGGTGAGGTGGCTGTCGCGAACCCACACATGCAGTATAGGCAAATCGCGCTGATTGTAAAGTGCGACTTTACAAATAGTCGCTACGTTGGCTCAAACTTTCTCCGGTTTACAACTGGCCCAACCTTGCCTATACTGACCCCATGAGCGAATTTGACGACACCATGCAATAGGGAGCGATCATGGCAGAGAAAACTGGTATCAGTTGGACGAATCACACGTTCAACATCGTGTGGGGCTGCGAAAAAGTCAGCCCTGCATGTGACAACTGTTACGCTGAGACGCTCGCACTGCGGTTCGGCTTTGACGTGTGGGGTCCGAACAAGCCCCGCCGCACGTTCCCCGACAAGCACTGGAACGAGCCGTTGAAGTGGGAGAAGACCGCCGTCAAGGATGGCGTCAAGCGTCTTGTCTTCTGCTCGTCCATGTGCGACGTGTTCGAGGATCACCCGACCGTCATCGCGGAGTTGAAGAAGCTGTGGCCCCTCATCCGCGCCACACCGAACCTGATCTGGCAGCTTTTGACGAAGCGGCCCGCCAGGATCAAGGACTTCTTGCCCGCTGATTGGGGCCAGGGCTACCCGAACGTCTGGCTCGGCACGACCATCGAGGAAAACAAGTTCGCTCCCCGCGTCAAGCAACTGACGAGTGCGCCGGCAGTCTGCCACTTCGTCAGCTACGAGCCGGCTACCGGCCCTCTGGACAAGATGGACTACAGCAAGGTCGATTGGGTCATCTTCGGCGGCGAGTCCGGTGCAGGCTTCCGCCAGCATGATCCGCAGTGGGCCAGGGACGCCCTCGCCCTCTGCCGTCAGCACGGCAAGGCGTTCTTCTACAAGCAGGGGTCGAGCTTCAAGTCCGGCGAGGACAACACGCTGGACGGGAAGATCTACGAGGAGTTTCCCTGTGGTCACGTCTTCGCGCCCGTCGCGGCGAAGGCAAAGAATCCCAAGGAAGCCGCTCAGAAAGCCGTCGCAACCAGGGCGGCGAACGAGGAACAGGAACGTCAGGAAGCCCTGGCAGTTCTGGACAATCTGGCCGCTGGCAGGGTGTCCCTGCCTCTGGCCGAATAAATCTCATGCACGGTTTCAGAGACGATCTGAAACCGTGCGTGTGCTTCAGGAGGTACAAACCCATGCTCGTTTGGAAAAAGATCCTGTGGCTTCGTGACCGCATCACTCAACAGAAGGCGTGGATCGACCGCTGTGGCGGCAGCCTCGCCGGCTACATCGCCAATTACGGTGATCCTGGCGTTCCTCCGTGTGACCAGCACGGCACGCCGCTTACGTTCAAGCTGACGCCCGAGCAGGAGGCCATCTTCGATGAGGGCTATCTGTCTCCGGTCCCCGGCGTCCAGCGCACGTTCTACAAGCCGCACTTCGGTGACGGCGGGACCGCCATCTACAACGCCGACAAGAACCAACTGGAGCGGTTCCAGCGGGAACTGTCGGACCTCGAAGTCTCCTGCTTCGGCGCGAAGCAGAAGGCGGACGAGATGCAAGGAAAGGTCAAGGTGCGTGAATGAGTGCGATTTTCAAACCCATGTACATCGTCTCGGATGAGGGCGATGTTACTTTGGCCCGCAAGCTGCTTCGGAAGATCAGTGGTCTTGTCACTGTGGAACTCTGCCCCGCTTCTAAGATGTATGATAACGCTCCTCGCTTCCGTGACGAATGTCACTGTGAAGTTCAAGTGATCGGGAACGGGAAGGTAGAGGGCAACAACGCCATTCGCGTTGTCATCACGGGACCATACGAGATCTCGATCAAGGATACCTCCAAGGTGGATGATGTGCAGTTCTGGAACGAGAACGGCACGGCACATCTCGTCGTCGTCATGCCCGATGGCGATCACGTTCAGTTCGAGGTGAAATCATTCGAGGCGGAACCATGAGCCGCTGGCGTGAAGTAATCTGGACCGACGAGAACAACCGCGAAGTCAAGCGGCTGGCGTGCCATGAATCGGAACTGGCACACGTCCTGAACATGCCGTTCCCTCCGGGTGCGGTGGTGCGGGAGCCGGTGTACGAACTCACGAACATCGGCCCCAACACCAAGTTCCAGTGTCGCTTCCCCTACCGGGTCGGCGACACGTTTTACGACAACATCAACCAGGGTGATCGACTCTGCCATGTCATCGCCGTGGACGAACCCACCGGCGACTACCTGTACGAGTACACCATGCCCGGCGGCAGAACGTTTCTGCGGAACCAGAATGGAAAGCCGGTGAGCGAGAAACGCATCCCGAAGAAGTTCCTTTAATCGCGTCCCTCTACACTTATAAGGGACCGAAACCGGCCTTCAGTAACAAGGAATCTGGAGTCTTCATGGAATCTTCACAAAACATCGTCAGGGTCGGGACCGGGGTGATGGTGATCCGCGACCGCAAGGTGTTGCTGGGCAAGCGGAAAGGATCACATGCTGCTGGTTTGTACAGTTTCCCTGGTGGGCATCTGGATTTTGGCGAGACGTGGTCGAATTGTGTCTTGCGGGAGTTGGAGGAAGAGTGCGGCGAGCAGATGAAGGTGAAGGTGCGGCCATACGCGGCGTTGCAGCCGGCCTTCTTCATCACCAACGACATCATGCCGCAGTACGGCAAGCACTACATCACGATCTTCATGGTGGCCGACTGGATCGAGGGCGAGCCGGTCAACATGGAACCCCATAAGTGTGAAGGATGGGAGTTCGTGACGTTCGATGAACTCGCCGCGCGGGCGGACAAAGAAGAGTGTGCGAACTGGATTCCGATGAAGCAGATCATCTTCCACCGGAACCAGATCGGCATCTGATCATTGGTCGCTGCCAAACCGCACCTGATAGGTGATGGTTGGCCACGGTGCATCTTCAGGGATCACCTTCGACTCCTGCTTCCTGTCTTCAACGCGGGAGTCGAAGACCTTCAGGGCGGGTTCCCCGGCGATCATGGCGACGACTTCTCCATTGCCGAATCTCGGCATGTGGAAGTACGCCGCCTCATCGTTGGCGTGCAAGGTGTCCCATCCACCGACCTCATCATCAAAGGTCAGCAGTGGCCTGCGATTCAATCGGGCAAGACCTTCCGAGTCTTCACGCCCAAGCAAGTAGATTTGGCTCATGTTAATACACGACTAAGCCGGCCATATTTTTCAGCGACAACTCTCTTAGAGCATGAAAATCTACCTCCGCGACCGCAGTGCTGCTCTCGTTGAAGCATGGCGAAATGTCTTCAGTGACAACCCAAACATCCATGTTTCCTGTGGCGACATCTTTGCCGAAGGTGAACATCTTGACGTGGACGCCATCGTCAGTCCGGCCAACTCGTTCGGATTCATGGACGGCGGCATTGACTTTGTCTACAGTGATTACTTCGGTTGGGGCATCGGCGACGACCTCCGTGAGAAGATCTGGGGACAGTACCAGGGCGAGCTTTTGGTCGGACAGGCCACGGTGATCGACATGCGGCCCCAGGCAGCCCGTGTGAAACGTCCAGACGGCGAACGGTTGCGTGAGCGGTGCAACCGTATTCCCTACCTCATCTCTGCTCCTACGATGCGTGTGCCGATGAATGTGAGCAGCACAGTCAACGCGATGCTGGCATTCCGCGCCGCCTTGCGTGAGGCTGACGGGCATGGTTTCCGGGCCATCCTGTGTCCCGGCCTCGGCACAGCAATCGGTCAGATGCCGCCCCAGGTGTGTGCTGTGCAGATGTTCGAGGCGTATCGGCAGTGGAAGGAACCGAAGTGCTACGATGTGCTGGGCAACGCACATCAGGCACATTACACCCTGATGAACGCCGACACCTATCTCGGGTCGCGATAATGGATTCCTTTCCTCGGCAAGTAAATATAATGCCCGTATGCAGTTGCTTCTGGAAGGGACCATGAATTTGAATTTGATCAAAGAGGAAATGAACATCCACGGTTGTGCCAACCTTGGTCGGTTGCTTACCGATGAGCAGATTGTTTTCTTTCGCGAAGATCTCAAGGAACGCAAAGCCGACCACATACAGAAACATGGCAAGGAGAAACTCAGCAAGTATGGATCATTGGAAATACTGCGAAATTGCGGCAGCTTCCATGAAAACTACTTGAGTTTGTTGGAGTCTTCGTGGTTCAACGACTTTGTCAACGCCGTCTTGAATGAGAGGGCGATCCTTCATGGATACCACGGCATCATTACCAGCGAAGAGAGCGACAGTTCAGGCGGTGGTCCGGTCCACCTGCGTTTTCATCGAGACGCTCCGTGGTTCAAGGATACTCGCACCTGTGTTTTGCTCATGATCCCCCTGGTAGACTTTGTCGAAGAGGTTGGCCCCACCGAGTACGTTCCTTCCAGTCATCTTTTCCAACACATGCCGAGTCAGGAGTTCCTTGAGAAGCATTCCAAGAAATTGCTTGTTCCGGCAGGAACCGTGTTTGCGATGGATGGAGCCGTTTGGCACAAAGCCGGAATCAACCGTTCCGGCAAGCTGCGTCCACTGTTGCAAATGAATGTCACATTGGCGTTCATGAAACAGCAGATCAATGTGTGGGCGGACGACACCTTTGCCAAATGCTCTGATCTGGTGAAGAGTAGGCTTGGGTACAATGTCCGCGACTACAAAGACCCAGACGAGATGTTCAGTGACAATCGCAACTGGAAGTCTGGCAACTACGACATGAGCAATACGTCTATCAAATGAAAGAGGCCGGCTTTCGCCGGCCTCCGTTGGTTACAGTTTACTTCCGCATTTCCCGCAGAACTTGTCACTCTTGCGACCTCTCTTTGTTCCGCAGTTCGGGCAGTATTCGACTTCTTCCACGACCGGCTGTACGACCTCGTTCGTACCACGAAGAACCAGTCGGAGAGTGACGTAATCCGTCTCGGCGTCAAAGTACACCGTGGTGAACCTCTGGCCTGAGACTGAGCCGCCGACCGTCACGCCCTCAGTCATTGGAGCAGGACCAGCCGGCGGCGTATAGCTGCAAGGCACGCAGCCGCCGATTGCCTCCGCGCCTACTGGACCACAATCGTTCATGGCGAACGATGCCGGACCAGCGTTGCCTGCCGACATTCCTCTTGTAACCCCAGCCGACATGCCCTTGGAATCGCAGGTGTAGGAGGGGTTGTATGTCGGTTTATAGGTGTTATCGACCCAGACAGGGCCGTTGTATTTGTCGTACCAGGGACGCGGACGCGGGTAGACCGGGACCGGGTATGGGACTGGGTATGGCTGCGGGACATAGACCGGCGGGGGCGGCGGTGTGTACTGTTTTTCGAGGTAGAACTTGGCCTCGATCACACCCTTGCTGCCGTCCCAGTTTGGACCATTCTTGCCTTCGAGTTGAGCCTCACCACTATCCAGATCCACGAACTTGAACATTTGATCGCGGTCGGCAAAGCGACGAATCTCAATGTCGCTGTGCGCACTGATGACGTAGCCGTTGCCGGACGCATCCTCGCCGTCGATGGTGAACTTCACCATTGCTCGTCGGCTGTTCTTGTTTTTGAATCTGATGGTGTACTCAGCACCGAGCGGGATCGCCACGATGCCGTCTGCTCGTTCCTTCAAGGGCTTGCCGTTGACGAGAACGCACATGACGAAGTGATTGCTGTAGATCATACTCACATCCTTTTCTGCTAGACAACCTTAGTCCTCAATCAGGCATGTGTTTGGGGGCGTGAGCAGCCCCCGAGGACAACATATTGTAGTTTGCCATCGTTTGAAAAATGTGACTAAGGTAGGATGTAACCTTTGCCCTTCAGGTCTATCACGTCTTTCTCGAAGTACGGGTAGTAGACAAAGCTTGGCAATAGCGGGGATGGCAGGTGTTTGAGAAACTGCCAGTGGTGAGGGTTGACTCCCCACTTGCGGCGGAACAAGTTCTCGGTGATTGGGTGGAACTGTGTCGATTTGTGGTGGGCCTCGGTCAACGTCTCTGGCGACACTGGTCTGGTGCGTTTGGCGATGTCTTCGTTGTGTGGGTTGATGACTCGACCGTGTCCGTAATCGTTGATGCTGGAGTTCTGACCGTTGTAGATTAAGGCGCGGAGAAAGTAGTCGGCCTCTTGGTAACCGATGTTGCAGAAGCGTTCATCCCATAGTCCGATATTTTTCACGGCCTCTGGCCGGTAAGAGCAAACGTTGTCGCCAATACCACAGGTGACGAACGAGAATCTCTGACTTAGTTTAGCCAGCTTGTCGATGGCATTCTTAGACCAAAGTGTGTCGTCTTGTGCAGTGATTACCAGATCGCATTCCGGGTTATTCAGGTCGCGGAATCCGTTTATGATTGCCTGATTCCAGTTTCGTGACAGATGGCCCGTTGAGAAGTCTGGCCTTAGTACGTTGTGAAGAACTGTAACATCCCTGTCGGTCATCAGGGAAAAATCGGAATGGTTGTTGATGATAAAAACCGACAATTCATGTCCGTTATCATCTAGTGAGTTCAGGTTGGACTCCAAGTCCAACCTGTTCTTGTATGTGACGATGTAGAGTTTGATTTTCATTTCTTGGTTGAAACCATCGCAAACTTGGTGTAGCCGTGCAGCCAGTCGTTGGCGAACTTCTTCAGGTCGTGCTGAGTCAGTTCTGCGGCCACGCTCTTGAGCCACGTCGGGTCCAGGCTCTTGCACCCGGTTTCGAGGAACCAGCGTCGGTCTTCGCAGCTTCCAATGCCGTTGACGACCGAGTGGCTGACGCCGTGGACGCTCTCCAGCGTCTTGACTTGGTTGTAGGTCAGTTGCTTCTTCGAGATCTCGAAGAGTTCGTCGGGGAACCCTTCCTTCTTGATCTTATCGAAGAGGTTCTCCAGTTCCGCTTCAGCCTTCTCCAGATAGTTGTTGTTGGTCAGCATCGACAGGATGACATGGTTCCGGTCGAAGTGGTGGAAGCGGCTGGTCCAGACCCCGTAGCAGAGGCCCAGGTCGTCGCGGATGTACTCGAACATGTACTTCGACAGGGCCGATGAGAAGAAGCTGCTGATGTAGCGGTTGGCGTAGCTCTCCCGCGACGATGGCCACTTCATCATCAGGCCAAATGCGGCTTGCTCGAAGCGGTCAGTCTCGAAGGTGTACTTCTCGTCGGTCGCGCAGAATTTCGTCAACCGTGCTGGACTCTTTTCGACTTCGGTTCCCGGCGGCAGGTAGTGGTTCAGGGCATCCATGACGCGGTGAAAGTCAAGGTTGCCTACGACCACGATGGAGAGGTTTTCCTTGCCGTACCACTTGTTGCGGAAGCGGTGCAGCTTCTCGGGATTCATGCTGCGGATCGACGCCTCAGTGCCGATGATGGCGTGACCTTCTGCCGGCCCGAAGCACTTCTCTGTGATGAAGTCGAAGAAGTGTTCGGTGGGGTAGTTGTCGTACATCCGCCACTCTTCAACGATGACGTTCTTTTCCTTCTCGAATTCCTGCTCGGGGTAGGACGAATCGAAGACCGCTTCCTTCAGAAGCACCAAGCCCTTCTCGAAGTCTTCGGCCAGGGAGTTGAAGTGGTAGACGGTGTTGAACTGGCTGGTGTAGGCGTTGTACTGCCCGACCAGAGCCTGTTCGCGTCCGACCTGATGCTTGTTCTTGGTGGGTGTTCCCTGGAAGCACATGTGTTCCAAGAAGTGGGCCACCCCCCATGAATCTTTTTCTTCATGGGATGAGCCGCAGTTGGCAACGATGGATGCCTCGCAAATCGAGGCGTCTTTCATTTCGACGTGGTAGACGGGGTATCCAGCAGCACAGACGCCATAGTTGACCATGTTTTGCCTCCAGTTTGAATACAGTCGCTGTCACTACTGCATTCTAGCGGGGTCAAAATATGATGTTTGGGTTGCCGAGCATTCCGATGCCGCTATTTCCGACAACGAATTCATGCTTGCAGTTCGGACAGGTTGCCTTGTTTGGTTTGTAGCCGCCGCCCAGATGACACGGGAGGTACTTCAGATTCTGGCCGCACTCGTTCTTGTAGGTGACTTTCTTGTACTTCACATCGAACTCGATGTCGCACGTCTCGCTGGACGAATAGTCCAATTCGCCAAACCGAATGCCTGAGATCGTGGCTTCTTCGAGCATCCAAGATTCGATTAGGCAGCCGCATCCGTCGTATAGGCCGAGCTTGAACGTGCCAAGCTGTTCGGGTGTTGGCTCCTTTCCTTCCTCGACCAGCAGTGGCATAATGGTATCCCAGAAGTCCTGTTTGACATCCCAGGCGGTGACGGTCATCTTCTCCCATTGTTTGCCAGGAACCCAGGTTTTGCTGGCGAGGAAGTTGATTTCTGTTTCTTCGATTTCCAGTTGTGGGCGTGCTGCAACCTTGACGAACAGAGGCTCGAACTTGGCCTTGGTCGTCTCTCCCTCGAAAACCCAGCGGAATTTCCGCTTGAAGACGATGTGTTGACAGTGCGAGAACTCTTCGTCGCACTCTGGACATTTCACTTTAGAACCGAGGGTTCCAAGTCCCATTTGCATTTTTCTCCTTGTCGATTTCCAGAACTGAAGTGTGCTTCTCTTGTTCATTTCGTCTCCTTTTTGGCGAAGTCCCAGACGTACTTTCGTTTTAAGGTGAGGGGTTCCGGTTCTTTTCGCAGTGTCGCCGACTTCCACATGGGAAGTGTACTTTTCTTGTGCATGTGTCTCCTTAGAAAGAAATTGGGGCATCATGCCCCGCACCCGGAGCGAGGGGATTCACTTTGCGGGTCGTTTGAGTTGCTCGACTGACTTGAATTGGAGTACCGCCTTGGGCGACAACGGATCGCTCTTGGAGTAATCGAGCCTGGATGAGTAGGTGTGGCAGGCTACGCCGTGGAAGCGATAGCCCATGATCTTCTTTCCGCAACCGTCGTAGAGCATGACGGTGAGTGGTTTGTTGCATTTTTCACTGCTGTAAGCCCTCATCACGTCGTCTACGTCGAATGCAGTCGTCTCGTAGAGGGACAGCTTGATTTGCTTGCCGATCCAGTCGATTTCCATGTCTTGGACATAGTATTGGAACTGGGTGTTGAGGTCGGTTTCGACCGTGAACCGGAAGACGCGGGGGATGACGGCGGTCGGACTGGCAAAGGGATGTTTGCCCATGCCCATCGGGATCTTTGCGTCCCAGTCGATTTCCTTTGGCGGGGATTTGTGGAAGCCGGCCTCGGACCAGTTGACACACTCTGGATGGCGGCGTTCGCCGCACTTTTGCGCGCGGCGTTCGGCTTCCTTTTCAGGGCTGAGTGCGTAGATGTCTTCGAGTCCCTTGCAGTTGCCGTGGAAATTAACGGTCGTGCGTTCGACGCTTGGTTGCTTCTTGCGGAATTCTTCGAGTGCTTTTCTGAACTCGGGCGGGATGTTGCCGGTGATCTTGATGCTGTCTTTAGGCGCAGCAGTCCCCGGCCCATCGTTACATGGGTTACCCATCTTGCTCCTTAGCGGTGGAGGTTAGTTGTAGATCTGGAGTTGATTCTTGGGAGAGATGTAGGTGTTCCCGCCAAGGTTCAACTCGAACCAGACATCGTAGATGCCGCAGTCAAGGTCGGTGGTGTCGAGGAAGTAGTATCCCAGACGCTTGTTCCTAACTTCGACTGGCTGTCTGTCGATGACAGTTCGCAAGTCTTCTTCCGCCGGGACGCAGTCTGCACACCTCAGAGCCATCGTTATGAAGAGGGATGGGTATGTGGCGATGTCGGCGTAATATCGTTCGAGATCACTGATGTGTGGCACGTTGGGTGTCACTTCAACGATCATGTACTTGCGTTCGTTCTTGCGGAACTTGAATGGCCTAAAAGCAAAGGCGAAGCTCCAAAGATACGGTTCAGAGTTGGCGTACCATTTGTCCGCCCCGATGCTGAACTGCATCTCCCTGGTTCCTGGGCATTGATCAGCCTCATAGCTGATCGACCAGACATCGACATAGTCCCCGATGACGTACAGCGGTGAGGTCAGGGGAACCGTCACACTGTACTGGCCGACTGCGTCAACCGTCACCGTGGTGATGGTCTGAATCAGTCGCCTGCCATCTGGGTTCTCGGGAGTGCGGTTGAAAGGATCAAGGAAATAGATCTCGACCTTTTCAACCGCTTCCACGGCTGCCGGTGCATTCTCGTTGTACTGGAACAATCTGAGAATGACGGTATCGTTGCATACTGCGTTCGTGTTGCGTTCTTTGACAGCCATCGGACTCCAGGGTCAAGGGTATACTCCCAGTATTTACGCCCCTCGACCTTTACTTCCTCTTGGCGTTCGCCCGAGCCTTTCGTCGCTCGGCTTCCATCTGCTCGTTTTCCTTGTTCTTCTGCTGGATGAAACGTTCGATCAGCCACTTCCGTTCGGTGATTTCGTAGGACATGCAGGTTGGCTTGTCCAAGTGCAGATGGTACTGGAAGAAGAAAATCTCCTCCATGAGGTTCTTCCAGAGGACCACGCTCGACCGTTCTGCCGGCGTGATGTCCGGGTTTACAGGGATTCCGTCTTCTCCTTCCGGCGACGCTTGGGGAAGAAAAAATTTGCTTCAAGCGGCAACTCAATCTCGAACTCCTCGTTCGCGTAGGGCGAGACGACCGTAACGGTGGTTTCAACACCGAAGGGCGGTTCGTTGACGCAGTTGCGGATGTACGCCACATCATTGATCGGAAGGTGCTTGATGAGTGTCATCAGTTCCTTCTTGTCTTCGACGCCTTCCACGTTGTTGAGGAGCATCGCGGTGCGATGGAGCAACGTGTCGTCGCTGGCGTTGTCGCCGAACATCTTCATGCGGCGATCACGGTATTCCTGAATCTCCTGCTCGTCCTTGCCGGTGGAGAGTCTGTAGTTGAACTTGTAGCCGGTCGTTGGCAGCACGTCGCTGAGATCTGGGCCGAAATCGTCCGGGCATTCCTCGACATCGAGCGTGTTGAGGTTGATCGTCGTCATGAACTTCTTCTCGGTGAACGGACACTTTACCTCAACGTCGTAATCCGGCGAGTAGCTGATGCCACGGAGCCAGATCAGGAGGTAGGTGCGGTCCACGGTCAGCAAGTCCTCGGCGCGGAAATCTTCTTCGAGACACCGCTGGAAGATCATGTTGATAGCCATACCCTTGCGGACGAACCTGGGGGTGGCCAAAATCTGCTCTTCTTCGCCGGTCATCGGACGGACGTGAATGACGCCATCAGTTGGACCGTTCTGGCCGTCGTAGAAGCGACCGCCGGATGGCAACTTGATCGGCTCATACAGAGCCTTGGGCTTCAGGCCGTCGATCAAAGCCTTCAGTTCGGCAGACTGACCGCCCTGGCGAGCAGGAGCCGGACCTTCACTGAACCGCTGCTGCTTGGGACGCGGTTGCTCATGCGTCTTCATCTTGCCGAACCCTGTCTTGAGGTCGCTCACGCTTTCGCCGCGTTCTTCGGCGACAGCCGCGCGGCTCTGATTCATGGCCTTCAAAAATTCAGGCGGAACCTTGCCGCTGACTTGAATGCCAGGATTCGCGGACAGAGGGGTGGGGGCTTGGTTTTCTTTGTCATCGGCAGCGGCTGCTGCTCGCATGGCATCGACCCCGGCAAACGGGGAGTCTTGGGCTGACATGTTGGGGTCTTCGCTCGGGTTCACTTTCCGAGGGCGGAAGGTCTTGTCATCAGGCATCTGTGTCTCCTTCAGGGTGACGGTGTTGTCACCGTATAATGCTTTTGGCCGCACTCACTCGTCTATTGAAAAGAGTATCGACCACGGATTTTTGTGTGGATCTAGGAGAGCATGCTCGAAATAAACCTCAACACAGTCGAGGACTTGGTTCTCAAAGACGCAAGGCTAAGAGCCTCACTACCTGATCTCCAGAGCTATTTCGATACATGGCTCCTGGGTCAGCATGTTGCTGGCCTGAAGTCCCTGGCGTCACGAACCAAGGTAGACCTCCTGCATGCGATCCAGCCACAGCATCTTGCCGTCATAAGCAAGTATCTTGGCGATGAAGTCTCAATTCGCACTTTTGATTCTAACATCGTAGCGAATCGAAACTGCACCGTCGCAGACGCCTTACAATGTCTCGACGGTCTACAAGACTACGCCGAGGTTGCGGTCTTCCGCGACGGCGACAACATACGAATTACAGCCTGGAGGTAACATGAGCTTTTTCCCAGATCTTTCCACGTTGACTTTTGCCCTACTGCTATTCTTCGCCCTCGCTGTCATCGGTTCGACCCACATCATCGTGGACAGCAACCTATTCGCGCCAGTCCGTGAGTTCCTTGCTACTGAGCGGGACGACAAGACCAACTTACGATACCGGCTCGGAGCAATCTGGCTGGCTCTGTTGTCCCTGATCGGCTGGGCGGTGTTCCACGTCTGGCTAGGCAATGTCGATTGGCCCTGGTTCGTGTTGCCATTCTTCATGGGAGTATCCCTCGCACTATTCTGGCCCATCAACAAGATCATCGAGTGCTACCAGTGCTGTGGAACCTGGGTTGGCTTCTTTGCCTCTTTCTTCCTTATCGGTCATCACCCTGTTGTCGTACTCCTGGGCGGCGGGGCCGGCAGCTTCCTGGCATACTCCGCTGCTGTACTGCTTACCTACTTTGAGTCGCAATCAGTGGTACAGCCAGCAAAGGAGAATAATGGAAGTCACCAAGGGTGAAACGATCAAGGCCGAAGAGACGGCTCCCAAGAAAGATACCGAGCTAGTCGTTCAAGGAATGACTATCCGTGAACAAGAGATTGCCGAAGTCAAACGTCATGCAGAAGAGCTTCAGAAAAGTGTCGATGGATCATTCCTCGCCCCCGAAATGATCAATCGCGGCACGGAGCCGGTGAAGAGAGTCGTGGATGACGACGACGATTTTGTGCCGATGAACAAGCTGAAGCTCTACAGCATCTACTGTGAACCGTGCGGCTACAAGAAGCTCACGGATGGCAGCGATGTGTCGGGGTTGGTCCCATACAAGCAGTCTCGCATCCCAGGTGCTGGTCCCTATCGCGATCCGGCGACCGGCCAGATAGTGACTCCCGAGTGGAGGCCAAGCTCCAAGAAGTTCAAATGTCCCAAGTGCGGGCGTGTAGTAACGGTGCGGAAGGTCGCTGACCCGAATAACCTCACCGGCAGGAGTTATGATGAGTGAAAAGCCGATTACGCTGCTCGATGTGAAACAAGCCATGAGGGACAGCAGGTTCAGAAACTCGCTGCCCGTGGAACTGAAAGATGACATCAACAAGTATCTTCAGAATCCAGGCTGTGCCTGTAACATGCCGATCTACCGTAACGTTCTAAAACATGGTAAGACCCAGTTGGAGACGTACTTCCCCGGTCGGGTCGTCAGCGACATCGACGCCGAAGATCGCGCCCTGGCTGCGAACAACTTCACTGTCATCGATTGCCACGTCAGCGAACTTCAGGCCAAGCTTAACAAGCTCGCACCCAGCCGCTTCAAGCAGATCGCAGTCGCTCGCTACGAGGACAAGGTGGTCGTCATCATCAATGAACCGGACCTTTCATGAAGACACTCAAGAAACTGAACATCCCTGAAACCAAGATTGAGTACGGCGACGTGATCATGGTCGTCGGTGTTGGCGGCGGGTTCGACGTGTTTACCGGCCTGCCGTTTCTGACCCATTACCCCAAGCGGTTCGTGTTGGTCAACAGTTCGCCGCACATGAACTTCCACTACCGGCAAGCCGACATTGAGGACTATCCAGAATACAGCATTGGGTACAAGTACAACCTCGTTGGGAACTACACAGTGGGCCGGCAGGGTGTAGGATTGGTCAAGCGGGCCTACCAAGAGATCATCAACAAACACAAAGTCGATACCATCCTGGCGGTTGATGGAGGCGTGGACTCGCTTCAGCAAGGGAACGAAAAAGATAGTGGTACGATCCTCGAAGATTTCATCGCATTGGCGGCATTGGACGAAGTCAAACTGACTCCACACGGCCATTGCGGTCAGGGTGACGATGGTTGTAAGATCCTCTGCTGTGCTGGTTTTGGAACCGAGACGGAAGAGAACCTGAACCACTACCGGGTGCTGGAGAATATGGCAGCCCTTACGGACGCTTTCTATGGCTCTTTCTCGCTGACCAAGGACAGCCAGGAGTTCAAGGAGTATGCCAGCTACTGTGACTCTGCCTGGGCTGGCGGCAACCGCAAGAGCCACATTCAGACCAAGATCATCTCGGCAGCCAATGGTCGCTTCGGCAGCGACAACATGTACGACGACATCGACGCCAGGGTTGCCAACTCAACTGATGTGACCTTTGTTTCGCTGCTGTCAACGATCTACTGGCTGTTTGACATGGAGGCGGTGGTGAGGCGGAATAAGGCCATCCCAGCCATCAGGAACAGCAATACGTTCGTGGACTCTAAGATCATGCTGAGGCAATGGCTGGCGGGCCAGTCTTTGCGGAGCCACGAACCCCTCCCACTTTGAACGTTCTTGATTCCCGAACGGCTTCATCGCAGGCGGCAAGCATCTTGGTTGGGTGGTCTTTGTATTTGACGATGTGCATGGGCCACGGATCGTCTTTGTGCCGCCTGCTGCCAAGAACCAGGGCGTTTCGATACATGGCCCTGGCGCGGTCGTAGTCGCCCTCGGCAAGACACAGGTCACCTAACAGACACCAGAACTCAGCCATCAATACGAAGATTGCCAGACACGTTACGGCGTGCTTGGCTGCCTCTTTGCGTGTGTCGATCTTGGCGGCGAGGCCGCAGGCTAAGTAATACCTCAGCATGGTATTCTGGACTGTCACGGTTTGGTCTGTGAACAGGTGACTGCGGGCAGAACTGATGAACGCGGCCTGTTTTCCTTCCATGAGGAGATTCAAGGTCGTGTAATACCTGGGTTCTACGGCAATAGGCTGCTTCATCATCCAAATCTTTAGCAGCGCGTTCGTCTGGTCGAATGGGGTGGTGTCTGCTCCCGTGACGTAGACCTCAAGGAACTTTGACGGGCCGATGACGGACTCGAATACCGGGTTGACGAACCTGGGATGCAAGTCACGGTGGTAGAGCCGTATTTCTTTGTTGAGCCATCCCGCCTGGACGCAAGGTAGGCGGTAGTTTGCCGGGCTGCCCTGGATGATTTGTGTTACTTTTCCCGCATTATTGATGGTTTCACCGGGATACAGGTGCATGTGCCATCTCTCCGAGGAGTGGGCGACGAGGTCGTTGTGGCATTGGCTGAGGTCGTTGTTCAGAGACAGCTTGACGTACTGGATCTGGTTGTTGTTGCAGAAATACTTCAAGCTGTCGGACCCTGACAGGTCACCCGCTATGATGTGCTTCGCGTAGGGCTTTGCTCCCATCAACGTCTTGATGGTCGCTTCCGGCGACCCCGTGTTCAGGCAGTGAAGGCTGAGGTTCTTCATTTTCCTCGAAAGCTTGCTGTAATAGGTGTAACACGCCGTCTGCCTCGACGGTTCGGCCCTGCTGCTTTAGTAGCTGGGCCAAGTCCCGATAGGGCTTTGGGACGTTCGGTGTTGTCAGGATGTCGAAAAGGTACTGGTAGATCTCGTTCACTGGTCCCCTCAAACATCATAGCCCTGAATGCTCGCAAGAATGAAAGCCTTAGACAACCTCCGCGTAAAAGCGGCTGAAAATTGCTGGTCCCTCCGTATATAGATACCCCGCAATATCATCTTGCGCGGTCACTTCTGTGTCGTGTTTGGGACTTGTACAAGGAGCTTGATGGCGAGCGAGTATCTAAACAACAAGGCATTTGAGGGAATCATCTCCAAGTTTCAGGACGCCAAGAGAGAGCGTCAGAGAGTTGAGATGATTATCGAGGACACCAAGGATCGGGAGCGTCGGCGCGGCAGGACAGACCCTCGTCTTGAAGCCCGGATAGAACACCTCCATGAGATCATGAATCGTTTCCACTTGGCCCAGGCTGACCTAGCCACGGCGTTCTACATTCTCTCAGAGAATATCGTTCGCTATGCCAAGTTCAACCTCATCGACGCGGACGACGCCATTCAGGAGGGCGTCCTCATCTGCTTCGAGAAGATCGACAGGTTTGACCCGTCGAAGGGCAAGGCGTTCAATTACATGACGACTTGCATCCTGAACCACTTCCGCCAGCTTTACCGTACCGCACGCAACTACAATGAATTGAAGAGGAAGTATCATGACTTCCTCAGAGATACAATGGACGCCATTGCTATGGGCGGCACTCACGGGAAGGTGGCTTCCCGCTGGCAATCACCCAAGTTGCAAGGTTAGGAGGTAGATGGCTGGTAACTTCATTGAGGGGATCGAACGCGCTGAATTGATCCAAAAGTTGATCGACGCCGGTTATGGTGACAAGATCGACGCCCTGTTGTCCAACGAAACCAAGTGGACAACGAAGAAAGACAGACTGAACAAATCTGGAGCCTGTCGGGTTCTGGACTGTAAGCCGAAAGAACTGGAGCAGATGATCGAAAGGTTCCGAGAGATCCTCGGGCCTGATCTCTACGACTAATTCCTGTAGGCTCGGTCATAGCGAAGTGTAATGTCGATTGTCACGATGCCAGCGTCGGCCATGTCGAGATCACCCCATTCAATGACCTGGGGCCAAGCATTCTCGAAGGTCCAAGACTCACAGGTGTTGCCGCAGCCGTCGTACAGTTCGAGCGTGACGTTTTTCTTGAAGTCACTATCACAAGCCGGGGACCATTCCCCGGTTTGTGCGTTATAGACCTTCTTGATCCAGTCCACGACTTTGCTGCCTCTCTGGTCGATGTCGTACAGTGTTAGTTGAACTGGCTTCCACTCTGGCTTGCTCGGGAAGAAGATTGTCTCGTTCAGGTGCTGGGCTTCCATCTCCTTGAAGGTGAGGGATGGTCTAGCACTCTTGAGAGGCGGTAGGGCGGACGTACCGTCGTCGGACACGTCGTTGATCTTGAAGATCCAACGGTTCTTCCGCTTGAATGTCGTGTTGGCGCTTCCCAGTACGCCGAACCCCATCTGTTGTGCCATAGTACCTCTAAGAGAGTCCTGAAACGAAAAAGGCCCGGCCTGTTGGCCGGGCCTTTTTCGGCCTTGCAAGGGTGAATCAACCGATGACGGTTTGTAGGTTCGCTGCGGCTCTTCCCGCTGACGCGAACGAGCTTGAGTCGCAAGGCGAGCAGCAAGCTTTTGGCTTGAACGCGGGACAGCACGACTCAAACGCAACTTCGGAGTACCGAAGGGTCAGTTCGATGGTGCATTCTTCGGAGGACGAGTAGTCCAGTTCGCCGAAGTTGATGGCCTGCGGCCAGATGTCGCCGAGAGTCCACTTCTCCAAAGGAGATCCGCAACCGTCGTATAGAACCAGGGTCGCTGTGCCAGAGTAGTCTCGGCTCTGCGATGCCTGTTTCAGATGGATGGGGTCTGTGTAGTCGTAGACCGTTGCCAGCCAGTTGTACAGTTCGAGGTTGAGATTCGTCGCCACGTCGTAGTAGGTGACCGTAATGGTTTCCCACGAACCCTTGCCAGGAATCCATTTCTTGGCGTTCAGGTAGTTGATCTCAGTCTCTTCGATAGAGAGGTTGGGCCGTGAGGCCAACTTCACGAAGGTCTTGGGAACAACCCTGTTCGGATCGTTGCAGAAACCGCGAATCTCAAAGGTCCAACGGAACTTCCTCTTGAAGATGACGTTGTTGAACCCGAGTTGCCCGATTCCCATAGGAATCGGGCTACCACAGTTGTTAGTTGAACTTGCTTGAGCCATGAGCCTCCAGTTCTGTTAGGAGAAGGAGGGTTAGCAGCCTTCGCAGCATGCAGTCGGCGTTCCACCGCACATGTTCTGGTAATCGACTTCAGAGTAACGCAGGGTCAATTCGACCGTACATTCTTCCGAGGACGAGTAGTCGAGTTCGCCGAAGTTGACGGCCTGTGGCCACATGTGCCGCAGAGTCCACTCTTCCATTGGCGTACCGCAACCATCGAACAGTGTCAGAGTGCCACGACCACCGTAGTCAGCCCTCTTCGAGGACTGCGTCAGCGTGGTCGAATCGAGGAAGTTGTACACGGTCGCGATCCAAGAGTAGATCAAGGCCATGTCGCCGCCAGCAGAGCCGGCCACGTCGTAGTAAGTAACCGTGATGGTTTCCCACGAACCCTTGCCTGGAATCCACATCTTGCCGTTGAGGAAGTTGATTTCTGTTTCCTCAATCGACAGGTTCGGACGCGAAGCGAGCTTCACGAAATGCTCGGGGACGCTCTTGCCACCGCAGAAGCTGTCAACCTTGAAAGTCCAACGGAACTTCCTCTTGAAGACGACGCCGCCCAAGGCAAGCTGTCCCATACCCATATTCTGTGCCATAGTTCACCTCTTAGTTGAGATCCTTGGTTCCCCTTCGCTTAGAAGGTATTGGCGTTTTCAGCGAAGCTTCCAGTCCTGTGGACGGAGAACTCGATGAACATGAATTCTGCGGCCCTCACCGGCTGGATACCGATCCTAGCGCGGAACTCGTTGCGGTCAATCACGTCTGGCGTGTTCAGTTCGGTGTCAGCCTTGACGATGAAGGCGTGGATACCACGTCCAACCTGAATCTCACGCAGGATCTCCGAGGCCAGAGCCACGAACTTCGCGCGGAAGATGTCGTCATGCGGATCGAACAGAAGCGACCGAGAGGCGACCCTGATTCTCTTCTCGCAGACGAAGAGGAGTCTCCTGACGTTGACGCGGTCAAGAGCGGTCGGAGTACGCTGAAGCGTCTTCTGACCCCAGATGACGAAGCCGTCCACGTCGGCGAACTGCACAATCGGGTTGATACAGTTGCGGTAGCCGTACATCAGGTCGCGTTCGCCCAGCGTTGGCCGGTTGAACACGTCGGTGATGCCGGGGACCACACCACGGGTCAAACCGGCTGGTGCGAACCACGGAGCCGACAAGAAGTCGCTGCGTGCGTAGGTCGCCATGACCGAGCCAGACGGCGGAACCCACACGTCAACCCGGTTGTAATTGTCCCGCATCTTGACCCACGGCCAGTACAGAGCGCCGAAGTCGCTATCGAACCTTGTCAGGTTCAGCGGGTGCGATCCGTTCTGCCATGCGATGATTTCCGAAACGGTCAGACCGAACGGCGGATCGATGATGGCGAGGCAGTCCTGACGGACGTTCTGGCACAGGTCGAGCAGGGCCATCACGATGGACGTGCTGGCGTGGCCCGGCACTGCGATCAGGTCGATGTCGATCTGCTCTGGCTCGGAGAAGGTGTAGATGCCTGTATAACCGAGTAGGTTGCCGATCAAAAGTTCGTCCTGTTTGTCAGGATCACTCGGAATTCCGTCCGAGCCGCCCGACAGAGCCAAGCCCGTGAGGGCGGTTGGAGCCGGCGGTGCGCCAACAGCGGTGTTGTCAGTGACCCGGATGAAGTCCGAAACCAGGGCCAGGAACGTCTCGACGTAGAAGCGAGACGACTGATCCTTCGTCAGGTTACCCCAGGCTTCCATCTGGACGCCGTTGTTGTAGACCTCGATCTGGAACGTACCCTGGAGGGTGTCGTTCTTGATGAGGACGCTTGTGTTGTTGCCTTCGATGCCCGGCGACTCAGCCGTGATCGTGAAGGTGACTTGGCCAGTGGTGTTCTCAGCACCGTCAACCCGACCGAAGGTGTAGATGGCCGGATCGCCAGTCACACCCAGCGGGCTGTCGCCCACGCCGGTCGTGTTCGGAAGGCCGAGTACAGCGTCGGCGGACGAATCGCTCTTGACGAGGATGCGTGCGTCCCGACCCTTGTGCAGAGTTCTGAGGACGATGTTGAAGCCAACAAGGGCTGCCTCGAAGCCACCCGGCAGGGTTGCGATCTGGTCATTGATTTCTTGTACGACCTGCGTACCGTTCCACGATGCCCCTTCAAGGTTGCTCAGGTCGATGGTCTGGACGACATCGTCAATCAAGACGTTGTCAGTACCATCCACCACAACATTCAGGAACATTCCGGTCAAGCCGGTGAAATTCCAGACGTTCTGGAGCGTGTATCCATCGTTCGGGTAGCGGTCAGTGTCGCCGACGACTTCGCCGACTGTCATGCTCGTACCGATGCCGATGACCGTGTAGGCGTCACTCTGAACCGAAACCAGTTCGAGTTGGGCCTGCGGGCCGTATGCCCAGGTTGTGCGGAAGCCGACCTTGGCGGACGCACCGGAACCCTTGACGTAGAACTCGACGCCATCGTTCTCGGCGTCAACCTGAGAGTTCAGTTCTGCGACGAGGTCAACAGTGGTCCACGGGTTGCCAGTGTCAGGTGCGGGACGGTTTGCGTCGGCCAACACGACCAGGGTCTTGTGGTTCAACGCACCGTTCAGTCTCCAGCGGAAGAAGCTGTCAGCCGTGAAGCTGTACGGGCCGTTTGTGTTCGAGAAGATGTCGATGATCGAACCGGCAGCCAGCACGTCCACAGACGCGGTCGTGGCTTGCTCATCCGACACCGGGTCAACGTCAGCAACGCGGACCACGAACAGTTCGTTCGCGATCAGCAGGTACTGGGACGCGGCGTAGATCAGGTACGGGTCACCAACTTCAGGGTGCGGGTAGCCGAAGACCGTGTTCAGTTGACGCTGAGTTGCAATCGTCGTCGGGCTGTTGATTGGACCCTTCGACGCGAACCCGACCAAACCAGCACGGTGGAATGACTGCTCCGGTGCGATAAAGCTGAGATCGCTCTCGGCGATACGCACTGACGGGCTGATTGTGTTCGACGGCGGAAAACCCCTTAGAATCGCCATAGTTATTCTCCCTTTCGCATCGTGTTGTTCGGAATGTGCCTTGTGGTTATGAAACCCGCTGCTTCAAGGCGTTCGATGTATTCGGTGGCCCGTTCGTCTTCCACGGTCCAGACGTTTTTGCCAGCGCCTGTGCCGGGGATGACCTTAGTCGTGAACGACTTGGGTGACCGCCTAGATTTCACCATCACTTGGACGGGAAACTTGTTTCTGTTTGTGATCTCGATCATCGCGTTCATTTCCTCTTGGTGAGAAGACTCTGGTTAGTTAGCCTTGTCAGTCGCATTCAAGCTCTTTCACGGCTTCTTCCAGCCGTCCGATGACTTGGGTTACACTGTCATCTGTCACCCCGTCAACGAACTCGGTCTTGATCTTCAGGACCGTTTTCTCCCGCCTAATCGGTTGAGGTATATACGTCTCTGCGGTCAAATTGAATTGGAACTTGACCACTCTCAACTGATTGTCCCCAGGTTCCGTCTCCAAGTTGTTCGCGATGCCGTCGAGTTTCACAATGGTTTCCCACCGGACACCACGCACGGATATGTATGCGACCGGGCTGAATTTTGTGATCACCTGTTCGAGGATTTGGTTCATGTCTTCGAGGTACATTGTCCAAGCGATGAGCGTGTAGCCCACATCGACGGGAATGCCGCGACTTACGCCAAGTACAGTGTCTTTCTCAAACTTTTCCCTGTTCGTGAATCCAGGCTTGCCAGCATCACGCAGCCAGTCCACCGCACGGTGGTAGGTGTAACGCTCTTGGTTGAAGCTGAAGTCGGTAGAGGAGATCGCCAACATCGGAAGCTTGATTCGATCCACAACGTTAGTCTCATCCTTGCGAACATTGCTTTGGATGACATGGGCAACTGCACGCTCCTGAGTCGCCCACATGATGGGAACCGGATGTGCGATGCCGTCTTCGTCAATCACCACGATGTTGCGGAACAAGTCCAACACCGCCTCATCGCACGAACGCATCGCCTTCGAGTAGCGGTAAAGTGTGTTGGGATTTGTCTTGCCTTCTTCCTTGACGATCTGACCCGTTTGCATAGGGTCACACAACTTGTTGAACCCAAGACCAGTCTTCTTGGTCATCGCGTCATCAAGCCAACTTTCCGCCGGCCCTGGAACATGACGTAAAGAGGGCTGATTTGGATCGCAATACTTGTCCGGCGGATCACGATTCTCGTCGGGCGTCAGTCCCTTATCATTACAAGGGTTCAGACTCTGCTGAGAGTGGTTCGGGTCGGGGAAGTTCATGGCAGGTATCTACTCCTCTCGAATGCGTTTTGCCCTGTAAATGAGTCCGCCAGAGATGAGGCTTGAAGATGAAGGGCTGTAAGATCAAAAAAAAGGACCGGCGAAAGCCGGTCCATGTCGCTGAAGTTCAGATGACCAAAGTCAAATGCGTTCCACCAAAGAAACTAATAACCAAAGTTCATTCGGTTCCGATTCCGACCAAAGCTGTTATCAGCCTGGAGGTGGCGGACTCTGACCTGGGGTCGGCGTCGGTGATGTCGGCGGTTGAGCCGGCGGCGTAGACGCTGCCGATCCTGCTGTGTTGCTGCCGGCATCCTTGTCAGACTTGCCACTCTTTTCTTCTTTGTCTTCTGCTTGTAGTGCCGCAACCGCTTTTTGAAGCTCGGCCTGGGCATTCGTGAATGCCGTGGCAAATGCCTGGGTAGACGGGATCTCCTTCATCTTCACTAATGCGGCTGCGTTGGCCTTGTCCTTGGCGAGCAAATCCAGTTTTTTCTGGAAGTCCATCACCAAATCAACGTCGGGGATCTCGGCAAAGTTTGTTTGCTTGGGTTCTTGGTTATCGCTCTGGTTGTTCTGGTTGGCCTGCGTAGCAACAGCCTTTGCCGGTTCTGCCTCAGAAGGCGCGGTGTCACCGTCAGCTTCGCGAAGTTTGCGAAGCTTGTGCTTCCTCACCTGTTCTGATAGCTGAAAGAAGCTCTTCATGGTCCTCACTTTTGTTGAACGCCTGTAGTCGGCTGTACCTGCTGCGTCTGCTGTGTCTGCTGTGTCTGCTGTGTCTGCTGTGTCTGCTGTGGTTGTGTCGTTGCTGGTTTTGCCTGAGCCAGTTTTTGAATTTCGGTTGGAATCTGAGACAACATTGTCTTGCCCATCGCCTGCACAACGGCTGCGTTGTTCGGATCTTTCACGAATTCACTCCATGCTGCCTGGAACTTTGTGTAGTCAGGCTGTGCCTGTCCAGGCGTTGGCACACCGGCCTCATTCAGCATCTTCCTTCTGGCGTGCTGCTTGGCTTTTTCGGAGAACTGGAAAAATGTCTTCATTGGTTTCCTCACACGATCTTGTACTGGATGTCTTTCTGTGAAGAGATGCTGGGACCGCCCACGGCGTCGTCTTGGAATCTCTTGCAGAGGAACTCAATCCTCAATGCCTTGTACATCTTGAACTCGTTCAGGTTCCGCTGAACCAGTTCCCAGTCTTCCTTCAGGAAAGGCGACCTGATCCGACTGCCAATCGCAGGCATGTGTCCGATTGCGTCCAGCATGGCGCGGTAGTTCAACTCAAACTTCATTTCGTCCGGTGCGTCATACCCGAACGCCGTCTGCGTGTTCGTTGACGCAACCGGCTCGTACACCGCCCATAATTCCACCGGCGACGTACTCCAAACCTTACCACGGTTCTCGATATACAACGGGTCCGTCGTTTGTTCTGGAACGAAGACCTCGTAGTAATAAATCGGCGTCCCGCCGATCCTAATAGCTTCTTGGTCCCACAGGTCGAAGAGTTGCAGATCAGGACTGAGGTCGTTGAACTGCTGCCGTGTCCCCGTTACGCGGTAGGGTGTGCCATCCTTGTTGTACAGCGGCATGTAGCTCCTTAATCCATGTCATCGAACAGGGACTTTTGTACCGACTTGCGTGCCGGGGTCGGTTCGGCCTTTCTTGGGGCTGCAACTACTGGTTCGGCTTGTTGTGGTGCGGCTACCACCGGCTTTACCGGACTTTTGGCTGGCGTTGGATCGACTGGGGTCGAAGTTACGCCCGACGCCGGATCGTTTTCATTGTCCTCAATATCGAGGGCCAGTTCATAGAACCAGTGATCGTCCTTCAGAGCCTTCTTCGGCTTCAAATCTGGTTTCATGCCGGCGGCAATCCAGATTGCTGTAGCGATGAGGTTGCGGAACTTGTGGTTGGCATCGCCCTTCTGGTTGGCCCAGTGTCCCAACAAGGCTCGGTCACTTGGGTGCATGTCTGATTCTGCATCTTTGACCATTGAGGCAAGTCTGTCGTAGATCAGGTTGTCGCCCTCTTCGCCCTGCATACCCAACTGCTTGCCCATTTGGGATGGCATGTTACGCATGATGGCCAATGCAGTTGCTAGGTGTTCAACACGGCTTTCAAGCTGGGTTGTTTCCTGCCTTGATCTCTTCTCTGCTCTTGCCTTTTGAATCTCTTTGATCTGCGAGGTTAGATTTTCCTGCGCCGTCATGACGATGTGGATGGCGTTGTTCCAGATTCCTCTTGTCATGCCGAGGGCCGGACGTGATGCTTCTTCGCCGTCCTCGTAGGACGCTTCTGGCCTGCGACCGTCGTCATCGCCAACGTCGCTCAGGGGCGTGCCGTGGTGTTTGTAGCTCTTGCGGGAGAATCTCCTGAAGTGATCCTTCACTGCGTACCCGACATAATCTTGGATGGAACCCGAGATACGTCCAGCTAGGTCTTCAGGGGTGATAACATCGTCGTTGAGCTTGTTCCAGTCGCCGAGGACTTTCGGCAGAACTTGCCAGTAGTTCTTGGCGGCTGTCATGATGACTTCTTCTTGGTCGTTCGGGCTGATTTTCGACAGCCGACCACGCATCTTGCCGCCCAAAACGGATGCAGACAATTCGGTTTCTGCATGCTTGTCGCGAAGCTGGTCCCTCAACTGAGCGGCGGCATCCTTCAGGGGACCAGGGTAGTTCCCTTTCTCGATGGCGTCCATGACGAAGGTCGTGAACATCTTCGCGTAGTTGTGGTAGTCAACGGGGCTGCCTCTCTTGCCCTCCATGAGGACTGGTGCAAATGCCCTCGTCCACGCTTCGGTCAGTACAACCCATTCCATGAAAGTGATCATGCTTTATATACCTTCCCGCAGTTGAAATGGGCCGACAATGCCTGCCCGTGTATTTCGGTTAGTCGAGGGTCGATTTGGCCTGGACCGCGATCTGCCCGCCGCCTGCCGGCAACTGGTATGGCGCACCGCTGAATCTTTCAACCCACAAGAGGTTGCCGCCGACTGCACTGGTGACGTAGTAGCCGTAGACCGTGGCTCCCGTCGTGAAGTTGAATGGCATTTCACTGTAAAGTGCGGTTGTCACGCCGGCCATGTCTTGCGAAATGGTCCAACTGATCGAGTACAGCGTGATTGGTGCGTATCCTGCCTCGGTGGACTCGGTCAAGCTGCCGAGTGTCGTGGCGTCCGAGATAGACGGATCGTTCTTGTAAAGGTGCAGAATCTTATCTCCAGGGGACGTGAGTCCCATGATGTACTGGAGCATGATGATTTCTGCGGTATTCGGCACGGTTAGTGACATTTATCTCCCTTGTCCGTTCGAGGACCGACTGTATTAGCTATGCGGGACGCTCTGGGTATATACGGCATGGCACTGAAAAACAGAGATGGTACGCCTTTCCGGCTTCGTGGACCTATCCCTTTTATGCGTGGACAGCAGATGTGGAATGACTTCGTGCTTCACAATTTCGTTTTCAGGGGTGTAACCGTCGCCGACAACGGCCCGGCAGAGACTGCCGTCGTCCCAGTTCGTCTCGGCTTTGTAGAAGAGTTAGCAGACCTGACCAAGGAAGCGGAAAGCAAAATTCAACCGTCCAAAATCGAAGAACCAGTGGTTGTGCCGCCCATCGCTGAAGTTCCGGTCAAGGAAACTCCTCCGAGCATCGCTTCGATGCTCAAAAACTCGCCAAACAAATGCACTGTCCTCTGCCTTCCAGGCAGGATGTCCAAAAACATTGACGACCTGTACGGCGAGTCACGCCCACAGGTCGTCTATGATGATCCGTTCGTCTTTGAGGGCGTCATCGTCTATGGCGACGACTTGTCACTGAGTATCTGGAGTCCGACAGACAAGGTTACGAAGCACTCAGTTATCTTTCCTCAAAACAGAGACAAACGGTGGTGGAGAGTTGTTGGTATCGAGCCGAACATGCAGGGCTGGATGGTCAATACCACTATTTCTGATTTTCAGCCACAGTTTCGTGTTTGACGCTCACGTCATAACCCAGTTTTTTGAACTGTTCACGGTAATCGTTCAGAGCCTTGAAATAGCCTTGTTCGTACACCGCAACGACGATCTGTCCAAGCTCTTGGACATCAGCCGACGTAGGCAAAACTGCCCCGAGCCGGTCGATGAATGCCTGATGCTTCAGGAATTTCTCTTGGCCCAAGATCTGTAGCATGTAGTTTCTGATCACCGTACCCTTTGGGTTGGAGATCGCGTCCATCCAGTTGCTCATGCTATACCTTAGTAACGGTCGTCATCATCCCAATCGCGGCGGTCGTCGTGATAGCCCTTCGCATGTGAACGGCTCACGACGCCTGATCCCTCACACTCTCGGCATTCCTTCTCGCCTTTGCCGCCGCACTCCTCGCAGGCCATAGAGCCGGTTCCTCCACAGTATTCGCACTGCGGGTCTTTGCCCATGCAATCACAGGACACCTTGCCTTTGGCACAGTCCTCACACTCAACAATGCCTTCGCCGCCGCACTCTGGACAGTCGGTTTCGTCGTCGTATGGTGTCTGGTTGTCATAGGCCCACTGGGCGCGACTGAAAGAATCGCCGAAGCTCTCGTTCTTCTTGTGCTTCTTCTTCCGCTTCTTCGGCTTGATTTCCGACTCAGGCGCACCCCACCACTGGAAGTCCTTGCCTTTGGTTCCATCGTAGATCGCACCTGTGCCGACCATCTCTGGGTATTGACGCCGTATCAGCCATTCCTTGAAGGATTGAACTTTCATTAGTCTCCTATCGTAGCAGTTCTTCAAAAGCCTCGATGGCTCGTTTGTCACCCGGCATGGCGAACAGTCCGCCCTGTCGTTCCTTCAGCCGTCCCAGCATCTCCTGCAACTTTTTGCGTGAGACGGCTCCCTCGCCATACAGACGACGGAACTGGGCGTTGAATGGAATTAGATCTAGTCTGTCGTCCAACAGCATCTGCTTCAGACCCATTCGGTTACTCATCGCCGCAGCTTGCTTCGCTCCAGCATCAGCCGGTATCGCCGGTACGGGCGTGGCCCGCTGACGTTTCACGTCGGCGACCTGTTGAAGCAGGCGTTGGTAGCGTGACTTCAAGGTCGGATATTTTTCCATCAACTGTGTCAGCGATGCAGTGAAGGATGGCTGGTTCACCCGAGCCAGATACCTTTCGACTTGTCCCTGGTCCAGCAAGCCTTGCAAAACCTGTTCAACATTGGTAAGGTTGGCCGCAGCTTGCCTTACCGCCGCTTCGTCTTGAACAACTGCCGCACCTTTGTCAACCGGCTGGATCTTGGCTTTCTCTGTGTCTACGCCTGCTTCCTTGGCGAGCCTGTCAACACGGTAGCGAACCCTGGAGATGATCTTCTTGGCGTCCGGGTCATCATGGGTAATTTCTTGCAGTGCCTGCATAGCCAATTTCTCGGCCTGTGGCTCATGCTCGCCCATGTTCTGGTACTGGGACTTCAAAACCATGAATGCACGGTAGGTCGCATCCAGCTTGCTCTGAACGCCGTCGCCCATCGTGTCGCCGTCAATAGCGTCTTCACCACGCTCAATGTTCGCATCGGCCTCGGCTGCGTCTTTGTCCGCGTCATCAAGGATGTCGTGCAGTTGACGCAGGTCGTACTCGAATTGACATTCGCCGGTCCTCAACTTTTTTCCGCCGGGCGCGATCTTGCACATGCCGCTGTCGCGTAGTTTGAGAGCTTCAGCCTTGGCACGGATCAACTGGTCGCCGAGTTTCTCGCCGAGCGAGGTTGGCTCGCCTTCTTCGTTGGTCGAATCTTCATCGGTGCTGACGGTTTTCTTCGAGCCGCGAAGACGACGTGTTCCCTGACCCCAGTCCTGTTGGCCGTACTTGGCGACCATGTCGCGGATCTTTCTCCGACGCCACTCCGGGCTGAAGATGCGTCTGTCGTCCTCATCCAGATTCTCTATCAAGAGCATGTAGGCGAGGTTGTGAAGGTCACGTCGCATCAACGACAACACCTGACGTTCATGGTTTCCCATGCCGCCGACGTTGCTGGATTCGAGAGCCGCCTGTATGGCGTCGTAGATTTCTGACGACTGTCCATCCGAACGCATGCCGATCTGCTGATTCAGTTGTTCCAGTCGTGCGTCGTATTTGTCGTCGCTCGGGTCCAAGAATCTCCGACCCGTTGTGTTGTGGTTTGGAGCAATCGCACCAGCCAGGATGTGGCCAGTACCTTGCGCACCGGGAGCGGGGTGGTCCGCAACTGGAATGTATCCGCCCTCAAAACGTTGAGAGTCGTGGTTCCAGTGACGACCACGCTTTGCTTCGTCTGGAAGACTTTCTGCTTCAGATGGCGAAAGCTTGCGAAGGAAATCGCCCGGCAGCAAGTGGGGAACCTCTTCTTCCGATTCCTCTTCATCACCGTCTTCGCCGACGTACTTGATCTTCACCTTTTTGTGAGGAAGGTAGAGGGTGGGCCTCTTGATCTCTCCGTCGTCGTCCAGTCCGACAACGCGGCCTTCGGGGTGGTGAGGCGTCGGTGGCGTGCGGATTTTGCCGTCCGCAGCCATCTGCTTCACATCGCGGTCAGCCAATGCTCTGGCAAGTTGTTCCCGCTTGCTGTTGTTCTTCCTGATTTCGTCGCTGTTCGCTCCGGGTTTCTTGTTGGGCAACACTTGCTGCCACAGTCTCAGGACGTTTTCTTCCGTTGGAATCCGGTCGTACCAGTAGTTGTAACGGTCTTCTTTCAGACGGTTGACGGTGAATGTGTCCTCGAACTTCGACTTGCCCGAGCCGCCGGTAGAATCGGCCCGCCAGCGAGTTTGTTCATCCTCGCCAGGGAGTTCTCCGAGCATGTGGTGACCGATGTAGTTCATCCAGTCACTCAGCATTTCGCGAAGTGCGTCTTGGGTCGGGAAGTTGAATCCACGGGTGGACATGTGATCGCCCGTCCCGCGCGGATGCGAAAGATCGAATCCGCTGGGGTCGCCGAAATCCCCCTCCAGCTTGTAGACCAACTCCTTCATGTACGGCTTGGCACGAATGCTGACGGGCTTGCCTTTGCCGGCCCCCTTGAAGGTGTAGACCTTTGTCTCGGGGTATTGGATTTGTCCGTCGCCGTGAGTGGCTGCGTACTCTTCCGCGTCCAGCACTGCCTTGCGGCGGGCCAGTTTTTCACCGTTTTTCCTTCCACGGAACTGTTCGATCAAGCCTGGGAGGATTTCCTTGTGCTTCTGGTCGTAGAGCGGCTGGCGGCGGTCGTGTCGGTCCTTCAAGGCTTCGTAGAGATCGTGCCGGTAACGCTTTACCATCGCCTGGAGCCAGAACTTGCGTGGGAACTGGTGCAGAAACTTGATGTCGTCCTTGTCGAACGTGATCGGTCGCTTGTAGATGTGGAATGGCTTCCACTCACGCAACAGGCTGAATCGCCTGTAGGCGTGGTCTTGCATGTAATACCGCTCGTTGAAGAATCCGGCGAAGCTCTTGTTCATGGCCAAGCTATATACCTCGATATGGGATCAAATTGCAGCAACAACCAGATCGTCCTTCCTCGCCCCTCTTATACACAGGGCGGGATTTGCTCTCCTACGTCCTGTGGCGGCGGTGGCCCCGGCGTTGCCGACCCGCTCGACATCAGGCAGTTGGGGCCGCGACGTAACCGTTCCAAGGTCATCGGGCAGATCAAGGACTACGTCCTAGCTATGCTCGGTGCGCCAACCGTCCTCATCGAACTGGACGACCAACAACTTGACATTGCCGTGGACGAGGCACTCGCTGTGTTCGAGGAGTACGCACCCCGAGAATACTTCGAGTGGTTCGTATTTAACACAACACCAGGGCAGAGTGTTTACAAACTGCCGCCAGAGATTGGCTATATCAGAGAGGTGCGATACAAGGAAACTGGCACGTTTGCCTTTGCTGCCTCAGACCTGGGTGGTGCGATCCCGGTCGAATACTTCTACCCAGGTGGTGCGTATGCCTCAATCCAGGGTGGTATGATCGACCCGATTCAGCCAATCTGGGGTCGCATGGGTGAATGGGTGTTGTACAAGCAGTATGAGCAAATGTACTCACGCATCGCATCCAACCTTGGTGGTTGGGAATGGCTCAGTGACTACCAACACATCAAGATTTACCCGTCGCCTTACCGGGTTCACAAGGTCGCGGTCCACTACATTCAGAAGCACAAGGACTGGGGACGTGTATCTCACGCCATGAAGGAAGGGGCGTTGTGCTTCGCCAAGATCATGCTGGGACGGATTCGCAGCAAGATCAAGAACCCTCCCGGCCCGAACGGCGGCGTGCAACTTGACGGCGACACACTCCTTCAGGAAGGACACGACCAGAAGGAGAAGTGGGAACAACGTCTCATTGACCGCTTCGGCGACGGTCAACTCCCGATCATCATGGGGTGACAATGAAGTCTTGGAAAGAACATAGAGCCGGCAAGATCGAAGACATCGTCGGCAAGCACTTTGTTGAAGTCTCAGTTCCAGAACTGGGCAAGGCTGCCGCTGCGTTTTGCAGACTGATCTTCAGCGAGAACGCCGACCAGCTTCTGATCGAAGGGGCTGAGGCCACTCGCTACAGCGTTGAAGTCAACTACCGTACCTCAATGAAGGACGCCGAGGAAGCTTTCGCCAAAATCTGCCTGGGTTACGTCAGTGCCGCACTCAAGAACAGTGGGTATCACGTCAAGCTCGTTTTCGATGAGACGCCGCTCCGCATCCTCGTATCCAGTCGTAACTGGGACGACGGCGAGTGGGTTGGCATCGTGAGCTTCAACCCGCAGCACCACTCTTTCGTCATGTCCCGTGGCTTCTACAACCGTGACCGCAAGACGGTTTCTGTTCAGAAGTCCGAGAACATCAAGGGAACTGCCGCTTCAGAGATCGCCAACGAACTTCGCAACATGATGCACCACCTGAAGAGTGTACCGGATGCTCATCGTGAGAAGTTGAAGCCGGTCCCGCTGAAGCGAGGCCCGAAATGAAAAAGACGAATGGATTCTACCGGATCGGAGCCGGCGGTAAGCGGCGGTACGGCAAGAAGGGGGCCGGTCTGTTCATCACGGACGGCGACGTGGTCCTCTTGCTGAAACGGAAGCCGCCTTGTGACGAACCCAACACCTGGGGCATCCCAGGTGGGAAACTCAAGGATGGTGAGGCTGAAATCACGGGCGCACGCCGGGAGGCCAGGGAAGAAAGCGGCGAACTGCCCGACATGACTCGGATTGCAGAGTTTTCCGATCAGGATCATCATCACCACTTCAAGACATACTTGATGCGGATTGATAAGCCGTACAACGTCAATATCAGCGACGAGAGCAGCGACTACCAGTGGTTGCCGTTATCCAGAATGCGTATGACTGATCTGCATCCTGGGTTGAAGCGTATCTGGCCTGCGGTCGCCCGTGCTATCGTCAATCACTTCGGAGACAAAGATGCTGATGGCTAAAACAGAGGCGAGTTTCAAGACATGGCTATTGACCACAGAGGACACCGCCCTCGACAAATCGCTGATGTCTACGGTGCAGCAGTATCTTGCCAAGATTGAGCAAGCTGGCTACCGCTTGCTTGCTCACCAGACTTCGGACGACCAAGCTCTGAAAATTACCAAGGGCGAAGACTTCGGCCACCAGGGGGTGGACGGCACAGCACTCTTTGTCAAGAGCGACGGTATTGCCGCTACCGTCGAGAAGATGTTCGCTCTGCACAGCGGTGATGAGGTCGGCTATAGATCGACGGGCGGCGTGATTCACAAAGGATCGAATGCCGTGTTGATCATGGCGATCCCGACATCGTCCTTCAAGGGTCGAGGCACAAGGGATCTGGACGATCACTTAATTGACCTGTTCGGTAGCGGCGTTATCAAAACCTTTGGCGTGCCGAATCAGTACATCGTTGGCTACTGGCAGTGGGATGGTCATTTCTTCGGCAACAAGCGATTCAACCCGAAGGGGTTGCTGTAAGGCTTAGGCTTTCATCGCCTCTATGACGTGTAGCATGTCTGCCCAGATCGCGTCTTTTGCTTCCTTCTTCTTATCTTTGTCTTCTGGCGGGATGTGTAGGACGTAACTTGGGTGGTAGGTGCATCGCACCTTCGCATCGACCGGGCCATCCTTGTACTCGTACCATTCACCACGGTAGCTGCCCATGCGGGCATCGAAACCCAGGATGTGTTTGCAGGCGGTCGCGCCGAGACAGACGATGATCTTCGGCTGAACGACTTTGAGTTGGAGCTTGAGGAACTGAGAACAGTTGGCGGCTTCTTCGTCTGTAGGTACGCGGTTCATGGGAGGCCGGCAGCGGACGATGTTCATGATATAGACATCTTCACGCTTCCAGCCGCACGCCTTGATGATCTTGTCGAGGAACTGGCCGGCTGCTCCCACGAACGGTCGGCCAGTATCATCCTCGTCTTTGCCCGGTCCTTCGCCGATAAACACAACATCGGCGTTGGGGTTGCCTTCACCGAAGACAGTGTTCTTCCGCCCCTCGCACAGGTCGGGGCATTTAGTACACGCCTGGACCTTTGCATTGATGAGATCCAGAGCAGCAGCTTGTGTTAGCACGGCGTCGTTTCTCCATCTCGGCGACGGCGACCTGGGCCTGATGGTAGCCTTCAAGGCTTTCGCCACAATCCATCCACTGGCCCTTCAACACACTGGCCTTCAGCTTGCCACGCTTCAGGTATTCGTTGTTGAGGTCGGTGATCTCCAGTTCGTTTCGCTTGCTGGGCTTCAGGCCGGCAATGTGCGGCCATACCGAGCTATCGTACATGTAAACGCCCACCGCGATCAAGTTCGTTTTCGGTTGCTTCGGCTTCTCGACAATCTCCAAGACGTTGCCGTCATCGGCCATGTCAACGACGCCATACCACTCCGGGTGAGCGACACGGGTCAGGAAGATCCTGGCTCCTTCGGGGTTTTGACGAAACTCTTCCACGTCTTTCGACAGATTGTCTTCAAGGACGTTGTCGGCTAGAACGACGCAGATCGGCCCACCAGCCGCAAACTCTTCGGCCAGACCGAGGGCGTGGGCGATGCCAGACGCCTCTTTTTGGTAGGTGTAGTGGAGATGTTTCAGACCGAACTCTTCGCCGTTGCCGAGAATGCGAAGAAACTCACCGGCTGCATTGCCGCCGCAAACGAGCAGAATGTCCGTGATGCCGCTGTTGACCAGGGTCTGGATAGGCCAGTGAATCATGGGTCGGTCGTAGACCGGAAGCAGACACTTGTTGGTGACTTTTGTAAGTGGGTAGAGACGTGTGCCAAGACCACCTGCGAGAATAATGCCCTTCATGAACCTCCTACGGGAATGGGACCATCTGAATTGTAGCGTGGTCCACGCCCGTAAATGAGAACGGGGCTGGCAAAACTTGCCAGCCCCTTCACGTTCTCAGATCCTTCAGCCAACGGCCACCTTGGGTTCCGCCGCCTCGAAGATCACTTCGTCACGGTTTGTGACCCTGCCGAACGGCGGCATGTCAAGTTCGACATACTCTGACCGCTCGAACTCCAGATCGGGGTTCCGCCGAGCGTGGTGCAGCGGCGGCAGTTTGCTCAGTTCCATTGGCATGAACTTTTTGAGCATGACCCGACGCTGGACGTAGGTTCCCCGCTTGAAGAACCGTGGGTAGTCGTTCCAGTTCACGCCCTTGGCGAAGAGCATGTCCTGCATTTCCTTCCCGTTCTTGTTCTCCAAGTCCTTGTGGTCGTAGTACGCCCGCGCCGCCATGCTGATGCTGTTCTTCGTGGCGTCGATCTCACGCCACAGGAAGGTGTTGCTGGCCTCGTACCGGCACGGCACGTTCCAGGCACGGCAGTCGAACGTCGGCAGCTTCTCCGCGTACTCGGGCGGCAGTTCGATCACACACCGCCGGTAAAAGTGCAGTGTTGCCATTGCGGCCAACTGACTGATGATCTTGGCCACACGTCCGTCGAAGAAAATCTGAACGTTCGGATCGGTGGACTGCCAGCAGAGGCTGATCTCGTCGCTCTGGCAGTAGCCGATGCAGGCGTTCGTCTCCTTGACGAGAAACGCGGTCGTGTCGATCATCATGCGGGAGAGCCGCTTGTCGTATGGCCGTTCCAGCCCCTCCACGAAGCTGTGGAAGGCCCGACCGTCAATCCGCGCCATGACCGGCAGCAACGGCATGAACCGCTCTGGGGTTCCCATCCGTTCGTACATCTTCATCCGGTCGCCGAGTGCGTCCACTTCCATCTTCGTTCTCCATGTGCGGCTGGCACAGCATCCAGGCAACGCCGATTGCAGCCGCTGATTCGAGTAGTTTGTCCGCCGCCTTGTCCAGATGTCCAGACAGTATCGGACGGCCCCTGGTTCGGTCTTTGTTTCCGTCTAGCCTCAATTTGAGGCTGAGTTCGGTCAGGAACTCTTGCAAGGCGTCGTACCGCAGGTTGCCGATGTCTTCTACCAGTTTAGGCAATCCGCCGTCGTACTTGACTTGCGTTGCGTGAATCATTGACTTTTCCTCTACATACCTGCATGAAGTTTAAGGAATGGCTGAGACTCGATGAAGACTCCAAACGCACAGGCGCGAAGCTGGGCCTCTACCCGGACATTGCCGATCTGATGGGCCAGCATCCGCCCCTGTATGGAACACCCAAGGCAGCCGACTACATCACCTACCTGGGAATCAAGTACGGCAAAGACGGCCCGCCAGGGTCGAACGGTTTCATCAAAAATCCGCCCGCCCGTGACATCACAGACCGCTACTTGCCGCCGGCCTAGTAGTAGCCCTCGTTGATCAACTGCTCCAGTTTGTCCGTATTCAATTTGAACTCGCTGTCACCTTTGTAAAGCGGGTCGGCCTTCCTTTGCCGAATCAGTTCCGAGAGAAAACGGTGTTCCCCGAAGTTCATCTTGCGTACCAGTTCGGCCACCGTGGTGATGCTGAGGTTTAACTGCCAGTGATCGCCTTTGTTTAGGTGGTCGTACATCCCCACAAGATTGGTTGCCATAGGGTCCGCTTCCTCTCGCTCCGTTTCACGCCAGTGGCCGTAGAGGTACTCACGCATCAAACCGCAGTTTGGGCATTCGTCAGTACCCTCGGCCAATGTCCCCTCGTCCAAGTAGGACAAGCTGTGTTCAAACATTTCACTGCCGCATTTCGGGCAGTGAATGGCGTAGGGCTTGGCCATCACTTCTTCTCTTTCGCGATCTGTTCAAGGATCGCGAAGATTTGCTTGTCTTCTGGCGGCTTGACGATGTGTTCGTCAAAGCCGGCGACCTTGATACGCATTTTGTCACCGGGCTGGTTGAAGCCCGTGACGGCCACAATGTACGGCTTGCCGTCCTTCTTGTGGATGCGTGAGATGACTTCATACCCGTCCATGACGGGCATGCCGATGTCCAAGAAGATTACGTCAGGGCCGAATTTTGCGACCTCGTCCAGGCCGGCGGGACCGTCATAGGCCACTCGAACGTGGTAGTTCTCCATTTCGAGCAGGACGCTGAGGGCGTTGGCGTGATCACAGTTGTCGTCAATGATCAGGACGCGAAGGCTACCTTTGATGGCTTCGGCAGGACAGGACGGGATTGTAACCGTGAAGGTTGACCCCTTGTCTTTGCCGGGGCTGGAAGCCGTGATGGTTCCGCCGTGCATGGTCGCCAGCCTGTGCGTCAGGGTCAATCCGATACCCAGGCCAGTGCCGCTGTGTTGTTCCCCTTGGTAGAACATCAAGAACATGTTCTGGATGTCTTTCTCGGTCAACCCCTTGCCGTCATCCTCGACAGTGATGATGACGTTGTCATTTTCGATCTTGACGCGAAGAGCAATGTTGCCCCCGCTCGGGGTGAACTTCGCCGAGTTGCTGAGGAGGTTGCCGATCATCTGTTGAAGCCGCACCGGGTCGGCGTCAATTTCGCCCTGTTCGCACTCGACCGTCAGCGTGTGGTGCTTGGCATCAATTAGCGACTGCACGCTGGTGATGGCCTGCTCGCAGGCAGAGCGGATCTCCACCTTCTGGATTTGCAGTGTGATCTTGTTGGTGATGAGACGCGAAACATCGGTTAGGTCATCGACCAGTCGCCGCATGACGGCAACCTGACGGTCAATGCTTGCTACCGCCTGCTGCACACCCGGAGTGATGGCGGTGCGTTTGATGACTTGCACCGACATGGCGATGGCCGAGAGAGGGTTGCGAAGTTCGTGCGCCACAAGTGCAAGAAGTTCGCTGCGACGGGTCGGGTGGTCGGATAGCGGACATTCTTCGCACATCTGGATTGCAGGTTTATCTGACATGGCTGGACTCCTTGGTGGGATTAGGGTGAAAAACCCGCGACAGAGCATCCCCTGCCTTGTCGCGGGTTATGGCTTGGGTCCAGCCGTGGATCAGTGGTACTCAGTACCTCCCTTTCGTTCGAGGTAGTCGAAGTTGATGGCCTTGAGAGCCATTCGGTCGAAGACCTTCTTTTCCGTGGTGACGGACTTTTCCGTCTTTGCGGTGATGACGATGCCTTCACGCCCTTTGAACGTGCCGGCGGCTTCCGCCGCACACACGGTTGTCGGGCCAGTGACGAACTCTTCGACCTTCGCCTTGCTGAAGGGGCCGTCGTAGAGAACAGGCACGGTCTGCACGCCGAACTTCGCGCACCATTCGTACTTGTCAGCGGCATTCATGTACTTGCCGTTGACGGTGATGTCGAAGACGCGGAAGTCCCACTGGCCCCCTTCCATACCGTAGGTCATGTCCTGCACGCCGCTGCCGAAGATCTCGCCGAAGACCACGACGTTGTCGTTTCCGACAACGGTTTGCAGTCCATCGCCGATGCTGATCGCCTGCATCATGGCGCGGACGCCCGGCTTGTCGAGAGCCTGCCAGAACTGGCTCTTGTCCTGATATTCTTCGACCTTGAGTTCCTTCGTGTCCTTGTCGAAGGACTTCCGCTTGCGGGTGACGAACTCCTTGCGACGAACGTCGTGGCTGCCTGCCATCCACGTCCAAACTGCTTCGCCGTCGTCGCCGGCATCACGGATGTAGCCCAGGCGGCAGTTCTTGCCGTGGAGTTTCTCAGTGAAGACTACGGGTTCCCCGTCTGGAATCAAGTCGGGGAAATTGCGGTAATTCTCCAGATCGAAGTAGCGGTGGAAGGCCGGGTGTGGACGCTCCGCGTCACCATCCGTGCAGGTGACTGGCGGCTCCCACTTCGTAACTCCCAGAAGCCCGGCGACATCGTCGCCCGCCTTCCACGTCGGCTGTTCGCCGTGGCCGGTGTAGTAGCCATTCAGGATGTCGAGGTCGGTGATGAACCCATAGCTCGGCTGCCCACGCAGCCGCGACACCGCGACACGACCGCCCTCGGGGCGAGAACCGTCCGCCTTCTTCGCCAGGGTCTTCAGGTAGTTGGTGACGCCGATCTTATCGCTCAGTTCCTTCGTCAGGACGGCGTCCGGCGGGAAGAAGATGCACAGGTCACCTTCGGCGAACTGCGTGCTGCCATCTTCGTTTTTCTTGATGCAGGTTTTCCAGCCCTTGATGGTCGCGATGGCCATTTTGTCGGCCTGCGGGTGGGCTTCGACCTTGTCAACACGACAGATCTCGATAATCAGACTGCTCATGGAGAAACCCTCTTGGTTCCGGTGTGGTGGAGTGGACTATACCTGGGTATCGTCCCCGTTGGAATCAGGCTGATGGACGGCAATGCCCCAGGCGTCCAGCAACCCATGCTCGATCAGAATCTTCAGGAGCTTGGCCCCCATGACCTTGACACGCTCCCGCTGTCCTTGGTTCAGATGCGGGTTGTCGATCAATGGTTCCATCCGTTGACGCATGTCGAATGCGTCGGTGTCGAAAGCGATGATAGCGGCCTCGGCCTCTTTGATGCAGGAGTTGAACTCCGTGGGCATCATGGGTTTCTTTTCCGGCTGCTTCTTGCGGAAAGCTTCCCGCGAAAGAAGCACTTCTGCCTGAACGGCAGGATCAGATGTGGCAATCACGACAGTGTCTCCGTCGATAGGAATGCCCGGCCCCTGCGGCAGAGTCTACGCGACCCTGTATGGGCCACCGGGCCGGGCTGATCCTTCGTTGCGGAACGAAAAATCCCCACGCCAATATAGGACAGACGTGGGGAGTTGTAAAGTGATCTTACTCGATGATGATTTCGCCGACCGGGTGTTCGTTCAGCAAAACGTCGGGCTTCGGCTGCTTGGAGCCGTCGTGGTCGTTCAGTTGACGGGTTCCGTCTTCCTTGACGACTTGCTCGACCTTACCTTCGGTCGTGATCTTGTCTGGCTGGTCGAGGACCAGCTTCTTCTGCTTCGGGGTCATGTTTTCCTTTCGGGGATGCCGGTTCTTGGAGGTTCGATCTTCGACGGCCTCAGATAATACACTCTCCTCGGCCACCGTTTTTTCCGCAACATTCAGATTCAGGGCCACCGTCAGATTGACAGGCTTGTTCTTCGCCTCTTCTAGTGCGAGTGTCGCCGCCGCTTCTGCCGCCGCTGCTTTTGCCTTGTCGGCCTTATCTTGTTCGACGGAAATGAGCGTGCGAACCTTGATCAAGTCCTGGGTGTGAACCAGATTCATGAAGTAGCTGTCTCCCTGGAACTCCTCGCCGGGGCCAACGGTCCTGCGTCCGCTGGAGGTGGGCTTCGGCAACGTCAACGTTCCGGTGCGACTGGGGTTCTTGTAGACGAAGAGTCCATAGCCCGCCAGGGACTGTGCAATCTTCTCCTGCTGGATCTGCTTGCGTTCGTATCGGTTGAACTTGCTGTGTCTCATCCTTTTCACCATTCTTGCTTGTGAAGACGCCTTCGCGCCGTGCTACTATATCAAGAGAGTCCGCGCGACGCGGTAATCCCCGTGGGTATCTATTACCCGACGTGAAAAAACACCCGAACAAACGAGAGGTGACCGATATGTCTCTGAAGCAATGGACGGATGTGTACCCCCAAGGCACAAAGGCGGGCGACGAGGAACAGGCGGTGTTTATCGCCCTGGCCAGACACCCGAAATGGCAGTGGCGAAGCGTTTCCGCCCTGTCGAAGGAGTCCAACCTGACGAAAGAGCGTGTCGAGGAAATCCTGTACAAATACTGGAAGCTCGGCATGGTCTTTCAGAACCCGGCCAACGAAGAACAATGGGGCTACTGGGAACGTGTTCCCGACATGGTTCCCAAGGACAAGGGGTCCATCTCAGATGCCGACCACGAAGACAGGCTCAAGAAGGCTGGCGCGAAGTCGTAAAACGAACAAGCCCGGCATTTCTGCCGGGCTTTCTTGTTTCGCGAAACCTTATTCGGTGTCGTAGGAACGGCCCTTCTCGCCACGAACACTGCCGTCCGGGCCAATGGCCTGATCGGGCGGGGTCATGTGGCTGACCTTGTGTTTGCCAATGGCCATCTTGAAGAGGGCGTCGGCAGCGGTCGGCATGAAGTAACCATCCGGGTAGTGCGAACGGATGTAGCCGTCTGGATAAGCCCAGTGAGCGATGCCGGCACGACGAGTTGCACCCTCACTCACGGCGGGAAGCTCAAGCTTGTTTTCAGCGGCCCATTCAATGAAGCTGTGCATGAACTCCTTACTTATCCTTGATGCGATTTCTCTTGGATTCGTTCTTCACCGACTCATTCTTCTTCGCGCCCTTCAACTTCTGCATGTGGTCAGCAGCAGTTGGAGCGAAGTAGAGTTGGGGATACTGGCCGCGAACGTAAGCATCAGGGTAAGCCCATGAGGCAATACCGCCACGCTTGGTGTCTTCGCTGACTGCGGGCAATTCAAGCTTGTTGTGTTCTGCCCATTTGACGAATGTGTGCATGGTTTCCTCTTTTACTTGAGTCCAGACGCTGGGAGTAGATATGCACCGCGACAACAATTTCACCGCATGTGAAGCTCACATTCAGGCAGTTGATGACTCGGCCTTGCCGGGTAACCCCTACCAGATGTGTGACTTCTGCGGGAAGCTTGTTGCGCCGGGAGACTCGATGGCTGTTCTGGAAAAGCTCTCGGGTCCGGGTCGCTTCTTCTGCGACTTCTGTCTGCGGCAGCGTCATAACTCCAAGGGAGGGAGGAACGTCCTCATTCTCAGCTTTAGGGGTTTGGTCGCGTACCTGTATTACGAGATCTATCTATCCTCCAGATCTTCCTCTTTTTCCGAGATTGAGGACGCCATTGCCGATCATATTGCAACCGGCTTGAAGAACCCCGTCTTCGCCTATGACCCAGAAACCATGCTGTGGCATGTCGATTTCAGTCGTGTGGGGTCAACGAAAAAGAAGCTGCCTGTCGAGAGCGTGAAGGCCACCGTCAACGAGATGATGAAGAAATTGAGGTTGTCAAGTTTTCTTGGGACTGTACAATGGCCCAAGCTCGAAGCGAAGTACGGGGACGCGATTGACGAGTTCTACCAGAAGCGATCCAGGCCAGCGAGCCGACGTTTGCTGATTCCTACACTCAAGGGTTGCGGCCCTCTTGAGCCGAGAAATCAGAACTGGGACAAACACAAGGACTTCCTCAAGTCGAACCTCGTCGTTCGAGGCTGCTAGAATGAAGACGTGTTTCAAACCTCGTATCGAAAGGACAGCAAGATGAGCGACAGCAAGCAGAAGACCCTCGAAGTCAAGGTCACCGCCTCGGAGACGAACGGCGTGTTGACCTTCGAGGGCAGCGTCAGTGTGCCGGGCCTCGCCAAGACGAAGCTCGCCAACAAGGACGGCATCACCAAGTTCGAGACTCTCTCGGCCCTCAAGGGCGTGGCTCGCCGTGTCACCGAACGCAACGGCTACGGCGTGACCTATGACGAAACCAGCGTGCAGCGGCGACTTGCTGCAAAGCGTTCGTCGTCCTCCAAGAAGACCACTTCCTCGGCTACCACTCCCACGGTCTGATCGCTGCCGATCAAGCCGGCAGGGACCGTTCTGCCGGCTTGATCATTTCTCGCAGCCGCATTCCCACCTTGCCCATCACCGAACGCCAATCGCCTTTGTCGGGCTGCCTGAACAACTCCATGCTCGGGTAGAGCGACGTTGTTTCCTTGTCGAATCCCCATCGCCAATCAGGGCTGTAGGGAATCAGTCCCCACGTCTTCTTGCCCATCGCGCCGGCTAGGTGAAGTACCGCCGTGTCCACGGAGATTACCAGATCCATCGCCGAAATGAATTTCGCCGTGTCCGTGAAGGACGTGAGAAGCGGTGACAAATCCACAACCTTCGGGCCATCTTTACAAAGGTCTATGACTTCTTCGGAATCGTGATACTTCCTGGGTCGGTAGTCCTTTTGTAGCGAGAATAGCGTCACGCCCGGCATGCTCAGTGGCATGAATTCCTGCAACGGAATTGAGCGGAAGCGGTCGCCGGGGTGTTGTGGGTTGCCTGCCCAGCAGATGCCGACGTTCAGAGTGCCGGCGTAGCTCTCCATTCCGGCTGCTGGCGGCGGCAGCTTCAGGTAGGGCGTCGGGACTTCGGGGTCGCCCAACAAGTAGGGCAATGACATGATGGGAATTGACACGTCGTAGACAGGGGGCTTTTCACCCATGCCAATCGTCTCGCCGAACTGCGAGAGGATTTCCTTCAACGGGTCGTGACACCAAATGACGAGTCTTTTTGTCCGCAGAAGTGGCAGATACCGTGCAAAGTGAATGGAATCGCCACATCCCTGTTCACAGAATACAACTACCGTCTTATCTTCAAGAGGTTCCTTGCCATCCCACCTTTTGGAAGAGGGAAATACTTTTTCCAAACGGGTTGCCTGGGGGTAGTGCTTCATCCGGTACTCGTAATGCTCCCAGCCGCTCTTGAAGTCCCCCGTCAAGAAGTAGACATAGCTGAGATCCACATGAATACCAGCCAGCGTCGGGTCGATCTCCAGGGCTTTCTTGAATTGTTCGATGGCGCGGGGCATGTCCTGCCGCTCGGCAAGAAGACTGCCCAGGTTGCCATGAGCCGTTGCTGTGGGGCTTAGTTCGATGGCCTTGAAAAGGAAGCTGTGCGCCTTGTCCAAATAGGTTTCGCGATTGACGAGATCATGGTTGGCCTTGTTCCTCAGTTGAACCGCGTAGTTGACCCAGAAAACCTGTCGGCCTGGAGCCATCATGGTCGCCACATCCAGGCACTTGATGGCGTCGTCGTACCTGCCGACGCGGGAGTAGGCCAGGGCCAAATTGTTGTGGTGGTCTGGGTTTTCAGGGTTGATTGCCCTCGCATCTTCTAATAACGGGATGGCAGCCTGTCCTTCGCCGATGCGAAGTTTCAGCAGTCCAGCGATTTGCAAAGCCTCGTCATTGTTGGGGTCAACTCTAAGCAGTTGTCCCACCAATAGCTGGCAAGCTGACAGATTGCCTTCGTGAAACAGTCTGGCGGCTTGTTTGACGCCTTTTTGGATGATCTCAGAGGTGGTTGGCGGTTGCTGGTTGAGGTTTTCCATGTAATAGCCAGAGTACAAGACGCGGCAAAAAGAGAATCTGTAGCGATAGATAATGACTGCGGGGGTGTCTGTTTCGTGCGAAGCAGCGTATATACCTTGACCGCTCGGAGGGGAATTTGGGATGCGGCTGTAATAAGCTCAACACAGACCAAAACACTCCCGTTCTGAAGAAGATGGTTTCTGAAGAAACCATCACTAAGGAAGACGAGATCGAGATCCATCAGAAGTTTGAGGATGGCTCCGAACGGAAACTGGTGCTAAAACGCCGAAACGTTGGGGTCGAACGAAAACTCTGAGGCTTAATCATGGGATGTGGAATGGGATGTTCGTGCAAAACTCCGAGAGGAGTTCCGAGAACAAGAGTAGTTACGCCGGCGCAGCTATCTGCCCGTCGTAATGGGTTAGGCATTGCACCACCAACGTCCGTGGCGGCAGCACCAACCCCAACAACTGTTGCACCGCTGTCTATGGTTCCAACCGTGGGCAGCACATCCGGCATGGCGGCAGAACGCCGGGCCGCAGAAAAGAAACGTCGTGACACTCTCAGAAACAAACTGGGACGATAACTCTAAGGAGAAGAATGGCGATCAATTCGTATAAGAAGTGGAAGACACTCAACGAGAACGTCGGCCCAGGAGCTTTCACATTGGGCCTTGGCCAGCCGACCAACCTGGGACTGAGTTCTCAGTTTGCCACGTTTACCGACGTGATGAACGAGAAGAAGAAGTCCATCAAGGTTGATGTCGAGGGCGATGATGATGATATGGACGACCTCGATGACGAGGACGGTGTCATTGCCGACGAGGGCTGCGGTTGCGGCGAAAAGTCAGGCAAGAAGTCCGGCAAAAAGTCAGGCAAGAAGTCGGCCAAGAAGTCGGCCAAGACTGCCTCGAAGAAGTCAGCCAAGCACATGGACTCTGACATGGGAGGCGACTTCTCCGAAGATGACGGCGAAGACCACGACGATCATGACGATGAGCATGACGACGAGCATGACGACGAGGAGCTAGATCACGAAGAGGACCACGAAGAGCCGGATGGCGACGAGGACGAAGAGGGTCACGAACCCGACGACCACGACGAAGCCGACGAAGCTCCGATGTTCTCGGGCAAGAAGTCTGGCAAGAAGTCGGCCAAGAAGTCGGCCAAGAAGTCGGGCAAGAAGTCTTCCAAGAAGTCGGGCAAGAAGTCCGAGAAGAAGATGCACAAGGAAAATCAGAACTGGTGGCAGCAGAACGACTCCGAGTGGATGAAGTCCGTTCAGAGCATGCTTGGCGCGAAGACAGATACCAAGTACAAGGACGGTTGGTCCGAGTATCAGGAAGACGCCCTTCTGCCAGCCTCGAACCCGAACGGTGGTTCGGACGGTGCAGTTGAACCTCAGCCGGGCCAGCCGGGTTTCGCCCCGAGCGGTCGCCTGGATGTCGGGTTTGACAGCAGCATGTCTCTCGGCGAGGCCGTGAAGGTCATCGAAGAGGCTTGCGGCAAGGCCGGGCCAAAGCTTCAGCGGAAGCTGATCAAGAAGCTGGCCCAACTGCACAACAAGCTACTGTAAGAGGGATTTGATTCCTTCTTCCAACTGAATCCAAGGCCGAGGACCGAATAAGTCCTCGGCCTTTTTCGTTGACGCACATGTGCTTGACTGGAAAGCGTCCTTGAATGGACAATCGATGTATTCGACCTTGACGGGAAGACCAGTTGCTGCGACTATATCGTTGAACGAACGAGGCGTGCCAGTACCTACGTTCAAGATGTGATGGCCTTCCTTCCCCAACGCGGCGACATTGATGTCTGCCACGTCATCGACGTGTACCCAGTCCCTTGTTTGTTCGCCCGGCTTGAACAGCTTGACTGTTCTTCCGGCTTTTGCGGCCTCGGCGATCTGAAATACCATGCTTGCCCGACGACCTTTGTGTTGCTCTCCAGGGCCATATACGTTAAAGTAACGAAGTCCTACGACGGAAACCGAGTGCTGTTCCGCAAAGTTGCGGGCATACGACTCGAAGCGTAGCTTGGATTGTGCATAAAGGTTGAGAGGGCCGAGAGGACCATCTTCAGTTTGCGGAGAGGGAGCGTTGCCATAGACAGAGGCAGAACTGGCGTACACGAATGTGCGACAGCCCATGTCGAGGCAGTGTTTGAAAAGCATGGTTGCCGAATGAAAGTTGGCGAGCATGACCTCTTCTTCGTCGCTAACCAACGTGTCGTTGTTGGCGGCGAGATGAATGACAGCGTCAATATCCTTGACCGCCGTCCAGTTGATGCCTACCAAACTCGGGGTCAGTAGGCGAGAACAGACTGAGGGCTGCTCGGTTGAAACGCCTGTACCCACCACCGTATGACCAGAGGCAAGAAGCTTCCTAGCAGTATGGCTTCCAATGAAACCTGTAGCACCAGTTAGAAACACTCTCAAGTTCGGCCTCCTTTATGTCAATCCTTGGACGGAGCGTACCCGTCTCAAGGACATTCTTCGAGTCATTATCTGGGCCAGAGATAACGGAGTACAAGTCCGTCGTCTTAGGCAGGAACAGATTGACGAAGCTTTGTCACGCAACGTGAAGGATGAAAGCCGGACGCCCCGGCTGAAGATCTACACCGCTTGTGGGGTTGACTGATGGAGATTGTGAACCTCTTCGATTCTTATGTCAAGTGCGGCATGAAACCGCTGCCCTTGTACCCAGGTACTAAGATCCCAGTTCGCAAGGACTGGCAGACTGATTGGTCCGTTCAGAAATACCGCCATTTCTTCGCGGAGAATCCGCGACTCAACATCGGCATTCTGCTCGGCGACATCATGGATGTCGAAGGCGACAGCGAAATCGCCAACGATGCCATCTTTGACTTCGTGCGACATGTTCCGCATCCGATGTTCAAGAGTAGCAAGTCCGTTCATCACCTGTTTATTTCTCCCGATCCTTCCATAACGATCTGCAAGATCGGGGAAATCGAGTTTCGCGGCCACAGACACCAGTCCGTAATTCCTCCCAGCATCCACAAAAGCGGTGTTGAGTACAAGTGGCTGAAGGATTCATCCTTCCCGCCCCCGCCCATGCCTCAGAGGATGATCAACTTCCTGTATGAACATCGCAAACACATTCGCCGCGTCAAACCAAGGGCCAGACCGGACGGAAAGAAGTCTAACCACATCATGACTTTTTGCACGGTCTGCAAAGGCAAGAACTTCCTGCACAAGAAGCGTCTTGTGCTGGAAGTCCGCGCCTTTGCCACGCTCAGTTTGAAGTGGCAATGTCAGAAATGTCGTACAGTGGATGTCAGGCCGCTGTGTCGTGAGATCAGGGATCAGATGTCCCAGGACTCATAGAGATCTGGTTGCAGTTCAATTTGCCGCACCAACGCCTCGGCAAGTTCTGCCGGCAGATATTGGTTCACAATCACCATGAACGTCTCAGCCATCTTCATGTCTTGTTCGTTGATCGTGCGTACCAATTCGTCCTTGTCATAGCCGTAACAGCGATAGGCGTCTTTCCTGCCGGCGAACAGTTTTTCTTCATCGACGCTCCAGAAGCGACTGATCTTGTCTGTTTCCACGAAGTTCAATGCGAACATGCTCAGGTCGTAGATCAGTCTGACTGTATCTGGGGATCGCAACCAGAATGGGCCGAGAACGCGGTACTCCAGGCCGTAAGGCTTCTCTCGGAAGCTGCCGGCCCTGCCGTACATCTGTCTTCTCTCTGCTGCCAGAATGTTGTTGTCGAGGAACAAGGACGGAATGCCGACGAACAGATCGAGGGCGTAGACAACCAGTTTGACCTTGATGCTGTTCTGAAGAACTCCCGCGCCGCCAAGGTGGATGTGACCGCCTGCGGTTCTGAAGGGTGTGTTCTTGATCGCGTCCTCCTGGGACGGAATGGTAGTCCGGGTGTAGGCGTCTGTTTCCTCGTCGCACCCTGCCTGTTTGGCATCGGGGTCGTTCAGTTCCTTCTGGGGGTAGTCCGCAGACGCGGCGAGATTGAGTCGGCAAGGAGCTACCTTGGAAGACAACCATGTCAACGCCGATTTGAAGTTCTTCACTACCTGTTCACGGCTTGCCCCGTACTGGATAGCAACCTCTGCCAGTACGTTGTCGTGGAAGATTTCGTGTCCGTTCAGCTTCTCTCGTCTTTCCCTGGTCCCCTTGAGGACAGAGACGGCGCTTTTGTACTGCCCGTTAAGGGTCAGAATGAACTCGCAGTCACATCCGAACGTTGTTGACATTGTGAACCTCCGGTTGGCAACTCTTATTATACCTGAGCGAGCCTGGGCAAAGACTACATAGGTGACTGGAGGAAACTGTGATTCAAACCAATGACATCGTTTACGTTCTTTCTGGCGGCACGACCAATCCCGATCCCGAAAACTCTCTTGGCGGCGATCCGTCTTCGTCCCCTGTTTTGTCTGGCTTGAACAATCTCTTCAACAACGTCTCCCAGGACGATGCCCAGAACGGCCTGACAGATTACAGGTGCATCTACATTTTCAACAACAGCTTGGTTGAGACGCTTTGGAACTCCAAGATCTTCACGCAAGGAGAGATCTCCAGCGGTGCTGACTCGGAAGTCGGGTTCATTTTCGCGAACGAGATACAAAATCTGACCGTCATCGGCAACGTCACCGGCGGCACATTGACTTTGTCCTACGAAGGCAACAACTTCACCTTCTCTTACTCCTCAAACCTTAGCACCTGGGTTGCGAACTTCCAGTCGGCCATCCGCAGCGTGGCTACTCTCGAAGAGGTACAGATTTCAGCACAGACATCCATCTCTGTTGATCTTCAAACGGTCACCGTCTTCACCATTCTTTACACCGGGACATCTGGGAAGCGTTTTCACCCTATACTGGACGTAGTGGCAAACGCCTTGACGCCGTCCGCGATTGTTTCTGCGTCTCGGTCCATTGGCGGCAGTCCGATTAACAGCATTGCCACAGTGATTGACCACGCAACGACAACGCCGAATGGGGTTGTCTTCAGCCCAGCGACGTTAGAAGAGCCTGTTGTCATTGGCCACTTGAGGTCCACAGACGGGTTTCCAGTGTGGATCAAGCGAGTAACGCCCCCAGGAACGCAACCGCTTGCAGGGGATGGATTCACGATAGTCGTCGGCGGGACAGCGTTCCCGTGATCGGACACTATAATTTCAGGTGATGGTTCAACCCTAGCAAACGGAGGAAACATGAATCGACCGACAAAAACATTCGCCCTGATGCTGGCACTCATCGCCACAGGCTACCTGCTCTGCATCGGCGGCAACAGCTTTGCCCAGGACAAGAAAGACCCGCCCAAGACACCGCCGAAGCTCGTCGTCCCCGCCGAGGAGAAGGAAGAACTCCCGACGAAGAAGGAGTATGAACGCGCCCTGAAGCACTACGGTGAGTGGAAAGAGAAGTTCAACAACGAAGACTTCTGGAAGAACGTTACACTGACGCGGGTCAGTGACAAGAAGGAGTTCAAGATCAAGGATCTGGATGACTTCGACAAGCAGGGTTTCTTCCTCAACAACCTTCGTCGTTGCTCCTTCGAGATGAAGCGTCTTGACGGCTTCTGGCAGGAAGAAGTGAAGCAGTACACAAAGACGCCGCCGACTCAGAAGGACGTTCCGACCGTCGATGAGTTGAAGAAGTACATCGGCGACCTGACCAAGCTGCGGAAAGAAACCGCCGTGGTGCTGGAAGACTTTGCCGGCAAGTTTGTGAAGCAATTCCCCGACAAGATCACCAAAGAAGAGGGTGAACAACTACTCAAGTCGATCAGGGATTACCACGACGAGAATAAGCTGATCGAACGGAAGAAGTAACGATGAGCAACATCTGCCCTCGAACCGGACAGCCGTGCGCCGTCCCGAAGCAGTTCAATGTCACCGAGATAACCCCGGCGGGTATCCGTGTCATCCAGTGTTGTCAGAACTGCGTGATGAACCAGCCGGGAATGACGGCTCTCCCGGTTCAGGGCGGTGTTTTGCCTACGCTGCCCAACCCTGTACAAGGGCTACAACAGCTTATTCACAAGTTGCATCAGGGCCATCCTTCTCAGGCTCCTGGCCAACAGCCGCCATTGCAAGTCGCTCCACAGATGCTTCCGAAGTGTCCGTTCTGTGGAGCCAATCCTGTGGACATTGAAGCCGCTGGTCGCTTCGGCTGTCCCAACTGCTACAATGCCTTCAAAGAAGACATCGAATCGATGCTGATGCGTCATCATGGAGCCATTCGACACGTCGGCAAGGTTCCGAAAGCATGGAAGGCCCGCCAGGAAGCTGGCGAGCCTAAAGAGTCAACCGTAGACCGCACCGTTGCTACTGTCAAACGGCACAAGGCTGTGCCGCTCATTGAGCGGCTCAGAACACTCGAAGAGAAGATGCAAGCTTGCGTCAAGATCGAGGACTATGAACGTGCCGCCACAATCCGCGACGTGATCAAACAGTTGCGGGAGGCAGTTCAGCCGGAAGAGCCGCAGGCTGAACCGCCTGCGGAGGAGCCGCCGGCTGATTTGCCACAGGCTGCTTGATCGGGAACTTGTTCAGCTTTTCGCCAAGGCTTTGGACCAGTTTTCGCAACACTGTAACGTCAGCGTTGGACCGGATCATCCCGACTTCGCTGATGACATTGCCTAGTGTTTGTGCCACACCTTCGACCTTTTTGGTTTCTAGCCATTCGATCATGGCTTGCGGATTGATGATGCCGAATCCCTGGAAAAACCGATTTCCAAGCTCTGCGTACTTGGTGTCCAGATTCTGGACGCTGAGTGCGTTGTACTTCATGGCTGCAACGTAATCAGCCTTGGTCATCTTCAGATCAGGAATGTTCTTGCGACGGTAGGCAAGGATCAATGTCGCAACGCCTGCGGCGAACGGAGCAGCCTGAGACGTACCGTTCATGATCGCGTAGCTTGACGGCGGCACGGTGCTGTAAATGTTGACGCCTGGAGCTACGAAATCGAGGTTTGGTCCCGTGCAACTGAAAGAGGCCCGCATGGAGTTCTCGTCAATCGCGCCAATGCTGATTGTGATGTCGTAGGCTGCGGGGTATAGCAACTGAGTCGTTTGTCCCGCGTTACCGGCAGCAACGAAGCAGATGACGCCTTTGTCGGCGGCTTTTTGAATCGTGTTGTAGACCTCTTCAAGAGGGTTTCGTGTTCCGAGCGACATACAGATGAGATCGGCCCCGTTGTCAACGGCCCAGTTGATGCCCCTGACGACGTGGTCCATCCGACCGGCTCCGACGCGATTCAGAACCTTTACGGGCAGGATTTTGCAGCAGTTGGCTACACCAACAACACCGATGTCGTTGTTGCAGGCGGCGATGATGCCTGCGACGTGCGAACCATGACCGTTGTCGTCCTGCGGCGGCATGCCAGGATTGATGATGTTCATGCCTGGGAGTAGATTGGGTGCGAGGTCGGGGTGTGTCATATCGCAGCCGGTGTCTAGCACCGCGACAGTGACGCCTTCGCCGCATGTGTCCTTCCACGCCTCTGGAAGATCGTAGTTGGCGATCTGCCAGCCGAATTGTTGACCAACCGCCTGGGCGGATAGTACATCTTCGCGTTCAAAGTGTGGGAGTTCGCAGAATTCTTGTGACAAGTCTGGTTTGCTCATGGGGTTCGTGTTTCTCCTGTTGGATCACTATACTTACTGTAGGAGGAACGAAATGGGCGACCGGCTTTTCATTCAATCTTGTCATGCGTCCCTGGAATATGACCACGCCAGGATGTTCAAAGACCTGGGTTACGAGGTCTTTGGCGACTGGGATTTGGGGTCAAAACAACGTCCCAAGATCGAAGGCGTTACCGATCACAATTCCAACATCAATGACTTCGATTTCATCGTCCTCCACCAAGTCCCGAAATACGTCGATGTCATGCGTGGCTTGCTCGATCAGGGCAAGCGGGTCGTCTTGACCAGTTTCGGCCAGACGGACACTTGGCAGTATGAGGCAATCGGCAAACTCTGCCAGGATTACCCTCACGCCTATGTAGCCCCCTACTCAGTCAAAGACTACCGCCGACACCGAGAACATGGCTGCCCCGATCACAAAAACAAGCAGATCTACTTCGGGAAGTATTTCGAGGACTTCGAGCCGTGGCAGGGCATTTACCCGGTTGCTTACGCGACCTGCAATAGCATCCACAAACGCGGCCACGGTTGTGGCTGGGAACTGATGAAGGAACTCAAGCGTTCCGTTCCCCTCATGCTGTCAGGCAAGGAGACAGATGAGGTCGGCGGCATGGGCGAGATCCCAGAACCCGATATGCGCGAACGCTTCCGTGATCATGCCGCATTCGTTTCCTTCGGCACGGTCCCAGCGGCTCTCATCATGTCCCAGATCGAGGCGTGGTGTGCTGGCATACCCACCGTTGTTTACGACAATGGTCATGGCATTGCTGAAGAAAACATGGAGTTGCTCTTGAGCAACGATGTGAAGACCATGATCAACATGACACAGCGTCTTCTGGCGGACAAGGGATCGAGAGACTTCTGGCACAAGGCGTCTCTCAAGAACAGGGAACGGTTCGACGTGAAGACAGTCGGACCCCAGTGGGTCGAATTCATCAATCGTATTCTGAGGTGACACTTGCGAATCTTCAGTGACCATCATCACGGCGGTCTGGGGCGTAGCCTCTTCCTCCTGTTCCACGAACGGCTGGGTCATGACATCTACTTCCCTGATCCAGATTTTGTGACCTGGGCGTACCAACACAGCAGTCCCGGCGTTTGGCTGCCGGTGACCAGTGACCATTATCAGAACCTACAGGGAGTTCCAGAGAAGTATTTCTCTAACTTCCCCTACCACATCAACCGTGATCAATTCCTCGCCGAGGATTGGGATGCCGTTCTTGTTTCCAGATGCGAGAGCGTCCCTCTGTTCAGAAAGCTTCTGGCAGATCATCGCAACAAGAACATCAAGGTCATCGGACAGGCCGGAAACGAGAAGAGCGAACACGACTGGAGTTTCGTCAAGAACTTCATGTCTTCGGACCTTAGCTCCTATCACCTTTGTCCGACTCACAAGATTCTCTATTCCCAGGAATTGGGATACCAGTACCAGCCGAAGGAGTTCACCCCTATCGAGCCAGAGAATCTGAAGACGGTTGCAACGTTCACGAATTGTTTGCCGTCATTCAATAGCTGGCATTGGGACAAGGACGCATGGTGTTGGGGCAACGCCTGTCCGCATTGTCAGGGACCGACTCAGCCTACGGGGGAGATCAGCGTCTACGGCATGTGGAACAGGCTGAAGGAGGTAATGCCCGAGTGCCAGTTCAAGGACTACGGGATCAACAACACCTACGGCATGCTTTCCGAGAAGGACATGCCCGCCGCTTACCTCAACGCCGGATGCGGCTACTACTTCAAGACGTATGAGGGCTATGGCCACTCCGTATTGCAGAGTGTGGCCCTCGGTCGCATTCCGATCATCCCGCGTCGTTTCTTCCAGTATCGCACCGCCCGGCAGTACCTGATGCCGTTCAGAACTTGCCTGGAAGCCGAGTATACTGTCGAGTCTCTGGCCTCTACCATTCGCTACATCACCGACAACATTCACCGCGCCAACGAGATTTCCTACGCCTGTTGGAAGACGGCCAAAGGTTTGTTCGACTGGGATTACGAAGCTGCCCGCGTTCGCCGTTTCCTTGAGGAGTTGAGATGAGCGAAGTTGTTGACTTCAGGGGCATCAAGATTGCTTGTAGGCCCGACAGTACCGACAAAAACATCGCCATTTGCATCATCGGCATGGGCGAGATCGAGTCGGACGAGTACCACATCCGCAAGCTGGCTGAGGCCGGCGGCGTCTTCGTGGACATCGGAGCATACGGCGCACACGCTTCCTTGCTGGCTGCACAACTGGGCATGGAGTGCGTGGCTGTGGAACCACTGCCAGAGAACCTTGAGAACCTGCAACTGAACCTGGGTTTGAACCCGGAACTAGCAAAGAAGATCAAGGTCGTGCCGGCAGCTATTGGTCGCAATCTCATCTACTGGAATGACCCTTCGACTGAGTTCTCGAAGACGCACCGCTTTGTGGCTCAGAACAAACCTTCCGAAAACGCCCAAGCCGTTGTTGTGCCGATGGTGGATCTCGACATCCTGCTCGAAAAATACGAGTACATTACACTGCTGAAGACTGACTGTGAGGGTGGCGAGTGGGCCATCGCGGAGTCGTCGGCGAAGGACAAGGTACTCCACATCGTCGGCGAGTTTCACAAGCTGGACGAGCGGACGTTTGAGGACTTCCGCGCCTGTTTCCCTCACCACAACGATGTCTCTGCCGAGTTCGGCGATGGACACTCTGCTGATGGCATCAACCGACTCTTTGTATTCAGACTGGACACAATATGACACCTACCGAAAAGCTGCTCGCACTGGACAAGACCAAAAAACTGGTTCCTGTTTCACAGGGGTCCAGAGAGAAGCAGTTCAGCCACTCTGATCTGCAACATCTGAATGACCCCACCGGGATCTCCGTTGAAGAAGGGGAACTGCTCTACGGGCTTGTCAGAACGACAAAGCCGATGACCGTGCTGGAAACAGGCACGAACATCGGCGTGAGTGCGTCCTACATCGCTCTGGCGTTGAAGGACAATGGACTGGGCGGTAAGCTGATTACCATTGAACACGACGGGACAGTTGCGAACAAGGCGCGGGAGAAGTTCAGAACAATGGGTCTGGACAATGTGACTGTTCTGAACCTGTCAACGCACACCTACTTCGCCGGTCTGAGGGACGAGAAGTTTGACTTCCTCTGGCTTGATACGGAACTGAAGGAGCGGTATCAGGAGTTGCTGACTTTGTTCCCCCGCGTCGTGCCGGGCGGCATCATCTGCATTCACGATCTGTGGTGTCTTGAGTTCGACTGGTTCGGCGGCGTGCCAGAAGAAATGAAAGCCCTGATTCGCAGCGGCGATCTCCGTGCATTGACCTTCCAAACGGAACACGGCGTTACCGTGTTCCAGAAGAGAAGGGTTACGGATCACTTGGCAGACATCACATGTTCATGATCTTGCGAAGGTCTTCGTAGTCTGACTCGATCATTTGCCTTACCAAGTCCTCGAAAGAAGTCTTCGGCTGCCAGCCGAGGACTTCTTTTGCTTTGGTTGCATCTCCCAGCAGCAGGTTGACATCGGTCGGCCTGAAGAACTTGGGATCGACCACGACGTACTGTTCATAGTCCATGCCGTAGTAGCCGAATGCAGCTTTGCAGAAATCTCTGACTGAGTGTTTCTGTCCTGTTGCGATGACATAGTCGTCTGCCTTGTCCTGTTGAAGCATCAACCACATGGCTTCGACGTAGTCTTTTGCGTGACCCCAGTCTCTGAGAGCGTCAAGGTTGCCAAGGTGGAGTTTTTCCTCCTTGCCCATGTGAATGCGTGGAACGGTCCATGTGATTTTTCGTGTGACAAATTCCTTGCCACGACGAGGACTCTCATGATTGAACAGCAACCCAGACGAGGCGTGCATGCCATGAGCGTTTCGGTAGTGCTTGGTCAGATGGAAGCCGGCACACTTGGAGACGCCGTAGACGCTACGCGGGTTGAATGGCGTGGTTTCTTTCTGTGGTGTTTCCAAGACTTCGCCGAATTGCTCGCTGGAGCCGGCGAAGTAAAAGCGACATTTCGGCACGATGGCTTTGGCACATGCCAGGATGTTGTGTGTACCTTCGATGTTGGTCTTGGTGGTAGTGAACTCATCCACAAATGAGTCGGCAACGAAACTCTGTGCGGCGAGGTGGTAGATCTCGTCTGGCTTGACAGCAGACAGAGCGTTGTGGATACTTTGGTAGTTCTCGATGGTTCCAGCGACGACATGAATGTCTTTCAAGATATGCTTGATTCGCTTGAATCGAACGTCGTCACTCTCGGCTGCCGTGCGACGGACCAGAGCGTGAACTTCATATCCCTTGGAAAGCAAAAGCTCTGCCAAGTACGAACCATCTTGTCCAGTTGCACCAGTGATAAAGGCTTTTTTCATGTGAGGTATTTCGCATTCTCCCTTGAGAACATGCAGTTCGGACAGTTCGTACAGACCTCTTGGATGTACTTGACGCCGAGGCCAATGGCTATCGCCATTGGACTTGACTGGTTGCCGATGAACACGTCCGCGCCGTTGATGACCTCAGCCATCTCCAAGAAGTCCTTCACTGGATAGTACGGGATGGGACCGACTTTGTTCTCGAACAGTTGATGTTCGTATGGCAAGCCGACAAATACTGCATCTGTCTTGTAGGCGTTGTAGATTTCGGTGTAGTCCACGTTGGGGTTCCAATAACGTGGAGATCGGGCGAACACCCTGGCTGCAACACGTTTCTTGTCGCAGGTAATCCAGGGTTCTTCACTGGCCTCGAACGGGACGCCAGAGTTCTTCAGGATAAGCTCGCAGAGGTTGATGTCGCCGTAGAGGTTGACTTTTCTGAAGATGTCAATGTCTACGTCCACCTTCTCGTTTTTCCAGATCTTGCATTCTCGAATGTAGGGTTGGGCTTCGAGAAGCGGTTTGGCGAGCTTGATGAGATTTTCACTTAGGCCGCTGCGAGTTCCATCACACTTGGTTGACTTCAATGCGTCCACTGCCAAGTAGAGATCACCCAGGCCGTAGTAGCGGATGATTGGCAGGCTGTACCAGAGGTCGCCAAGGTCGCCAGAATGCTTGTAGGTTCCGATGTAGTTCGGAGGGAAAGGCGGTGCGCCCTTGAACGGCCCCATAGCACGACGACGGCACTCCTGTTCTAGCAGGTATGCCTCGCCAGTCAGGAAGGTTGCGGGAGTTGTTCTGCCCTCGGAGCGAGGGCGTTTGTTCATGTTCTTTTTGATCGACTTCACGGGCTGCCTCGCTTGGGTAGCTGGACGTGGAGTCGCCGCAGCCATAGGAGCTATGGGTGTGGAGCGATTTGCGATAGACGCCGCTGTTGGCTTGTTGGCCAGTGCCTTCTTGATCTTTTCTTGCAGTTCTTTGCGTGACGCCTTCTGGTGAACAACCTTTACATCTTTGATCATCTCACCCCAATTATATGCCTTACTTCGCAGGGGCGGCGGCTTGTGCTTGGTGAGCGGCGACGATATTTTTGTACGCGATCTTCATTGCGTTGAGGATGGCTGTCTTGTCCTGCGTGGGATCTTCGGTTTCACGCCGCTTCAAGATTTGCTCAAGCTCGCCCTGGATGATCTGTGCAAGACCTCCAGTCGTGTTGAACTTGCTATCACTGACCCCGCTATAAGCCTTGTCTGACTTTTGCTGTGCGCGGTCAAGGGTATTGAACTCATTCACAGCCTGCGGGTTCTTGTTCTCAAGCCACTTCCCAAACTTTCCCATCGGTCCTCTTTCCTGGGTTACCAATCAAAGTCAAACGGATCTTTCTCCGCACGAATCATCTTCGCACGCTTCTTGGGATCTGGTACGTCGTCCTCGGCCTGGACTTGGTCTAGGTACTTCTGGACGCGGGACCGCCACGAAGCGATCTTGGTCGTCGGAACGCCAAGGAGTTCAGACAGAGCGCCAGAGTTGTTCAGCACCAACAGGAAGTTGTCCCAGAAGTCTTCGCTGACGTTGAGGCCGTTGCGAATGGCCTCTACTGCTTTCCTGTCGTTGCTGTGAGTCTTCTCTTCTCGGTATGCCTCCATGTGTTCCATGATTTTGTGGAACGACACCATGTAGGCTCCTTTATCCGTGGTCATCCCAGTCGGTGGAGACGACAGTCAGAAGATCGTCGGCGTTGCCCTTGCAGTAGAGTTCCTTCATGTACAGAGCTTCCTTGCCATACAAGGTGAACGTTTCACCGTGGTGGTAGTTGTTGGGCATGTTGCCCATTGTCAGACCTGGGATCATTGCAATGGTGCGACGGAACTTCTGGTCATCAGCCTCGGCGCGGGTTTCGTTGCCGGCTGCCTCAAGACGGTTCGGGACGAGATGTCCCTGCCTGTTGAGGGTTTCGGTGTTGACGCTGAAGGTGATTGCTGGCTTCGGGTTCATAGTCCTCCTTTGGAGCTTTCTTATTTAGGCTGGACGTGCTGCTTTTTCGCCCTCGCCCGCTTTTTGCCGGTGAGGTACATGTCGTCGGGGTCTACGTTCCAAGGGCCAGGAACCGTGGGAGCTTTGTCACCCTCCCGGTTGCTTTTCACGCCCTTCTCAGCGTAGCGGTCATCATTGACCGGGTTGCTGTACTGCACCCCGATCTCTGCTTCCGTCTTCAGTAGCCACTCCCTGAACGTCATGCGGGTATCTATCCGCAAGCTCATCGGCTTCGTCAGCCCAAGTTGCGAACTGCTCAGAGAGGGCGCGGAGGACTTCAGGACATGCGACGAAACGAAGTGTGTCGGACGAGATGACCTTGACCAGACCTTCCTTGGCGATCTCGAAGCGTGGCTCCGTGACGATGATTACAGTCTCGATCATCGGCAGCAGGCTGCCGTCCTCCTGGGCGACCAGGGTGAGGTTGCGTGCGGAACCCAGTGCTTCTTTCATGGTTACTCCGTGTGTCAACTGTGGACACGTTTCGAGGCGAACTACTCCGTGAAGTTCTTCCAGAGGATCTCGGTTTTGTATTCCTTGATCTTCGACTGGCTGCTGTGGTTCACGATGTCCCGCGTCACTTTCGTCCAGTTGGCGAAGAACTCGTTGTAAAGCTCGGAGTCGTAACCGCTGACGATGACCTTGCCACGGAAACAACACAGGGCATCAAGCAGCTTGCGGTGATCGTCCTCTGTCATCTCGAACTTTTCGTAGACCTGTTTTGCGGCCCGTGTCGAGTGCAGGTAAGGCGGATCAACGTACAGCAGGGTGTCTTTCCTGTTGAAGCTGCGGATGACCTCCAGAGCCGGCTTGTTGAAGATGTAAACTGTCTGAAGCCGCTCGGACAAGAGTGGGATTTGTTCCAGAGCCGTTTCCCAGGCATTTACGTCGCCGGGCTGACCGCCGCGAAGGCGTTCGCTCCAGGCGAAGGCGTTCTTCATGCCGCCCCGTGACATCCGTCGCAAAACGTATTCGTTCACGGCCAAGTCAAGCTTGACCGGGAACACGCCTTCCTCGGCCTTCTTCAAAGCCTTGTTGAAGGTTCGCTCGTTGTAGGACAGACGCTTCAGTTTCTTCACGAACTCATTCGGCTGATCGCGAATCGCCTTGAAGATCTCGATGATGCCGGGATGGAGGTCGTTCAAAACCTCTTCCGGTCCAGGGGGCTTGTTGAAGAGAACGCTCGCCGCTCCCGCGTAGGGTTCGACGTACACCATCTCTTCAGCGTTCTTGGGAAAGTTCTCAATGATCCAGTTCTTGAGATACGCCTTTCCGCCGTGACACTTGAACGCGGGTCTGAGAATGTGTTTTTCGGCTTTGGGCTTTACCGCCCTGAGCTTTGCGGCCTTGGGCTTTGCGGCCTTTTTTCTTGCTGTCTTTGGCATTGTTCACCCGATGAATGTATGTGCCGCAGGAGTGACACTTCACATCCCACGGGCCGTAGCCTTTTAGACCACTCCAGAACCATCCTTGCCCAGGCCGGTGCGTGTTTCGGCATGCCGTACACCACGCCTCCATCTTCTCTTTGCCCTGGAAGAAGAATGCGTCTTGATTGCTTTCCGTCATCTGTCTCCTAAATACTACATGCCGCAAACCGCTTGTCAAAACACGCAGCGAATCTCGCAGACTACTCTACTGGCAGCCCTCGGCCCGGACAACCCGGTTACCATCATGCTCCAGAAGATTCCGCTCTCGTCCTGGGCAGTTCAGTCGTTCGACCCCGCCAGAAACGACGCATGCGTTGTCATTAACAACGGAAAACGTGTAGTCATTCTAAACGTTTTCGTCCCCGATGTCATCGTCAAATAACACGTCAAGACCGGAAAAATGACTTCGTCCCCAGGCAGTCATTGGCCTCCCCTATCCGGTGGAGGGCGATTGCGTAAGTTGAAGTGCGAACAGGGATTGAGTGCTTTTGACTGTGTGTCATCACTTCATTTGTTGCGCTCTGCATCATGGATTTGAGGGTGTCGTCAACCTTAGTCAACGGCCACTTCTCTCCGGTGCGGTTTTGCCGCCACTCGAAATAGCTGACAACGACCCCGCCAGCATTGGCCAACACGTCTGGAATGCAAACAATCCCTCTGTCACAGAGGATGGCGTCGGCTTCCAGGGTGGTAGGTCCGTTGGCGAGTTCGAGTATCATCTTCGCGTTGATCTGGTCGGCATTGTCCTTCGTGATCACATTCTCGATGGCAGCCGGAACCAGTACGTCCACGTTCAGCTTCAGCAGATCCGCATTGCTAATTGACTCCCCCTGGCCCCATTCTTTTCCGCCAGTTGCATCTAATCTTTCGCGGACCTTGGGAACGTTGATGCCGTCTGGGTCGTAACAACCGCCGAACTCGTTGCTGATCGCGACGACGCGGACACGGTTGCGCCAACACTTCTCAGCCATCCAGTAGCCGACTTTGCCAAAACCCTGGATTGCAACTGTCAGTTCTTCCTTGGGCTTGAGCTTTGCTGCGTGCATGTGATTGTTGAGGAGTGTCTCCAAGACATAGAATCCACCATAGCCAGTTGCACTGCCCCGACCCTCGATCCCGCCCAGAGCGACAGGCTTGCCGGTAATAACCCCGAGAGGATGACCGCCTTTGATCTTACGATATTCAGAATACATCCAGCCCATTGTGCGCTCGTCGGTGTACATATCTGGTGCTGGGATGTCTGAGTCGGGGCCGATGAAGTCTGCGAAAGCAACGATGTAAGCCTTGCTCAATCTTTCCAGTTCTCGGTGTGACAGCTTGGTTGCATCAACGCAGATGCCGCCCTTAGCACCACCGAATGGCAACTGAAGAGCGGCACATTTGAAAGTCATCCAAAAGGCAAGTGCTTCGCAGTGATCTCGGTCTACTCCGAGATGGTAACGAATACCTCCTTTGGTCGGCCCAAGACTGTTGTCGTACTGGCATCTGAAAGCCTTGTAGATTTTCAGAGTGCCGTCATCATGCCTCATCGGGAGACTAGCTTGTACAGTTCTCTGCGGGTGTTGAAGTTTCTCCCAGCTTTCGGCGTCGATCTCGGCGTATTGAAAAGCTGCGTCCAACTGTTTTTTGGCATCTTCGAGCATGGACATGAAGCCTCCTCTAAACTGGTATTCTCACCCCGTTAGATACACATGACAAAACTCATTCCAATTCTGCTCGCAACCCTGTGTATCGGTAGTTCGCTTTTGCTTACTCCCGTCCAGGCAAACAAAACTCACCCTGTCAAAGCACACGTTGAACGTGACTTTGACGCAGCACTTCACAAAAAATGCCTCTATCCAACCATTCGTGTCTCCAACACAGGCATAACTCAAAAGAGTAGCGGCTTCGTTGTTCGATCCGAGAAGATGGGCGACGACTACTTCAACGTCGCGCTGACTTGCTGCCACTGCATCAACGACCCCGACGAGAACTTCTTCGCCGACATTGCCGTATACGAGAAGGACGGAACCACCTTCAAAACCTGGGATCGCTACCCACTGCTCGTCTATGCTCAGAATGAGGATATGGACCTAGCAATCCTCTTGTTCCGAACGCCAACCAAACAACCCACCGTCGAACTCGACTTTGCTCGCAAACTTTGCATCGGCAACGAAATCTTCCATTTCGGGTGTGGTATGGGAGAAGACCCCAGGCTTGAGTTGGGTCGAGTCACCTCTCTGAAGGGCAAGGTAGGAAAACATACAACCGATGTGTATCGCACAAGCGTGTTTACTATCTTTGGTGATAGTGGCGGGCCGACGTTCTACAAGAACAACAAGGTCATTGGCATGACCCAGGCCATCAAAGTCACGACGTTCCGTGGCTTCCCGGCTATGTTGAACAACATCTCGATGGTGATCCCAATCGGGGCTTTCAAGACCTGGGATGCGATGGAGAATCAGACGCTGAGTTTCATACATAACCCAAAGACTGGCCTCCCAAGACTGCCATACGCCACACTGGGCTGGCAGACCATCGACTGGGAAAAGATCGAACACGACGAAGGGGAATGATGCTGAAGTTCAAAACTTACATGTCGGATCGCAGCCGGCTCCTCAAACTAGGTGAGGTGTCCAGAGAACTGGCGCGTAAGACTGAAGATCCTCAGAAGTTCATTTTGGATTTTGCCGAGGAACGCTTCCCGCACCTGTATGAGCCGCTCCTCGAAGCATTCTATTTGGAGGCGGATGCTGTTCCCGGCCCGACAGTTGCTGCCGCAGGTGAAAAACCAGCGACAGATGCGGCGGCATCTACCAAGGGAGATGCCGCCCGTCCACCGGGCGAAGTTCCACATGGCGGCATTCTTGACTGGTTGAAGGATCTTTTCAGTGGTGGTGGCGCGGCCAAGAACTTCGACAAGGCACTTACGTCAATGACCAAAGTCGCCAGCGTCGTCAAGACCATCAAAATCCCCGAGGATCTTCAACAAACCAAGGGCAGTGGTGTTGAAGGATACGATGAGTTCAGCAAAGAACTTGATGGTGTCCTGTCAACCATGAAAAACCTGAGCGAGAAGTCTAGGATGCTTCAGGTGGCCGACGCCATCAAGAGAGATCCGAATTACGTTCAGGAGCTTGAGGGACAGTTGGCTGGTCTGAAGGGCGACGAAGAACTAGCACCGATACCAAAAGAAGATGACGGTACTGCCGGTGGTACTGGCGGTGGTGGTACTGGCGGTGGTGGTACTGGCGGTGGTGGTACTGGCGGTGGTGGTACTGGCGGTGGTGGTACTGGCGGTGGTTATGGTGGTGATCCAGATGCTACCGATCCCAAGGTCGTCAGTGACGCTATTCATGCAGCTAATACTGGGGCCGCAGGTCACGATCCAGAAATCAAGAAAATCCTCGACACCCATCCTTCTTCCGGCGACAAGGCTGCTGACGACAAGGCCAAGTGGGAAAAGGTTGGCAGGTATCTTGCCGACAAACATCGCAAGGAAATGGATACCAGCAGGGATCACTATCACCGTCGTGGAAATGTCATTAGCGAGAACTTTTTTGCCGATGCACTTGTCTTGGCTGGTATTCCGACAACCCGCAGGAGGAGAAAGTGATGAGAAAGAACTTCACCCTGTATCCCGTCAACGAGGCGGTCAGTGTGCGTTCTTACGTCCACGAAACAGGCAAAGCAGCGGAGTTTCACCAGAAGGGCGTCAAGCTGATGGAGAGCTTTCTCTCCGCGATAGCCAAGCCCGGTCAAGATATTCTGCACCTGTTCCGCGACTTCAAGAAAGCACTTGCTGAACCGCAGCATCTCGGTGTCCAGAAAACTGGAAATGCCGACGTGACGACTACGCTTCGCAACATCCTGCGTGAGATCTACGGCAAGAAGTTCGATGCGATTGACGAGCGGATGAGTGCGATGGAACATCACCTCACCGCCCTGGAAGAGATTATCGACCAGATCTCCAAAGAGGATGTATCCCAGTCTATCGCCGATCTTGGCAAGAGCCGCCGGCAGTTGAGACGTGAGACGCCTCCTGGCGTGGTCAGTGCCAACAGGCCGACCACCCACTCTGATGACCATCCAGCCGTTGACGACGAACATGCCGCATGGCTGAAGTCGCTACCGCAGGAAGGTACGCCTGAGTGGGACAAGTGGGTCGCCATGCGTGCCGCCCACATCGGGAAACAAAAGGAAATGGCGCACAAGCGTGGAGATGCCTCGAAGGGCGACAACCTTCACAGCCATGATTGGTGGGATAAGAAGGCCCACTGGCAGCAGGCCCACGACGAGATTCAGCGGTACGTCAATTCGGGCAAGGACAACAAGAAGTTTGCCTGGGCCAAGCACTACCACGACTGGCGTGCGTACATTGGCTACGCGATCAACGAATACTACGATCTGAAGGCTCAGGAAGAAGACGCCTTCATGAAGAGCATCATGCCGCCAAAACCGAAGGCCGGTTACATGTGACAGATCGTTCGATGAAACCGCACGCAATCTCTGCGTCGGTTTCATCGAACGACAAATGCGGCCTGAGTCGGATTGACCGAGATCCACACTTCAATGCCAAGATATGATCTTCCATCTTGGCCAACACTTCGTCCCGCTGGTTACCGTCCTCCAGATCGAATGCGATCATCAGCCCGAGGCCGCGCACATTCTGAATCACCGGCAACTTCTTCAGATCCTCTACCAGCTTTTCTCCGACCCTTTTGACTTGGTCGAGTAGCTTGTAATTGTCAATGGCTTTCTTGATGGCCGAGAACCGGATCATGTCCACGATGTTCCCGCCCCAGGTGCTGTTGATGCGGCTGCTGACTTTGAAGACGTTGTCCACGTCGTCAATCCGTTTGGTAGCGGCAATACCGCCGACCTGGGTTTTCTTCGCGAAGACGATGATGTCGGGAGTGACGCCGTAGTGCTGGTAAGCCCACATTTTCCCGGTCAGACCGAGGCCGGTCTGGACCTCATCAAAGATCAGCAGGGTGTCCGTCTCGTCACACATCTCTCGGAGCGAACGGAAGAACCGTGGGGTGAAGTGGTTGTCCCCACCTTCGCCCTGGATTGGTTCCATGATGACGGCGGCGGCGTTCTTTTTGGTCATCGATTCCCAGGCCATGCCGAGAGCGATGTCCTCGACAGTCTTGACATCTTCATCATTGCGGTTGCGATTGATGGCCGGTGATGGAATGCGAGTCCAGTTGAATCTGGGGAACCAGCGGGTCTTCTCGGGCGTGGTGTTGGTCAACGACAGGCTGTATCCGCCTCTGCCGTGGAAAGCATGCTGGAGGTGGATGATGTCCATGTCGGGCGTCACATCGGGGTGACAACCCATCTTCTGAGCTTTCCAGTCGAAGGCAACTTTCAGGGCGTTCTCGACGGCGAGCGTACCGCCCTCAACGAAGAAGAAGTATTTGAAGTCCTGAAGTGTGTCGTGAATGTCACGGATGAATCGCGCCTTCTCGGCGGTGTAGAAGTCAGAGTTGGCGATCTTGTGTTTGATGGCGTGGACTGCTTCAGCGTCCATGTGCGAGAGAGCCGGGTGGTTCCAGCCGAGGGGTTGGCTGGCGTATTGGGAGACACAATCCAAGTATCGTTTTCCGGTGTGGTCAACCAACCATGACATGTGGCTGTTCTTGGTGTCAACTACCAGGGGATAGCCGTCGCCGATGGTGTGGCGGCGAATGATGTCCAGCGTCTGAGACGGGTGGATTTTGTCAAGCATAGGAGTGCCTCCCTTACATTATAGCCACCCAGTCTTGATGGCCGTTTTGATGTCTTCGATAGTTAGGTGTCTGCCGACGACCTCGCTGCAAGAATCGATAAAGTGCTGGGCAATGTCCTTCTGGACGGCCAGCTTGAACTGTAGCCCCATCTTGCACGCCTCCATGTATGAGGAAACGTCAATGGACCAGTCCAGCTTCTCGCCGTCGATGAAGATCGCCTTCTCGATTTCGCCGCCTGGGTGCATACGCATCTTGACCTCGAACCGCTTCTTTGGGTTTCCCTTGGCGTCGAGGGGTGGTGGTGTCGGGGTGACGGGAGTGCCGTCCGGGTTGAGAAGTTCGCTCATGGCTTAATGGAGTCCTTTCTTGCAAGATCCTGGCAGTAGCTGAAGCACTTTGCTGCGGCCTCTTCCTCGGTTGTGAAAAGGCCGAGGTATTTTCCTTTGACCAGAGCTTGCCATTTGCCGGTCGTGTGCTTTGTCACTCCTCTGTATTTAGAATGGACGCCCCTCTTGTAGCCACTTCCCACGACAGTGCCGAACGCCGGTCGCGGCGGTGTTTTGAATTCTTGGCAAGCAGGCAGAGAAGATAGTTTCAATTTGCCGTGGTGTAGAAGCCTGTGACAGTTCGCACACAGCAGTGTGCATTTGGCAATCTCTTTTGCAAGCTTCTTCCCGTAATGTCGTAGGCCGGTGATCCCGGCGACTTTCGATTCTGGATCGAGATGGTGGAAATCGAGAAGTTCGGCCTCGTATGGCCCATCCCAGAGACAACCCGGATTCAAGCATCCGGTTTCTTCCTTGAATTTGGAAAACGCCAGCTTACGTCGCTTCATGAAAGCAGACGCGGCGTCCTTGTTTTCTTTGTGTGTTTTCATGTCATAAGATAGCACGGCCACTAGATATTTCGATGAACCACCAACTCCACTTTGGCCAATGGCTGGCTGAAAGCACCAGCACCGAACTGTACACCAGCACGGTGCAAGCTTTCCCACGCACACGCTACCGTCAGCACGCAACCGATCCGATCAAAATTGTGCGTTTGGAGTGGGTTCCTTATTTAGGCGTCAAGACCCTCTTCATCTCCAGCCTTGCCCAGAACACAGACAAGGGTACTGAGTACCGACCCATGATTCTCTTCAAGGGCGTCAAGTATGGTGATCCCGGCGCGGGCATGGTCGAGATCGTTGCCAGCGATGAAAAACAATACGCATTCGAGCAGTTGAAGCACGACGGCCATGATGTCATGGTTCGCTGTGACTGTGCCGATTTCCGGTGGAGGTTCAACTACTACGACTGGGTGGACGCTTCCCTTTATGGGAACAAGCGAAAGAAGTACGAGGGCAAGGGTGGTCCGAAAGCCAACCCGCTGGAGATGCCAGGGATGTGCAAGCATCTCATCAAGCTATTCCAGGCACTTCAAGATGCAAATGTGGTCAACTAACACGGTGATTTTATGAAACAATTTCACGAATGGCTCAAAGAACGCGACCCACAGTTTGATGAAGGGTGGCGTAGTTCTGTAGGCGCAGGCTTGTTGAGTATGGCTTCATTGTTTGGCGGGGGCGGGGACGCACACGCACAAGACATGCCGACCATGCCAAAGATGTACAAGCAGGCAGACCAGATCAACTTGCAGTCTGGGAGCTACAAATCGACCAGTGGCAAAAGCTTCGATCTTTCCATCAAAGAGATCGGCGAGAACTACGTTGAGGTTCCCGTGATTGTTGACGCGGAAACAAAGAAGAGCGACTTCAAGCGTGCCTTCAAGAATGCGAACGACGTTGGCGAGAGGCGAGCCGTATCAACTCTTGCCAAGTGTCTTGGTCGCGACCAGATGTCTTGTTCTATGGTTTCTTTGAACCGAACTGTTGACGTGCCTGAAGACGGAATTCAGATTCACTACTACCGGATCAAGATCAACTCTGAAAAAGCAGAGAAAGCAGAGAAAGCAGAGAAAAGTCCTGCCTCTCGACCTTCACTAGACAAAACGATTCCCAGCAAGAAGATTGTCATAGACGATTGATGTCGTCCAAGATACCGACACGCTCGAATTGGTCTTTGTTGATGATGGCCGTACCGATGTCGGTCTGCCTCTGAAACCACAAGGCGTCAATGTTGCCGGCGGCGACCGCACGCTTGGCAATCTCTTCGCACCACTGGCCCCAGGTCAGCTTCTTGGATGTCAATCCCTTGGCCAGGGATCTGAACTCTTTTGAACCTTCGTAAACGATGTGAGCCGATGGTTTGGCCTGCCAGACCTCGATGGTGTGGCCGTAAGCACTTGCACTCTTTGGATTATCGGCGACAAACAAGAACGAATCCCAGAGGCCAAATCCGGTTTTGATTCGCCGGGTGTCACCAGGGTTGAAGCCACGGTAGAAGGTGCGTGACCTCTCAACAGCCTCCAGCCAAGTTCCGAAACGCACGTCTCAAACCTCCAAGATTATCAAGTTCGAGTGTATATACTGGACATCCAAAAAATAAGCCTCGGGAGCGACCCCGAGGCTTACCGAAAGGATGAGACGTTTCCCGGCTCTTGCGAGCCGACCCTTCTGACCGGCGAGGAACACCCTCGCCGGTTGTTTTGTTACAGGCCGTTCTTGACGACCATCCAGCTTACGACTTGGCCGCTGGTTCCGTTGATCGTGAAGCCAGTGACGGCCTTCGACGTGACGTGAACAGCGTTGGCCGTGTCAGCCGTGACGTGGAAGCTGTAATCGCCAACCACACCCGGCAGAGTCGGAATCTCGACCGCACCCGTGGAACCAGTCAACGTGAAGTTGCCAGCAGCCACGATATGCGGGCCGATCAGATGGCCTGTGCCGAGCGTCATACGGCTCGTACCCTTGTTCATGCCTTCTGCGCTGCCCAAGCCCTTGCCTGTTACTGAAGTAGCACCCATGTGAGTCCTCCTTGTTTGAAACTCTGCGAATTCCTCGCCTTGTGAGAATAGGTATGCACCCCGGTTTTTCTTTGGTCTGCTGTTTGCGAGTAATACGCGGAGGTTGACTAGATAGCCTCATGCGTACATTTCAACTTCACAGCTACCAAAAACAGGTGATCCTCGGCACGCTTCTCGGCACGTCTTGTTGTCGCAAGCATCCACGGGGCAAGAATCACTCTCTATACATGCGTGCCACGGACGATTTGAACTGGTTCCGCGTCAAGTGCAAGCACCTTGAGGAATACGCCCGCGATCCGTACACGGAAGGTCGTACCTGGGAGTCCTGCTCGCACCCGATGTGGAACGATTTTCGTGAGCTTTGTTACGACGAGAATGAGTGCAAGAAGAAGGTGAATATGCCTTGGCTTGACACACTCTCGGACATCGGCTTGTCGGTCTGGTTCCTCGACAAGGGTGGCGTCTGTGGGAACAAGGCTTATATCAGGGTTGCCAACCTTGAGGATCACGACACCATCAAGCGATGGTTTGAGGAAGTCAACTACCCGTGCCAGATCAAGAAGAAGATCGTCGTGTTCGACCCAGAAGTCTCACAGCGGTTCCTGAAGGCCATCACGCCTTGCTTTCCAAAGTACCTTCAGGAACGGAGCAACCCCTACCGCGTCCGCAAGTATCTATAATTGCTCATGAAGGGGGAACATGGGTGAAGACAAAGTGCTGGAGAAGATGAACATCATCTCCTCCAAGGATGACAACTGGATCAACAAATATCTCGGGTACGAACCGTCAACTGACAAGTCACGTCGGTACTCAATCCCACATGGCTATTGGACGCTGGAAGTGTTTCACAACGGGTGGTCGCTGATCCCCGAGGAGCGGGTGGAGTGCGCTGTCGAACCCAACCTTGACGAACATGCTCAAATGGTCGATCTCTTAGGTGGGACCAACGGTCGCTACATGTTCGGAGGCAGGCCGACGTGGAGGCCGGTAACGGTCACCTACTTCGCCTACGGCGACAATGTGGGATCTATGCTGATCGACCAGCATGAAGAGCTTCAGATGGTTCATCACGCCACTGCGGAATTGACGTACTGGCTCGGCGTAGATACCCCTGACCGGACGTGGGTGTTGAAGGACTGGAGGGTGACAAGCATGCAGATCGCTCCCTCTAAGAACGCCGTCCTGGGTTTCGACCTGACCTTCATCTATTCAGAAGCAATTTTGACTAGACATTGACGGGGGCCGTCATCGTTCTTATTATGCCAGTGAAGGGGCTTTTCTCACCCAAGGAGTGTCCAGAGATTCATGGACCCTAGATACCAAGGAAAATCGACCGACCGACAGTGACGGAGTCTGCTCCGTTGAGGTCCGAGGTCACTACAACGGAGGCAGCAATGAATACCGATAACGTGTGGTTGCAGCAGAAGACTCTGCGACGGGCAGCCAAGAAAATCGCCTGCAACTTCTTCCCAAAGCCCGTCAGACGGGACATCTACTCAACATGCCTGGAAGTGGGACCACAACTGCTCAAGCTCTACAACCGAGAGGAACACGGACAACTGTGGCCCTGGATTTTTCTGAACATGATGGCGGTGGTGGACGGCAAGATGTGCGCGATGCTGATTCTTGTGGTGGCCGAGAGCAAGATTCCGTGGCAGCAGATGCTGGCAATCAAGTGCTTGCAAGCCTCCCGACGTACAAAGGAATCCTCCACGGCGTCACGGCCCAAGACTTCCGCGATGCGGGCTACATCTATGCACCACATGTGCCGTTGACTCAAACCCCTGTGGTCCTCGACCCAGGAGGCTACGAGCCAGAACCAGTCATTCTAAAGTTCCCACGCCGGGTATTCAGAACCCTGGACGACGAATGGGACTGGTAACGAAAGACCCGCACAACAGTGCGGGTCTTTTGCTTTTGACGGCTACATATCGGTATGGGTGACTTCAAAGACTGGCTGAAAACGGAAGAATCGTGCGGAACGATGGGCTGCCCAGGCCATCCGTATACCCGCACGCCCCAGAAGAGTGCAGAAGACCGTTTCGGCAAAAGCTACAAGAAGGACAACAAAGGTTGCTCGGGAACGATGGGTCCGTGTGCCAGTGGCGGTGGAGCCGCTGGTGGAGGGGCTGCGGCCCCGGCCCCATCCAAGATGGCCAAGAGGTGACCTAAATACCCCCATGAGAGTTCCGTCGTTCAAGCTGTGGATCATCATGGAGAAGCGGGAAATCCTAGACAGCATCAAGGTTCCGCTCCAAAGTGTGCGGCAAACCACCAAGTATTCTTGTGGGGCTGCCGCGCTGAGATCCATTTTCCAATACTTCAAGGTCGGCCCCGACGAAGAAGAGAAGTTCATCAAGATGATGAACACCAACTACCACGACGGAACTCGCCCCAAAGACATCGTCGCAACCGCCAGAGACTACGGCCTTTGCGTTAAACAGAAACACAACATGACGGTGCGACAGTTGAAGAACATGCTCGACCTTGAGCGGCCCGTCATCGTTCCCATCCAGGCATACGGCTCGAAGAAATACTACAAGAAGCGGCAGAGCGGACATTACGTCGTGGCAATAGGTTACGACGACGAGGCCATCTTTTTTGAAGACCCGGTTCTGAAGGGTCGGCGTGGCTACCTCACCTACGAAGAGTTCGATGAGCGGTGGTACGACCAAGACGCAGACGGCGAAGACTACGACCACTACGGAATTATTATCTGGAAACCAGATGGTGACGAACGTGATTCGCAGTACCTCAGCAAGGCGCGAAAAATCGACTGACATTGTAAAGACGTGCGAAAACGGGTAGAATGACATACGGAGGTGACGTATGGACTACTCGATTTTCGTGGTTGAACAACAGGCCATTCTTCGTGACGACGCCGACCGGACGGCCATTTCCGAGTACATCAACTACTGCAAGCTGAAGAACCTCTACCCGTACAAGGCGATGGACCGTCTGCCCTGGAATGCCGACAGGGAGGCCCAGAAGCCCACCAAAGGCTGTCGGGTGCAGCTTTCCGGCTTCGAGATCGCCCTGGCCCTCCGCGTTGGTCCTGAGCGAACCAAGGCGGCTCGGGCAGCCGGCGCGAAGAACATGATTCAGGACAGCAAGCCAGGAACTGAGCGAGAAAAGTTCATCGAACAGAACGGCCTCGCCGGTGAACTGGCGTTCGCCAAGCTCTTCAACATCTACCCCGCTGGTCAGTTTCTTGTCGCAGCCCGCAAGGTGAAGGACGACGACGGCGATCATACTCTTGAAGGCCGCATCATCGACGTGAAGACGACCGAGTACCCCTCGGGCCGGCTGACGCTGGCAACGTGGAAGAACAACGACACATTCTTCAACCGCATTCACGTCATGTCATTGATGACCGGCGACATCCGTGATGAGGAGAACCGGCGGTCGGGCAACGGCCCGCGCGGCTCCTACGTCTGGCATGGATTCATGTCGTCGCGCGATCTCGCCCAGCCAAACCGCCTCGGCTGCCTGCCGGGTCGTGATGGCCGGGAATACATCGCCCGACAGGACGAACTCCTCGAATGCCTGGACGGATGGCCTACCAGCACCAGTTGTCTGGTCTGAGGTGGTACGGATCGGTCCCCAGCGGACACTGGGCCACAACACCTTCCCAGCTATGCGGGTTGTAATCGGGATCTTCACCTTGCGGCAAAACGGGTTCCGGCTCCTCTCGCTCGAACTCCACCTTTTTGCGAAGTGCTACGAGATCCAGTTTGTTCAACCACTCAGTTGTTTCCTGCCATTCCTTGACTTCTTCTTCGGTGGGGTCTTCCGTTAGGCGGAAGCCGCGACATGACCCGGTTGGGTGTTCTGCGGACCACTGGTAATCCTTCAGTTCTTCTTCAGAGAAGTCTTTGGTGAGGATGCGGCTGCCCACGACATACCGATCATCGGCAGCGACGGCGGCAGCAGTCTGGTAGAATTGAAGCTCTTCCTCGGTGAAGTCATCACTGCGGGTGATTTTCATCAGCCGCGTCATGATGAGGAAGTCTTGCTCTGCGTGTGTGGTGGTCTTGATGTCCTGGGCCTTGTAGCCCATCAGTTCAATCTCAGCTTTCAAATGATCGTGCATAGTCCTCCAATTTGGGGGGGGCGATACACATACACGATAGCCGAATAGCTGTCTCTGAAACCTTGCAGACTTACGGACAAGTATTTCTCAGCGCGTTTTCCAGGGTTGCAATCTGCCCCTCGTAGAACGCTTTGGCGTAGGCGATGGCGTCTGCTTGACTGCAAAGCTCATTGCCGTTGAAGTAGGCGTTGAATGAGTCCTTGTACAGAAAAATAGGCGACATGTCGTTACCATTGATGAACTTCATCATCGCTTCCTTGATGGCGTGCGGCTCCAGAATCCCCTTCTTTGCCTTGGGAATGAAGTATACGACTGACCCTTCGGCGAAGTCGTATTCGTATTTCTTGATGATTTTGAAAGCAGCACAGCCGCCGATTTTGATACTCATTATCCCTCCGAGATTACTGCGAGCCGCGACAGCTTGCTTTTGGCCTTGAGGATAGCGTCATTGATCTCGGCTTCATTGCCGTGAACATCCTTCTGGACAATAATGACACCCTTTGGCGGGTTGGGTAGCGGCGTCATGCTATTTAGCCGCGACAGTTGTGCGGTTGCTTTTTGGATAGCTGTATTGAGGGATTCGTTGGCTGGAGAATGTCGTTCAATAACGACAACACCCTTTGGCGGATCGGGCAGCGGTGTCAAGCCATCCAGATGAGATAGCCGATCCATGTATTCGCCGGCCAGGGCCAGCATCTCTTCGCGAACCTTTGGCGAAGAGTAGACGACGACGGTCTTCTTGGGCTTTTCTCTGTTGATTATGACAACAACAGCCGCAATGCCGCCGATGGTGAACCCACCGCTGCCCTCGGCGTGCAGCGTGTAGGTTCCCATGTTCAGATTTTGCAAGGCATACCAGTACAGCATGCCTTATTTACCGCTGCTGGCCGTTACTTCTTGGTGAGTGTGACCTGAATGTCGCTGATCACGTTCCAGTAGTGGCGAATTGCGAAGTTTCGAGCCTCTTCGGAGCGGTTGGCCCAGTCCGGGGTCAGGACGTAGCCGTAGGTGAAGTCGAAGTCGCAGGTGATGGGGTAGTGATCCAGCCTGTTGACCTTCCGCCAGTCCTTGTTGTAATACAGGAAGCTGGCCTCGGAGATGGCGCGGACGTGCGTCGGGTCTTGCCAGCACCGCATGGACGTGTAGTACGGTGCAATGACCGTCAGTTTTGCACCCGGTTTCATGATCCGGTAACACTCATCCATGAACTTCATAAGACAGCCGACGTGTTCGACAAAGTGGGAACAGAACGCCTCGTCTACCGAGTTGTCTTGGACTGGCCAGGGGTAGACGTTAAGGTCGTGGACAATATCCACGCCCTCGCAAGGTGCGATGTCTATGCCGACGAATCCTGGCTGTTTGTTCTGACCACAGGCAATGTCCAGCTTGACCACGACAGGAGCGGCTTCCGCCGGGGTCGCAGTAGGAGCGGGGACCATTGGAGGAACAGGCTGGATCTTGTTTTTCTTTCCCATTTCGTTTCCTTTCACCCTTTCAGGTAATCTTCGATGGCTTGTTTTCCGACCTTCTCGTACCATCCTAGATGAGTGTTGCATGTCATGCAGATCATGCCTCTGAACTCGCCGGTTGTGTGATCGTGGTCACAGTGAAGCGGCTTGATTTCCTGGCAGATCTTGCACTTCCCATCCTGAGACTTAATCAAGGCGTCACGCTCTTCGAGCGTCAAGCCATACGTCGTCATGAAGTGATGCGCACGCTTCTTTTCAACGTGCTTGTGCTTGTTCCTGGCGTGGCTTTCCCGTGCCAGTTCATTGTGCCTTGCCCTGTTCTTCTCCCTCCAAGCTCTCATGTACTCGCAGCGTTTCCGTCGCTGTTCGTCAGTCTTGGCGTGGTCGCGTTTCTTCGCCCGGTAGGCTTCTACGTCTTTGAGACGGTATCTCTCGTACTTCGTGAGTCCGTCATTGATTGGTGTCTTGCTCATGCCCAATTATAGTGGGCTACTATCAGGCTACCAAACAATATCCGCGCCAACGTCGTAGTGTCCGACCTTGACGCGGGTATCACAGGCCATCTTGTATCCCTGCCTGTGAGCCTTCTCAAAGAAGAACAAATCCTGAGTGTATGCTCTTGCTCCCACGCCAGGAACAAAATCCTGACATGTTTTGAACCAGGGTTTCTCGATCTTGCCTTCCTTGAAGACTGACATCTTGAACAGAGTGAAACCCATGCCGAGTCCACAGCACGCCTGAATTGTATCCGGCCTTGGAACCTGGGGAATGAAGTTGAGAGGGATTGACTTGGGGTCGCCGTAGATCATTGGCTGCCCGCCTTCGCCCTTTGTCCAGTACAGACCACCGATCACATCGAATTCCTTCATGCCTTCGTAGAGCTTCAACAGACCGTCCGGCGGCGGCAGGTTGTCTTCTTCGAGCGTCAAAATGTACTTCCACTTGCCGAGTTCGGGGTGGTTGACGATGTTCTCGATGGTGTGGTTGTACGCTTCCCCAACTTCCATGTTGATTGCGAAAATGCGGAAGAACTTCTGGTTCATGGGCGTCATCATGCCCATCCAGCTTTGCACGACTTTGGCGGGAATCATACCCCTGGTCGGCACAACACATACGGTGGAAACGTCCTTGTAGGTGTTGCCCTTCATCAGTCTACCGCTGGCGTCCCCAGAATTGTGAACACCAGCGGTATCTTGGAATACGATTTGTGGTTTCATGCCATCATTATAGTCTGATGGCTCAGAAGAATCACACGCCTCTCAGCATCCAGTAGTTCGACCTAAAGGCCGAAGTTGACTGGGTAGACAGGTTGGCGATGGGCAGCGAACTCGGCAGCGGGAAGAACGTCGCCGCGTTGCTGACCGAGGTAAACGTTGTGGAAGCAGCACCCCAGCCATACAACGAAGCATTGGTTACGTTCGTTGCAGCACCCATTTCGAATAGGTGTGTCGCAGATAGTTGGGCCTGTTGCACCCACCCGACATGGCTAAGAACGTTCGCATTAGACGTAAGCTGGTAGAAGCCCTTGACCAGCCAGTAATTTCCACCCGACAGCGTGATGTTCTGGCCCGCGTCATCGAGTTCAACGATCCTTGCCGCATATGCGCCTGCTACCGAGCTAATCGTCACGCCGTTTGCACTGGCGATGCTGCCAGCCGATCCGGTAATGCCGGCCCAGCCACGGGCGTCCGACGATTGGCCGGCTGTACTGAACGTAAACACGCTGTAGATGACGCTTGTCTGCGAGTTCTGCGAGACAACAACACCGCCGTAAAAATCTTGCACCAGCGACAGGTTCGCACCGTTGAGTGTGTACAGACCGAACGACCACATCTGCGTAGCAGAACCAGTTCCAGCAGACGTGTTGTTGGAAATGACGGCCTGAAGTTTGGAGAAGACAATCGGGGTCGGGATCATCACCGGCTGGGCATACAGAGTGAACGTGTAGCCGCTCTGTGTTGAGTTACCACCCGCACCAGCCGACGTGCTACCGCTACCGTAGGTCGATGCAGACGTGCTGACTGGCAGCGGCGACGGCCATAGCGAACCGGAAATATGGTTAGGGCTGCTGATCGTGATAGACGCCCCATTCTGGCTCAGGGTAATGTTGTTACCACCAGCCAGAAACAGCGTGCCGCTGGTGATGTTCGAGTAACCCGCACCAGCCGACGTGCTGTTGCCGCCGCCGATACTGGCCGCGATGCCGCCGCCGCCCGCACCAGCCGAAACGGTGATCGTAGCACCACCGGCATTTGTCGATTGCGACAGCGTGACGTTGTTGCCGCCGGCCAGGACCACGTTTCCTGTGCCGTACACGCCAGTGCTTCCAGCCGTGTTGCCTACGGTGGATACACCGACGTTTACGCCGCCAGCACCCGCACCAGCAGAGATGGTGATCGCGTTGCCGTTCTGCGACAGCGTGATGTTGTTTCCACCAGCCAGCGTCAGTGTTCCGCTCGAAACCTGAATGTAACCAGCACCTGCCGAAGTCGAGTTGCCGGCCAGTGTCAGGTTGTGCAGGTTCTGTGTTTGGGTCGTCTGTGCTACGGTGTTGACGCCCGAGATCGTAACGGCATTACCGTTCTGGCTCAGGGTAATGTTGTTACCACCAGCCAGCGTCAGCGTGCCGCTCGACACCTGTGCCATTACGCCAGCGGTATTACCGCTCAAGGTGACGTTGTGCAGGTTTTGCGTCTGCGTCGTCTGGTTGAAGGCAGAGATCGTAACGGCATTACCGTTCTGGCTCAGGGTAATGTTGTTACCACCAGCCAGCGTCAGCGTACCGCTTGAAACCTGGGCCATCACACCAGCGGTGTTGCCGCTCAGGGTGACGTTGTGTAGGTTCTGTGTCTGCGTTGTCTGGTTGAAGGCTGAGATCGTGATCGTCGCACCACCAGCACCCGTCGCCTCAGAGAGCGTGACGTTGTTGCCACCAGCGAACACAATCGTGCCTGTGCTGAACGTACTGCTCGTACCCGCTGTATTGCCCAGGTTCGAGATACCACCCGCTACACCTGCAACCGTGTTCGGACCCGAGATGGTGACAGCGTTGCCGTTCTGGCTCAACGTAATGTTGTTACCACCAGCCAGGGTCAGCGTTCCAGAAGAAACCTGTGCCATGACACCGGCGGTGTTACCGCTCAAGGTGACGTTGTGCAGGTTCTGGGTTTGCGTTGACTGGGTGATGTTCGCGCCCGAGATCGTAACGGCGTTGCCGTTTTGGCTCAACGTGATGTTGTTACCACCAGCCAGGGTCAGCGTACCGCTGGAAACCTGTGCCATCACACCGGCGGTGTTACCGCTCAAGGTGACGTTGTGGACGTTGCTGGTCTGCAATGTCTGGTTGAAGGCCGAAACCGTGATTGTCGCGCCGGCAGTGTCCGTTACCTGTGATAACGTAATGTTGTTGCCGCCAGCGAACACCAAGTTGCCAGTCGATATTACACCAGTGTCTCCAACAGTATTGCCTGCATTGGACACGCCAGCACTTAGTCCAGCACCGCCTGCCCCGCCAGAGATTGTGACGCTTTGACCGTTTTGGCTCAGGGTGATGTTGTTCCCGCCAGCCAAGATCAACGTGCCGCTCGAAACCAGAGCCAACACGCCAGCCGTGTTGCCGCTCAGGCTTGCCGCGATCATGTTCTGCGTCTGCACAGTCTGGACAGGTGACGAGATTGTGAGGGTGATGCCGCTTACGCCCGTTCCCTGAGACAATGTAATGTCGCCTGCTCCTACAAGTTGCAACGAGCCGTTATCCAAGGTTCCAACATCGCCGTCCGTGTTGCCGCCGATATTGTAGAAAACCAGCGACGGGTGAGTTGCGCCCAAGATCGAGACGGTGTGTCCGTTTGTGCCTGTAATTTGCGACAGCGTGATGTAGTTTCCGCCGCCGGCTAGTACCAGCGAACCGACACTCATGGTTCCAGCATCACCGACTGTGTTGCCTGCGATGCCGCCGTAGTAGATTCCGCCATCAGCCGAAGGACCGTTGATGGTGATGTATGGTGCGCCCTGGGACAACGTGATGTTGTTGCCACCGACTAAAATCAAGTTGCCTGTGCTGAATGTTCCGGTAAAGCCCGCTGTGTTGCCATCCGTAGACACACCGAAACCCTGGACGTAGTCTCCAGCGACGACCGAAAGGGTAACACCGTTGCCGTCTGTGGTCTGTGACAGCGTGATGTTGTTGCCGCCGGCCAGTACGAGCGTACCAGAAGTCATAGTCTGAGCAATACCGGCTGAGTTGCCTTGTGGGCCACTGTAGCCGATCCCGCCGCCACCGCCAATGATGGTTATGGCGTTTCCAGAAGCCTGTGACAGCGTGATGTTGTTGCCGCCAGCGAGCGTGAGTGTACCCGACTGGATGAGAGCAGTTGTTCCGGTAGTATTGCCGCCGATTTGTTCAAACAGCGGCGGATTGAATACTGGCATTGATTACATCTCCGTTACTCTAACTGTCACGGTCGCGCCATTTCCGAGTGCTTCAATCGCACCACAGTAGACGGGGACCGGCAGTTCAAACAGAGCGTGTGGTTGCAGTTCGACGGTGAAACTGGTCGCAGATGCCGTCGTGCCAAACTTGATCCACACACTGTTGGTACTGCTGTCGTTGTGAAACATCGCCATGCGACGTGACGTGTTCGACGCCAATAGTTGAGTGCTGGTTACGTTGGATGCGGTGACGTTGGTGCAGGTAGCGGAAGTAATTGCCGTACCATTGATGTCAACGTTGATGTCTGACTGATCAGATGCGATTACAACGGGACGGCTGTTGGCCGCAGTCTGTTGGCCTTGAGCCGCTTCGCGCACGACAAGGCCCGCAACCGAGCCACCCGGCAAGCCTGTTGCAATGGTGGCTGTCTGCGACACGCCATCGGTGATTTCGATGGCTTGAGCTTGGTCAATTCGAGTTAGGTCGCCCATGACATCCTTTCAGATCCACTAACTATTAGTGTTCTGCGCCAAAGATTGTCGCGTACACGTCCTGGGCCGAACCAGCATTGTTCTGAATCTTGATGTTGACCACGGTTGTAGCCGCAACCAAGATTGGCTGTGGGAATGTCACGTTCAAGAACGGCGAGGCGGACGAGAAGAATCCGACCAACACCTGTGTCGGTCCAGCACCGTAATCTACTGTGACTTTGCAAGGACCGCCCGAAGCAGCAGCCGTGAATCCCTTCCAATAGAGCGTCTTGGCAGTCGTTACCGTGTATGAGATTGTTCCAGTAGATGCCGACGCGATAGTTGTCGCGGTCCCGGCAGAAGTCACAATTTGTGAGGTTTCTGGCACAACCGTGACAGAACCCGATACTGGCTGTGTTACCGATGTCGCTCCGATGGTGACGGTCGGCGAGTTGCCAACTGTGACAGTCTGAGACGAAAGCGTGACAGTCTGAGACGACAGTGTTACAGTCTGAGACGAAAGCGTCACCGTGCCTGTTACTGTTTGTGTACCGGATGGCACACTGGTTACTGTTGAAGTACCCTGAAGTACAACTTTGAGGTTGGCGTTTACATCGCCTTGCAAAGCGGCTGTCTGGCCGTTTGTAAGTGTTGGCGCGGCTGTGTTGTAAACTACAGCACCAACGAGGGCGCGGGTCGGGGCCGCGCCAGCACCGATGGAAGACTCGGCATTGGTCGTCACTGTCTGAGACGACAATGTCACTGTGTTCGATGACAGGGTGACGGTCTGCGAAGACAGTGTCACTGTGCCGGTGACGGCAGCCGTTCCTTGAACGGCGACCTTGGTGTTGCCGTTCACATCCGACTGTTGTGCAACTGTTTGGCCGGTTGTCAACGTGGGCTGCGTCGAGTTGTACTGAATGGCGGTTACCAACGCCTTCGACGGTGCAGTGCCGGCGGCGAGGTTCGTATCAGCGTTTGTGGCTACGGTCCATGTACCAGATTGAACTGCCGTGACGGTCTGAGAAGACAAGGTGACGGTCTGAGACGACAGAGTCACTGTGCCGGAAACAGGGAATGTGCCAGAACCGTAGGAGACGGCCTGAGTACCAGACGGCGTCGTTGTAAGGTTACCGGCGACCTTCAGGTTACCTGCGGAGTCAGACTGGAGGGCCAAGCCTTGGCCGTTTGTCGGGGTTGGCGCGGCTGTGTTGTACACCATGCCGACGAGCAACGATTTGGAACCGACTGTGCCGGGAGCAACTGTTTGATCGGCGGTGGTCGTCACCGTCTGAGACGATAATGTCACTGTGTTCGAGGACAGGGTGACGGTCTGCGAAGACAACGTAACCGTACCGCTGACTGGTTGAGTTACAGCACTACCATCGACCTTCAACGCTGAAGCACCGCTGATGGCTGCTGTGTTTGAGCCGTCAGTGATTTTGATCGGCAACTGTGTTTGGATGTCTGCCATTGTTCTCCTTGATTGCTAGGCTTGTGTTGCCGCTTACTTGCTTTCGTTCTTTTTCGCCTCAGCAGCGATTTCTTCCTTCTGCTGCTTGATGTTCTTGTCTGCTTCTTCGATGACCTTTTTCTGGGCCTCGATGTCTTCTTTGTTTCGTTGAATTTCTTCTTCGACCTCGATGATTCTGATCTCCCGAGCTTGTATGTTGGCGAGCGCCACAAGCTTGGCGTGTTCGTGTCGCTTGATGATCAGGTTTCGGCTTTTCGAGAACAGGTCGCTCATTTTTCTCCTTCGACACTTATGTACCGCTATGGATCGGTTTTTGCAAAACATCACCACCGAGGTCAGGTCACTCACGGGTAGCGGCAGAACCTCCGAAGCTATTTATGCTCTGGAGCAAACTATCTCTTGGGCCTTGGTTCAACTGGCCCTGATTTGGGGTGATAACTGTGCCGATCTACGCAAGGCAGAGTCATACCTGCGTACCGCGATCAAGGTGAATCCGGCAAGTTGGGCGTTCTACGTCAATCTTGCCCATGTTTTGAATCTGGGCTTCAAATTTGAAGAGGCAAAAAGGGCAGCGATGACCGCCCTTTCACTGGACGGACATTCCTACGAGACGTACTACAACCTCGGCGTAATCCTCAGCAACATGGAGGACCATGAGGGGGCTATCGCTGCTTACAAGAATGCCAACTCCGCGTTCGCGTCGGGCTACAATCTTGCAGCATACAACATTGCTTCGTCGTACCTGACGCTGGGCCGGTGGCAAGAAGGCTGGGAAGCTTATGAGACGCGGTTTGCCGCCTTCGAGAAGATCAAGATGATCCACGACCGCTTCCCTGTCCACTACAAACGCGGCGACAAAACCAAGGGCAAGACGATCTACGTCTACAACGAGCAGGGCGTAGGCGACCTGATTCAATTCTCAAGGTACTTACCGAAGCTGAAGAGCAGCACGGGAGCCAAGATCATTCTTGAATCCCAAAAGTCGATAGCAGATCTTCTTGCCAAGAACTTCAACCTCTCAGGTGTCGTTGCCAGAGAGGATGAGGTTTGGCCGATCCCAGAGGGTGTGGATTACGCAGTTTCAATCTGTAGCCTTCCTGGGCTGTTTGATGCTGGCACAAAAGCGATCCCCAACAAGCCGTACATCAAGTCTCCTGGGCGAGACGTTCCTGACGTACTGGACAGCACGGGGAAGTTGAAGGTGGGGTTGTGCTGGGCCGGCAACGCCAGCCACACGAACGACTTCCGAAGATCCATTCGTCTGAAGATGTTCGAGCCATTATTCGATGCCGACGTGAAGCTGTATTCTTTCCAAAAGGATGCTGCGGCATCGAGAAATTGGGGCGGCAAAACGGTGAATTTGCTTGCTGATTGTGGCCAAATTCCTGTCTTGGACATCAGTCCTTGTTTCAGGGATTTCAGCGACACTGCGTACTACCTCGATCAGATGGATTTGGTCATCACTGTGGACACATCCATTGCACACTTGGCTGGAGCGATGGGCAAAACGACGTGGTTGCTGGTTGACAAGTTGAACGACTGGCGTTGGTTGCTGAACGTGGAGAAAAGTGAGTGGTATCCTTCGATGCGTATCTTCCGACAGGAGAGGTTGTTTGAGTGGGAGCCGGTTGTGGCTCGGGTTGTCAAGGAACTAATTGCATTCCGAAGTCAGCGACCGGATCAAAATCAATCTCCCGCTTGTGACAAAAGAGGTTCATCGAAATCACATTCCCGAAAACGTTCTCGCTGACGCCTTTCCAGTTGTTTGGGTTGAAGAAGGGTGCGCAATGCAGGTACATCTTGTAACCTTTCGATCTGATGAAGTCCCGCAACGCTACTGACTTTTCTTCACGGTCATCTTCCACGATGAGGTGTGGACTCATCTTGTCGAGGGTGTTGACGGCTCCTTCCAAGACGCCGAGTTCCATTCCTTCTACGTCGATCTTGATCAGTCCGCACTTCTGGACCCCGAGGTTGTCGATGGTGTTCACACCTACCGGGTAGTGAGGGCAGTTCGAGTAGTCTTTGTCGAGTTCCAGACCGCCGAAATTGTTGGTCTTGACAAGGTCGAGTTCAGGCACGTTTAGAACGCCAGTTGTGCTGCTCATTGCCTGCTGGTAGCAGAATACATTGCGGAGGTTGTTGATGGCGATGTTGCCGGCCAGGGCGTAGAAGGCGGTGCGTTCCGGTTCAAATGTCATCACGATTCCGGCGTGTACAATCCGTGCAAGCGGAACCATGAGTGAGCCAATGTTTCCGCCCACCTCGATGACGGTATCGTCGGGTTTCAAGACCTTGGTGTAGAGACGGACTTCTTCTTCGGAGTATTCGCCATAAACGTCGAAGGACTTTCCCTGCCATACGTCCTTGTGATTGTAGATCATCAGGCCGTGCTTGCAACGTTGGATTATGTTCATGTGCTACCTTAGTTACGAGTCTACCAGATAGCCGAGAATGGTCGCTTCAAAATTAGCCTGGATGCCTGTCGCCCCGTGTAGGACTTTGATGGTGACGGTTGAACCGCTTGGAATGGCTGGCCGGACGACACTGAATAAGACCGACTCGGATAGTTTGGCCACAGACGTGCGAACGATGATGATTTGGCTGCTGCCGTAGTAGAAGCAAAACCGTGCGTTCACATCGCCGGAAACATAGAAGCTGGCGACGTAGAGAGTCTTGTTTGCTGGAACGGTGTAAGTTGCGACTGTTGATTCGGGGCCGACCGGAACCAGGGTGACTGTGCCGCACTCCCACAGGGCTGTGCCGGGGTGTTCTTTGCCGACGATGTTGCGAACGACAGCACCATAGGCATCTGCGGCTGGGTCTGCGTTGATTACAGGTACGAGAGATTCTGGAGTGTCGCCGCCGATGACGACGCGGGGCCGCTTACGATCTGTCGGACTCGTCGGGAATACAACTCCCGTCTCGTCCATCGTACTGCCGCCGGCCCCAACGTTTAATGTTGTGAATTCGTCAGACACATTCCTCCTCAGCCTTTATTTACCGTCGCCAACCATTATTCGATGACGTTCAAAGAGCGTGAACAGGAATAGGTAGGCTTGTTCGCCAATGCCTGGGGAGGTTGATTCACTATTGCCGGCCACATTTAGCACAGACCCCTCGACCCATCGTAGCCATGCCAGGGCTTCTTCGAGCTTGTCTTCAGTTGGGTGGACTTTGAAATAGGGCTTCTGGAACTTGCGGATGGCGTTGAATGTGCAGCGTTCGCCCGGAGACTTGAAGTCGGAGGCGAAGAGGAGTGTGGCGTCGGAGTCGATGACGTTGGCCTCGGTGCGGGCCTTGTAACCGGCATAGCATTCCTTCATGCCGTACATTTCCTCGAACTCGGGGCGTGGACCGTCGAGGGTCTGCCAGCCGTTCGGCATCCAACCGCCTGTCGGAAAGCCAAGTGCTTTGGCAGCGCGAAGAGCAGCTTGATCCGACCCGTTTTGACCGCCCGAGATGATCTTTGTGATCTTCATGGTCTTCTACCCCTTGATTGCCTTCATCTTAACGAAAAACTACCATGATTTCCATAGTGAAACACGTCATCAGGGGTTTACAACTTCCCTCTGAGGCGTGTATAATTGGACGAGTCGAGTGAGAGGTCTTTGGGGAACCCAGACGGGGCTGGTCCAGCAGTGACCGGGCCGTTTTCGACAGCAAACGAGTGGTAGTCCTGCTTTTTGCCGCCGATGTGGAGGACGGGCGGGAGGCGGATGAGGTTGTTGATGCACCATTCAAGTGCCTCTGACATGTCTTCAACCCACATAGCGGTCGTGAACACGTCATTCCAAGCGACGGGATACGGAAATGGCTTCGGACGGAATGTACAGCGAATGATGCGGGTCATAGAACCCCATTTGTCGCCGCTTTCAGCACATCGTTCCGCTCCCGCCAACAGAGCTTCACGCTCACCCATTAACTTGGTCCACCCGTAGTGATTCCAGGGACACGGCTCGTCGCCTTCGTTGTAATTGCCCTTAGTACCGTCGAAGACATGATCGGTTGAAACATACAACATGAACGGGCTGACTTTGGCGATATTGCGTGTACCTACCACATTGGCTCGGTAGCACTTCTCTCGCTCGACTTCAGCCCTGCTAGTGGCCGTGTATGCGGCGAGATGGACAACAACCACGTCACCTGGGTGTGCCTTCAGGATCGGTGTGATGAAGTCTTTTGTGGCGTTCTCGTCTTCGATGTTAAAATGTTGACGGGTGGCCCAGATGTAGTTGGGGTTGGCCCCCACTCTCTTACGAAGAGCAGATCCCAGGAGGCCGTTCGAGCCGGTGACGATAATCATGTCAGTAAAGGAGAATCGTGAGAAAGAAAAAGCCCACCCTTCATGCCATAGGTGATATTCACGGCATGCTCGATGAAATGGTCATCAACCTCGAAGAGAAAGGCGTCGTTGACGGCAACGGCGACTGGAAAGCGAGGAACGGAACCCTCGTCTTGATTGGCGACCTTACCGACCGTGGCCCACAAGGCTACGAGGTCATGAAAAAGGTATATGACCTGAAGCTCCAGGCCGAGCAGAAGAAGGGCGAGGTAGTTGTCACGATGGGGAATCATGACGTTGGCTTCCTCAACTGTGCTGTCTTCTTGATCCGTAGGCCAGAACTGCGTGAACGGTTTGCGGCTCTGATCCCGAAGAATGAAATGCACGACCGCAAGAAGTTCTTTGAGATGTCGTCTGCCGATCCCGCATCGTACAAGATGGCACGCTATACCAAGAACGGCGAGGCCATGAATGTCATACTCACCTACGCACAGCAGCCTGAACTTCCAAAGCCGCAAGGCATTGATGAGAACATGCTGCCGGATGAGCAGCGAGAACTTCGCGTTTTCCAAGACCAGATCGGCGACATGCTTTACAACGGCATGAACCTCGAAGATTTGCTGTTGGTGACCGAGTCGAAGGAACTCATGACCTGGGCTGTAACGTGGCCGGCAATGTTCAAGAAGAACAACGTGCTGTTTCAGCATTGTGATTCTCATCGGGCCTACAAGTACCTCGAACGTGTTGCCGAGGAGTTCGAGGGAACACCGATGGAGAAGGCCAATCACGCCACGACGGGCATCATGTTACACCCAAGCTGTGCGCCGGCTTTTGACCTTTGGGGCGTACTGACATCGGGCCGTTACTGGGAAGACAATCAGAAGAACATCCCAAGTCACATCGAGTATTTCGCTCCGGGTGCGACGATGGTCGCCCACGGACATACGCGATTGTTTGGTGAGTTCTTGCCGAGCTTCTATGCGGAAAACAAAGCCGTCAATCTGGATGTGGGATTGGCCTACAGCCCACACCATCTCGGTAAGACGGGCCGGATGGTTGATTTGACGGAGTATGCAAAAGCAAAAAGCCGGGCTGCTCGCCCGGCTTGATTCGCTCCCTATCGTGCTTCTCTCAGGGGGAGATCACTCTGACCTCCCCCGCGTCCACACCTCACGCCTTTTCGGCGACGTGACTCTTCGGGTTATTTGTCCTTGATCTCGTACTTGACGCCGTCCACGGTCAGCGACTTCAGTGTCCGGTGATCGACAAGACGGGTGCGGCCCTTCTTGTCGTTCTGGTCGATGTCGAGATCTTCGACCATCGAACGGCCCAGGAGTGCTTCGTGGCTGATGAGACGACCGCGAAGCGTTCTCTCCTGGCCATCCTGCTTCTCGAACACGACCGTGAACGGTCTGTTCGTGGACTCGATCAGAAGTTGTGCGCACTGTGTCTTCGTGACCTTCACCGTCTCGGCAGCTTGGTCAGCGGAGAGAGCGTTCACGATCAGACTCTTGCCATTCACATCGATGCCGCCGGTGTCGCCGACTACATCGCGGACGGAAAGCTGCTCGCCATTTCGACGCACGTCTTCAACTTTGACGTAGTAGGTGATGGCCATCAGGTCGCCCTTCTTCACCAAAGAAGGGTCCGTCTTGTTGGTTTTCCGAATGTCAGCCGTGTCGATTTTGCTCATGTTTTCCTCCGGTTGAAGTTCCTGCATCCTATATCGTCCGTTCTGGCCTTCTTGTCAATAGATACCTTTCATGAATGGCTTCAAAAAATGGCTGGAAGACCTGAACCGTCGTGAGGAAGATCCTGACGCTACGGCTGTATGGGTTGACAAAGCACAATCAGGCAGCCGCACTGACCAGATGGTGTCGCGTCACGCCCAGAACACCACGCCGGGCGGCGGAACCGCGTCAACTGTGAGTAACACGCCTCACGAATGGGAAGCCGAAGACGCCACGCTGATTCAGAAGATCTCTCTCCTGATCAGCCCGCCGGACCCAAGGAGATACCCGCAGTATGCAGGCAAGCCCGGCCTCGATGGCGCACTCCTCGACCGGAGGAAGGACGGCAAGGCGAGGGTGGACGCTCAGGGTACACCGGGATACATGTCGCCAGAAGAAGCTCGCAAGAGGTTCAACGTCACCTACGAGCATGACGCAGACTCAATGGAGACGCTTCTTGATATGTGCGCCGATCTGTTTGTATGGCTTGACAAGCCGTGCAGATCGCTTGCGAAGCTGTGGTTGAACTTCCGACAGTTCCTGCACATGAACGAGTCTTCAAAGCCGCACGTCGTCAACTACCAGACCAACATCATGCGGATGAAGGACGCCTACAAGATTTTCCCGCAGGTGGATGAGCTAGTCCAGAAGTGCAAGGACTCTGATAAGCATGCCGATCTTATCGAAGCCTGGAACAAGTTCTACGCGGGGTGGGAGAAGTTGGCTCCGACCTTGAAGCATTACCTTGTGACATTCGAGAAGAACACGGCCAGGAGATAAATGGCCAATCAGAAAATCTCAGACTTTGCTGACGGCGGTGCAATCGATCCAGCGGATCGCTTTTGCGTCGTGCGCGGTATCACCAACATCACCATCGCCGGATCACAGGTTCAAGGCTACCAGGGCCATCAGGGATACCAAGGTCATCAAGGGGATCAGGGATACCAGGGCCATCAAGGATACCAAGGTCATCAGGGCTATCAAGGTGATCAGGGTTACCAAGGTGATCAGGGTTACCAGGGAAACCAAGGGTATCAAGGACCGCAAGGCTACCAGGGAAACCAAGGGTATCAAGGCGATCAAGGTTACCAGGGACATCAGGGCTACCAAGGACATCAGGGCTACCAAGGACATCAGGGATTCCAGGGGCAGCAAGGATTCCAAGGTAACCAGGGAACTCAAGGTAACCAAGGTGCTGCCGGTGTTCAGGGTTCGCAGGGAACTCAAGGTTCGCAGGGCAGCCAGGGCAGTCAAGGCTCGCAGGGGTTCCAGGGAACTCAGGGCAACCAGGGGAACCAAGGGAACCAAGGTTTCCAGGGAACACAAGGCAATCAAGGCGGCACTGGTACGCAGGGAACTCAAGGCTCGCAAGGCAGTCAGGGTTCGCAAGGTTCGCAAGGTTCGCAAGGTTCGCAAGGCAACCAAGGCAATCAAGGCTTTCAGGGAACGCAGGGCAACCAAGGTGCTGCCGGCGGTGCTGGTACGCAAGGATCGCAGGGCAGCCAAGGCTCACAAGGTAGCCAAGGCTCGCAAGGATCGCAGGGCAATCAAGGTCAGCAAGGGTTCCAGGGAACACAGGGTCAGCAAGGCTCTGCCGGTGGCAGCGGTACGCAAGGAACTCAGGGCAGTCAAGGCAGTCAGGGTTCGCAAGGCTCGCAAGGATCGCAGGGCAATCAAGGTCAGCAAGGGTTCCAGGGAACGCAGGGCAACCAAGGTGCTGCCGGCGGTGCTGGTACGCAGGGAACTCAAGGCTCGCAGGGGTCGCAAGGTTCGCAAGGATCGCAGGGCAACCAGGGCCAGCAAGGGTTCCAGGGAACACAGGGTCAGCAAGGCTCTGCCGGTGGCAGCGGTACGCAAGGAACTCAGGGCAGCCAAGGATCGCAGGGTTCCCAAGGCGTGCAAGGTAGCCAAGGCAACCAAGGATCACAGGGTTCGGCAGGCTCACAGGGCAGCCAAGGGTCTGGTGTAAACCTTAGTGCTGTCGCACAAGACATCCTTCCGGCGACTGACAACACATACAACCTCGGCTCGGCTACCAAGCAGTGGGCCGCAATCTATGTTCAGGGCGCGACCATTTACCTGAGCGGTGTTCCGCTCTCGAACAGTGGCGGCACGTTGAGTTTCAACGGTAGCCCCATTGGCTCACAAGGTCCACAAGGCGGTCAAGGCTACCAGGGCAGCCGTGGTTCGCAAACGATCTCAGGCACTGGCGGCTCCACCTCTGCATCGATCAATGGCGACCTTGCCATTGATCCAGCAACAGGTGATGTGTTCCAGTACACGGGAGCAAGCGTTCCTGGCTCGCTCGTCGGCAACATCAAGGGGCCGCAAGGTAACCAAGGTAATCAAGGTAATCAAGGTAACCAAGGAACTATTGGTGTAGGCACACAAGGCAGCCAGGGGTCGCAGGGTTCTCAAGGCCAGCAAGGTCAGCAAGGCCAGCAAGGCTTCCAGGGAACGCAGGGGCAGCAAGGGGCTGCCGGTGGCGGCGGTACGCAAGGTTCTCAGGGCAGTCAAGGCCAGCAAGGCTTCCAAGGAACGCAGGGCAACCAGGGCCAGCAAGGCTTCCAAGGAACGCAGGGTCAGCAAGGCTCTGCCGGCGGTAGCGGTACGCAAGGAACTCAGGGCAGCCAAGGTTCGCAGGGAACTCAAGGTTCGCAGGGCAACCAAGGGCAGCAAGGTTTCCAAGGAACACAGGGTCAGCAAGGGGCTGCCGGCGGTACTGGCACGCAGGGATCGCAGGGATCACAGGGATCGCAGGGAACTCAAGGTTCGCAAGGCAATCAAGGTCAGCAAGGATTCCAGGGAACGCAGGGTCAGCAAGGGGCTGCCGGCGGTGCTGGCACGCAGGGATCGCAGGGCAGTCAAGGCAACCAGGGCTTCCAAGGAACGCAGGGAAATCAGGGAACGACTGGCACACAAGGCTCTCAGGGTTCTCAGGGTTCTCAGGGTAACCAGGGTAACCAGGGGCGGCAGGGCTTCCAAGGGTTCCAAGGCAGTCAGGGTTCGCAAGGCAATCAAGGAACGACTGGCACTGGCACACAAGGTACACAAGGCTCGCAGGGATCGCAAGGTTTCCAGGGGGCTTCTGGTGGGCAAGGCAGCGGAACTGGGCCACAGGGCGATCAGGGTGCGCAGGGTCCGCAGGGCGCGGCTGGCAATGATGGTTCGCAAGGTCCGCAGGGTCCGCAAGGCGATCAGGGTGCGGCAGGCAGCCAGGGTTTCCAGGGCTTCCAGGGCGATCAAGGTGCAGATGGCCAGCAGGGTCCGCAGGGCAGCCAGGGTGATCAAGGTGCTGAAGGTCCACAGGGGCCACAAGGCAGTACGGTCATTGTTGCCCCACCAGCGATGGCGGAATCGCCGGTGTTCGATGCAGCAGATTGGTCCCATCCGCCGCCCGAGGATTGGCCGGATGCCATCACTCGTTTGGCCAAGCTAGTCAAGAAGTTGAACGGAGGGGTTGGAGCCTGAGAACTATAATGAGATCATGAAGATCTCTGTTTTCACACCAACCCACAAGCTCGCCAACACAGAGGGGCATCTTGAGCGGTTGTACGAATCGCTCAAGCTCCAAACCTACACCAACTGGGAATGGGTCGTCGTTCCAAACAACGGCGGCTCATGCCCGGACTTCAAAGACGACCGCGTCAAGGTCTTCCCGACCAACGACTCATCCAACATCGGTTTCCTGAAGAAGTTCGCCTGCTCGAAAGCAACGGGCGAAGTTCTGATGGAGGTCGATCACGATGATGAGCTTTTTCCCGAGGCTTGTGAAGAATGTGTCGCAGCCTTCAAAGATCCCGATGTTGACTTTGCATACTCGAACACCCTGGAAGTCCGCGATGACTGGGAGTGTCGTCTTTTCGACAAGGTGTGGGGGTGGGAGACACAACCCTGTACCTACAAGGGTCGCGGACTTATTGCAATCAAGTCGTTCCCAGCAGACCCAAGATCAATCAGCAAAATCTGGTACGCCCCGAATCATTTCAGGGCATGGCGGACACAGTTCTACAACGAGATCGGCGGTCACAATCCCGATCTGAAGGTTCTGGACGATCAAGACATCCTTTGCCGGACGTACATTCACGGCAAGATGCACCAGATCGACAAGGCACTCTACGTTTATCATTTGCACAAGGACAACACCTGCTACGGCGAGTTGAACGCGAAGATTCAAGAAGACACCCTGATGCTGCACGACAAGTACATCGAAGCGTTGACGTTGAAGTGGGCCACGACCAACAAGCTCCGCAAGCTCGACCTGTGCGGCGGTCACAACAAGCCGCAGGGGTTCGAGAGCGTGGACGTTCTCAACGGTGACATCACCGCCGACCTCAATGCGACGTGGCCGTTCAAGGACGGCAGCGTGGGCGTCATTCGAGCCTCGGACGCCCTGGAGCATCTGAAAGACCCGATCCACGTCATGAAGGAAGCGTACCGCGTTCTAGCACCGAACGGCTGGTTCTTGACGAACACGCCGTCAACGGACGGGCGTGGTGCGTTCCAAGACCCGACGCACGTCAGCTTCTGGAACAGCAACAGCTTCTGGTACTACACGAAGAACGATCAGGCTCGCTTCATCAACACGCCGGTGCGGTTCCAGATGAGCCGCGTCAAGAACTACTTCCCGAGCGATTGGCACAAGCTGCACAACATCGTCTACGTCAAGGCTGACCTCGTCAAGTTCGATGGGCGGTCGCCGGGTTTGATCGAAATTTGAAGGCGATGTGAATTGACGGTGAAGAAGGACGTGTCTATACTATCCTAAACGATTCCCGCGATGTGCGGGTTCACAACCAAAGAAGGAGACAGTCATGGGTAAGGGCAACAACAGCCAGAAGAACGACAAGGCCAAGAAGAAGCCGAAGGCCGACAAGGGCAAGAAGGCTGCGGAGAAGAAGTCCGCCACTCCGAAGAAGTGAGGAAGGCCGAGTCGGAAACGAAAGAAGCGGGTCGCAATGACCCGCTTCTTTCGTTTCCGCACACTACATGTGCGGAGCAGACACAACTTCTTCGATGCGGATCGGCGTGGCCGGAATGAGCTTTGTCTTGAGCTTGCCGCCAGTGACCTCGAACTGGCACGGCGAGTCGTAGTTTGGCCGGCGGTGGTCATGACATTGGCCGGTTTTCTCGTCGTAGAAGCCGCAGTTCGGGCATGTGGCGTACATCTGCCAGTCGGTCGCAATCATGGGTAGCGTTCTGAGTTGCTTGCAATACATGTTGCACCTACCTTTCCGATAGATGTCATTGCAAAGACCGTGCCATTAGAGGTCGCCCCAGAAGAAGTCACCGCCCTTCACGCCCTTGTCATCGACGTAGTCGTCTGTCAAGAATTGACAGATCAGCGTTTCCGCTTCCTCCACCGAACAGTCATGTAGCCACGCCAGCCGATGCGCCGCGTCACGCTCGCCGAACCGCTCGATCATCTGGTTCAGATGGTTCTTGTTTTTGAAATGACACTTCAGGTCACCTATCGTCATCGTTCCTCCATCTTGAGACGCACTCCTTCGTCTCGCAGTCGAATTGAAGTCCATGAGCAGGGCAGGTGATCCGCCCATCCACGACCGGCATGCTCGACAAGGCCACACCCTTGTGCGGGCAGCGGTCGCACCCCTTCATCTTTTTGCCGGCGTGGTCCGCCACGAACTGTTTGCCGAAGCCGGTGAAGAGGACTTGGATGGGCATCTCACGCACGCACACCAGTTCCCTGATTTCGACCTCGCTCTCTGGCCGGATGGTTGAGTGAAAACTCCTCCGCTGTACCTCGTAGGCTGTGTACATGCTCTCCGGTGTGAAACGCGGGTCGATGTGGTAGTGGTGTGGCGTGCTTGGGTCGTCCTCGTAATAGACCTCGTCCACGCCGACAAACCCCGTTTCCGTTTCCTTCCACAGGGTCCGGTGACGTATGGCGTAGATGGAGTCTTGGTGCGAGGGCGTGAACACGGGCCACCAGTCTGCGGGGATATGGTGAGGCCCAATGTTCGACGGCCTGCCGTAGACGCATTCCACCTTGTAGGTTTCCCCCACGACGGGTGGAGTGCGTAGGCTCTTGACGTACTGGGTCATTTTGTGACTTTCCAATAGCCGGTTGTGTGATGCAGCGGGCCTTCCCAGACCACGCCGTTGCCTTGCCTTGTCGGAAGGCATTTTATCAGGTGCGGCTCGACCCACTTGGCATCTACTTCCTTGGAAGGCTGTGCTTGTTCCTTGATGCCGATGACGTTGAGGAGCAACTCTTCGTGAACGGCATTGATCTTTGGCGCAAGCTCCTTCATGGCGAGGCCGACCCGTTCGTGGAACGGCAGCTTGTCCGAAGCGTGGATGTAGAAGTACGTCTTCTGCTTCGACAGCGGGTTGGTGAACACGAAGCAAATCGGGTTCACCAGCATGGCTTGCCAAAGCTCACTTGGTAGCGGGCTGTTCATTCTTCTCCTTTGCCGGGACGGAAGCAAGCATGGCCTGGGCCGTGGTCATGTGCGGCGGCGCGACTTGAAGTTTGTGGTCCTTGTCGAGGTACGGCGTGGCCGTCTCCCCGGCGATCCACTTCAGGAACTTCGGATCAATGACGATGTCGGGTTCGTTCTCTCCCTTGGCGTATGTTGACGCAAGGTAGTGCGACTGGGAGAAGCGGTTCACATCCTCGCCGAACTCCTTCAGGGCCGCTTCTGCGACGACGGCGAGCTTCTCACGCAGGGACAGGCCGTGACGCTTGACTCTTACGGTCATGCTCCTGGGCTTGCCTTCTTCCACGTCGTAAAGCTCTTCGTGGCAGCCGAGGTTCTCGGTCTTGCCGGTGAAGGCGTCTGTCAGTACGCTGCCCTTGCCTTCTTTGTTGAACTTGAACACCCGCTTCTTCAGGTGAACGGTCACGTCTTGATAGCTCTGGTTGAGCCAGTGGTTGTCGAATCTCATGTCGTCTCCTTGGGTCCGAGTCCGCAGACTCTGGTTTCGTAGTAGTATTTTTCCGGGCGGGCAATCGCGGCCTTCATGGCTCTCCAGCCAACGTTGTCCAACACCTGATTCACAAGACTCAGGGTTGTGTCTTCTTCCGGCGACACACTTACACGCAGTTCCATCTTCATAAGCGGCATGTAGTGGTCTTTTTGCAGCACGTTCAGCGGCCACACCTTGCATCCGGTCAACGGGTCACGCACCCGCAGTCCCTTAATCCCGTGTTCCTTGAAAAGGGCCACGATCTTTTCGCGGGGCAAGTTTCTGACGATAGCTTCTGCGAAGTCCCTGGCGTCGTCCCCGTGCGACGGCCCGTGGCCGTCCTGCTGGGACGGGTGCGTGAACTCGATTTCCAAGATCATCAGGTTTGGTTGGTTGTCTGCCATCTTCGCCGATAGCAGATCGAGGTGCATGAAATGAACCATTAGTCCTTCACGTTGAAAGTCTTGGAAATAGACGTTAGCCCATCAGCCGAGTCAATGTTTATCTTGACTCTGTTTGCGACCGGGTCTTGCACCAGTGAAACGTTGATGGTTTCAAGCGGATCAAAACCTTTAACGAACTGTTGAACCATGTCCATCAAATAAGCCGGCGTGATGCCAGGAAGGATCAGTTCCTTCTGGTTCATTTGTTGCTTGCGAAAATCGACAATCTGCTTTCTTGTGTACCTTCGATGGCCTTTGGCTGTGAAGTGGGGCTTGATCCTTCCTTGCTCCTCCCAGGTGCGTAATGTCTGCTGTGAGATACCAAGCATCCTTGACGCCGAACCGATGCTCATCAACTCGTCGGTATCCTTGGTAGAAGGAAGATTGTTCGCGATCTCGATCCACTTCTGGCACTCTGCTCCAGCCGTTGTGACTTCGGCGTCTTTGAACTCCAAGACGGCCTTGTTAAGGTCGAGTGGCACGTTACCGCTTGATTGCGCCTTGGCGATGAAGTCGGTGAGTTCTGGCTCTGGTTTGTACCACTCGCCCTTAATACGCAGATGACCAAACTTCTCATGCAGCCTCATTTCATCTGCAATGCTGCCGTGAACCGTCGCCAGTAGCTTCAGTGTGTTTGGATTGCAACACTTCAAGTTTGACTGCCGCATGGATAGGTCGTTGGTAAAACCTATCTTGATAGCGCCAGAAGACTCTTCTTGGATGAAGTAAATGGTTTTTCTTTTCATGCAATATCTAAGCATCACCGCAGCAAATTCTACAATAAAAAGTAGATTTTCTTTGCCCAATGAAAAAGGCCGGCATGTTGCCGGCCTTTTTGTCAGGCTGGAGGTTTCCAGCCGGTGATTTTGGTCGCGGTCCAGAAGTCGTCGGCGAACCACGGGTTGGAGATGTAGTCGTAGGGCATCCAGAAGCTGCCGTTCAGACCCCAGCGGTAGCCCCAGGAGTTGCGGCACTTGACCATGCGGGTGTAGTCGTCGTAGGCGAACGCCAGCACTGCGTGGCCTCCCAGGATCAACTCTCCCTGTCTTGGCATCGGCATGATGCCGCCGAGCCTGACGGCGTCCGTCTCGAAGGACTCGTAGACGGTGAAGCCGAACATGATCGGGTAGCCGAGTGAGATGCAGGAGCGGATGTCATCCATCTTCTGCCGCACCTGCATCGGGTCGAGGACGAGGTGTTGTCTGCCGTTGGCTTCGACGTTGGCGGTTGGCTTGACTTGGAACCTGCTGATGATGTAGGGCCAGTTGACTTCGTTCGGGACGCCACGGTTTTTCATCATGGTCGCGGTAGCCGACAGTGATGCGCCGGTGTCGTCCATAACGTTGCTCTCGGCCAGCCGGGTCCAGTAGTACATGGCCAGCCGGGCGGGCAGGTAGTTCTTCCAGCCGAGCTTCTTGGTGAGAAATTGGGCCAGACCGCCGCCCGCGTTTGCGGTGCAGGAGCCGAGGTTGCCCTGGTCGTAGACCGGCGGCATGCCTGGGCCGAGGTCAGCCCTCATGGGTGCTGCGGTCGCTGGCGGGATTTCAAATTGCTTGCCGCCGAAAACGGGCAAGCCGCGTTTCCAACCGTACTTGTGAGTGATCGGGTTTCCCATGTGCCTCCAGTTGAGCTATTTATGCCTAGCCGTTCATAATGAACATGACTACTTCGTGGGCCTCCCCCAGCGGTACTTTGTTCTCTCGGATGATGGTGTGGACCTTGTCGTGACAACCCCGGCACAGCGGTTCGACCTCGTTGTGCTTCTCACGTCCCAGGTTGGCGTAACTGGTGTGGTGGAGGTCGCGGGCCGGCTTGCCGCAGCAGTAGCAGATCTTCTTGTGCTTGGCGAAGTAGGCTTCGCGGAACTCTAGCCAGTGGTCTGATTTGAGGTAGGCCGCGTAGCTGCGGAAGCCAAGCGACTTGAGTTGCAAATCGAACTTGGTCTTGGGCTTCTTTCGACGCTTGCGTCTCTTAGCCATCGTACCTGATTTCGTAGTCTTCGTCATGCGTCTTGTAGGTCAGCATGGCTCTGGCCTTCTGGACGTTGATGATCTGCGGGTCGATCAGTTTCACGTCCTTGTTCCACTTCACTTCTTCCGGGTAGCCAGCGTAGGGCGGGACGTTGGTCTTGAACACAATCGCGACCACCGGATCTTTGTCTGTCGTCTTGATGTGTGTCAACTGAGTCCCAGGAATCCACTGTCCGTAGGTCACGGAGATGGCGTCAACGCTGTCCGTGCCGAACTTGGGGTACGGCGGGTTCATCTTCAACACACCGTCGTGCAGGATTTGTTCAGCCCTGGATTCGGTGGTGAAGTGGATGAACGAGTCCTCTGACACAGAGATGACTCGCTCGACAGACTCAAGCCATGCGCGGAAGTTCATGTCCTATTTATCACGCCCACTACATAATGACATGGGATACCATGAGACGTTAGGTGTACCTCCGACCGCAACACAGGAGGAAATCAAGAAGGCATATCGCCGCATGGCGATGAAGTACCACCCTGACCGCAATCCGGGTGATCTGGAAGCCGTCGAGATATTCAAGAAGGTGCAGGAGGCTTTTGAGTGGCTGTCCGACGAGAAGCGTCAGCCGCACCAGACGCAGCCTGGGTACAAGCAAACGTACCAGACCAAGCCGCCCAAGCCCAGGTCGAAGGACGACTGGATCAGGGATGCACCGCCGCCTACTCACGACATCTGGGGCGATCCCATTGGTCCCCATGCTGCGAAGCCACGTCCCCAGCCTCGGCCCGCTCCCAGGCCGATGGCCAAGTATGAGCCTGAGCCGCCAGAGATTGATCTATGGGCTGCGATGGAAACCAAGTCAGAGAAGTACATCAAGCGGTACTGGAAGGAGTACCATCGCTTGAAGAACGCGATGGCTTATGAGGAGCCTGAGAAGTTTTGGCAGGCTCTGGAACAGTGGGTGGCGAAGAACAAGTGATCTGTTCGACGCGACGGTTGAGCTTGGCCCAACCATGAGGGTCAGTGTAGGCCCAAGACCAGAACCAAGACATGAACTTGTCCCAACGACGCTGACGCCGTTCCTGTGCTTCGATTTGCCAGTAGATGAAACTCCAGACCAGGGAGTTCCACATCATTGCGGTTTGTCTGTTGTTAGTCATGCCTTAAACGAATAAGGGCAGTAGAAATCCCCACTGTCCATGTCAACGAAAAAACCCAGGCCATTGCTGGCCTGGGTTCTTTGTTTTCGGTTCTCGGGAACCGTCATCCTTAGATGACGAAGTTCGCGATGGACATACGTCCGTAGAACTTGGACCCTTCACGCAGCAGCTTCTTGCCGTACCGGGTGAGGATACCCTTCCTCGGGCAGAAGCTCTCGGGGTCGAGAACGACTGGAGTCTGGGTCAGCGGGACGTAGGGGCAGTAGAAGTAACCACTGTCCATGTAGCTGTCACCCTTGTATCCGAGGAGGATCTGGTTCGTCGGGAACAGCGGGTCTTTGTACAGTCTCCAACGGTTGTTGACCGTACCAACGTACTGGATGCCCAGCGACGAGGTGAAGGTTTCCGAAGGAGCCGGGGCAAAGCCGGCGGTTGCCGTCTCGAAGATCGAGGCGACTTCAGGGCTGGTGACGAGCCAGTTGGCTCCACCACGCAGAGTCTTGCGGTGGATGACTGCCGAGACTTCGACAATCTTCACATACAGCGACTCGTACTTTTCCTTGATCGTCTCGCCGAGCGCGGTGTTGAAGTCCCACGCAGCGATTGTACCGGCGTTGTTTCTGAGGTCAGTCAGAACTTCGCGGTCGATTTCGAGGTTGATTTCCTGAGCCAGAACCGCCGTCAGTTCAGCCTCGGCGTCGAGGTTGTGCTGGGAACGGAGGTCTTGCTGTGCTTCGTAGCTCCACACAGCCTTGAGCTTCCGGGTCTTGGCCGCGATCTCTTCGGACTCGATGACCAAGTTGATCTCGGGCAAGTCTTGGTTGCACTCCATGTTGTACTCATACGAGAGGACAACGTGGTTTGCAGACGGGGCCGAGTTGAAGACCAGGGTCATTTCGCCCGTGGTCGTGTTCAGTGTCGTGCCAGCGACACCCGTGCCGGTCGGCGTGCCACCACCAGTGTTGGCGAAGACAGACGGGCTGCCAATGCCAGTGAAGGTGAAGACACCTGCGGAGGACACGACGAAGGTCTGGACGGCGGTCGAGCCGACGTACACAGTACCAGTGACCGTGCCTGCGAGGATCGGGGTGTGTTCCAGCGGCGAGTACGTCGCGGTGACATCGCCACCTGCGTCGGTCGAGGTGGACTCATTCTGCACGAACTGGTGCGTGTAGAAGATGTCCAAGTTCGCCGTACCGTCAGCACGCTGCATCAGCGAGTTTGCGTCATCGCCAGGGAAGCCGCCGTTGTTGTCCGCACCACGGATCGCGCCCTTGTTGGACGAGTAGCGGAAGCGGAGGTAGTAGACCAAGCCGGTCGGGCCGAGAAGCGGCTGGACGGACACGATCTTGTTCGCGATCAGTTGAGGATAAATCCTTCTGACCAGGGGGATTGAGATTCTCTTGAACTGAGCGATGTCGCTGGTGTCAGTTGAAACCTCGTTCATAAGCCGCTGGTTTTCCAGCAAGACTGCGGTCGCACTGCGGACATACTTGTCCTCGATGCCGTTCAGCAAGCCGGTGCGGCCCCAACGAGATTCCAACTCCCGTGCCTCGTTCAGGAACTTTGCGTTTGCGTTCATCTATCTCCTGTTACAGGTTGATGGTAGTTGGTTACTTTCCGTTCTTCACGCCCGAGAGGACGAGAAGTTCGTTGATCTCAGAAGAGTCGTTGTTCGCGTACTCCGCGATCACGACGCCCTCTTCCGTGTGTGTGTGGCCTCTCCCCGACGCATTGCGTGAACGTTCAACTCTCTCAGTTCTTTCATTCTTTGCCGTCTCACGGCGGCGGCTCTCAGTGGTCACCTTGCGGGACTCATTGATGGCCTGGGCAGCGTGACGGACTTGTTCAGTGAGCTTGGTGTTGTCCGTAGACAGACGGATATTGCGGGCTTCCATGATCCGAAGCTGACCACGCAGATCTTCCAGAGACTTGCGAGTCTCTTCCAGCTTGTGGCTGGTAGCAAATGCGTAATCCTCGTCGGACAGGTAGTTGCCTGCGATCTCCACGATCTTGTCCAGGGCGACCTTGTGTTCGGCCATACGCGGGTCGTTCATCACGTCCCTCTTGGCCTGCTCGTAGATTTCTGCGCCCTTGAACTGGAGGAACTGGTCGAGCTTGTCAACCATGTAGTCCTTCATTTCAGCGAGCTTCTTGTCGTACTCCTCGTACATCTCGACTTCGAGGGTACGGTTCTTCTCACGCTCGGCGAGAAGCATCTGGTACGCTTCCTCGTAACCTTCATCGAGAGCAGCCTTGAACTCGTCACGCTGCGTCTCAAGACGGTTGCGAAGCTCGGCAATAATGCCGTATGCCTCTTGGTAGCCCTGGTAGGCGGTCTTCTCCGCAGAAGCCAACTCTTCGCTGAGTTCGGCGTATGCCTTCTCAAGCTGCGAGTTGTACTCCGCTTCAAGTTCCTTGCGGGCCTGATTGACTTCGGCCTTGATTGCCCCGGCCACTTCGTTGAGTTGATCCTCGGGGAGCAGCTTCCGAAGTGCTTCAAGAATTCTGTCCATTAGTTAAACCTCGCTCTTATCTTGGAAGTTTGGTGTCTGACGAGTCCGCCCAAGCAGGCAATCAGTGCATCTTTGTTGATCGCAGATGTATGTATGCCGCTGCTTGTCTTTTTCGTCGTAGTTTCAACGGGTTCAAACGATTCCCGCTTACCGCTAACGACTTTCTCTTGGAAAGCGGCGAATGTGGACGGATCAGCAACGGCGTCGAAGGTGATCAGCTTGTAGGACTCGCCGATAACCAAAATGCCGTTCTCATCAACTGTTCCGTTGCCCACGCCACGGCTGCTGATTCCGATACGAATCCCATCGTTGATGAGACTCTTCAGAATGCGGCCATGAGGCGTGTTCAGGATTTCCCCCTCGCCCATGAGGGAGTTACCTTCCCACCAAAGCTTCGTGATGACGTGGGATGCCTTCTCGAAGTGGATGATGCTGTCTGTGGGGTGATCGAGTTCGCCGATCAGACCACGGGCCTTGACGCATTCCATCAACTTCTTGACGTTCTCGTCCAGTACCGCATACGGGTACAGACGCTTGTTCTTGTTGACTGCCTCAGCCTCTTGAAACTTGCCCTTGAACTTGGTCAGCCCGTTACCAGAGGTACTGGCTGCTTCGTTCAAGTTCAACATGAAGTGACCGTTGGTGCAGCAGTCGATTAGCAGACGCTCATTCGACATGGATCTCCTTTGTTGGTCACTTACTTGTCTTGGACGAGGTTGTCACTCTTCATCGGAGGACGAACTGCATCCGGCACATACGGGTTCTGGAGAGCCGGCCAAGTGTCCTTGGAACCCCACTCGCCAGTGGCGTCGTTGTCGTCCACCACGGACTTCTCGCCCTTCATCTTGTAGTCGCCGAATGGCTTCGGAATGTATGGGTTCGTCAACTCAGGGGCAGTATCGCTGCCGCCGATGTTGGCCCAGGAGTTCTTCATCTTCTCGACCTCGGCCTTGTTCCTCGGGTTCTTGCCGTCAGAGACAGGCATTTCCGAACCCCAGTCACCGGAGAAGTCGTTTGCAGGCGTGTAGCCCCACTTGGCCAACTGAGCCATACGCGGGTGGTCGCCACTGATCGTGGTGTGAACGTCGTTCGACACCTTCCACTCTTCGCCGTCAATGTTGGTTTCGACCAGCGAGTGGAGGAACACAGCAATGGTTTCGGCGAGTTCGAGATCCGGCTCGTCCTGGCGGTTGAGGATGCCTTCGCAATCCTTCATGTACGCAAAGACTTCCTGCTTCATTGCCTCGTCGCCTTCCTTCTCCACGACTTCGTAGAATTCGTGCAGGGCGCGGTAGAGGTCAGCGAAGACGCGGTATTGAGCGTTCTCGGCTTCGTCCATTTGCGGGAGGAACGTGTCGGCCACGGAGCGGAATGCCTCGTAAGCGTCTTCGCCCTCGGCGGACATGCGGCTCAACTTGACAATCTTGTCGGCGCGGTCAGAGTAGGCGTGGTGGGCCATCCGCAGGATGCCCTCGGCCATGAACTCGCACATCTGATCGTCGTAGTTCTGAACACCGGCGTTGTCCAAGGCCATTGCGATCCGCTCGCTCAACTCTTGGTGAGTGAGGTAAAGCAACTGCGGCCAGCGAGCGACGATGTTTTCCAGGGTCGTCTCAAGACCTTCGTTGTCGGATACGGCGTTGTAACGCTTGAGTTCAGCGATTGCCTTGGCGAATGCGGCCTCGTTCTGGAGGTTCTTCGCACCGTTGCGGCTGTACTTGATTTCGTGGTCCAGCACCTTCCAGTTGAAGGTCAGGAGCTTGCCCTCGTTGCGGAGCTTGGTCGTCGGCATGGCCACGGCAACAACGTTGCCACGGTCGTCGTGACGAAGCTTGGTTTCACGAAGAACGCCACCCAGGTTCTGGAACTTCACGAACTGGAGAACGTTCTCGGACATGACTGCCCACTCGTTGACCTTGCTCTTCTTGACCTTGCGGACATAGAGACGGGCGCGGGGGTTGCTGTTCTGCTTGTGGAAGGTTGAGGACTCTTTCTTGCGGCGCTTCTTTTCTGCATCGCTCATCGAGTTCAGTGTCCGCTTGCGTGACAGCATGCGGGCCTTGACCACATGTTCTGGTTGGTGCTTGCCGAAGCCGTGACCATGCTTGCCAGTCGGGTTAGACTTGGAAGTCTTGGACTTGCCCTCGTTGAGGGTGGCTTCCTTCAGGTTTTGACGGGTGTGAGGAAGGGCCATGTACTGGTCGAACAGACTGGCTGCCTTGTTCTCATTCTCGTCCATCAGGCTCTCCACGATTCCCGACAGGATGTTGCGAGCTTCGGCTCGCTCACTCTCGTTGTCGATAACCAACTGCTCGATGTTCTCGAAGACAAGATGGTTCTTCTGGAGGCTGTAATTGGCGTGGACGTAATCGCCATCCGATGTCTCATAGGTGACATCGCTCTCGCCAAAGCAGTGCAGATTCAGGCCATCGACCGCAAGGGCCGTTGCCAATACTTCCGATGCCTCAGTGAGTTCGATTTCCGCCGACGACAAAGAATCGTTTTCGATCCGGCGGAAAGCGTCGAATTTGATCAGTTTTCTCTTCATACCTCGTTCTCCGGTGCTTGGATTCCTGTGCCTATCTGCGGCACGAAGTATTGGTCAGTCACAGTTCCAGATGCGACCTCACGGTTCTCGTATATAGGCTGGAACCACCGAAAATGATTCGGATACCGCCGGCCCATTCTTCTTCTACAAGGGCTACATATCTATGCACCGAGCGACAAAAACGAGGACGGTATGAAAACATTCAGGCAGTATGTTCACAAACGAGAACACGCAGAAACCACGACGGACCACGACAACGCCCAAGGTGATAGAGAAGCAACACGCCAAAAACTGGTGCAGATCGCTAAGGTAGTTTGTCACAAGCATCCCAAGCTGATGATGGGTTTGCTTGAAAAGGTCGCGGAGCAGGATGCAGAAGTTAGAGCTTCTGTTGAAGACCTGAAGAGAAGCATGTCTGGTTCATCGCTTGGAAGTGATCGAGGTCTTGGTGACTTTGGAAACAGACATAGCGACGAAGTCACGCCGAATGCGGCGGACTCTCAAGGAGGGGGCGAAGAGAGCGGCGGTGAATGATTCAAAAAGGGGATCAGCACCCCTATAATAAGCACACGCATAGAAAGAACGAGGTCACATGCCATCATCCGATAAAGTCAAGATCAGAGTTACTTTCCCGCCCGAGACAAACTTTGCGTTTGCCGGCGACGGCTTGGATGGTTCCTTGGGCATGCTTCGCGTCGATTGCGGCGCGGGCATGAAGTTCAATGAGCTTGGTCGCCTGATTCTCAATCTGCTTCAGGACGGCGGACTCACCTACCACAACGATGCCCTCTGCATCAACACATGTGCGGTCGCCGCACGTCTCGCCGGCTCAGGTTTGCGAGTTGTTCACGACGGTCATCAGTGCAGACTGGCCGTTGACTTCGGCGACGTAGCTGCATGCGGTTTGAAGATGGACGACGACGGCAAGTTTGCTGTTGACACCGCTCAACTGGCCGGCACTGGCCTTGTGGCTGAAGAGTGCAGTCTGAATCTTGATGTGGGATTCCTTGCTGCGGCCATGCAGTCGCAGATCAACAACGACGTGGCCATTGACACGTCCAAGACGATGACTCTGCCATACGTCGTTTCTACCGAGTATCGCTACAAGCCGAATGGCTATGGTTACAACTCGGGCCTTGAAATCGTACAGACGACTTCGACGCTCATCATCTACAAGAATGCGGCTGGCAGAACCGTCAACGTTGAACAGGGTCCGGTCAACACCACAACCCAGGATTTCGACTTTGGCGGCGGTGTGCCGGTGAATGTCGCTGAACGGGCTGAGACGCCGGTCACCCCGAACTTCTATGCCAAGGACTGAGGGTCCATTGCATGCAAGTTCATATCCTGGGCTATTACGGCATGAAGAACGTCGGGGACGAAGCCTTTCGTCCCGCCATGTCGTACTTCTTTGACGGACACGATACGAAGTTCATCAACATCGACGTGTACCGCAAAATCCCGTTTCCCGCTCCCGATGTTTTGGTTCTAGGGGGCGGCGACGTAGTCACTCCGTACTACCTGCCAGTTGTTTCCCGATCTATTTGCAAAACAAAAATTGGATTGGGTGTTGGCCTGGGCTACGAGAGCGAATCAGAGCTTGCCGCCCAGGCTAATTTCTCCGCTTGGTTCCTTCGCAACCGCGAAGACGTTGACTTGGTGCGTTCTAAAACCAAGGTTCCAGTCGAGTATACCCCCGACCTAGCTTTCCATCTGAAGCCCAGTGGCAGAAAGATACTTCGTCGCTACATGACGCCGGGTAAGCAGAAGGTTGTAGCTGTCCTTTTGACAGACTACCTCATGCCTTCTGTGCTTCGCACGGACGAGATGTTTTGGGATCGTGGTCGTCGGTTTCTTGAACACTTCGGAGCGTTCTGCACTGAACTTACCAGGGCGGGTTATCGCATCTTGATGCTACCGTGTTCTGGCGACGGACACGCCGATGATCGTCGCGTCCACATGTCTGTTCGCGCCTTCACCGAAGGTAACGTGACCTGTGTTCACGACCTTCTTTCTCCGCAAGACTTGATCGATGTTTTGGCCGAGGTGGATTGCTGCATCTGTCAGCGTTTTCACTCGCACGTTTTCTCCATGATCGCCAACAAGCCGATCATGAGTGTGAGCTTCACACGCAAGGTCAAGAAACTACTGGAGGCTGCTGGAGGCGGGGTGAATGCGAATTGCTTTGATCGCAGCGGCAATTATGTCGAGGTGGATTTGATGGCCGCATTTGATAAGATGCAAGGGGAAGCAGAGCAGATGAAAGCTCGCTTCCCCATGTATGTCGGACAGAATCGCTGGAACCTCGCAGAGGTTAAGCAAAAAGTCCTTCGATTGATCGGTGTATGATGTTCTTGAAGTTGTTCGGGTCACAGTCACGCTTGATCAGTTCGTAACCAGCCTGCCTCATGTCTTCCCAAATCTTTCGATTGTGGTACAGCAATCGGCTCTTCTCGAAGTAGTCTGATGGCGTGTCGCACACCATTGCGTCCCGGTCGGGAACCAGTTGCAGTTGGTTGGCCAGCAGTCGTGAGATCACGCATGGCAGGCCGTTGGCCATCGCTTCGTGTACCTTCCAGGGAATGCCCGTCGCGAATCTGGTCGCTGCCACGAATACCCTGTGGGACTCGTACATCGGAATCAGATTGTTGACGTGGCCCATCAGCTTCACGTCGAAGAACCTCTTCTTGAACTCATCAGTATTCAGACGGTCGGCACTTGCGTGGCCGGTAACATTCATGAATACCCCAGGTTCACGAACCTGCTCCCAGCCGTGAGTCAGGTAATGCCAAAGGGCATCTTCGTTCGAGGAATCGTTCTCCAGAATGCCGCCGACCACCAAGTAGTCGCGGCGGTAGTCGAAGTCCTTGCCTTCCCAGTGGCAGTCCAGAGCGTGAGCGAGTTTCACGACTTTTTTCACGCCATTGTCTTCAAGGATCTTCTTTTCTTCGTCGTTCACAACCCAGCACAGGTCCACATTCCTGGCCATGCCGAGTTCGTCGTAGCGGTAAGCCCAGCCGGGCAACTTGCCGGTGAACTCAAGCTGCAAGTCGTACCGCCTGTACCACAACGCCTCGGTATCGTAGATCGCCTTGGCGTGCGGCAGGGTTTTGCGTGCGAGTGGCAAGTAGTAGTGTGCGTTGTGTGGTCGAGAAACAATGATTAGGTCAATCTCTGGTGGGAGATTTTCCAAGTCTTCTACGACCTCGATGTTAAACTCACGCAGCTTGGCAACATTCAATTCCTTCAGTGTGGACTTGATGTTGGGATAGAAATACATTTGGTGTCCGAGCCGGTACAGGCTGAGTAACAGCCTGTGCGCCCGTGGGAAACCGGCCCCGAAGTGGGGGTCCGGTACTCTGTCGTCTATGATGAGAATGCTGTGGTGGCCCATACTCCCCTATCTAGGCCGACCCGATCTACATTTTGTCAGTCGAGGAAGTCCATCTCGATCTCTTGCTTCCAGCCTTCTTCTCCGAGCCTCTCACGCATAGTTTTACACCATGCCGGGTCGGCGTAATGCGGGTGTTCTTTGTAATGAGAGTCGAAGATAGCAAACTGGTTCATACCACTGAACGCCTTCTGGTGCAGATCGTAGAACCAATTTTTCTGGGTTTTGGCTTCGTCGTCGTACTTCTTGCCGACTGTACCAACTGCGATGCAGCCTCCTCCAGTTGAAAGCACTGGCCAAACAGCCTTCCAATGGGCCTCCATGTTAGGTATGAACGCCGGTTCATCAATAACCAGCCAGTCCATCGCTTTCCCGCACGCCGCCTCTGGCGTATGGAAATACATCTTCCCGCCCGTATCCTTGAACTCCTTCATGTGTCCATTCCACTTGCCCGGTTCTGGTTGCAACCATTCGGGAAGATTATTGATCCAATCCTGAATCATCTCGCCGATGGCGATGGCCTCGGCGTCCGTCTTGGAGTAAAACATCACCCTCTTGTCTAGCTTCAGCAGGCATTGCCAAAGCATGAATGCTGCGGTGTAGGTCAAGTAACCAGCCTGTCGGAACTTCTTCACCAGAGATAGACGGTTCGATTGGTAGTGATCGATCAGTCTCTCATGGAATGGATAAAGGTCGAGCCTTACAGGCTTGCCGACTCCCTTCGGGTTTCCGTACTTGATGTAGTTCTTCGCAAAGTATGCGAAGTCCTTGTTGCATCGAGTAATCTCTTCCTTCACCGTCTTCCTTTTTGCTTTCATCAGCCAGGGGTTGTGGATCATTACGTCTCTTTTGGTTAGTCGTCGTTGACGCTGTAGTCGATGTCCTCGACATCCTGTTCAGCGTCGTAGTCTTGGATCTCAAGGTCGTACTTGAGGATGTCCTCTTCCTCTGGTTCGCTCAGAGGAACACCTTGAGCTTGCCCCGCCTCGGGCGTGGCATTGCCTGGACCACCTTCGGGTGGTTCCTCAGCCGCCAATCCTGGGGCTGGTGGTGCGCCACCTGGGGCCGCACCGCCCGCACCCGGATCTCCACCCAACATCGGGCTAGGACCACCGGCCTGCGAGCCGATTTCTTGACCATCCTGGCCCTGTTGTCCCGGCGTGCCAACACCCAACAGTTGTGGGTTCTGGGCCAGAACTTGCAGCTTGAGTTCTTCAAGCTTCTGGATCTTCAGACGTGCGATCATTTCCTGCGTCTCCTCTTCCGAGTGACGCAAGTACCTGATATGAACATCGTAGTCAGACATCAACTGTGCCGACTTCAAACTGCTGGCTGTTGTGACACGATTGTTCGTAGTTTCTGCACGGCTCAGTTCGCGCCAGTCGGACGGCGGTGTCATTTTGATGACCAAGTCATCGTACACGTCCGGCGGGTAACCGAGCATCTGGAGATGACGGTCGGCTATCTCCCACAGACCGTCCTCGAATTGGCCCTGGAGCCGCTCGATGATACGCGCGAACTTCACATCCTGCGAGGACAGCGTGATGCGAGTTGCATTCGGGTCTTCGTTGCTCAGGTAGTTCGGCGGGAAGTTCAGGGCGACGAACAACTTGTTCCTGAAGTACACAGCGTCGTCAATCTCACCCAGGTTCTGTGCGCCGGGCAGAGTGTCGATCTTGGTCTGCGAGTCCTTACGCATTGGCAACCAGTAGTCTTCATCAACTGCCGGTGCGTGCCAACGCTCTTCAACTTGGTTTGCACCCTGGTATGGCGACCTGTTGGTTGCGACCTTCTTCTTGCGGAACTGGTCCTTCAGTCTTTCAACAAATGCCTCAGCCTTGAACGGCGGCAACTGACCCACGTCGATGTAGAAAATACGACGCTCAGGGGCGCGGCTTAGACGGTACACCAACATGGCGTCTTCCATCAGCCTCAGTTGGTGGGCCGGACCACGGGCCGGCTCGACCAGCGAGACACCGTATGGATAGAACGTCTTGCGTTCGTCGCCAATTCGGATGTGAATGATCTGTTCCGGGGCAAAACGGATGGCAGTGCTTTGTGCAATCTCGGCGTCCGTGGACTGCATGATTGGGGCGCGAACGAGTGCGTTGTAGTCTGGTCCCTCACGGGCTTGCTGGAACTCGATGAGTTTGCCCTTGGTCGTCTCGATGCGGTACATGGATTCGGCGGGCAAGCTTGCGAAGTTCGAGATGCCGTCGCTTGGCTTCTCCGGGTTGATGATTGCCTCCCAGAACACGTCGCCCATGAGACACATCTTCCAGAACTCAGTCCTCGCCCGGCGGTTCATGTTCAGGGCGTGGCGGTGGAAGAAGAAGTGCTTCAACTCGTCTTGCACTTCCGCGTTGCCGCACTCGATCTTGAATAGGTTGCCGAACTCGTCTTTCTGGCAGTTGTGGACAACGATGCTATCGGTGCAGAAGTTGTGGTACTTCTCCACAGACATGTCGTACACGTCAATTTCCGGGCCGGGGCGGATGTCAACTATCCTGCGACAATCTTCCTTCTGGCCGAGTTTTTTCAGTTCCTTGTAAGTGAATCCCGCCTTGGCGAGCCGAAGCTTGATCGTTTTCCAGTCGTGTGGCACACGCTGAAGGATCTGTTCCATGACAAGGCCGTCAGTCGCCATGCGGGCGATCTCGTTTGCCTTCTCGTAGTGTTCCTGGGTTTTGCCGAGTTTCCAGTCGTCAACGAATTGTCGTTCATTGACCCATCCCTTCAGGAATGTGCGAATACGCGGCTGCTGGCCTGTGCGGAGCTTGTTGAGTTCTGGGTTGGGACGCAGGCGGTAGAACGGCATGAACGTGTCGCCAATTTTGGCCTCGCCAGCCTGAATGTATTTGCCGTCCCGCTTCATGATGCGGTGGTCGTGGGTAAGCGTCAGTGTCTTCCCGTTGTCGAAAACAAGGCAAATAGTCTTGGCGGTCTTTGTCTTGCGTGGTGCAAATGCCCACCCGAGCGTGTAGTCCCCCTTCTCTTCGTCGTAACTGTAGACGAGGAAGCGGTCATTGGCCCTGTTTTTGGCAAGTTGTTCGATGGTGAATTCGCCGTGCGGCGTCTGGACCTTGGTCCATCCAGCAAGGCATGCTTCGTCGGCGAAGACAGTCAGGGCGCGGTCGATTTCGGGGACGCCGAGAAGTCGCTGGTACTCTTTGTATCTTGATTGGCGATTGCTGACCGACGAGAGGTCGATCATTTCGTTGGTGTCGCGGAAACGGACCAGTCTTGAGTCGCCGCCGCCTTGCATGGAACCGTCTGGTCCCATCATGGGGATGGCGTCGGGCTGTGTTACACCCGCACCCCTCAAGTCACGGGTGTTGGCACGCCGGCTGTATGGGTCCGGCGTGAACTGGTAGGTGAAGATCTTGAAAAAGTCTGCCCAAACTGGTGTCATCTCGTTCCTTTATCCAGTGCATGCACGCTCTGGTTATATAGCCGCAACCCTTGACCAAATGAGCCACACATGTCTTCACTAAAAAGAGTGCTGCTTTCCGTAACCCACCTTGCTTCTGGATCGCTACCGCTGTTGGGCCTCCTTAATCGGAATCCACGGGTCCAGTTCGTCAGGGCCAACCCCGTTATTCAGAACTACGTTGATCTCAGGGCGTTCACAGCCCAAACCCACAAGTTGTCATCCGTAGCTGCCATCTTCGCGCTGGAGGCAAACTTCAATTATCAACTTGGTTCCAAGAACCTGCCGTTGCACGCCCATTACCTCTTTACCGTCCGGCAGCCAACCCCGGTGTTGAATCTCCTTGTCGCTGACAATCTCTATGGTCACAAGGAGGCGGCAATGTATTACTGTTACCGGCTGAGACGTATTTGTGAGATCGCCAAGCGTGTCAGGCACGGTATGCTTCTGACCTACGACGACATCCAACGCGGGGACCATGTCGTCCCGCTGAAGACCTTCCTGGGTCTGAAAGAAGATGTGTTGCACCTGCCAGAGGCTTTCGATCATTTGAAGCCGCCGCCCAATGTGATCAAAAGGGAGATTCTTGACTGGTGTCAGGATTGCTACGAACGGCATCTCTTCTTCTTGAAGAGCTTGCCGCTTGTAGGCGTCAGTCACGGATGAGGTCGTCTTCCAGAGGCTCGATCTCTTGGGGAGCGTTCCGTGCTTGACGCTTGGCTTGTAGTTCTTCCAACTTCTTCTGCTCTTGGGCGATCATGTCGTCAATCGCCTTCAGGCTTTCTTTCAGTGCTGCCGGGTTCCCAGGAAGCTGACCCATGCTGTTGAAGCGAGCCTGCACTTCATTTTGTCTCTGCTGAATCTCACGCCGGTTTCGCTTCTGCTCAACGTGTTCAACGTGACTGAGTGCGGCCTTCAGGTGATACCTTGCCTCAGACAGCGTGAAGTCCTCTGGCATACTGCTCAGGGCTTGCTGAATCAGTCGTTTGGCGTCAGTCGTGTTTGTTTTCATGCTTCTCCTTCTTTTCGTGACAGCAGTGATGATCGTGATGCTCATCACAGTCTGAGTCATCTCTCATCAGTTGGTTCAACAAGTCGATCTTCCGGTTGTACTCCCTCCGTCCCAACCCCGTCAGGTCGATCTCTATCTCCAATACCAGAGGACATTTGTTCCGTCGCTTCATGGGTCACCATTTCCAAGTGTCTGATTTCCAGAGGCTCGTCTTCGGCAGGCCAATAGGTGTCGTCAATCGGCAGGCCCAGGAGCCGCTCATCGACCCGCACTTGCCAGAGATCCGTGCCTTCCTTCTTTTCTTTCTTTGCCTTCAGTGGCACTGGAGGGATGAATGCCGCCCTCAGCACCGCCGCCTCACGGCCAGCCTTGGTCAGTTTCTTCCGCATGCTCTTCGGAGCATGGAAGTACATCCTGACCAAACGCGGCTTCGACTCGAAACCGCCTCGCAGAGTATTGATCAGATTCAGGAAGTCCTCCTGGCCGTTCTGGTCCATGTCGAACGCACCGAAAGGATTGTTTCCTACGTCTTGCATTCGCAATCCCTTGCCCAACACGCCAGCCTTGAATGTGTTGCCGCTTCCACAGCGGTCTACGCGGACCATACCATCGGTCGCCGGCTCGGCCCAGATCCTCGGGGCGGGAATCACGATGATCTTAGATCCATGCCAATTTGGAATGCTGCCGTGCGCCATCTGCAAAACGCGACCGAGCTTGCCCATGTTGAGGGCTGTCTGCCTTAGCACACTCTGGGGTTTCCAGGCGTTGGGTACTTCCCCGCCGTTCACCACAATCCTTAGATTTGCCGAAGTTGGGCTGCTGGGAACTTTCTTCAGCTTGCCGGGCTTCTTGCTGGCTGCCGCGATCATGGCGGCAATCTCGCCGGGCAGGGAGTTTTCCACCTGCAACATCAAGGAGTTCTCGGCCTCTTGTTCTGTGGGGGCGTGAGAGAAAAGTTGCCGTTGGTAGTCTTCCATTTCGACAATTACCGTTGGCTGTTCGCGCCGCGTCAGGTATTGTTCAAAGTAGCTTGGCATTGATTTCTCCATACATCCACTCAGGCTTGCCTTCGACCTTGTGCCAGTTGACATAAGGCTCGTTGGTTTTCTTCCTGATGACGGTCATGTTGCTGTGCCACTGATTGAAGTACACTGCATCGATCTCGTTGAAATGCAACCCAATCACACTGGTCACATTGGCAATGTCCATTGCTCGTCTGGTGTCGTGAAATATCATGTGTCCACCCACACGCAGCAGAGGGAAACTTTGATGGGCAAATCTTCGTCTGTATGCGTCATTGCCGTCAACGAACACCAAGTCGTAACTGCCAGATGGTTCCCACTCCAAGAGGGGCTTGAAATTCCATGAGACACCGAGTTCATCGATTTTGTTCTGGGTCGTCTTGACCCATCTCAAATCAGTATCAAGACTAAGCCCCGGCTTCTTTGCAGTTTGGGCGAATATCTGTGTGCTACCGCCGACACCAAACTCCAAAATGTCTGACGAACAACGGGAATAGTGTTCCAATAGTTCGGCATCATTGATGCTTAGGTCGCCGGTGAACTTTACCATCCGAACTCCTTCAATAGTGCGTCATACCTTCGCTTGTAATTGAATATGACGCCCGGCAAAATATCGCCTCTTTCACCGGCCAGGAAATCAGGTTCTTCCTCAATCCAGTTCTTCGGTGCGCCTTCGAGGATTTCACGCTTGATGTCCTCGTAGGTCTGACTCTTGAACGTATCCATGACTTCCGCAGGCACGTCAGCACCCATTGGAATGTCACGCATGATCTGGTCGCGAACCCACAGGGCCATTGCCAGAGCCATGATCGCGTCGTCATGCTTGCCCTTCTGGGCCTCGGCACGCTTGGTCGTCGGGTTGTACTCAAGTGTCTTGAGTTCCCTGACGAGTCGGCGAGAGTTGATGCGAAGCGTACCAGTCAAAACTCTCTGCTGGAGGGCTTCAAGGATGACGGGGCGGTTGGTCCGGGTCATCTTGATGCCCGGCTTGTTGACCTTTTGGGCCGCACGTTCATCGAAGAACATGTTCTCGTAGAATAGTTCGTTTTCGAGGTTGCTGATGACGGCCACGCCCGGACCCATGTTTTCGACCACCATCAGGGCGGTGTTGTAGTACAGGCCGATTTCGTTCAGGATCTGCGAGAAGATGTAGGGCGGAACGCTGTTTGAGTAAAACTCGGCAACCTGTTCCAGCGTTGCACAGTCAATGACTTGGAAGCTGGAGTTGTCGCCGTTCTCACCCATGCCTTCGGCCACGTCAGCCGAGACGATGTATTCGTGGCCGTCGATAGCCTCACGCCAGATCCACAACGCGCCACGCTGGTACTTGACCAGTTCTGGCATGCGGTCAATCTGGTCGAGTTCTTTTTCGGAACGCTGAACACCTTCAACGTCTTCGGCACGGGTCGCCTTGTTGGTCCACTGGCGGAACGCCTTGCGAATCGGATCGTTGTCGCGGGTCTGGCGGTCAAGTTCGGCAAGGATGTGCGGCGGAATGTATGTTTCGCCCGAGCCGAGGAATGACCGCAACACTTCCTGGGCGAAACCGCGTTCGCCAAGCTGTGCCTTCTGGTCTTCGACCCAGACCTTGTCGTTGTAGTCGGGGTGTTCCCAGTAATCCAATTCGATGACGTGGAACTTGTTCCGACCTTCCTTCGCCCCGTGGAAGGTTTCCTCGTACCAGTTGCCGAGGCCGTTGACCGTGGAAACCAGGGTGCAGCTACCACCAGTCGAGAGGACCGGCCACATAGCCTTCCAGTGGCTTTCCATGTTGTCGATGAACGCCGCCTCGTCAATGATGAGGAATGTGACGGCCTTACCACGGGCAGCTTCCGGCGAGTAGAACTTGAGAGCGCCGCCGGTTTCAGTGATCTGCTTCAAGTGGTCGTTCCACTTGCCGGCATTCTTGTTGGGCTTCATCCACGACGGCAGATACTCCACGACGCGGTCCACAATCATGCCGATGTCCGTGGCTTCACGGTCGGTCTTTGAGAGAAGCATGATCTGCTGGTCGGTTTTGAACAGGGTACGCCAGAGTCCCCAGATCAGGGTGACTGTCGTCAAACCTCCCTGTCGGAACTTCGAGATGATGTTGAAGCGGTGGTCTTCGTAGTCCTTGATGACCTTCATCTGGTACTTGTAGAGCAGGAAAGGGACCAGACCACGCATCGGGTGCAGAATCTTGACGTACTTCTGACACCAGTAGGCAAAGCTGTGGGCGCACTTGATTGTTTCTGCGTCTTGCTGGGATTTGCTGTAAGCCTCAACGTCTTCGGCTGTTTCGTCCGGGTCGATGGTCAACTGAAAGCGGTCGAATTCGTAGTATTCGGCGGGGTATTTCTTCTGCCCGATAAGCTGCGGTCGATCTGGAACGTCTTCTTTCTCGTTCACCGCATTCGCGTAATACTCCTTGAGTGTCCTGAACTTGCCTCTCCACTTTGAAGGTGTTGGCATGATTCTCCTTGGGTTGGAAACGTCTCTATAATTGAGGGGTATTTGCCCTCAACCCCTATCTAGTCAGTAACGAAGGAGATGTGTTCATGACAAAAGAGGAGATGGTCAAGCTGTTAGTCGGCGATCTGACGAACGAAATGCGACACATGATGTTCTACCTACGGAACGCGGCGACCCTCCAGGGTCTGCACCGGCAGGAGATTCGCGAACTCTTCATCGAAGAAGCGGCCAGCGAAATGAAGCATGTGCAGGAGTTCCAAGACTTGCTCGTCGGCCTGGGTGTCAATTTGGCTACGATGACAAATGAACCTAGCGTCAACATTGACATGAATGCAGTGAACGCCATCGTGGTTTTCAACGACCCGACGCTGGCCGTCCGTTACGCCATGATGATGGAGGACGAAGTTGTCGCGAACTACACCGAGCGAATCAAGCAGGCCCAGGAACTCGGTGGCGTGGATGGGCAGTTCATCGAGATCTTCCTCGAAGAACAGCTATTGCACAGCCGCCAGGACGCGGATAACTTCAGGCAACTCGGGGTTTAAGAGGGAGAGTAATGCCGACCGAAAACGAGCGGAAGTATGTTTTGGCTCTGGACGCGGAGCCGCAGTTTTCGGGAATAGCGCGTCCGCTGTACATCTGGCAAGGCTATCCCTCAGCAATGAGGGGTATGACAGTCCGTGTGCGGCGTGTACTTGAAGGTGACAAGAACACCTACGTCTTCACCTACAAGAACAACGTCGGCAAACGTGTGATTGAGATCGAGCAGGAAATTGACGAGCGGGACTACACCGATCTGTGGAACCAGTCGCTGGTGCGATTCGAGAAGATTCGCTACAAGTACGCCGCCCCCTACAAGGGGTGGGAAGTCGATTTCTTCAAGGATCACGACAACAAGACGTATTTCGCGATGGCAGAGTGTGAAATGCCAGAGTACCAGAAGGAACCGGACAAGTTCCCCAAACTGGTGAAGAACAATCTCATCTATGAGGTAGCGTGGAACGACGAACGGTTCAGCAGCAAGCTCCTGGCTGACCCCCGCCACGCTAAAAAGCTCCTCGAAGAGGTCGGGGTCAAGACTAAATAAGGGCTGAGGAGGATCATGTTTTTCCAGAACCTGTTCGATCAAGAGTTTCGCGGCACGCTAATTGGGGCCGACCGGCAGTACAGCCTCAACTTCAACATCGGTGCGAACATCAATCGCAGCGACCAGATGATTGCGTGGAATCCCGAGCCTTATGACATGTCCACGCATAATACGTTGACCATCAACTATGCGATGGACTTTTCCAGCCCAAACTTTGCCAGTTTGTCAATCAACGTGGCTGGTGCGACCGCTGCGGCTACCCGTGCTTACGAAGTGGTCAACACCCTCAACGCCAATGCCGTCTTTGCCGCACTATTCGCTGCATCTCTCAGCAAAGTCGATGGCAAAGAAACTGTCTTCATCAGATCTATCCGACCCAAAACCACCATCCGCGCCTACATCAGCAACACCAGTGCGGAAAGGGTTTTGAGGTTCAATCTCAAGGCTCCGGTTGGCGAGATTCCTACTTATTTTGACCGTCATACTATCGCCAACGCGGCCAGCTATCCTGACCTGGGAACCGGCCTTCTCATCAAGTTGGACACCGCAGTGGCGGCTGATCAAGAAGTGATCACTTACGGCGGATTCAACTACGCCTCACCAAAGGCTGACTGGCAGTTGCTTCTTGGCAGGAGCGATGCGTTTCACTTCGAGAAGTATGCCCACGATGGAAGTGGTCGTATTACCTCAGTTATTCGCTATCCAGCGGGGGCCAAAGCCGGTGATATGGCGAAGAAGATCACTTATGCCTATTCGGGAGCAAACACCTACGCTGATCAGCAGGCAGAGATCCCGTACATTCTCACGTCGGGTGATTTGATCACGCCTTGATTGGCGTAGCCTGACTGCCGAGAAGCTCGAACTTGGAGCCAGCGAGAATATCGCTGGCTTCTTTTTCGCCCTTAGCCTTCGCCTCGGCAATGGTTTCTGCTTCAACCATGACCTTCTTGAACTCCGCACCGAGTCCACGGTTGTACCTTACGACAACCTCGAACTTCATGACTGCTGTCTCGGGCAATTTCGTGCCGCACCAGGGGCAAAACAAGATTGCCGGGTTGTTGTCGCCCAAGTCCCACATGCCGGGTGCGCCACAAATCAAGACTGCACCCTTTTCACAGCACTTGTATCCCATTACAGACCCCATTTTCTTTTCATCTCTTCGAGGAACGCTTCTTTGCGGCGTTGCCCGATTGCGATGCTGCGTGTTTCGGCGATGTCAATGTAGTCGTTCTCTTTGTTCCGCGCCTCTACAGCCAGTTTATCCACAACCGGCTCCCATTCGCCAGGGCAATAGGCGTGAAGCTCGCCGGCCATCTCCTGAAAGACCAATTCGCCCTTCCATCGCACCCAGATTTCTGGTCCATCGAGTTTGATCTCAATGTGCAGGCCGCGACTGAGGCCGTTGAACAGGCTGGCCGTTGCCCTGTGGCGATCTCCTTCTTCCATAGTAGGGATTTCGCCGTCTTCCAGTTCGTCTTCATCCATGAAGTTCTGATCAAACTGGAACAGGTTCTCGAACACGGGGCTGATTCCGTGGTTGTCGCCGTGCTTGGAGGCAACGCGGTCGCCGAGAATCCGGGCGATAACGCCCAGCTTACCGGCCCCGCTCATCAAGCCTTTACGCACAGCTTCATTGGTTCGCTTATCGCGAATGATGTCTTCTTGTGTTCTCATGCTTCCTCAATCAAGTGGTATTCTTTCAGTCGCGGCTTGATGCACTCGTCGGCGATTTTCTTCCACTGCTCAAAGGTGAAGAAGTTGCTCTTGCTGTTGTTGCACCTGTGACATGCAAGGCAGATGTTGTCTATTTTGTAGCCGACACCATTGTCCATCCTGTCAACCGTGATAGACCGCTTGCTGCACCGAGAAGACGCCAGTTGATCGACTGAGACACCGCAATATGTACACGCCAAGGGCATCGAAGCTATCCATTCTTCAAACTCCTTCTTGGTCATCGAGAATTCGATCTTTCGTCTTTTCGCACAGGCTTTGAGTCTGTTGTACTTTTCCGGGTTCTGACTTCTGCACTTACACGGTTTGGATTCGCCGCAGTAGATACAGACACCCTGCCGCCTTCTTTTAGCCCTGGTTTTATTGATGCCATCTCTTTTTTCCTGCAAATGCTTCTCACACAACAACGCGGATTTTGCTGGTTGCTTGCATCGGATGCAGAGTCCGAGTTCTTTCCTCCGTTTACGGAGTTCGCGCGAATAGATAGCTTGTAACGCTGCTGGGTTGGTTGCCATGATCTTTCCTCCACACATAGTAGAGAATGAGAGGCAAAGAAAAATTCAGCGGGCAGGAGGTAATATGCGTTCCAAGAAGAAGCAGCCGAATCTGAACATCGTGGTGGACAGCGGTGCTGCTCGCCCGGTCAATCCGTTTCATCCGAATCCCGCCCCGCCGCACGATCCAATCAATCGCGCGGGCGAAATCCGGTTTTACATGGACGACGAGCGGACAACCGCCCTGGTTCAAAACGTTCCTGTTCCCACGACCCAGCCTGATCCGCCGTTCGCGGTGCAGAACTATGTTGGGTTTCACCCGGACCACAATTCGCCGCAAGCACTCGCCGCCAACTGCCATGTCACGTTGTTGTCGGCCCAGGCTATGGTTCGCAAGTACCTCGGAACTGTGCCGAAATGGGTTGCGGTCCCCGTCATCCGCGTCTATCCCCAGGCTGGCAATCAGTTGAACGCCTTTTACAATCGTGTTTCCTTCCAGTTCTTCAATGGCCGGAACCCGGTGACAGGGGACATCGTTCATACCTGCCTGTCGAACGATACGATTGTACACGAATTCTTCCATGCTGTCTTGGACAGTCTGAAGCCTCAGCTTTACAACAGCCCGCTGATCGAGCAGTCAGCGGCACACGAAGGGGTCGCTGACTGTGGCTCGATCCTGCATGCCTTGACGATGGACCCGACGTTGACATTTGCGGCACAGCAGTTGGATGCGGCAGCCGTCAGCACCATCGCGTCGTCGGTCGGCCCAGAACTCGGCTACGCCATCAACAGGGTTGTTGGTGGGTTGCGAGACGCTTCTGTACCCTTCCACTATCAGAAGCCGGAAACTTTGCCTAGACTAGCTCCAAGGGATCAGCTATCCCGTGAATTCCACAGCTACAGCCGCATCCTGAGCAGTGCGTTCTACGCCGCTCTGATGGCGGTGTACGCGAAGGTGAAGGCTCCGGGCGGTATCGGAACCAGGGAAGCTCTTATTGTGGCCCGTGACGTGATGGGGAACGCCCTCTTCCAGGGCATCCAGATTGCCCCGTTGACAACTGGCTACATGTCTTCTTTGGCCAACGGCATGTTGACTGCCCTGGCCGGTTCGCCGTACCTCGCCGAGGTCAACAAGGTCTTCTCCGACTGGGGGCTGGTGACAGTCCAGGCCGCTTCGGGATGGAAGACAGAGATCAGGCCGACTGATTTGAAGATGGACGAAGGGGTCTTCCTCCGCGTTCGTCATGCTACAATGACCCTTGCCGACAAGGTGTTGGCTGGTATGGGCGACAACCCGCTCTACTACTGCAAAGTCGAGGTTCCCCGCGAAGAAATGTTGCTGGCCATGAGCGATGGTACGGCACAGGTTGTGGATGGGGCGGATGACGCCGAAATTCTTGACCAAGTTAAGCTGGGACTTGACTATATTTGGGAGTCGGAGTTAGTATCCCTTCACGGCCAAGAAGAAAAAGGACACCACCTTTACAAGGTGGACGCCGATGGCCTCTTGACGAGGACGGGCTATAATTCCGATGATGGCTACTTCAACAACGCGACCCTCCCTGGCGCACCCGAGTTCGGGAAGCCCTGGAAGGCTGAAAACAACTCGGGTTGTTGCAGTGGATGCAAGAAGACGCCGGACCCGGTGGTGGCTCCACCGAAACTCGGTTGCTACGTTAAAGAACGAGTCTGCGGCTCTCGCACGGTGCGGAGTTGTCAGGTCGTGCGTCAGAAAGTGTGTTGATCAACCCCCAGAGAGGTGACTCATGGCAACTCTTGAGAACGAAGACCTGAAGCACGCTCCGCTGATGGCGGGCGTCGATGACTTCGAGGACGACGATCTGGACGACGACGACGACTTCGATGACGATGATGACGACTTCGATGACGAAGACGACTTCGATGACGAAGACGACGACTTCGATGACGAAGACGACGACTTCGATGACGAAGACGACGACTTCGATGACGATGACGACGACTTCGATGACGATGACGACGACTTCGATGACGATGACGACGACTTCGATGACGATGACGACTTCGATGACGATGACGACTTCGATGACGACGACGACCTCGAAGACGACGAAGACGTGAACTTCTGAGAGTCGCGATGGCGGATCATGATCGTAGCACTGGAATTCTACGTCCGAAGTCTCAAACTGCGCGACAACCTTCCGGTCCCTTGTTCATTTTGCTTGGAAAGCATTCAGGGGGACCGGAAGGTTGTCACGTTGAACGCTGCCTATCGGCATCCCGAGTTGGTAGCTGTTCGACACTGGCTCCTGTCTGATTGCCTCAATGAACAATCCCTTCCGGCCATAACCGAAAAGCTCGTTCCCAGAGCCGAAATCTTCGATCATGATTTTGTGGTGGTCCCTCAACACAGGATTATGGCTTTTTACTGCCCATTCATTGCAAGCTCGCTGAACTTCCCGAACAAGCCAATGCGTGCTGATGAGTTCTCGATGCTCTACGACAGCTTGCTCCGCACCGACATCCACACGCATCACAAAGAGACGTGGGTGTTTCGTGAGTTCGTGAAGGTTTACTTGCCGTTCATGAGCGACATGCTGCATGAGATCGGGGTTTTCGGAAACGAGTTCGCGAAGCTGCGAGAATTGATGGCTGCGATAATGAACACGCAACCCGAACTTTGGCATAAGTGGCTGCACTGGCGGAAGTACATGATCGACTACGACGGTATTCCTGGCGAGATTGCCTTCTGCCGCGAATACGGTCCAGCGGTCTTCAGTTTCTAGTGAACACAAACAGCCTTAATCCATCTCCTGCCGAGATCCCATGCTGGGCTGACACGTCTGTGTGTGATGGGAAAAGAATCTTGAAGTCGGCGAAGGTTCGTGCGTCAACGGGATGGAATTCTCCGACGATGTGCTTGGACTTTTGAGCAGCATGCTCTTCTCCCAATGTCCATTCGCCGCCTTCACAATCGGTTTTCAAAATATGGATCTCGTCTTGTATTACGTCATCCAGTTTCAGTTTTCTCACATTCAAGCATTCGGCATTCGGAGAACCTGAAGAATTAGCCACGAATCTATGCCGCACGATGTTCTCACTGGGGTCATTCCAGTAGATTTTCTCCACGCCTAATGCCCCTTGAACCACCGCAATTCGATTCTCGAAGCCGTTTGCTTTGATATTGGCCTTGATGGCTGCCACGTTCTCTGGCAATGGTTCGATTGCGATCACACGCATTCCCAAGGAGGCTGCCAGTAGCGAAACATGCCCTGCATAGGCTCCTACGTCGATCAGGAGTTTGCCCTTCAGTGCAAGCTGTCTGATCTTGTAGTCGTCCCTCACGATGGAATCGTAAGCAATGCCTTCATCTACGCTGTTGGGACGACAGACAATTTTGATTCCAGAAATGCTGATCATGGTTCCACACCCAGTTCTCTTGCACGCTCAACATCGCGTTTCAACTTTCTCGGGTCGTCGTAAGGCTGGGTACGAATCTCCCGCCGCTTTCTCTTTTGTTTCTGACGCTCTAGTTCCTTGGGCGGGTACTGCTCGTCTTCGGTTGGCGGCTTTGATCCGGTCAGGTTGCCGGCGATAGGCGCGTTGGGGCCGAGCATGATCTGTACCGGCGGGGCCGGTGCGGTCCCCCAGGAGTCGCCAGCCGTTTCTCGGAGTCGCACATATTCATGAAAGGTGAGCATGTCAAGAGTAGATAGTGACATGGGAAGCAATAAAGAATGGCACGGCTTGATGGAGATCTTGTCTGTCGAACACATCCGCGACGGCAAGGTGCTTTATCGTGAAGAGAACATCAAAAACACCCTGCATTTCCTGGGCGAGGCGTTTCTGCTGCAAGCTCTTTTCATGGGCGGATACTCGCCAAGCATCTACATTCCCGATCAGTATTACCTCGGTCTTGATGCCAGAGGAACCATTGCGGTCGCCGACACGATGGCCAGCGTCTTCAACGAACCGTTTGTGAACGGATACACCCGACAACCAGTTAGTTCCACGAACGGGTTCTCTTTGGACGTGGTTAGCGGGGTTCACCGCGCCACCAGTCAGATCGTAAGCTTTTCGGCTGCGGGCGGCAGTTGGGGTCCGGTATCGAATATCTTCCTGTCAGACAAGCCGAACAACACGGGCGTTCTTATCAGTTCAGCCCAGCTAACGTCTCCGGTGACAGTTCTGTCGGGGGACTCTGTGAACATGAGGATGGCACTGTCTCTTCGGTTCTGTCCGATTGTGTGATGGGCTTCTCGTTCACACTATCCCAGTAGTATTCCCAGTCACGCAACTCGACGTAGTGCAGGACCGACAGATCGCGGTCTTGTTGTTTCAGGGTTTGAAACTGCTTGAACAACAGCCAGCCCGCGCCGCCGTCTTTTGGGTCGCCCAGCCTACGCGGATCAGGAACTGTTTCTTCCCCCTGGTCCGGTTTCGGCTGTGGTAGGTTGATCCGATAGCCGGTCGGCAAGGCAGTCAACATCATGTCCTTCGACTCGTTCGTTACCGTGTACTGGCAGAAGACTTCGTGGCCCGGCTCGTTTGACTTTCCCTGATTGAACCAGATGGGCATGCTGACGCCAATGACTTGGGCCGGTGTTCGGTCACGAACCAGGGCGAGACGTTGCTCGGGCGTGAAGTACAGGATGTGATTGATGACCAGGGTCTTGTCGTGCAGCTTGCCTTTCATCTCATCCTCCAAAGAACGGGCAGATTCCCGAGAACTCGCATCGGAAACAGTGATTGCCAGGATTGCCCCACACCTCTTCGGGCTTCATGTTTTGGATCTGCTTGTAGGCCGTCACAAGCTCGTCCCTGGCAGCTTCGATGCTCTCCTGGGTGAAGCGGGCGTCAATGATCTCGGCCCCTTCAAGGTAGAATAACGCGCCACGAATGTTCTCTGGGGCTATTCCGAACGTCTTGTTGACAACGTAGGCGTAGGTCCGAAGCTGAAGGTCTTTGTTGATGTTCGCCCGTGTCTTCCGCCAGCCGTTCTTCTTGCTTGTTTTGTAGTCGAGGATGAACGCCTTTGTGTTGTCTTTGGTCAGGATCAGGCGGTCGATGAAACCCTTGACGCAGCGGTTGTGGGGCGGATCGAGGTCGAAGAAAAACGGCCACTCTGTCTCCCCGGTGAAACCGATCCGTTGATGGAGGGCTTCAATCGGCCTAAGATGGGAGATGAGCGTTTCCTTGGAGTATTCGGGCGGGAGCTTCGGTGGGGTCTTCTGGTCTTCTTCCAGCTTCAACTTGCCCTGGAAGACTTCGCCCGCACAGTGTAGAATCGGGGTTTGTCCCTTCCGTTTGACGTACTCTTCTGCGGCGCGGTGGACGATCTTGCCGTAGACGAAGTAGCCCGGCTCGGGACGGTCGGGGATCACCTTCAAGTGGTACTTGTACTTGTACTTCTGGTGACACTCGTTGATCGTCCCGTAGCGGCTTACGGAAATATGTTCGATGGTCAAGAATTCGGGTTCGGTCGTGGTAGTCATGAAAAGACGCCCTCCTGTCTTCGACTATTATACCCCCACCGTCTTCTTGACGTAAGGTGAACTATGGCGATTGACTTCGACCGTTTCAGGCATTGGTGCGAGGACCGTTTCCCTGACGCTGTCGTCAAGGGAAAAGAGATCCGCATCAACTCGATCTTCACGACCGACACGAACTACCACCTTTGGTGTAGCCCTTCGGGCGGCAAGAAGAAGCGTGAGAATGGCGTTTTTCACTGCTTCAAGACCGACACCAAAGGGTCACTCATCAAGCTCGTCATGTTGGTTGACAAGATCGACTATGACGAGGCGACCACCCTGTTGAAGGGCGAAGCAAACATCCGCGAACTGGAACGGCAAGTTGAGGACATGCTTGCCGAGTACGACAAGCCGTTCATCGAAAACAAACCGAAGGTCCGCATCAGCCTGCCGGACGACTGCTACCAGATCGATGGCCTCGACAACTGGTGGGGCAAAAAAGCCAGGGAGTACCTGCACGCACGCATGATGCCTTCTGAAGGTCTGTACGTCTGCACAGGTGGCAAATACAAAGCCAGAATCATCATCCCGTATTACGACCGCGAAGGGATGCTCTGTTACTTCAACGGACGGCACTTCGGCAACTCGAAGCTCAAATATCGTGGACCGCCGAAGGAGATCGGCGTCGGCAAGGAAGACGTGGTCTACTTCCCAGATGGAAAATGGCCCGAGGCGGGCGCAACGGTCCATCTTTGTGAAGGCGAGTTCAATGCAAAGAGCCTCTGTTTGTCCGAATTGAACGGAGCGGCAGCCGGTGGCAAGAACCTGAGCGAGAAGCAGGCCGTCCTGTTGAACGACTACAAACTCGTTATCTGCCTGGACCGCGACAAGGCTGGAGAGCAGGGCAGCAGGGCGATGGCCGAAAAGATCCTCAGTGTTAGTCTTCGCTTCGGCAAGGACAAACTGCGGCTGGTACAGCCGCCGGAAGGATTCAACGACTGGAATGACATGCTCAAGAAATTCGGGGCCAAGATCCTCGGCGAGTATGTTCGCCGAGCGGAAACAACCCTGGATTCCGAGTCCCCATTTGGGGCGACCGCTTACTCGGCGAGGCTGAAGTGACACTATATAAGGTCATGCGTACCTTCAGAAAACTGCTCAGAGAGACAACCACTGCCGACTACGAAGACGAGATCTTCGACGCCCTCATCAGTGATCGTGTCTCGCAGTCCACCTTCAACAGCATGCTGAAGAAGTGGATTGAGGACACAAATCCGATTCTGGCCGGCAAGAAGCTCGACCGCAAGATCGCGCCGGCCTACAACACGACATACCTCAGCGGCCAGTTGACGAAGTCCTACGCGGCCATGTCCGCCAGCCGCATTTCCGAACACGGCTTCTCTGGCCTGGGCCTCATCGTCCAGCCCTTCACCGCACACTATTTGCGTACCAAAACGCTGCACAACTTTGACAGCATCGGTATCGACAACGGCATGTTCACTAAGGCGGGCAGGGACAATTTTTCATGGAACATGTACGAGAAGATGGTCAAGTTGGCACTCGCCCAAGAGAAGCGTGAGGTTTTGCCGCGACTCAACTTCTTCACGGTTCCTGACGAGCCGTTTGACTGGGAGAAGACACTGAAGAAGTTCGAGGCACATGCCGAGGATGTTCAGCGACTTCGCAGCTACGGTGCGCCAGTGGCCATCTGCATTCAGAACGGGGCCACGGTTGACAATGTGCCGTTCGACAAGGTGGATGTGATCTTCATCGGCGGCGACGACAAGTACAAAACCGGCGACGAAGCCAAGGCTATTGTCGAGAAGGCCCAGCGTATGGGTAAACAAGTACACATGGGCCGCGTCAACGGAACAAAGAGACTCAACACGGCTTCCCAGTGGCAGAGTGATACAGCGGATGGCACTTACCTGACTCACGAACTGGCCAAGGCCGTTCATGAAATCGAACGGCAGAATCCGCAGAAGAAGGGCGAGGATGACAAAGCCTACGCCCAGCGGCTCAAGCGGATTCTGCACGGCACGCATCGTGACGACGACTTACACCCAATGGCCGGCGGTTATACCACAGAACCAGAGATCGTCTCGAACTTTGTGAATTTCGTCGTGGACAACCAGCACAACAACCACCTCACCCGGCGTTACAATGCCATTGCAGACCTGATCAAGCAAATGGGTCGTCGCCCGCTTAACCAGCGAACGATCTGGGAATATGACCGCTTCCTTCCCCAGGTTCCTGGCATGGAGCATGATGACGATGTGGTGGTTTTTGACGCAATGGGGAACGTCAAGGTGGACGGTAACGGTAAGCCCCTGAAGAACATGGACGTGTTCTCGAACCTGTCGGTGCGACCTCCGTATCGGGCCAACCCCGAAGGCATCCCGACAGTCCCGAAGGACTACATGGCCTACATCAACAAGTACATTCGGTCGATGCGTAAGCGTGGCGTGATGCCGCATTGAAAGGCACAATGAAAGAGGCTCTGAAGAATCTCAAATACTTCGTCGGCAAGGCAGTGACCGTCATCACAACTGCCATCAACCGTGACTTTGACGAACGTCAGAAATGCGATTACTTTCTGGGTGTCGTGGAATCGGTAGACGAGTTGGGTATCATGACGTTGCACCCGATCACCGGCTGCAAGAACTACTACTTCTACAGTCAGATTTGCGCCATCTCCGAGGAACAGGTTCTTCATCCAGAGAAACCCGAAGATGCCAAGCTGATTGCGGAACTGGAAGAAAAAAGGCGTGGCACACCTGTTACCACGCCTCCCGAGCCTGAAGCTCAGAAATCACCTTTTGTTGACATCGACTCGTTAAGCAAGCTGCGTCGTTAGACTTCGGCGTACAACGCCTTGGATTTTTGCCTCAACCTTTCGATCAGCATGCGAGGCGTCACCCTGTTTGGCAACGGCTCCCAGGCTTTCGCCTTGCCCTCACGTTGGAGCCTCAGTCTTGTCTTGAGTCCTTCCAACAATGTTCGCTGTCGTGGCTTGAAATTTTCGTCCCTGAGTATTTCCCCCAATTCATCGTTGTCATCAATGTCGAGGCCGAAACTTGATGCCGTATCCCATTCTTTTTTGTCTAGCAGTTCCTTGAACGCTATCTTCAGCACACGCTGTTTGTCTTTGTGCTTGTCTTTCTTGATACGAACCCAGGCTGCGGCCACTTCCCGCGCCAAGTCTG